ATATGTTTCTAAAATAATTACTCCACAAAATCAGGGACAATATGGTTATACTGCTCAATCTTCTGATGCTCGCTTTGCTCCTATCGGGGATAGTGCAAGAAGTGCTTCGTGGGCATCAAGTTCATTGGGAGATGTTCCTGTTGGTTGTGTAGTGGCTTGGTTGCAAAATTTGAGTGGAACACCTGCTTTACCAAGTAATTTTGTTCAATGTAATGGTCAAACAATTACCGACCCACAAAGTCCTTATAGTGGATCAACAATATCAAACTTAAATGGTTCTGGTGCTCAAACCCAAAGATTTTTAAGAGGTTCAACAACTTCGGGTGGAACGGGTGGAAGTGATACCAATACACACTATCATAATATAACATTTAATCAGAATGCCGCAGGGTCAAGTCCTTGCAGTGCAAACGGTTCAACAGATAATACAACCATAAGCATACTTCCATCTTATTATGAAGTTGTTTGGGTACTCCGCATAAAATAAGATATGAATGAAGATTTTATCAAAGAAGATTACTACAAAAATCGAAAAAAGTTACATTACTATCAACATGCTATTGATTTAGCCAATAGATACGGTGGTAAATCTGTCGTTGATATTGGACCTGCTAATGTGCCATTACTTGACAATCTTAAAAAATTCAAAAGAAAAGTAGCCATTGATATCAATCAATTACCTGAATTGAAAAAGAAAGCAGATTGTATTAAGGATGATTTCTTGGCACATAAATTTGAAGAAAAATTTGATATGGGTATTTGCCTTCAAGTGTTAGAACATTTGGAAGACCCAAAAATTTTTGTTAAAAAGATATTTGATTTATGCAATACCGTCATTATTTCAGTCCCGTATAAATGGCCGGAAGATAGCTGTGAACATCATATTCACGATGAAATTGATGAGAAAAAATTATTTGAATGGACAAGTAAAATACCGATTGAGGCGAATATAGTGGATAATAGACTTATTGTATTATATAAACAACCAAAAAAAGTTTTAATAGTTGTAATCAGCGATACAGAAATTGGTAGTGAATGTATGGATGCTATTCTCAATCAGGATTATCCGAACTTCACGACATTGACTTCAATTGTCAAGCCTGACCCAAACAAGTTAAGGGAAGAAAACATCATTATCAATAGAAATATTGTAAGAAAAAAAGCATTAAAAACTGATGCTAATTATTTTTTCTTGGTAGATTCAGATGTGATTTTACCAAAGAATGCTTTATCCAATCTGATGATACAACTTGAGCAGCCAATTTTGGATACAAGAAGATTTCAACACCTTGAAAAAATGTTCGGTAAGATTGAAAATAAAAAGAAACATATAATTGGTGGATGGTATAAACTCACCGAAGATACTTGGAGTCCTTCACGATGGGTTGCTGATAATACATTAGTTTCATTAAAAGCAGTTGAACCAAGTGTAGTGGTTGTGGACAAAATAGCTTTGGGTTGTATAGTTATGTCAAAAGAAGTATTGAAGAAAATAAAATTCAGAACCGGACACGATTTAGTAATTAATGGTGACACTCACCCCTGTATGTGTGCAACTTTCGGAATTGATGCTCAAGATGCAGGATATACTTTGTATATGGATGGTTCAGTAATATGCCAACATCTAAAACAATTAAAAAATGATTATGTGGAATGCTTTCCAGATAATATTCAAAATTTAAATCCAGAAAAGATTGAAATGTTTGTTTAATATATTTATTAATTTAAGGTTATGATACGAAAGATAATAAAAAAAATAGATAATAAGAAGGTTATAATTAATATTCCTGTTATTGATATCAATGATTATCAGGCTGTAGATAATAGTGGAGTTGGTAGTGGAATTGGCGGACTATATGGACCTACTACCACTAATTTTATAAATTTAATCGATGCTCCTAAACAAATAATATCAGAAGTTTTTATAATAACTGAAGATAATAATAATATTTTTAGAATTACAGAAGATGGACTACTATGTAGAGTATTGGAGTAAATGATAAAAATTGGTTATGGCACAGTCGGTTGTTAAAATTTCTCAATTACAAAGTATTTCTGGGTCTCTTGGTAATAATGATTTGGTTGAAGTTTCTCAAAATATTGGGATAAATTTATATACAAGTTCAAAAGCTACAATGGCACAAGTAGCTGATTTCATTACAATTCCCGTTGGTGGTGTCATTGCTTGGATGTTATCGCTGGTAGGCACACCAGCATTGCCAAATAGATATGTACAGTGTAACGGACAAGTATTGACAGACCCTCAAAGTCCTTATAGTGGTTCGATAATTCCTAATCTTAACGGAACAAATAATAGAACTCAAAGATTTTTACGTGGTTCTACTACTTCAGGTGCTACAGGAGGAAGTGATACAAATATACATTCTCATAGTTCTACTTTAACTTCTGCATGTTTCTATGCAGGCAGTGGAACAATGTTTATAAATACTTGGGATTATAATGAACGTAGTGGTGATGAAACTATATCCGTTCTTCCGAGTTATTATGAGATTGTCTGGATAATGAGAATAAAATAAAAATTATTTTCTTGGAGTAAAATTTACTGGGTCTAATAAAGGAGCTATTTCCTGTTCGCCACAGTCGGCCAAATATGATTTTACTTTTGGATTTTTTAATGCTTCACGGAATGATTGTTTCCATGTTATAGGAACGGGATTACCTGCTTCGTTGATATCTGGATTATTATGAATTCTCTTTGCTTCTGACATCCAAGAACGAGTTACTTTATTAGTATGCTTGCGAATTCTCTCTCTATGTGATTCATTTGTATCATTAGGTTTTCGCAAACCGTTAGTTTTTATCTTAATCCAGATTTTATGTGGTTTTTCATCTTCATTGATATAAATAGAAGCACCTGAACGGTGTGTTTGCCAATCATTTCCTTCCATGTAACAGAACCAGTTTTTTCCTTCTACAATACCATCCCAATTTGGCGAACCGTCATTAAATCCTCCGGGCGTAGGGTATAGTTTAGGGTCAGGCGACCTATTAACGGCAGGAGCATGGCTAATCCATTCGATTATTTGAAGTAAAGTTTTTAGTTTCATTGAATATAAATATGATGTATTACTTGTAAGATTCCCTTAATAAATTTAACTTTGAATCTCTTTGTGTGATTGTTATTCCCTGTTTCTTAAAAAAGTTTTCAACAGTATTCATATCATCTTCGGTAAGCATACCTACATCCCAATATACCATACCTGTCTTTTTACCTTCTTCTGAAAAATGAAAACGAAAACGAACATTTGACCAATTGTGTGAAAATTCAGGTTCCCCACTATGTTCTACACCATGATATCTTGATGATGGCAACCATTTATAGACAACTTCTCCATATTTACCTATCAAACCCAATCCCCATCGCCTTTCCTCTTTAGATTCTTTTAAGTCATGATATTTAGCAATCCATTTTTTCCTTGTTTCAGACCTATCAGATGAGTACCGATTCATCATATCTTCTGCTTGTTTTCTACTAAATCCTAAATGACCGATGAGAAAATCTTTTAGTTCTGAGGTATAAGCTCTTATTTCTTCTGGGTCACCATAATATTTGTCACCCATCATTAGTGCATCATAAGTTATCTTATTGAATAGTTTTTTATGATAATTTATTGCATGAACTAATTCGTGATAAATAACACTGTCCACATATGCAGCATATTTACTTGAAGAATTATAGCGACCATGATAGACTCCCCCTATGGTTATAGTATCATCCTTAAAATTATATTCACCATATGGTAGAGTATCTTCTGAATAATATGTGTAACGAATTCTTATGGATAGAATTTTATTTAGAAAGACATCAATTAAATCGTTCATAGAAAGACCAAACATTAAAAGTTGTTTAGAATCATATTCTTTTGGGAATGTTTTCTGCATATAAGTTCGCAAAGGTTCTCTAAATCTTTCCAAATCTCCAAAAAGATTTTCTAATAACAATATTTTTAATTTAATCATTTATTTTAGGCTTCTGTGCATTACAACAACCATACTCATTCACTTTTTCTTCAAGTTGAAATAGGTCTGGATTGGATTTATTCAGAGATTGAAATAACATACAAATTGATGTTTTTTGGTCAAAAGAACGACAATTTTCACATCTAACTTGACGATTTACCAACCCTGCTTCTTTTGGTGTATATGAGGCAACTTCCTTTCCTTTTAAATTTGGTGACGGTTTACCATAGACATAGAAATTACAACTCATTTCACAAGTTACTTTAATTTTTCCAAGAATGGAACATGTCAATCCATCTTCACCTGTCCACATTCTACATGTAGCGCATTGAGCAAACTTTTCCTTTGGACCTTTTGGTTCTAAATATATAAAAACTTCTCTTGTAAGTTTGTTTTTTTGTTGTTTTACTTCGGAAAATACTTCCAATATCAACTTTTTTATATCATTTTTATTCATCATAATTGTACAAAGAAATAGTGAACATCTTCATCTAAATCATAGGCCCAAACTATAAAGTGTCTAGTATAAGGAGATATATTTCTAGCAAATTCAAATTGATGCCTATCTATTTTTTTTCTTAAAAAATCTGGAACATCGCATCTTGATAAAAATAAATGTTTATTAACTATTTGTTTTTGACTATTAGGAATATCTTTTGGATCACCAACAAGATGTTCCATTTCTGTGGCATCCGATGCTATATAGTTTCTAAATGATGGGTCATTAAGACCTGTTTTACAATTTCCTACATAACCATACCTTTTCCCACCTTCTGTTAATACAGTTTCATTATTTTCTAATCTAAAATAAGATTTACCGCCTTGTATTGGAGAGTAACAAATTTCTCTGATTGAAACTTTTAATTTCAATCCTTCTTTTATATGAGAAAATTTTCCTTTTTGGACATAAGCTAATGTTAAATGTGGGTTATATTCCGGGTAATCATTTTCATTCAGATAAATTCCTGAAAGTTCGTTTAATTTTTTTAAAACTGGACTGTTTACTTTAAACATTGCTACATCATATTGGGGCGATGAAACAAATTTATCTAATCCTGTAAGTTCAACAACAAAAGGTTTTTGTCCTTTAAGAAGTTGACGAACTTCCAATTCATTTAAATCCTTCAAAAATCCATAACGAATAGTGACATGACTTTCCGTTTCTCTGCCATATTCCCCGTTTTCTACATATAAATCATTGTTATTGATTAGTTGTTTACTAAATTTTAAAATAGAATCAGATGATTCTTTTGGAATCATAGCCATCAAACAACCTTTTTTAGCCGTTGCGTCTCTATTTTCATTTACCATTTCTTTTAGATTTATCATAATTTTTATTATTATATATGTCTAACATACGTTTTATAATCATTAAGACCTATATGTTGAGGTTTATATATTCCTTTTTTTACTAACCAATCTTCTGCTTTATGTCTATCTTCGTCAGTTGGTGGAAATTCATTCCACAAAATTGTATTTTTTGGGGTTTCTACAAAATATCTCCATCTTGTTCCTAATGATGTGGAACCTATTCTCCCATGTGGTAATTCAGAATGATCTACTGCCATAACATCAGGAACCATTTCATCATAAGCTTCTATATTTCCATGATAAACTACTCCTATGTAACCACGCCTTTTATTTATATCTTTTGCTTGTTCGTATGGACTCATTATTTCACTCATAGGCTTCTTAATATTACCAAAAATCAATTTATATAATTCTTTAACATACTGAATAAATTTTGGTTTATCCAATTCGTAAATTCTTTTAAGTTTTTTTCGAGTATCGGAATGTGCCCAATATAACATAGCTACACTATGAGGATGAATTGATTGATGGCCAGCAATATCATCTATCAAAGCTCTGAATCCTTCTTTTTTATTTGTAGGCCAAAATTTGCTAATTATAATTTCAATATTATTTTTATAATCATAAAGATTGGTTTTGAATTCTATATCTCTTAATTCATGTTCTATTCTATTAAATTTGTCTCCCGGTTCTTTAACAGTTCCAAAAACATCTACACCTCTAATAGATGGATTTCTAAACCATCTTAATGATTTTTTGGATAATCCATATTTTTTAGGAAATTTTTTACGAAATTTTTTAAGAGTATGTCCTAAAATATCTTGCAATAAATGTCTAACTTCATGTTTAACGTCGCGTAGTTTTCTTTCCATTGATGTGTTAAATTGTTCAATTAATTCTTCTACACAAAATGTTATATAAATAGCATTTTTTCCTGAGTCATAATAATCAGTACCTCCTAATGTTTTAGGGAGGGAATTATATTCTTCGTATGTTTCTACTGCTTTAAAATAAATCCAAAATGTTTTAAAATAACCTTCTCCTTCAATACTTGGTGTTCTGTAAAAGAACATATTTTGTTTAATTTTTATTGGAAATGCCATAATAACCATCTCACCATTAGGAGATTTAAAAGGTTTAAGAGTTTCTCCTGATTTTATTTCTTGATATTTATTACCCACAATTTTATATGGATGGGCTAATGTTCCAAAAGACCTTGCCACATACGATTGAAGCATATCAGGAGATTTAGTTTGATACTTCTTTGATTTAAGGAAGGCTTCTATAATATAACCAGCAGCAGATTTGGTGATATCTATTACTTGTTTTTCAATTTCTAATGGAATCTCAAATGCTTCATTTAATTTTTTTATTTCAGGTCTTCTAAACATCGTAGGTCCAAAAAAACTTGAAAGACTATAATCTTTTTTTCTTCCTCTATTATGTATGAATCCTAACGATTTATAAAATTTATCTAATTTCTTTTTGTACCGTTTTTCTGCTTCAGGAGAAAGAGTAATAATTAATCCGTGTTTATCAGCAAATGATTTAATGGCTTCTATAACTTTTCTTCCTATTCCTTGTTTACGAAACTCTTTCTTTATTTTTATATCACGTAGATGAAATATATCTTGCCTGTAGCTTATATTAAAAAATAAACTTTCTAATTGAGGATACTGATGGATTAAGGACTGACGAAAATCTTCTGTCTCTTTATCAAGGTCAGTCTTATCTCCAAATCCTTCTATTATTAATGGTTTGAGTTTTATCATATTATTTTTGTTTCATTCTTTCAAACCAATCATCTCCATAAATCTTTGCTAGTTTATCATATATTTTTTTGGTAAGATGAATTCCTGCATCGGTCATCTGACCTAATTTGTCTTTTCCTTGCAAAATGCGTTGCCTTTGTTTTATATGAAAAACTCCTAAATCTGAACCTATTCCCAGTCTTTGATATGGTTTTTCTACCCATACACCCACTGCTCCAAATTCATTTGCAGCAAACCCTACAGGTTTGTCTTCTATAAATGCTACTACCGTTTGATTCATAACAGGCAAATTTTCTTGTCTCATCTCATTATCCGACATATAAACAGGTTCATTATTTTTATCACGTAATATGTCACCATTTTTATCAAATTTTACATATTTCACCTTTTCATTTCTTTGTCTATATTCTACAGTATAAGGACCATGTTGTTGACTAGCTATTAATTTAGGATATTCACTTTTATTGCCAAGCCAAGACAAACCACCTTCTGATTCATATCGGGTATATGCGTTAGAAGGAATGTGTCCTGTATAATGATACTTAAGAAAATCTTCTTTATCAGACTCTATGATATTCTCAATAATGTCTCTTAATTTAATCATGGTTGTCGTAATGTTTTAATAAATGCTGCACCTTCTGGTGTAGTAATTCCCCATACAATTTTCCATCGAGGGTGTTCTCTATGTAAATCCCTAATCATTGCGGTTGCTATACCTTTTCTTCTTTCTGATTCAACCGTTTCCATTCCGTCAATGTAAATTACATTTTCATATGTGGAATAATCAATTTTTCCAACTTTAATTCCCCTTTTGTCGTATGCAATAAGAGTGCAATAATTCTGACCTTTATAATTATCTCTACAATCGTGTGTAAATTCTAAAGGCTCTCCTTTTACATATTCTGGTATAAGGTGTTTTAATTTTATCATATTCCAGCCACTTTCTTAGCAATTGCTAATGCTTCATCTTTGGTCAATCCGGGATTACTATACCATGCATCAGCTACAGCATTTATAATTTCTTTGAATAATGGACCCGGTTTCAAACCAAGGTCTTGTAAATCATATCCTGTTATAGGCATTTTTGGTTTAAGAGGGACGGTTTTTAATTTTTCCAATCTTTGTCTGATATTAGTAATTTGATTAGGCATTGACGATGCTTCAGAATGAGAAATATTATCTGCATGAATTAAATTTAATATATTTTCTAACTGTTCTCCTATTTCATTACGAAATTTCAGTAGAGTTTTATCTTTGAATTTAACTCCAGCATCACCAGCTTGTTTTAATCTCATATGATTACGAACACCCAATTTAACTGCATCAATCAATTCTCTTGGATATTTTAATCTGTTCATTACATCTTCAACAATTTTTTCACCAGCTTCCTCATGTCCATAAAAATGAACACCTTTAGTCTCGGGGTCAACTGTTTTTGTGACAGTTTTTCCTATATCATGAAATAATGCCATTAACCGTTGAACTAGTATTGGTTCGGTTTTGCTTAATACATCAAGAGTATGTTGGAATACATCATGTTTATGATGAATATTTTGAGCCATCTTTATTGCTGGTACTAATTCAGGAATTACAAATGGTAATAGTTCTGTAATTTTTAATAATTTAATTCCTTTGGATGGAGAGCCAGTGATAAGAATTTTATTCAATTCGTCACGAATTCTTTCTTGGGAAATATTTTTAAGTTGAGAAGCATTTTTCTTTAAGCCTCTTATCATAAATAAAGGAAGTGTCCAATCATATTTAACCGCAAAACGAACTGCTCTTAGCATACGGAGTGGGTCATCAGTAAAGATTTTATCGGGATTTAAAGGTGTTCTTATGATACCAGCTTTAATATCATCTTTGCCTTTACCTGTTAAATCAAGAATTTCTCCTGTGGATAAATCTTTTAATAAACTATTTACAGTAAAATCTCTTCTTTCAACATCATCTTTGAGTTCGCCGCCGGTAACTATTGGTTTTCTTGAACCCGGAATATATTTTTCTTTTCTTGGCATTACAGCTTCGATATCTATATCACTCAAATCTATACCATCATGAACAACACCACGAAGATTAAATTTAGCTGTTCCAAATCTTGGAAAAATTACAGGGTTTGAACTTGGGTCTTCTTCAGTTTCTCCACCTTTATAAGCTCCAACTTTTTTAGTAATCCATTTAGCAAATTCAATTCCACCATTTGGAGAATTAACAAGTAAATCCAAATCTTTCGGGTCTTTACCCATAAATTCATCGCGGACATATCCACCTGCTATGAATACTTTACCTTCCCATTCTGTTTCTTGGATGGTCTTTTTAATAAAGTCTTCTACAGCTTTTTCTTTTACACCTTCTAAAATAAGTTGTTTTATGCTCATTAAAATATAATTTTTTATTATACCATTATTTTTCATATTTTACAATAAAAATCTATTAAAGAACGCTTCATTTCTACCAGTCAATTTTTTTCCAGCAGAACTTCTAATATACTCTTTTTTTGCTGTATTCCAATTATTTCTCAATACTGCATCCGTAAATTTTGGAAATTTTTCAAGACCGCCTAAACTGAAAGAAAAATCCATCAACATTTCCTCTTGTTTTTTGGATAACATAATATTTACATTATATGTTTTTTTGATATAATTGCGCATTCTTTGTTTTGCTATTTGTAAATCTTGAATAAGAATTTTTTCAGCAGTTTTTTGGTCTATACCATTTTTGAAATTGATAATTTCGTCATCTTCCAATTTATGACCATAAGCTATGTTCCATCCGGCTATATCTTTGTAAGGAAACCACAATTTTTTTTGCTTATCAAATCCAGCATATATTGAATTTTCAACGGTTTTAATATATTTTATGAAATCGGGAGAAAATTCCTGATGCTGAATATGAATAGCAGGTGGTTGTGTTGCTGGTGACAAAGCTTCAATCATAAATTCTTCAATAATTTCCCTTAGTTTAATCATATCTATAAATAGGTGTGACTTTAGATGAAATATTCATATTTATAAGAGATATGAACGATGTACTACAACCTTTAACGAATCCAACAACATTAGTTGACCAAGACCGAGTAAGATGGCCGGGAAGTGGCTCATCGGTTGTTGGAAGAACTCCATTTGGTTTTTACGACAGTGATACTTCATTTCAAGTTGATGCACCATCAGCTGCTGTATGGGCAGCTTACCGTCTTGGTTATCCCATCGTTGATATTGAAATGCTTGATGTAAATTTTTATGCGGCTTTTGAAGAAGCTGTTAACGAATATTCTGCTCAGGTAAATCAATGGAATATACGCAACTATATGCAGGTATTTCAAGGACAAAAAGTTACTGATTTGGGTAATCTTACAGGAAGAGCAGTTACAGGAACACCGTTACCTTACATAATTGAGCTTTCTAAAGAATATGGAAGAGAAGTTGGTGTTGGTGGTTATGCTGATTGGAAGAAGGGGTTTATTGTTACAAAACCTATGAAGCAGGTTTATGATTTACAAGAATTGTGGGGAGATAAAGTTGAAGATTGTAATAGAATTGAAGTTATGAGAGTTTTTCATGATTTTCCACCGGCTTTTGCTCGTATTTATGACCCATTCTCTATGACGGGAATGAGTTATTCTAATGTATTAAATGAATTGGGGTTTGGTGCATACTCTCCAGCAGTTCAGTTCTTGATGACTCCAATTTTTGAAGATTTACTTCGTGGTCAGGCTATTCAGTTTAATGATATGGTTCGTAAATCTGCTTTTTCTTTCGAGTTAACAAATAATAAACTGAGATTGTTTCCTATTCCAACATATGGATTTAAAGTATATTTTCATTATATGGTTCGCAATGATAGATTAAAGGGAGAATTTGCTAACGCTCCAAATTATACAGGTAGTTATGTTGCAGATTATGCTAACATTCCTTATAATAATATAACATATAATACAATTAATTCTGTTGGGAGACAGTGGGTTCGTAAGTATTTTCTGGCTCTTTGCAAGGAGCTACTTGGATGTATTCGTCAAAAATATCAAACACTTCCTATTCCGGGTGGTGATGTTACTTTGGATGGTGCAGAGTTGCGTAATGAAGCTCAACAAGAGAAAACAGACTTGATAACACAACTAAGAGAGTCTCTTGATGCAGCAAGTCAAAAATCACAAACTGAAAATCAAGCTTTGCAAGCTGAACAAATGCAAGAAACTCTAAAACGAGTTCCATTATTCATTTACATTGGATAATATGAAAAAAGAACAATTAAAAATATTGGTAAGAGAAGTCTTGAAGGAAATGGTTTATAGTAGAAGAAGCAGCTCTTCGGACACTTACGAAGGATATGACATTGAATTTGAATCGTTGATTATACCCGGCATTTCTACAGAAAATGATACAGTATCGGTATTGGTGAGTATTGAATATGATTTTGACCCCGGATATGAGCCAAAAGGTATGTTCGGTCCTCCAGAATGTTCAGACCCCGGAGAAGGAGCTTCTATAAATGTAACGGATTATTGGCCTACAAGCTTGAGAGTATCCAATGAAGCTGGCAAAGAAACCGAATATGAACCAGATAAATTAACTGTTGACCAGCAAGAAATTCTTAAAAAGGCTATAGAAGACCACATGTATCAAAATGAAAATAAAATTGATGATATGATTTTAAATACTTTAGGATTTTAGTTATAAATCTGATTAATGAGTAAATAATATGAAAACAAGACTATTTGAGAATGTAAACGGCAATCAATTCAAGCTGTCGGAAGACGGACACGGTGAAACTGATATGTCTAATCCAGCAGAAAAAAGAGAAGTTCAAATTGGTAAAGAAATATTTAAACTAACCAAATTTCTTCAATATGAAAGTGATGCTCATATTGTACGAGAAATACAAAAATTAGCATTAGAACTTATGCAAATGCATGAAGGATAATTATGGGATTATTAGGAAGATTTTTTTCAGCTAGAGACTTGAAATTTATCAATTCGGTCAACGCACAGTTGCTCGGGGATATAATTCAAACTGAAGTCTTTATTTATAAAGTATGTGCCGACCAAACTACAACCAATATATACGGTGAATCGGACCCCCAATCTGGTAAAATGTTTTATCCGGGTGTTGAATGTACTTGTTTTATTGACCGTGCAGATATTGATACAACCTATGACCAATTTGGTCCAGATAGAAATCAAGATGTCGTATTTAAATTTAGAGAAGATAATCTTAAGATTGTCAATTTATATCCAGAAATTGGTGATATAATTGAATTTAATAACCGTTATCATGAAATTGATAATGTAGTTCAGGAACAGTTTCTTGGTGGTGTACCAGATAAAAGTTTTAGTATAATTGTCAATACTCATTATTCTCGCCTCAGTAAGTTGTCATTGGTTAAAAGACAGGTATAAACAAAATGATTAAGTTAAAACAATTAGTAAAAGAGATAATAGACCGACTTGTATGGAAAATTCCAGAAAATGCGCCTGTGCCAGTAGTAGATGTATTACATAAACTTGTAAAAGTATCCTTTTCCAGACATAAATCTCACATTGAAAAGTATATTAGGTTAGACAACCCAAAAGGTGGTTCTGAATGGATTATTACTAATCCAAACAATCCAAAAGTCACTTTAGCTTATGATACAGATACTAATAAGTGGTGGGCTATGGCTGACCATCCTTCTTTTGGACCAAGTATAGGAATAATAAAAGATATTCAACATTTATTTCAAATAATAGATAACTGGGTGTAATAATGATTAAATTGAAACAACTACTTTATGAAGCAATTGATGAAAATGATCTTATTGTGGTTTCAACCCCAACTAATGTTTCTATATCATATCGTATTAGTCTTATGAAAGGTGCTACAGCTAGTATAGATAGAATAGATAATAATGAATGGTGGGTATCAAGAGTATTGGTTAGTGATGAATCTTCAAGAAGACAAGGAATTGGTTCAATTCTATTGACAAGAGCTGTTCAGGAAGTGTTAAAGCATGAACCTAATGCTAAAATAATTGTTGCACCGGGTGGATATGAAAGTAAAACAAGACAACAAACTAGATTTTATAAGAAAAATGGGTTTATTCCAGTAAAAGGGCAACTCGGAGTTTTAATGTATAACAATCCAAATATAAGTAAATAATATGGCATGGCAAGGTGATAAATCAAATCCTGTTCCGAATATTGGAAATGTAAAATCTGATATAAGCCAGAAAATTGCCCAAGACTCAGATGTATTGAGTGAAAAACTTCACGATGTTAATCGCGCTAAACAAGTTCGTCGTGACACCGATAAACAGAAAGATAATACAGTTAAACTGATTGATATTGACAATGCTATAATGAGACAACTTGATAAATTCCAACTTACCGTTGCAGGTACAGGAAGACAAATTAAAGTTCCTGTTTATTATGCAACTCCAGAAAAATGGAAATCAATACAATATGATGGTATAATTCGTGATTATAATGGAAAAATAATCTTGCCTGCTTTAGTATTTCAAAGAGTTACCTCTGCGAAAGATGATGCAATGATGATGTTTAATCGTTATTTAAATTATCCGGTAATGAGAATATATTCTGAAAAAAATCGTTATACTCGATTTGCAGCCCTTGCTGGTCAAAATGTCCCTGTTCACGAAGTTTATGATATTATAATGCCTGACCATATGGTGTTTACTTATCATTTTATTATTTGGACGGAATATGTTGAACAAATGAATACCATTGTGGAGCGACTTAATTTTGAAACCGAAGATTATTGGGGAGATTTAAGAGGATTGAGATTCAGAACAAGAATAGATTCTTTTTCTCATGCATTGGAACTTCAAGTTGACCAAGATAGAATGATAAAGACAGAATTTGATTTATTGGTAAATGGATATTTATTGCCTGATATTATTGATAGATTTCAAGGTGAAAGAGATACAACACAAAAATGGTTTACTCCAAAGAAAGTAATCATAACAGCAGAAGTTGTTGATACAGGATTTAAAATACATTCTATGAATAAAAATAAAGAAAAATGGAGAAATCAAAATTATCCAAACTTGCCTGCAGATGTTGTTATAAATAAACCACCTATGGAGTGGAGTGGCGATATATCTATTGAGTTATTAAGCCATCTTAAGGCAGTTGTAAATGTTTCGGGTGGAACAACACCATCGGAAGCGAATGAAATTTATTGGCAAACACCACCTCCTTTCCAAAATAGTCCGGGAGTAGAAGGAAACATTGCTCGTGACAAGAATTATCTTTATGTTTACACAAATGGAATTTGGAAGAGAATGCCCTTAGATTTATTTTAATAATATTTAGAAAATCACAATATGCCTACAATTTATCATCCTAATGATGTTTTAATTACACAGATGAATTCAGATAGTTCATCTTTTCAGGAGGAAGTTTTAACATCTTCGCCAAATTCGGTGGTATTATTTGATTCTACATCACATTTAATAGCTATTCCGACTCAGAGTTTTATCCCGTCTCAAGTTATTAGTTCATCATACTCCTTATCATCTTCGTATGCTGTTAGTGCTTCATGGGCACCGGGTGGTGGTATATCTGTAAGTGCATCATGGGCATCTTCATCAATTAGTTCAAGTTATGCTATAAGTTCAAGTTGGGCACCCCTTCCTATTTCTGCTTCGTGGGCTTCATCATCAGTAAGTGCGTCTTGGGCAAATTTTTCTATTTCTGCTAGTTATTCTACAAGTGCATCTTGGGCACCTGACAATCCAAATGCAGTATCCGCTAGTTGGGCAAGTTCGTCAATTTCAGCTAGTTATTCTATCAGCTCATCATGGGCACCTATGCCTACTGTAAGTAATTCATCTTCATGGGCAAGTTCAAGTATATCTTCGAGCTATGCACTAAGTTCATCTTATTCATTGAGTGGAAGTTATTCTTTAAGCTCAAGTTGGGCAAATACTGCAAGTTATTCCATTACGAATTTTGTAACACAAAGTACCAATATTGTTTCTTCTTCATTTGCATCACAATCGTTAAGCTCCTCAACTACTACTTTTACACCAAATTTACCTGTTGTGACCGTTTCTCCAAAAGGCATCAAAAATCATCTTTCAACCATTATAAATGACGGTAAAGATTTTGGACCGGATACAATAGGAACCTTAACTTGCGGATTACAGGAAGCTTTTAATTATTTTCCACAAAACAATTCAAGAACAGGTTCTTATGGCGGAACTGTTCAACTTGCACCGGGAGTTTATTATTGTTCAAGTTCTATTCAGGTTGTTTCTCAAGAAATCATGGAAATGAAAGTTATTGGTAATGGTTTAACTAATACTGCTATTGTTTTTTCATGTTCGCTTAATTCACCTAGTCAAAGTTATTTAAGTTTTTATTCCAATAACTCTAGACAGGGAGATTATTGTTCTCTTATAACAAATGATGTGTCTTTGTTTTTACAAGATTTTACTGTAGCAGCTTATTATGATACCACAAATTACTTAATAATGTGGGCTGCAGGATCAAGAGGTTATCTAAAAAATATTGGTTTTACATATTGGCCATCAGCATTGAATAATAATGGATGGGGTCTTGTCACTGGTACAACAGGCCCCTCTGCTTCACCAACCGGTTTAAGTGGTTTGAATTTAGCTCCACAATACACAGATTTAGTTGTGTTAGAAAATTGCATGTTCTGGTATCTTTGTAATGGAATAAGTATTTGGCAAGACCACGTTTCAATGATGAATTGCAATTTTAATTTTATTGGAATGAGTGGTAACAGTTGGCCAACTTCACCTTGCCGACCAACTAACACCAATTGGCCTGAAATTTCTGCTGCTTCATCTTTGGGAGCATGTATTTTACATCTTGGCGGTTTAGGTAATTTGTCAATATGGAATCCAATTTTTTACAAATGTAATCTCTGTATTGCATCATTGATTGGTTTTGGTGGTGGTCATTGTGTTATTAAAGATGGAAGAATAGAATCTTGTAATGCTTGGTTTACGAATATGTCCCCAAATACTTTAACCGGCGGTTCAACTGTAAATGCAACTGAATGGTATGAACCTTTTTCTCCTAGTAATATAGGTTTTATTGGTGTAAATTATGATTATGGTTCTGATACTTTATCAACAACAGGATTTACATCAAAACCTGATTATTTGCATTTTGTTGGCCATATGGGAAGTGATACTTTTCAAGTTGGTAAATTTTCATCAGATATTGGAAGGATAGTTACCGATGGAAGTGGTAGTTTATTAATATCAAATGGTAACTTATTTATGACGGGTAGTTTGTCAATAGACAGTAATTACTTAACAATAAACGGTCCTATAAATTCTGCTAATATAACTGATTTAGGTATAACAAGAATAACTGGCAGTGGTGATTTTAATGATATTAATGGTAATTCATTTGCTTTTTATGCATATGGTTATAAAACCATGTATGGTAAAACATACTATTCACCACAATCAAATGTAGCAGGATATAATGAAGCAGGACCTAGTGATCAATACTATTTGCAAATGTCTTGGTCAGCAATTCCAAATGTTGATGGTTATAAAATCCAAATTTGGGAAGATGATTATAATCAGTATTTTAATGGAAATTGGTATTTGATTTCTTCTGTTCCTTCTTTAGAATATGGTAAAGGATTAGAACATTCAGCTAGTTATCAAGACCCGTTAGTGGTAGGTCCTAATATTACCGTTACTAATCTTTATTTTGAATCTTCAAGTGGAGATATGGTATTAAATAGTAATATCACTTCATCTAATTTTTATGGAACAGCAAGTCAGGCTATTACTACAAATAAAATACTTTATTCCAGTTCACTTGTTTCCTTGATGCCGTTGGCACAAACAGGTAGCGCTTATTTTCAGATTTCATCTTCAACAATGTTATTATTTGGTTATGATGGAACTAAATGGCGAAGTTGTTCACTTGCTTAATAAATTAAATCCGTCAGTCTCCGTAATCTAATTTAAATTTTCACATATTTATAAGGTAAACCGATGCCTATAAGTAATACAAATCCACAACCAAATGATGTTGTTATTTTACAACGTAATGCTGCTAACACGTATTATGGTGAAACACATATTTCTGGTTCCAGTTTAATTTTATATATTGACTCAACAGGTTCTCTTAATGCTGACAAGTCTGCATCGTTTTATTCAATTTTTATACCAACTTTTGCTTATAGCTCAAGCTATGTAAGTGGAAGTCATGGAGTAATAACTAATTTACTTACAAGCACTATCAGTGGTAGTGATGTTATAATTTCATCCAGTATCGGAAAGACAGATTTAAACAGCAGTACGGTAAATATTTTTGGTAATGGACAAAATTTAGATTTTATTGAGACCAGTATTTATGGTAGTCTTACCACTCATTCAATAAATTTCTACACTTTCGGAACAAATATAGATTCTCAATGGCCATATACTAATCAAATGCCGTGTGGTACAATGAGATTTTTTGATAATGGCAATGCTACGGGTTTATATATGTTTAATGTGGGCCCCGGAGGTAATACTCTTTTTTCAACACAACAAGTAGGAGTTATGTCTGTTGGTTGTGTAAATGGAATAATCCCATGGCAACCCGGATTTAAACCAAATAAAGGGGTTGTAATTGGTATAGATTACACAACGGGTAGTTTTACCATACCTAACAATGGTTTAATAGTTCAAGGTAAAGTTGGTATAGGATTAATAAATACAACAAATTCTCTTGATGTTTCAGGTAATATTTCCTGTTCTGTCATAACCGCTTCATTATTTGGAACATCAAGTTATACAGTAAGTGCATCCTATTCATCTTACGCTAATTCCTCTTTAAGTGCTTCGTGGGCATCTTCATCTCTTGTTTTGACCGCATCAGTTGCTTTGCAAGCAATTAGTTCAAGTTATGCTTTAAGTGCTTCTTGGGCTTCAAATGGAGGTGGTTCGTCTGTGAGTGCATCATGGGCATCTTCATCAATTAGTTCAAGTTATGCTATAACTGCTTCTTATTCTCTTTCATCTTCTATTGTAAATATTTCATTTATTAGTTCATCATTATCTTCATCTTGGGCTAGTCAATCGTTGAGTGCATCTTGGGCGCCTGCTTTACCACCTGTATTCAATTATCAAACCGGGTCATACACATTACAAAATAATGATATGAGTTATGAAATTGTAGTTAATTCACCAGTTTTTTCCATATTAACAATACCATCAGGATTATCTTCTTCATTTTATTGTAGTATTTATCAAAGCGGGTCAGGAAGAGTATTTTTTACAGGTTCATTGGGAGTAAATATTAGAAGTATAAATAATATATATTCATCCGCCGGGCAAGGTTCTCTTGTTAATATTTCTACGGGTCAAAGTGGAGAATATATCTTATCAGGAGAATTGGACTATTTTGATGCTCAATTGGTTGGTTGGGAAGATTTTTCAACATTTCCTGTTGGATATTATGCAAATACAACATCCAGTGCAACATTATGGGCAAGTCCTCCTACAATTAGTGGGTCATTTTATATTGGTTCTATATTTCCAATTCGTTTTTCACAATCTGCAAATTATTTACGGATGACGGCATCCAATTTTTACATGGGTAAAATGTATAATGGAAATAATTACAATGTTGTTAGAGTTGGTATGTTATGTTCTTTAACACCGAATGGGACAGGTAATATAGCTGGAGCTTTATACTGTGGAGTACAAACGGGTTCAATAAAAGGAGACTCGACAACAGGACAACTTCAAAATTCTTTCTATACATATATGTCAAATGCTGCACCCGATTTTGCATATGTTAATGCACCTGATGCATATTATACCGACGCACCCGGTGGTGGACACAATTATTCCACGGGTAGTTATATAGCTGCAAGTAACAACATTGGTATGGGTTGGGGAACTTCCTTATCAGGTATACCTGCGTTTTTGTCATTTCCTTATCGTAGAGGATTTCTTGGGATACAGTTTAATAAATCAGGAAGTTCGGTTTGGGCTTTATATGCTTATCAAGGATGTGGTGATATTGATTATACTTATAGTGATTTAAGAAATTGGTTGGAAACAGGCAAAATGGGGAAACAATTTTCACGGTCAACTTCACCGCTTTATTGGACTACTACCATCACAGAATCTTATGGAGCTTTGGACAGCGCTATGTTCTTTTGGGATAGAACTAATTCAGCACCAGCTTCGCCATTTATTGTATATGCTGTTGGTGCTAGTAATTACATATATTAAAAATAAATACATATTGCATATGTCATATATGTATTGTATTGAGAATAAAAATCTTTAACAGTAAAAAAGTTATGAATGAAAAAATAAAAATGAGTGATAATGAACTTGCAGAAGTAAAAATGTTACAAGAAAAATTTCATCAAAAAGTTTTTCAATTAGGACAATGGTGTTTGCAAAAATGGGATACAGAAAATAGAACTAAATCTATCAGTGAGCAAGAAATAAAGTTGAAGGATGAATGGAATAGTTTACAAAAAATGGAAAACGAATTGATAGAAAAATTGTTAAATAAATATGGTGAAGGTTCATTAGATTTGAGGGCAGGCACATTCACCACTGAAAAAGAACCTACACCAAAACCTTAAAAAGACTTGTGTTTTCAAAAACACAAATAATATACGTTTCAAAAAATTGACAATATTTATATTTAGGTCATTTAAGATGACTATAACCTATAAAAAATAAGAGGAAATAGATATGCCAATTACAGAAGGTGGAACATTTAGTCCGGACCGAAATATTGTGTCACCCGGAGTTTTCACAAGAGAAAATGACGTGTCAGGTGTAGCAGCAGGAGTTGCTAATATTGGTGGTGCCATTGTAGCCCCGTTTGCAAAAGGTCCAGCCTATTCGCCTGTAATTTTAACGGATGCAAATACGTTAGCTAATGAATTTGGAAACCCTGATGGAATTTATTATGGTCCATATACTGCTGCTCAATATTTACAAGAGCAAGGAATTGTAACCATTTGTAGAGTTGGTGGATTGACAGGATATCAGCAAAATTATCCATTTGCTATATGGGCTGTCAAAGGTCAATATACAAGAAGTAGTTCATTTGGTGCATTAAATAGTGGTAGTTCTTATGTTTATTTTTATGGTAGTGCATCAAATCAATACAGTGAAAGTATTAGTTGGGCATCACCTACAAGTAAATCCATGACAATTAATACTGCTAGTGTTACCATCACTTTTGTTGGTGGTGCTGCAGATGATATTACTCTTAGCCCAACTGCAAATAGTGGTAGTTTGCTATATTATGGACAAACTATTACTTTGGGAACGGCCACTTTAATTAATGCTACGGCTAGTGTTTCACAATCACAATTTTCATCGTCAATTGCTGCTGGAACATTTTCAGCATCAATCGTTGGTCCTGTTCCAATCAGTTTTCCAAATGCAAGTTATCAATTTCAAAGTTTAGCTTTGATTAGTGCTTCATTGAGTGTTAATTTGGGTACTTGTGGATTCCCATTAATTTTACTTAGTGGTGTGATTACTGGTGCTTTTGGTCAATATGTTGGTTTTACTTCTGCTGGTTCAGCATCGTTTAATCCATGTATCCTACCAAACGGTGCATGGACAAGTCAATCAAATGCTGATATGAGATTACTTGCTGTATTAGCAGATACGCAAGCAGGTGGTATTCAAAATCTTGTAGCGCCGGGATTCTTGGGTTCCTCATTAAGTTCGACTAACCCAATTACTCCAAGTAATCCTTCAACAACTATACCATTGGATTTCAATCTTACTCTCATGAATAGTAACAGTACAACGCCTTACGGAGTGTACCAATTTTCATTGAATAGCGAAGACCCAAGTTATATTATTAACGTTTTTGGTAATGACCCAACTGCTGGTAATCCGGTCAAGCAAGTTGCTGGTCAGAAAATTGAAGCGGCTTATTTGTATTCAATTTATGAGGATGTTATTGCCGATGTGGTAGCTTCAAGTAGTTATTGGGCTATATATGGTTCGGCTCTTCCATCAGGTTCACAAACGGGTCAATCACTTAATTTTACAGACCAATATTCTCGTAATTTGAATGAAGGTGATAGTGTATTTTCAATTCAAGAAGCAATCACTCCTTGGGTTCTTTCTCAAGCTATTGCTCCTTATCAGAGTGGCTCTGCTCCACATCGTTATGAATTGTTTAGAATTCATACTATAGCTGATGGAACTTATACCAATACTCAATTCAAAGTTCAAATAAGTAATATTAAGTTAGCAGGCACCGTTGCTGGTAGTAATTGGGGTTCATTCACTCTTACACTTCGCAAATATAGTGATACTGATAAGCGTCCTATTATTGTTGAACAATACAACAATTTGAATCTTAATCCTGATGATGCTAACTTTATTGCTCGTGTAATTGGTGACATGTATAGTTATATCAATTTTAACGGTAAAGTAATAGAATTTGGAACTTACTCAAATAATAGTAATAATATTAGGGTAGAAATGTCAACTAACAATTATCCAGTAAGTGCTATTCCTTATGGATTTGAAGCATATATTACACCAACAAATGGAGAAATGGGTTTCTGGACTCCTAGAATGAAATATACAAAAGCTTCTGTTTATGGATTAAGTCCGGGCAAATATCCATCAGGAATTACTTTCAATGATGCTCCTACAGGTGCGGATGCTGAATTATTCAATCTATATCCACAGCTTTCGTCAGGCGTCGGCGCTGCTGATGATAATTTACAATATTTTGCTCCGATTCCATCATTTGCCTCAAGCGGTGGAAGTTATAGTAGTATTGGAAGAAATACTATATTTGCTTTAGACCTTGATTATGAGTTGTATGGAGTTAGTACAGGTTTTTTCCTTAGTGGAAGTAATATTGTTCCTACAGTTTATGACCCTGTAAATGAACCAACTTATATTAAAATGAGAAACTTTGTATTTGGGTTCCAAGGTGGATTTGATGGTCAAAGCCCATCAATTCCAATTAACGTAGGTGGAGATATTATCGCAGGAAATACTCAAGGGTTGGACTGCACGAATGTAAATTCTGCTGGTTCAATTGGCTATGCTCAAGCAATTGCAGCTCTTGGTAATGCTGACCAATATGATATTAATCTTATTGTGACACCGGGTATAGTATATGAAGAACACCCATACGTCACTAATTTGGTTGTTGATATGTGTGAAGCTCGTGGTGATTGCTTCTATATTATGGACACGTATGTTGACAGTGGTAATCCATCAACAGGTCAAATTACTCAGGTTGTATCTTATGCTTCCGAATTTGATACAAACTATGCTGCTACTTATTATCCTTGGATTAAAATCCTTGACACGTATAATAATCTTATAGTCACCGTTCCACCATCTGTTATATTACCATCAGTTTATGCAGCCAGCGACAAAGTAGCCGCAGAATGGTTTGCACCTGCTGGATTAAATCGTGGTGGTATTTCAATCGCTACACAAGTAACGGATAGAACTACACACGAAGAACGTGATACCCTATATGAAGGTAAAGTCAATCCGATTGCATCATTTCCGGGTTCAGGTATTGTTGTATGGGGTCAAAAGACTTTGCAAAACGCGAATACAGCATTGAATAGAATTAATGTTCGCAGGTTATTAATTAATATCAAGAAATTCTTTGCTTCAACAGCTAAATATTTGGTATTTGAACAAAATGTAGCTTCTACACGCAACAAATTTTTGAGTATTGTTAATCCATATTTGGAATCAGTTCAACAAAGGTCAGGTCTATATGCTTTCTTTGTGAAAATGGATGACGCTAATAATACACCTGATATTATTGATCGAAATATCCTTTATGGGCAAATTTATCTACAACCAACCAAGACGGCAGAATTTATTGTTCTTGATTTCAATATTTTGCCGACAGGTGCAAGTTTTCCTAACGCTTAAAACTAACATACACTGATTAATATACAGAAAGCCTCAATCCGTAAGGTTTGGGGCTTTTTTACTAAGTAAATGTCTATTTATTATTAATATGAATCCTGAAACAAATTTACCTAGTTCTAATATTCCAAAAGGGGTGGGAGGTTTAGATGTTAGAGGCCAAATTATTAGAATGAACGTGAGAGCTGCATCAGCTCTGGTAATGGCTAAAGATACAGGTCGATTATTGCTTGCTTTTCGTTCCACTTCTGCCCTTGGACATATTAAAGAACAAAAATGGAATCTATGGGGTGGAAAAGTAGATTTAGAGGAAAGTCCAGAAATGAGTGCGGTTAAATGGACAAAAAGACAAACGAGTTATACTGGACATTTTACCGATTCAATACCATTATATACATTTTTTAGTACTACTACAAATTTTAGATATTATATTTTTTTATTAGTGGTAGAAAAAGAATTTACACCAACTATAGAAGAAGGCGGTTCAATATTGAATTATAAATGGGTAGAATATGGTGAATGGCCTGAACTTTTGCATCCTATAGTTAAAGAATTATTTATTAAAGTAAGTTCTAAGTTAAAAGGAATAATAGAAAAAATCATTATCAAAGAAAGTTTAGCAAAAGAATATATTACAATTAAGCTTAAAGAATTAATAAAAGAATTGTGGCAATAGTGGTATGATTAAGTTAAAAGACATGATACCTAAAAAGTATTTTTATCATATTACACCAAGGAAAAATATTCCAAATATGAAAATACATGGTATAGTTCCCAAACCAGATAATCCTGCTCCTTTTTGTGATAAAGTAGTTTGTTTATTTGATAATAGGACATCAATAGAAACTGCATTTACGAGTTGGTTGTTAGGTAAATTTAATAAAAATGAGCCAATGGTTCTTTTAACTATAGACCCTACGGGGTTAGACATACATTCATCTGAAATAGCATATGAATTTAGAGTTTTTAAACCCATACCTTGGAAAAATGTTGTAAAAGTTGAAAATATATGATTAAACTAAAAAACATTTTAACTGAAGTAGCTGCAGATAGGTCATGGAATTCTCAATTATGGAACTCTGATTTATGGCAATCAAATTTATGGAACTCTGATATATGGAAATCTCATATATGGAACACAGATTTGTGGAAATCTGATTTATGGAAGTCTGATATATGGAATCCTAGTTCAACTACTACTGCTGCTACATCAAAAGAACTGACTGAAATTGAACAACATAAACCTAATGAAGTAGAAGCTTTGCCGGGTATTTTTGTGGACCCTTCAATTATAAAACATATTCAAATATTAAATAAACTTGGATTTCACACAGTTTTTTCTTGTTCTGGAATTTCATATGACCATCCCAATTTGAAGGCTGGTTCTCGTAGTGGTTATGTAATGTTTAGACATGGTTTAACTCCTAATCAAATAACGAGAATATACAAAGCTACACTTGGTATAAAGGGGGTAAATTATGATCCGATTCATCTTAGGTCAGTTCCTTATGTTAGTTTTAGGGGTAGTGATTCTGAAAGATTGAATGGTTGGAACCAATTTGTGAAGAATTTAATGAAGCGTAGAGTATATTATAAAAAATTAGGTAAAATCAAGGAATCAGAAGAAAAACATTCACGTAAAGGGAAATGTTATGAGCTTACCGGTAGATATGTTTCTACTCACCCCGATTCCATTCTTGTTCATGGTAAATTAGTAAATCCGTTTGTGAAAGGATTACCAGAAATAGAGCATGCATGGGTGGAAATTGGTGATAAAATTTTTGACCCCATAATGGATATAACTTGGCCAAAACAAGCATATGAGTCTTTATTTCATGCTAAACCATATAAAAAATATACTCAGGAGGAAGTTCTTAAAATTACTCTTAGAACAGAGCATTGGGGGCCTTGGGATGTATGAGAAAATTTGTAAAAGAAGTCACAAATGTATCAGGTCAAACGCTTATAAATGTTGATATTCAACCAGAATATAAATCATCATTTTCTTTTTCTCTTGAAAAATGGATTGATTTTTTAAATAAAAATTATGATAATGTAAATAATATAGTTTTTCTTTATAATGGAAAAGAAACGTTAGGAATGATTGGTGAGACGGATTACAAAATGTGGTTATTTGAAAACGGATTAAATGATGATGTTTTAGATGGTTCTACATTTTATGATAAAGGATATGCTTTTTTTAGATACTGCATGGATAACTATATTGATGAAGATGATATTGTTGATTTTGTTAAATTCATGGTTAGAAATAACATTAATGATAGTCGTGATATGACAAAAGAATTGTGGAAGGAATATGCAAAAGGACAACATCATCCGTGGACGAAAGAAGAATTAATCGCTTTATTGAATGGAGCAGATGATATGATTAATATTCCTGATTTAATGGATTTTCTGAAACATTATAATGGAATTGTTCTTACCGGTGGAAGTATCAATGAGTGTTTAAAAGAAGTAGAAATTTCCCTAAAAGCATTGGAAAAAAATTATACTGTATTGTCTGAATTTACTTATTAAGTCTCCTTATAAATTTATTTCAAAACATCCTTTTCAAAGTATTATTATTGCCTAATTTTTGGATCTCTTGTACACTATTATAGTTATTTATAGTACATTTTTAAATTGTACTTTAATAAAAGCAGTACAAGTATGTGCTTAATATAATGACTTGTCAAGTTATTTTAATTTATATTTATATTAATATGGAAGATACGAATTATAGAAGAACTGTATATTGTGATATGGATGGAGTATTATCTGACTTTGGGGGTGGTTTTTACAAGCTCACGAATATTCGCCCAGAAAATGTTTCAGACCCAGAAATGTGGGCCAGAATAGATGCTTATGGAAAAGCTAGATTCTTTTCAGAGTTGGAATGGATGGCTGGTGGTAAAGAGTTATGGAACTTCATCACAAATAATTTTCTTAAAGCAAAAATTCTAAGTGCATTAGGAAAATCAGATAAAATAGATAAACAAACTACACAAGGAAAATTGATGTGGATTCGCCACAATATTCCATCATTACAATTGGATGATATAATTTTGGTTGATAATAAGCATAAAAAACGCCACTATTCCAAATCGGGCGACATAATTATAGATGATACATTAATAGTGATACAGGAATGGATTAAGAAAGATGGTATTGGCATTCTTCATAAAACCGCTTCTGATACTATTTCTCAATTAAAACAATATTTATTATGAGCATGAAATTAGAACAGCAAAGAGAACCACTAGAGAAAAGGTGGAGAAACTACTTTGTTAATGTAGAAAAAGAAAAACAGTCTAGGCAGCCCAGTCAATCTAGACAAGTTGGAACTAAAATTGTTCAACCATCTCCCGAAATAGCAAAAAAGATTATTAAACAAATATGGCAAGCTATATTCCAAAAAAGTAGAGAACGTGGTGGTGAGGAAGACCCAGACCAATTAAAATTGCCTTTGACAATGCTTGAACCAAAGCGTGGTGAGTTAAAGAAAATACAGCCATATGTATCGGGATTGACATCTAAACAGCGACGTAAAAAATATCTTGCAGATTTTGGAAGAAAACCGTTTTACATAGATATAAGAAAATGGTTAGATGATAATTTTACAGGAGATGTTTATACTGGTCCTGATTTAGTTAAATGGGGGTTTTGCTTAGCAGACCAAAGTAATCTTCCTATCCAAAGAATAAAACCTTGGGAACGAGTCAAATATCCTTGGATATTTCAAGATACTTTGGAGAGCACTATGAGGTCATGGAATTATTCTATGGCAAGAAAACTTGGTCTGGTAGACCCTACAATGACAAATAAAGAGATAGCAAAAGCTGAAAAAGAGCGGCAGCAAAGACCCGTATATTAAACCCATCATTAGCTAGCATAATTTATGAAAATATCCAAAATTAAAGAAATAATTGATGAAGTTATATCTGAAGAAATGGGGGAGGGATTTGGTTATGTCTATGCGAAAGACAGAGCTAAAGACCCAAAATCCATTCCCGGAGAACACTGGCGAATTAAATTTCAAAGCGCTCACGATTTAAAGAAACATGGTAATACGGAAAAATCAAAAGTGTCAGAAATTATCTATGAAATTCCTCGAAAGATTGGAATAAATGCAATGGGTGACGAAATAGGTAGAACTTCCACTGACGAAGGAGAACTCAGGAATATGATTGGTAATATGAAACCCGGCCAATCTATTCTTTTTCATGGTAAAGAAGGTATAAAAGGACCTTTAATTTATATTGTTAAACGTGAGGGTATTGGATATGAAGTTGAGAATCATAGAAAACAAAAGCAAGAAATCACCAATGCTGACCAACTCGATTTAATTATCAGTGGTATTGCAAAACAAGCAAACATTTTATTTAGATTTTGGAAACAAAATAAACCATCCACATATTCAGCTCCGAAATTACCAGTTGTATCTAAAGAACAAATTAGGGAAATAATTAAAGAATTGATTGATGAAATGTGGATTGCATGGGAAGAAGATAAAAATGACAACAAAGATATAACAGAAAGTAAATATATGAATAATAAAAAAGAATTCTTAAGAGATATAATTCGTGAAGCTATTCAAGAAGTAGAATTTGAAGATGCTCCTGATGAAAAATATCAAGAAGAACAAGAAATACTGTCTATGAAGAGAATACAATCATATGCTCATTGGATAAAAGAAAATCTTAAAGATGCTGCTAGTGAAATTGGTGGAGTAATTCAGAAAATAGTAACCGAAATTGATGGTCTTGTTTCGGCTCATGAAAAAGGGAAGGAAATTTCACCAGTCAATGTTCACGAAGTAGCTCCTCCGGGGTGGGAAGGAACAGTAAAAGCTATGAAGAAACATTCTGTTGGTGGGGCTAAAAGGTGGGCTCCAAAAAAGAAAAAAGAAGAAACCGTGGATGTGGAAGAAGCCAAAAAGAAGAAAAAGATTACTAATCCATATAAATTAGCATGGTGGATGAAAGGTAAAGGTTATAAATCACATAAACAAGATTAAGTGAAATTTCGTGTTTACAATAAAATATTGGACCCGAACTTATGGAAAGGCAAAAAGCTTAAACCTGAAGTTAGAGAATCACTGTTGAAAGTTGCCGAAGATTTTTATAACTCCACAGATTTAAAAGGTGAAATTCATAACATATTGTTATTAGGTTCATCAGCTAATTATAATTGGACCCCCGTAAGTGATATAGATGTGCACGTTGTCATAGATATTGCTGAAGAAAAAATCAACGAAGAATATGCTCGGAAATTCATGGATGGATTAGCATTCAAGTGGAATACCGAACATGATATTGAAGTAAAAGGTCATCCTGTTGAAATGTATATTCAGGACATAAGAGAACCAAACAGTTCTCCACAACAAGCAAGACCGGGAGCTTCAATTTATTCATTATATGATGGTAAATGGTTGTTAGAGCCAAATCCACAAAATATCAAATTGGATTCTGATAAAATTCGTAAGAAATTTCAACTTATAAATAAGAAAATTGAAACTCTAATTCAAACTGAAAATATTGAACAATTAAAATCGTTGATGAAATCTATAAGAAATTATCGTAATGCTGGATTAGCAAAAAGTGGAGAATTCAGTGTTGAAAATATTGTATTTAAAGCTCTACGACATAGTGGCGACCTTAAAAAAATGAAGGATACCATCAATACTATATATGATAGAAAAACAAGTTTACCTGAAATGGGCAATATTATCCCCAACAAGAAAACACCATCAAACAATTTAAACGAACAAAAAATAGATAAACCATTTATTGTTGTTGGTGTAGCTTTTGGGGATTTAAGTGTGAAAAGTGATATAAGTTATGAGGTTGGGTCTGTATCTCACCCTGATATAGATGATGAACGGGGTGATATCAAATGGAGATATAAATCAAATACTAACACAATATATTGGTCAACTTATAGATTAGAACCGACAAGGGACCAAAGAGCAGAAGTTATAGCTCATCTTCGTAATAAATACAATGTGATTAATCCAAAGGAAACAATTGACCCCGACAAGTATTTTTTTGATGCTCATACTATAGATGAATGGATTGATTCTTTTTCGTTTGATTCTTTTCTGTTAAAAAAGTGTGAAAAATCATAATTTGATACTATTTATATTCAACATCACAACATAAGGATGATTTTTTATGGCAGACTTACTAAATTCAAATGAGATTTTTTGGACAGCTTATGAACCAAAAACTCAGAATCGTTTTATTTTGTATATTGATGGTATTCCATCTTTTTTACTAAGAAAGACAGATAGACCACACATCGTACAAGAACGCAAAGCATTAGACCACATCAACCTTCAGAGATATTACAAGGGTAAATCTATTTGGCAGGAAGTTACGATGGAATTGTATGATGCAATCGTTCCTTCTGGTGCACAAGCAGTTATGGAATGGATTCGTTTGTCTCACGAATCTGTAACAGGTCGTGATGGTTATCAAGATTTCTATAAGAAAAATATTACCGTAAACGTCCTTGGTCCTGTAGGTGACAAGGTGGAAGAATGGACGATGGTTGGTGCTTGGGTTTCTGATGGCAATTTTCAAGCAGTTGATTGGACTAATACGGGTGACCCATTATCAATTACTATTACAGTTAGTTACGATTACGCTATTTTACAGTATTAATTATACTTACCGAATTAAAACAAATTACTTTCATTTAATTTTAAACCCCAGTCATGAGGCTGGGGTTTTTTGTTTGTTATAAAGAATTTATCAATATTTATGTTTATGAGAACATCACAATTAAAAGGACTTATAAAAGAGATTATAAGAGAATATTTTAATGAAGGACGATATGGGAAGTATGAAAAAATAAAGGGTATCGGAGGAGTAAGAGGAGTTCGTTCAGCTCAGAGAGGATTATTAAAGCATGTACCTCTTAATATTGACCCAAGTTCTCCAAAAATGGGAACTCGTATTAAAGTCCCCTCTACTATGATTAAAAGAAAGTATTATTCAGATAAAGTAATCAGAATAAAAATTCCTGCTGGTACTGAAGGATTTGTGAAAGAACTTGTTGTAGGATTTAATGTTGGTGCTATAAGTCCAAAGAATTTTAGAATTGTTGGTCCAACGGGTAAAAAAAATGTACCTCAACCATTAACATCTCATCAATTAAGATATATCGTAAATCTTGGTAAATACGGTTATGTGTCTTTAACAAGAGATGAATTTGAAGTAATTAAGTAATGATGAAAAAATCAATTCTAAAACGTCTTATTAAAGAAATAATAACTACATCTAGGTGGGATACTCCTAAAGGAACTCCTGATACAGTTATCAATGTAATGCATATTATAATTGCATCATTGCAAAAAAGAAATATAGAAAACCCTACTGATTATGTTAAAATTGGAAAACTTAAAATGTCTAAACCTTCAGATTTAGGATGGAGTATATTTTCGTCAAAAGGAAATGAACGTAATTATATTTATTATGTTAATACAAATAATACGTGGTATATAAGTACTGTATCAAAAAATAAAATAGGTTTTAAAATAAGAAATGCTAAAAATTTGGGAGATGTTTTTTTACATTCAATAATGGAAGATTGGGTAAATTTTACAGAAAGGGGAATTGATAATTTAATTAGTGAAGATTTCACATTAGGATATAGTCATGGTATTGTTATTGATGACCCGACATTTTTAGTTCGTGACCCATTAAATGACCCTGAATTGACAGGTAAAATGAATGAACAATATAGATTTCATGATTTTGATTGGTTGTCAGATATGAGTGGTTTTGGTAAACCTACAGATGTTTATTATGGTTCTATACTGTTGGGTGTAATTGAATCAAAGCCTGATGGATATATAATAAGAATAGTAATGGGACCAAAACGAGCTGAACTTATCAGGTCCTCACCAAAAAATAAATTTAAAACTAAGGAAGTAGCAGCCAAAGTTCTTCATGCAACATGGAAACAATTTAGAAATATAAATATATGAAAAAAATAGGTATTTATCCGGGAAATTTTCAACCAGCTACTAGAGCTCACTTGGAAGTTTATAAAAGATTAAAATCGTTGGTAGGGCCTGATAGTTTTATAGCTACTACAGATAGAGAGCCTACGCCTGATGCGCCATTGAATTTTGGAGATAAACAGCAGATTTGGGTAAGACATGGAGTTTCGGCAGGTCAAGTAGTTAAGATTTCTATGTTACCATCTGATAATATAGAAAGAGCTATGGAGTGGAGGCCAGTAGAAATTTTCAATAATTTTTCAGCAGAACATATAGCAGCTATCTGTGTTTTTAATGAGAAAGAAGTTGCATTGTTTTCCAAGAGGAAGGGAAAAATAGGTCCAAGTGTTGATGGTATGGTTGCTGGAACAACAGGAAAAATTCAAAGGGTGGTGGAAGCTTTATTAAAAAAGAAAAAAAAGGCAAAAAAGGAACGTTCTCCGATGATTTATAAACCGACAGGTTTTAATGTAATAAGTAAAAGTACTGTTGATATTAAAAAACAAACAGAACCACGAGAAACAGAAAGTAGAGAAACATGGTTAAAACCAGATGGTTCTCTTCAATATTTTCAACCATATAAAGGAAATGAAAATATTTTGAAACCATTTAGAGAACACGCCTATATTATAGTGTTAGATGATTCAAGAATTCAAGGAAATCCTGTATCTACGGCTAATATTCGTAGTGTTTTGGGTTCTACGAAATATACTGATGACCAGAAGAAAAAATTCTTTAGATGGATATTTGGCTGGTTTGATATAGGGTTATATCAATTAATAACATTAAAATTTAAAATGGCACATCAAGTTATGTCACCAGAAGAGGAACCATCACAACCAGCTATGACGGATGTAGGCGCAGAAACTCAAATATATCCATCAAAATCTTTTTCTTCTTCTGAAATTTATAATTCAAGAAGAAAACTAAAAGAGATGGTTTATGAAATTCTTGAAGAAATAATGGATGAAGATTATTCTACTACTATCAATGAGCCTGATTCTTCTACTACTGATAAGGGAACGTCTGGTACTTCGAATGGGGAAAAAAGTTCATCACAACAAAGAGCAGATGCAACTAAACAGAAGCAGGATTTGGTTGCACAAAAACGACAGGCTGAAAGAAGTTTAAAGGGCATGACAGCAGATTTGGCATGGAAAAAGGCAGATGTTGATAGAAAAAGAAAAGACGAGCTTCCGGGTAAAAGAAAAGAAATAGATGATTTGAATAGACAAATTGCTGCATCTTCGGGTGCTATTAATGTATAATGATACTATTTCTTTTAATTATAGCTGGTATTTTATTGGAATTAATAGTTCTTGCAGCTATTGTATATCTTATTCTAAAATACTTTTTCAAATCAAAACGTTTATCATTTTCCAGTAAAAATACAATGCCAGAAATAATGGTAATACATAATAATATAAAAGAAAAACTACATGAGAAGAATATAGAATCTCCAAGTTGTGTGTATAGTACGTTACAACAGGATGAACTTGTCAAATCTGATGGTGATTTAATTCCTTATAACCTTACAGAAAAAGAAAAGGATACATTAAAAATGTTTTACAATAGATAATAATAAAATTCTAAAAATTTAGTTGTTTGTCTATATATCTTTATGAAAGGCAAAGATAGTTATGGCAGATAATAATCAAACAATTCCAATTAGGCGTCAAGTAATTAATGTTCCAGACTTTGTTACTAAAGCAGTTACCGATATTCCACAATCAAGGGATATAATAAAATATCCAACTGAAATAATTCCACTTCCAACAAAAGGGTGGTTTTATCCAGAAGGTCATATATTGTCGTCAGGTGAAATAGAAATTAAACAAATGACAGCAAAAGAAGAAGATCTTCTTGCTAATCAAGAACTCATCAGAAAAGGTAAAGTACTGGATAAATTGTTGGAATCTGTTATAGTAAATAAAGCAATTAAGCTTGATGAAATCTTGATTCCTGACACAAATGCTATTTTTATTGCTATGCGAAGACTTGCATACGGAGATGAATATGACGTTTTAATTGAATGCCCTAGATGCTCAGCACAAAATAAAGTAAAAATAGACCTTTCAAAACTTTCATACAAACCTTTTAATTTTGACGAATATCCGAAGGGCCAAAATAATTTTACGTTTAAATTACCGAGTTCGGGTGTCACTATAACATATAAACTAATGAGTAAAATTGATGAACAATCAATAGATGCTGAATTAGCTCAAATTAAAAAAATTTCTAAAGAGAATACTGGAGAACTTACAACTCGATTGAAATATTTATTTACTTCTATAGACGGTAACATGGATAGAGTTGGTATTAGAAGGTTTATAGAGGAAAAAATGGTTGCTAAAGACAGTTTAGCACTTAGAAAGCACATGAGGGAATATAATCCAGATGTAGATATGACATTTGATTTTAAATGTTCTGAATGTGATCTTGAAAGGAGATTGGATATGCCTTTAGGCTCATCCTTTCTATTCCCTGACGCTAACTCCTGAAGATAAAGTAAGGATTCATCAAGAAATTTTTTATTTGATTTATCACAGTAATGGTGGCTTTACACACGATGAAGTTTATACTATGCCTGTGTTTCTTAGATATTTTTATTTAAGAATGCTATTTGACCAAAAAGAAAAAGAATCTAATGAAATGAAAAATCAAGATTCTGATATGACTCCAAAATCTAAATTTGTTTCCCATCCCAATATAAGGAAACCTGCATAATTCTTTTGGTTTTTCACTATTTATAGTTTATAACACCAGAAGTGTATCCATATGGCAGAACAACCAAAAAGGTCAAAACAAGAATTAAAAGAAGAAGCTCAGCTTGTTGAAAGTATTAATGAGAAACTTAGATATCTTTTGGAACTTAAAAAAGAGGGTATAAGGTTAGAAAAACATCTTCTAAAACTAGAAGAGGACCGGTTACAAGAAAGTCTGGATAGAGGGGAAATAAGTGAGAAGGAATACGAGACTAAGACAAATCTTGTTAAGGCTGAAGAAAAAATATTGTATTCTATAGGAAGAGGAAGAGTTCCAAATGCTGAAAAAATTAAAGGATTAATATCTGCTAATAAAGAATTAAATACACAAACAAAACTTCAAGAAAAAGCTGTAACATTAGAAAAAGTATTGGATAAACTAGGATTTAGTTCGTCAGCTAGGATGATAGAAATGATGAAAGGAATGACAACTAAAACAGCATTAGGTTATGTTACGCTTATATCTATGGGAATTTATGCAATAAAATTGTTTAAAGATTTTCAACAAATAGATAAAGCTGCTGCAGAATTCAGAAAAACTATGGGATTGGTAAGAATGGATTCTGAAAGGTTAGAAAAAGTAGCAAGAATTATAACATATGATTATGCTCATATCGGTATAATGGCTGAAGATGTTTATAAATCAATGTTAGCTATAACTGCCACTATAGGAACTTCTCAAATTATTACAAGGGAGATGGTCGAAGATATGACTTTCCTATCAGTTCAACTTGGTGTTGCAGAAACAACATCTGCTGAATTTTTAAGAGTTATGGGGCAGGTATCACAAGCTACTATGAACTCTCAAACGAGTATAGCCTTGTTTACTGCCAAATTGTCTGCTGCCGCAGGTACAAATTTGAATGAAGTAATGGGTGATGTTGCAACAGCTACAAAATCGAGTTACCAATTTTTAACGAGAGATTCATTAGCCCTTGCTAAAGCAGCAGTGGAAGCAAGAAGAATGGGTACAAGTTTAGACTCAGCAGTTAGAACTTCAAGTTTTTTGTTGGATTTCACAAGAAGCGTAAATGCTGAAATGAATATGAGTGTTTTGGTTGGAAAAGCTATAAATCTTCAGAAAGCTCGTGAATTAGCATATCATAGGGATATTGCTGGATTAAACAAAGAAATCTTAAATATATTAAGACAAACTAATTTTGAAAATCTTGACCCATTCCAGCAGAATGCTGTAGCAGAAGCGTTGGGTAAATCTGCTGACGAGTTGGCAAAAATGGCACAATCAGATAGGGAAATGAGGTTACTTAGGGGTGATGACACACTTAGAAAGCAAGTAGCAGAGTATGATAAATTAAGAGCAGCTAATAAAGCAATGGCAGATGATGCAGCAAAAAGTTATAAAACAAAATTGGAAGAATTATCAAATGCAGAATCATTAAAAACTATAACATTAGCTATACATGCTGTTGTGCAAAAAATGCTTTATTTTCTTCTACCGCCTATAGTTTGGATTTTAACAGGTGCAGCATGGGTTTTAAATCAAATAAATATGGGTATGGCTAGATGGGCATTTATATTAGGATTGGTTATTGATTATCTTGATGATGTTGCTTTATGGTTTTTTGGTATTAAAAAACCAAGTATTATAATGAATTTAGCAAAAGGATTATATACAGCAATCACTTATCCTTTTAAATATGCTAGGGATTTATTTTTAAAAACTAATACGGTATTACAAATGATAGGTAAAAGCGTTGAAACTTTGGGGTTGAGATTTAAATATATCAATGTTTTTTTCCGTTCTTTCGGTTCTTTTTTTAAAACAATTGGAAAGGTATTTGGTGAAATTCTTCTTCCGTTAATGTTTATTTATCATTTAAGTGTAAATTTATGGAAACTTTGGCACGATCCCAAAGCAGCAACAGGTTGGATGTCGGTTGCTCGCGCTTTTGGATTGGTTTTTAAATCACTATTACAAGCACTTAATGATTTAACTTTTGGATTAGCAGGAAAAATCCTTAGTTTTCTGGATTGGCTTGCTACTAAAATATTTGGGTCATTACTTGACCCCTTTAAAAGGGCTTGGCATATAATTAAAAAGTTTTGGGTTGGGGAATCTCCATCCCAATTGGGACTATTAATTCTTGAAGGAATAGTTGCAGTTGAAGGTTTGATACTTAGAGCTTTGATTTCACCATTTAAAAAAGCTTGGGAATTTATTAAAAAGCTTCCTATTATATCAAAACTAATGGGAAGCACCAGCATAGGTGGTAACATTTCCCCTGAGGCTAAAACCGCAATGACTGTAGAAAGAGGTAAGCCATCTGTGGATATTAAAAAATCATCGGATGCTTTAACTACCACAGTTGGTGGTATGAGTGATGAACTTGTGAAGAGATTATCATCAATTGTAGATGCTATTAACGATTTAAGAACTGATTTTAAAAATGGTAGTTTAACCGCCAATGTTTACATCGATTCCCAGAAGCTAGATGCTTTGATGGGAAGAAGATTAGCTTATACAGGTCAATTGGTGTAATATACTTATTAATATATGCCTAACAGAACAACAACAGTAATTAAGCTTTCAGATTTTCCACCAACACTTCCTGTAGTTCCGCCGAATTATCCTTCTGGTCCAGCACCCGGCAAAATACAGCTTTTGTTGGATTATAATAGTAGCTATCTTTATCATAAATTTAGTCCTTATACTAATTATCATGATAGTGTTTTGGCTAGTGTTCTTTCTAATAGACAACCATTTATTTACACATTTATAGATGATGCTCAAAATTCTGTTTTTGCTAAATTACCACAATCCGTTCAATCATTAACTGATTTGGTAAATATCAATCAAGATTCTATAAATGATGTAGTTAGAGTTTCCAATTTTCTTATATCATCATGGGGAGTTCAATTTCTAGTTTCTCAAACTGCTATTCAAAGGTTGGCATCATTTGATGAAACTAGAGTTTACAATCCTTTATCACCTATTCTCTCCACTATTGCTCCTTTGACTTTGGGAATAGGAAATATGCCAACAAGACATATTGAAGGTGGTTTGCTTGGTCTTGCTAATTCAGTAACATCGGTGGTAGGTATAAATTTGGAAAGTGGATTTCAAACACCCAAAAGCACAGTGGGTAATGATGCTTTACCAACAGGCAATACAGGTCAGGGAAAAGGATTGATTCGTGGTTCTGATGCAGCAAAAGGAATATCATCATTTCAATCTAAATGGGCACCATCTACTACACAAAATAGTTCTCTGTTAGGTTCAGCATTGAATAATTTTGCAACATCTATTAAAAATTCATTTACTGCATTTTTTGGTGGTGCTCCTCAATCACCGGGTATTTTTAGAGCAGATGAAGAAGGCTATAAAGTTATGGCTTTAGGTTCTATGAATTTGTCTCAACCGTGGTTTGCTTCTGCTATAGGTCAAATTAGTCAACCTGTTACTCAAAATAAATCTGTATTCGGAATTATAGGTTCTGCTGCAGTAACAGGTAATGCTCAGACAGTTTTCATAAAACAAAAGCTTATATCACTTCCTGACAGATTTACATATGTCACAACAACCAATGGATTGACGGGGTATAATATAAATGAGTCTGATGGAGTTAAATCGACGGGTTATTCTGCAGGAAATAAATATACTGATGTAATAGGTCAGCAACCTTTATCTAGTGATACTGATAGAACTAATTCTGATATGCTGATTCAATATAGTTATTACACTCAGGAAGCTAATAATTATCCATCCAAATTTTCTGATAATTCTTCAACTGGAGTAGCTGAAATTGAGAAAGAATTGCAAAAAGTTATTGATAATATAAATATAAGAGCAAAAGCTACCTATAATATTTTTAAAAATAATGCATCATATTTGTTACCTTATGGTTCTGATGTTAATTATATTGAATATGATAGTTGGTCTAAAAAGAAGGGAAAAGTTGCTTTTAGAGCTGGTGCTGCTGGAGAGTATATTAGTGGACCTTCTAGTAATACAGACACAACTCAACCAAGAACAATTGATGCTTCGGTTTCACTAGGTCATAGTTTAAGAATGGCTACAACTTTTCTATCTGATGGTATAAATATGTTGGGTGTTCTTCCAAATGATAGAAGTATCACGGGTAATTCCGTTTATACTGGTTGGACTGTATGGGAACCATATGATGATGATTTAATTGCGTTCTTTTTTTATGACGTGGTAAATGACAAATATATTCCATTTCGTGCTACGGTAAAAGCTATATCAGAAGGTAATACAGCATTTTGGGATGAACTTCGTTTTATAGGAAGAGCAGACCAATTGTATTCATATAATGGATTTAGTAGAACTCTTTCATTCACATTTAATGTTGTAATTAATAGTGTTAATGAATTATTACCATCGTGGAAGAAAATCAATTATATTGCAAGTGCAGTAAAACCATCAAATTATACGACAGGTCAAGTTATAAATAATGTTTATAATCGATTTATTGTTCCCCCTATGATGATGTTAACAATTGGTGATTTGTATAAATTTCAACCTATAGTTATTACATCATTAAATGTTAATATTCCTGATGATGCTTCTTGGGAAACATTAAATGAAAATAATTCAAAATTAGGTTGGAGTTATTTAAATGGTTTAATCACCGCTCCAAATTTAGGTAAAAATTATGGACAACTTCCTAGAGAAGCTGAAATAGCCGTTACTTGTAATATACTTGAAAAAGAAAGAGCTATTATGGGCGGCTCTCATTTTGGTCATGAACCAAGAATTGATAATTGGGAAAACAAAGTTATTGCTGAAAGATTTTTGACTGGAAGTGTTCCATATTTGCCTGTTCCTACTGTTTTACATCAGAACTTTGTAGAATGGAATGACCCCGGACAACCTGACCCACATCAAACAGCTTAATATATTTATGAAAAGATATGATTCAACATCAATGATGCAAAGGTGGGATGGTAAAAGGGTTTATGTTACAACTCAATACCCAATTATACAACCTCAAGATAGTGATGCTATTGTTATATCTAATGAAGCAGATTATTTAGATAACCTTGCTTACAAGTATTATAATGACCCCACATTATGGTGGATTATAGCATTGGTCAATAATATTGGTAAAGGGAGAATGAGTGTTCCACCGGGTATGCAACTTAGAATACCAACTAATATTAATGATATTCTAGTACAATTTAATACGTTAAATTATAATTCACAATAAGTTATGCCAGCACCAATTATTCCATGGCAGCCAAGCAATATACCCGGCGAAATTCAAGCAGAATTGAATCGAAGGAAGATTAATCGAAGTTTCAGATATATCCAAAATGCGCAAGCAAATTGGAATAGTAATGATGGAGATTGGAATACTTACAGAGGACCAATGGTTTCTTGGATTCGTATGTGTTCCAATAGTGCTGGCCATCCTCTTGTAACCGGGTCTTATGGAACCAATAAAGAGAGATTTGTATTATATAGTGGCAAAGGATTTTATCAAAGTTATGGATTTCAGCTACCATCAGCACCCGGTTCAAATTATCAAATTATTGGATATACTCCCGGAGATTATGAAAATGCCAATTTTGGTGAACCGCACATTATTGAAAATTCTTTAATACAACCGTCTGATGAACCTATAAATTATCCGATTCATGTTCCACCACCTGAAATTTCAAGAGCAGAGATTACTGTTCAAAAGGAACTTTATAGACGTATTCAAATTGAATGGGTTTGTTTTTCTTGGAAACAATTGGTATATATGACACCATATTTTCTTGTTCCGGGTATAACTTGTATGGTGGAATGGGGATGGAATCATTACAATATCCAATCATTAGTGAATCTTGGTGACAAGTTCCAAATGAGACGATTATGGGATAACGCTTATCCTCTTTATATTAACAATATTCTTTTATCTCATGGCAACTATGATGTGGTATATGGTATTATTACAAATTTTAATTGGAGTATTGAAGGTAATAAGATAATTTGCATGACAGAAATAACTTCTAAAGATAGACTATATTCAGGTATAGCTAAAGATTATGGATTGTCAGTTGATAGTAAAACAGATGAAACCAAGAATGGTTTATTCCAATCTCTCAAAAGTTTTATAGACAATAAAGATACAATAAAGAATTTAAGAGCTCTTGTAACATTGTCACCTGTCGTGAATACAGGTCTTTTATCAAGAAATAATCAAGACCCAAATAATGGAATGTGGTATGATATTCTGAATCCTTTACTAACAGAAGGAACACCTGAACAGCAGGCTATGAGGTCGCCATGGATATTTGGTGTTTTTTCAGGAAGACAATCTGACTCTTATACCAATAATGAAGCATTTGGAACTCCTAAACAGGGGGACTTTGATTTTGGTGTCAAAGATACTGATAGTGCTGATAAATTTTGGATAAATATGGGATTGGTTGTTTCAATTTTAAATTATTTTTCTGCCTTAGATAGTGGCGCTAAAAACGGTGAAAATATGTTTGAAGTTGATATTCAAAATTCTGTAATAGGTGGTCATGTGAATTTAATTTCTTGTGACCCAAGAGTATTAATACCAAATTATAAAGCACCAAAATTTTTATATGGTTTAGTTGGTAAACAAGCTAATGTTGAAGGAGATACACCCAATCCTAAATATCCATATTCATATCAAGTAGTGAATCCAAAACCATATGCGAATTCTATCCAAGATAAGAGATTAAACCAAATATGCCTTCAACCCGGTAAAGACTGTTATCGTGATAATTTGGACCCTATCATAAATTATAATAGATATAGATGGGCTAAAATAGCTAATAACATATTCCAAAAATCACCTTTAGTTTCTTATAGTTTTCCATCACACGGGCTTGATAATGTGGTTCTACCTGTAAGTCCAAGGGGGCTTGCAGGCAACCAACTGGAGACGGATGTTTCTGGATTGCTTTCAAATATTTACATTTCTTTTAGTTTATTAAAAGAAGCTGTAGATGATGAAGCCAATGTTTCTTACACAGATATATACAAGCATATTCTGCAAGTTTTAATGAGTGCTTCTGATGGATTTTGGGATTTAGTTTTGGTTGATGTCGATGGAATTATTACTATAACAGACAAAAAATTTATAGGAAAATATGCTCTAAATAATACTATAGATTCACGGGGTAATATGCAAGGACCTGAAACTGTATATTCATTTGATTATTATGATACAGACAGTATTATTAAAGCTATAAAATTCAGACCTGTTTTATCAGATGCACAAGCTACAAGAACTATATATGGGGAAGTTAATAATGCAAATTCAAAGTATAAATACTTGGATAAAAATGACGTTCTTGATTACAGGTTTAAGGATGCGGTAATAGGAATAGAACAAGACAAAATACAAGGAGATGCACAAGGGGATTTGAATAGACGCCAAACGGCTAGGGGACAACTTATGGATTTATTGAGTAATGTTCAAGTTATTAATTCTCAAAATGATAACGGTACACTGCAAATGTCATTAAATCCATTCAGACATACAGCCAGTCCGCCAACTCCACCAGCAAATATATCACCGGGCACAGATAGGGTTGAAGTTGTTAAATTAGCATGTCTTGACCCACAGATTCTTAGATTGTTATTGAATGATGGAGATTTTGATAATAATCCAAGATATTGTGCTGTTCAGCCGGGAATAATTCTTGAATTGACATTACAAGGTATAGGTGGTCTAAGAACTTTTCAATATTTTACAATAAAAAATCTTCCTGAACCGTATAGTGATAGAAATATTATTTTCCGCACAACGGATGTTATTCAAACTCTTGAAGCTGGAAATTGGGAAACTACTATTCGTGCACAACCATTGCCTCTCCGTGCATATATTAAAACCAGACTTAGAGGCCCATATACTAATACTACTACCGGATGGCTTCCTGACCCACCAATGTAAAAATTAAGCGGATTGACATTTTGGCATAAAACTCTTATTATGTTTAAGATGCTAACAATTGAAGGTTATAAAAAATTGATAAATCATTTAAAGTCTTCACCTATTATTTTATGGGCGATTCCTTCTGATGAATTTCTTCATCCATGCGCTACTGATATTTCCATTGTGTTTATAAAAGATATAAATGATAAAAACATATATTGTTTATCATTTAATCATTCTGATGCATCTTTAACTATAGACAAAAAAACATTTGTTGATGACTTAAATAATTTGGATGGAATAAAATGGGTGTTTGATAAAAAGTCATTTATTCAACTTCTACCTTTTACTAAGGATTTGTTGGATATTAATTTATTTAATCATCTTCAAAAAGGGAAATTGATTGATAAACAATATTTTGAAACTCAAGCACATAAATTTATTTATCAAACTAAAAAGAATTGTGGAGATTTGAATAAAGTAGTTCCTTTGTTAAAGCATAAGGAAATGTTTGAGAAAATGTGTGATAAGTCCATTTTACTGGATATAAATTTGATTGATGAAGGTTATAGAAAGGAGAATGAAATTGTAATTGAAACGTTATCTGAATTGGAATCAAATGGTATTTATGTGAACGCTAATTGTTTTGGAAAACATTTTAATGCAAAAATACAACCTAACGGATTGGTATATAGTCAATATAACGTTTATACGAGCACGGGCAGACCTAGTAATCATTTTGATGGAGTCAATTATGCAGCATTAAGTAAAGATAGTGGTGTAAGAAAATGTTTTATATCCCGTTACGGAAATGATGGAATGATGATACTAATTGATTATTCTGCTTTTCATCCAAGAATTATTTGTAACATAGTTAATTTTCCTATGGGAGCTAATGAAGATATTTACAAATATTTAGGAGAAATATATTTTAATAGAAAAATTACAGAGTATGATTTGGAAGAAATCAAACGAATAACAATGCGGCAATTATATGGTGGTGTGGAAGAAAAATATGAACATATTAAATATTTTAGAAGCTTGAAGGAATTTATTGATGATAATTGGAAATGTTTTAGAGAAAATGGATATGTGACAACTCCTATATTTAGGCGAATGATTACCACTGACCATTTGAAAGATGCAAATCCTGCTAAGCTATTCAATTATATTCTTCAAGCTACGGAAACTGAAATTGCTTTGACAGCAATAAATTGTGTGAACAAATATCTTAGAGATAAGAAAACAAAGGCAATATTATATACATATGATTCGTTGTTATTTGATTTTTATAAAGCTGATGGCACGGTTGTTCTAAATGATATTATAAATATCATGATGATGTGTAATCGATTTCCAATTAAAGTGTACAAGGGTGAATCTTATGATTCGGTTATTCAAATCTATCCTTGATTTTCAGAATTTATAGGAATATTTATACTTACGGTGATTATATGAATAAAAAATTGCTTGAAAAAATTCTAAATGAAGTTTCGTTGGATAAAAGGGTAAAGGATGGTATGTTTAATATTGAGGAAAACGACCATATGGGAGCTTTGCGTGATTATCTTATGAAAAAAGGTATCGACGAAGAATCTGTTAACTCATTCTCCAACAAAGTATTGGAAGGAAAATATCCTGAACGACAAGCTTATAATACCAAAGGTATTTTAGTTACATTCCCTACACCTGAATATAAACAAGCAGCCATTAAACGTGGAACTCATTTTGAGAAAGACCCCACAAAGAAAGCTGCGAATATTTTTGGAACACAACCACCAACTGCACCAGCAGAAAAGCCCACTGCAGAACCAGAAAAATCAAAAACCGAGCCAAAGACCAATCTCCCTGTTTCTCAAGCTGCACCACCCACATCAGATGATACTACTGAAACTGAACCCGTTCAAGCTAAGACTACTGCAGCTCCACAACAAACACCTGTTTCTACACCAACGGCTGAACCAACAAAAGAACCAACCGATTTACCTTTACCACCACCAAAAACCCCAGCGGAAAAGGAAGCTGATAAAGCAGCCATTAAAACTATGTTGAAAGGTGACGATTATATGTTGGATGAAGTTATTCAATATATAATGTTCAATGCACCACATATAATGAATGAAATCAAGAAGAAATTATTATGAACGACAAGAGACAATTATTGTGTACGTTCTCTTCGGTAATATCTTTCAAAACAACAATAGAAGAAATAAAAAAATTTTATACTGTTTATAACAATCGTTTTTTTGTTTTCTCTAACGTTAATGTTCCTAAAGAAGTGTTCGTCACTTATAATATATTAAGTGAGGGAAAAGAATTTCCAAAATTTCCTAACACAATTTCCATTCATAGAAAAAAGCAAACAAATACTCTTTATACATTGAATGCTATGAATCAAATTATTAAAGATGAAAACGGTGGTGTTTTTGATAGGGATTTTTCCGTAGATTGGAGTCTTTATACTAATTCTTTAATTATTGTTGATACATCTTTAGCTGATACAACTTCTATTAAAATAATTCCAATTAAACTTCTGGAAATAGTAAATTAAAATTCACTAAAATAAAATAATTTTTTCGCTTTTTATAGGTTGATTTTTGAACGATTTCAGTGTATCTTTCATATTTATTAGTAACAAGACAAGACTTAACAAATTGTAGTTAACGATTGACTTATAAACTAATTAAACTAATTAAAAAAATAATTATATGTTAAACATGGATAAAGTCCGCAATAAACTAGCGTCGTTCGACAAGACGAAAAAAGGCGGCAGAAAACTTACCGAAGAACAACAAGCAAAAGTCGAAAAAATCAAAAAATACATTTGGAAGCCCGAACCAGGCAAACAAGTAGTTAGAATTGTTCCTTATCAATATCAACCCGATTTTCCATTCATTGAATTGAAATGGCATTATGACTTTAATGGAGATAAGGTGAGTTATTTAAGCCCATCAAGTGTTAATCAACCAGACCCTATTGTGGAATTGGCAAATAGACTTGAAAAGGTAAAAGAAACTTGGGGTAAGGGTAGAAAAATGCAACCAAAACTAAGAACCTACGTTCCTATCATAGTTCGTGGTAAGGAAGAAGAAGGTGTAAAGTTTTGGGGATTTGGCGCACGTGTCTGTGAGCAATTGATGTCAGCTATCAATGAACCAGATTACGGCGACATTACAGATTTGAATAACGGATATGATATCACGGTTGACTTCAAGACTGCTGAAGAATTGAAAGCAGATTTCCCTGATACCAAGATTCTTATCAAACCAAAACCACGTCCAGTAATTGACCCTGACCATCCAAAGGCCAAGGAAATTATGGAACTTATTACTAAGAAACAAATAAATATCTATGATATTTATAAGACTTCTTCTTATGAGGAATTAGTGACGGCGCTTGAAATTAAGTTGGAAAGTGAACGTAGAGGAATAGTCTCTGCTTCAGCTCTACGTGGAGCAGAAAGAACTGCAAAAACTCCAGTTGTTACTTCCACTCCTGAACCAGTAGAACCTGAAGATGATACTGTTGAAATTCCAACCGAAGAGGAAATTGCTGCAGCTACAGGTCCTGCTACAATAGCGGAAGTGATTGCTGTTCCAGCAACTCCTGCCGTTTCTCCTTCTGCTCAAAAATCAAAGAAGATAAGTGTGCAGGATTTTGATGCAGCATTCAAAAATATCTTCCCTGACAATAAGAAGTAATTTTGAAATTAAAAATAAAATAACTTGGAATGCTGCATCGAAAGGTGTAGCATTTCAATTATGAATATATTCAAAAACTGGTGGTTTTCGGAAGAAAAAGAAGTTGATAAAAGATTAATGGTATATTCCCCTAAAGAAGATATCACATCATATGAAGTTGCAAAATGTTTAGAAATATCTATATTTTGTCATCAATGCCGTTATTTTTTAACATTTGATAGTTTAAAATCGAAAATAGAATCTTATCCATCGAATGTTCGAAGACATTTTAAAATAGAAAAAATAAAATAAATTTATGTCAAAAGGAAAGTCTGTTCACGTAGAAGGTGAAGTTGACAAAGTTCAAAAAGTTGAAAGAAGTGAACTTGCCGAACTTATTGTAAAAACAATGAATAAGTCACAAACGGATGGTAGTAAAGTGGCTTATTTTTTGGATGAACAGGAAGACCCATCAATGGTGTCTGATTGGATTTCTACAGGTTCAACTCTTCTTGACTTGGCTATTTCGAACAGAAAAAATGGTGGTTTACCTGTTGGAAGAATTGTTGAATTACATGGATTAGAAAGTACAGGTAAATCTCTTATCTGTGCGCATATCGTTGCTAATACTCAGAAAAAAGGTGGTAAAGCTGTGTTTATTGACACTGAAAACGCTGCTGCCCCTGAATTTTGGAAAGCAGTTGGTGTAGATATAAAGGAAATGGGTTATGCTACTTTGTTTACTGTGGAAGAAATTTTTTCCAAAATCGAAGAAATTGTTGGTGTGGTTAGAAAAACAAATGGTGATGTGTTATTAACTATTGTGGTTGACTCCTTATCTCAAGCTTCATGTGAAACTGAAATGGAATCTGCGCATGGTAAAGATGGTTATAATACTTCAAAAGCTATCATCATAAGCAAAGCCTGTCGAAAAATCATAGGTCTTATTGGAAGACAGAGGGTTCTTATTGTATTCACCAACCAACTTCGTATGAACTTAAATGCTGTAAAATTTGGAGATAAATGGGTGGTTCCGGGTGGTAAAGCAATGGGATTTGCAGCGTCCGTTCGTGTTCGATTGGGTAATACGGGCGCCTTAAAGAAAGGTAATAAAATTATTGGTAATAACTGTAAAGCGGTTGTAACCAAAAATCGCATTGGACCACCGAAACGAAGTGCTTTGTTTGAAATTCATTTTGATTCAGGTATTCAAGATTTGAAAAGTTGGTTGGATTTTTTGAAAGAAAATGGGTTTGCTAAAAAAGTTGATGACAAATATAACATAAAACTTTCATTAGATACAGTAAAATTAACTGTGCCTGAATTTGTTGAAAAAATAAATACCGACCAGAAATTCAAGGATGAAGTTTATGATGTTATTGCCAGTGAATATGTTATGAAATACAGAGATCCTAATAGTGTAATTTCAGAAGATATTGAAGTTGATGAAAATGCAGAAGAGGATTAATTATGAAAAATAAATATTTGAATAATCATAAAGTAGAAATTTGTAGTAATATTGATACTGATGCTATCAGATACGCACTACAAAATGATTTGAATACAAAAGAATTGGTAAATTTTTCTCTAAGTTTAGCAAATAATTTAACCGAAGAAGATGTTTTTTGGAAATTGCTTTTTAAGGAAGTTGAGTCACTTAAAAAGTATTTTAAAGATTAATTATGTTATGACAAATAAACCTGATATTTTTTCAATTTGGGAAAATATAAAAGAGGAAAAGAAAAAAGCCCAAGAACTAGGACTGTCGAGTATTACTAAAAGAGAAGTTTTAATAGTAGATGGATATAATACTTTCTGCCGAGCCTTTATGGCTATCCCGACTCTTAATGAAGACGGACTACATACAGGTGGAATGACTGGCTTTCTAAAAAGTGTTGGTTATGTTCTTAAACAATTTCAACCAGATAGGTGTGTTATTGTTTTTGATGGTGTCGGCGGCTCAATGAAACGCAGAGCCATATACTCTGAATATAAGGAACATAGAAAGACCAAAGTTCGCTTGAACAGAATTTATGAAAATACTTCTCTTAACGATGAAGAAATTTCTATGAAAAAACAACTCCAAAGATTGGTTATTTATTTAGGTAGTCTTCCTGTAAATGTAATTTCTTTGGATAATGTTGAAGCCGATGATACAATAGCTTATTTGGCCTTGGATTCTTTCAAAGATTGGAATTCAATTATTATGTCATCAGACAAAGATTTCTTACAGATTGTAAATGACCATATTAGAGTCTGGAGTCCAACAAAAAAAAGGCTATATGGGCCTCAAGATGTATTGAATGAATATGGGATTAGTTCACAGAATTTTGTTTATTTCCGAGCATTGTGTGGGGATGACTCCGATAACATCCCCGGTGTGCGTGGGTGCGGCCTAAAGACAGTTGTAAAGGCGTTTCCTATGTTGAGTGGGGCCAGTATGGATGTTGGTGATTTATACGTTACTTCGGTAGCAAATAGTGGTAAATTGAAGGTCTATGATACAATTGTCCAAAATTGGCAGGATGTAGAAAGAAATTATGCTCTTATGCAGTTAACGGATACTGCGTTAACAACTATGGCCCAATTACATGTAAAGGAAATCCTTGATAATCCCATTCCAAAACTTAATAGATTTGAGTTAGCCAAGTTGATTGGTGAGGATAAAGTTACGAATAATATACCTAATTTCCCAAATTGGGTCAATGAGTGCTTCAGCAAATTGAATAACTTTATAAAAGATTAAAATGGAAAATATTTTTTGTGGTGATTGTTTTGATTATATGGTAAAATTAGATGCTAATTCTATCGATATGATTTTGTGTGACCTTCCATTTTCCATTACCGATTGTAAGTGGGACCAAGAAATTGACTTAAATAGATTGTGGGTAGAATACAAAAGAATTCTAAAACTTCGTGGAGTAGTAGCATTACATTCTGTTCAACCTTTTACTACTGATTTAATTAACAGTAATAGAAAGTGGTTTAAATATAGTTATATTTGGATAAAATCTCAAGCAGCAAATTTTCAGTTGGCAAAGAAAATGCCTCTTAAAAAACATGAAGATGTTTGTATTTTTTATGAAGGTCGGCCTACTTACAACCCCCAAATGTGGAAAGGAAAATTGAAAGGAAAGAGAATAGGTAAAACAGTATATCAAAATAGAAAATCTGATATGTATTTATCTTCCAAACCTGCCAATTTATCTATTGTTAAAAATGACATTTACTATCCTACAACTATATTGAACTATCCTAATGTGTCCAGAAATAAATCAATCCATCCTACTCAAAAACCTGTTGAGTTAGAAGAATTTTTAATAAAGACATATACAAACGAAGGTGATACGGTTTTAGATAATTGTGCAGGAAGTGGAACTACAGGTATAGCAGCTAGAAATTGTAATAGAAAATTTATCTTAATTGAGAAGGAAGAAAAGTACTACGATAAAATAATAGGAAGATTAAATCAAAAATAAAAGCGCTAGATTTTGCTCTAGCGCTTTTTGTAATAAATTTTCTATTTAACCATTCCAATTTTTAGGTGGTTGGGCATATCCACCGGGGAAACTTTGTGGTAAATTCACAGATAATCCTTTATTAAGAGGAATACCCATATTGAGTAAAGCTTCTCTAGAAGCATAATAGATGTCAAATGCTTGAGCTAAATATCCTCTTTCAAATGAAACACTATGAACTTTACTATATTCTTTTCTCCCCCATTCGGTTCCCATATCGAATTTCTGTTTTGGTTGTTCTACTTCAATGTTTCCATGATAAGCAAATAAATCTTGTTCATTACCTGCTGAACAACAATAATTAGCAGAAACATTGGATAACGATGGTATATTACCGGCTAATAATCCTGTTCCACTACCATTATTACAAGTGTAAGTGGCGTTATTCAAAGCAGCACCCGTAACGGAATAGTTTGTATTAATATTACCTGCTGATAATCCTGTTCCACTATATCCTTGATACCACCAAGTAGGCCATGTATAATATGGCCACCACGGATAGACAGCTACAGGCGGATAGGTATTAATGGTATAAGTTATAGATGGTTCTAGTTCCTTTTCATAAAAAAGTTTTATACCAATTATACCACAATTCTTCTCAGAACCATCTTCCTTGGATTGAGCATAAGTGTTTCCGTAAAATTTGTAACCAAATTTAAATATTGCCCACTCACTATCTGAAAACCTAAATCCCTTGATTTTTTCAGAAGAGTAAGGCCCAATAATATAACCTGTATCTGTCTCTGATGCAGTTTTGCCTGTTAAAACATTTAATCCGTCCACAGAACATACTGCAAGAACTCTCTTGTAATGATTATTTTTAATTTCTATGACATATTCACTGCCATTTTTGGCTTCAATGTATGTTTTTCCTTCATGTTGATGTTGTTTACAGCGGTTGCCGTTAACTAAAATATTGAGGTCGAAACTCATATTATATCCTTATCTTTTAATTGTTGTAGTTTTACTTAAAAGCGCCTCATACAGGCGATTTCATATAATACATATTATGATTACCAAAAAAAATAATATTTTATTTTAGAATCCATGAAGAGCTTCTTTTTCACGTTTCTGTTCAATTTTTCTTTCAACTTCTATTTCAATTTCTTTCGTTAATTTTGCTAAATCAGCTAATGCCTTTAGTCTATATGTTAAACTACCACCATGTCTTTCTATATTACCCAATCTACGTCTTTGACGTTCTCTAGAAGCAATGGCATGTTTTAAGCAGTATTCTCTGATGGTAGCAGGTTGTCCACAATCTATACAACGCTTTGCTTTTTTCATTCTTAATCGCCATTTATGTTGATTTGAAATGGGTAAATCAGAAAATTCGTCTTTAATTGGAGGACGACCTATTTCATTAATTATTTCAATTACATAATCATTAAAAGAAGGTTGTTGCTGTTGTTTTTTACGCTCTTTTTGGATTGCATCGTCAACTGCTTTATCAAATGCTAATTGCAATTTATATGTTTTGCTACCAAATCTTCTTGTTTTATAACCTAATGCACGTCTTTGAGCTTCTCTATAAATAATAGCATGTTTTAAGCAATATCTTGCTACAACAGCAGGTTCTCCACATATTATACATTTATTTTCTTTTTCTCTTCTTAGTTGATATTTTCTTTGTCTTGAGATAGGTAAATCAGAAAATTCATCATGGTATGGTTTTCCAGTTACTTCATCAATTACTTCTTTAATAAGTTGTTTGAAATCATTTTTTGTGATAAATGTTTGTTCTTCTAACTCATAACCAATTTTTGCGCCTCTCATCATATCTCGCCTATATTTTTCTCTAGCTCTCATTGCGGGTTTAAGAATATTTTTGAATCTATCGGTTTCTCTTCGCAGTTCTTCTTTGTCTTTTTTAAGTTTTGCACAATCTCTGCAAACCTGCATTTGATTTCCTTTGTCGTCTTTTTCTGCTTTTTTCTTAAAACACTTAATACAAATACCTTGTTTCAATGCTTGAAGTCGTCTAGCTTTAAGTTCATCTTCACATTTTTGACAAAGTTTTTTACCCGGCAGGGGTGGATTTGGACATCTCGCACAAGAACCACGTTTCTTTATTAATTTTTCTCTAGCTGCTCTAAATTGTTTAAGACAATCTTCACAATATATTCCTCTTTTTCCATTTGGTTTTATAATTGCTGGATTTTTACCACATTGAATACACAATCCTTTATTTCTTCTGGCTTGTTTAAGTTTCATTGAGGCAAATTTTTGTCTTTGTTTTGTAGTCATGCCTTTCAAGGCAAATTGTTCTTCCGGTGTTAATTCATACTCGGTGCTTGTACGAAAATCAGGACCATATTGCCTGTTATAAATTCTAACCTCTTTTATAACTTCCCAAATTAATTTATGGAATTCCATTGGTGTCATATTTTATAAATATAATCAGTATTTTAGTAGATGAATTAAAAAAGGATTGAAATGGTATAAAAAGTTTACTATTTAGGTTTATGGTGTAAAGTACACTAACAAATAAAATATATGGAAAATATAGACAATCTTAAAAAATATGGAAGTGAATTTCAATCAAAGTGTATAGCATCATTAGTAACAGACAAATTATTTATAGAACGGATTCTTGATATTCTTACTCCTGATTACTTCGAGTCAGATGCAAATAAATGGATAGTTCAACAAATAATGGATTATTTTCTAAAATATAAATCATGCCCAACTCTTCAAGTATTTGGAATTGAGTCAGAAAAAATTAGAAGTGATGTGTTAAAAGCTGCTGTAGTTGAACAACTAAAGAACGTTTATACTCACCATATAGATTCACCAGATTTAAAATTTATTATGGAACAATTTTTGGAGTTCTGTAAAAATCAAAAAATGAAAAACGCTATTGTATCATCCACAGATTTTCTAAAATTAGGTCAATATGACCAGATTAGACGGGTGGTTGATGAAGCTCTAAAAGCCGGTATGGAAAGAAATCTTGGTCATGAATATCTTGTGGATATTGAAAAACGTATGTCAGAACTGTGTCGTGATACTGTTAAGACCAATTGGGAAGAAATTGATAAGCTATTGGATGGTGGTTTAGCAAAAGGCGAACTGGGATTTGTTGTAGCTCCAGCAGGTTCCGGTAAATCTTGGTTATTGACTAGATTGGGTTCAGAAGCTATGAAAGATGGAAAAAATGTTGTTCATATTACTTTGGAATTAAACGAAAATTATGTTGGTTTAAGATATGATAGTTGTTTTACGGGCATTAATTTTCAGGACATTAGAAAAAATGTTGATATAGTTAAGAATAAAATTGATTCAATTAAAGGTAAATTATTTATCAAATATTTTCCAATCAAGACCATTGCTTCGCATACGATTAAAACACATGTGGAACGTATTCAAATGTTAACGGGGAATAAAATCGATTTAATTATAGTAGATTATGCTGACCTTTTAAGGCCTGCCACGGCAGATAAAAATGCAAATTCTTATAGTGAAGCTGGTTCGGTTTATGAAGAATTAAGGTCAGTTGCGGGTGAACTTCAAATTCCCATTTGGTCTGCTTCACAAGCCCACAGAGGAGCGCATGAAGAAGAAGTTATTCAGGCTCAGAATGTTGCAGACTCTTATAGAAAAATTATGACTGGAGATTTTGTTATTAGTCTTTCAAGAAAAATGGAAGATAAAGCATTAGGCACAGCCAGAATACACGTTATTAAAAATCGTTTTGGAGCTGACGGTATGACTTTTCCAGCATATTTTGATGCAAGTAATGGAAATGTCAAAGTTCTTGACCCAAATACTGCTGCGGGAAGAGAATGTATGGAAAAGATGAAAGACAATGAAGATAAACTCCAAAATTTAGTTAGAGATAATTGGAATCAAATTAAGAAAAACCGACAACAAATTACAGATGATGATTAATTAGATAGCGCTATTTTCTCGTACCTGAAAAAAATCCAAACGCGAAAAAACATCAAAAAATAATTTCGTTCTAATCTCTGTTTTGGAAAAAGGAAATGCTAATTATTCTTCACGTAAAGACTTTTAGGATATATGAATAATGGTTTATTAAAAGTGGTTGAAATTCAATCGCACAATTCTGATTTTGTATTTGACACAATAAAACGAAGATGGGAAGTTTCCGAAGAAGAGTCATTAAGTTTCGTAGAAAGATATCTCACAAAAAGAAATAACGCAAATTGCTTTGTCTCAATTTATGATGATGTGCCTATGGGTATGGAAGCATTTAACATAAATAATGACATAGGAGTAGATTTACATCCTTGGTGCGTAGGATTGTGGGTTCATCCAAAATACAGAGGTCGTGGAGTTGGAAATAAACTTACATTACATATATTCAATTGGGCTAAAAAGCTAGGTTATGAAAAAATTTACTTGGACACTGTTGGTGCTGAATTATATCATTTGAAATTTGGATGGAAAAAAACAGGAATAATTGGCATGTACAGAAATGAGCCAACTGTGGTGATGGAGCACGATTTGATGAATATATGAAAATAGAAGAAAAAGAACAGAAGGATTTTCTGACAACAATTACAACTAAATATCAAGATGTTAAAAAATTGACTACTGAAGAGTATTTCAATAATAATCAGTTTTCCATAGATGCTTTCAGAAAAAAATATGCTATAGATGATACTGAATCATATGTGGATGCTTTAAAACGAGTTTGTGATTATGTTGCATCGGTAGAAAAAACAGAAGAACTTAAAAAGTTTTGGAGCGAGCGATGGTTTGATGAAATTTACAATGATTGGTGGCATCCAGCAGGCTCCATTATGCAGGGTGCTGGAACAGGAAGAAAAATTTCTCTTGCTAATTGCACAACTATTTCTCTTGGTGCTCTTCGTGATGATGAAGAATGGGATAGTCTTGAATCGATTATGAAAAATGCTGCTTATACTGTTGCAAAATGTGCAGCATATCGTCAAGGGCTAGGTGTAGATTTTAGCCGACTTCGCCCTAATGGGTCAAAACTTCTAAATAGTGCTAATAAATCTACTGGCGCTGTTCATTGGATGAAACATATAGATACAATTGGTTATTCAGTTGGCCAAAAAGGTCGTATTCCTGCTATGTTATTTTCTTTAAATATTAGTCATCCTGATATAGAAGAGTTTATTACGGTCAAAAGCGATTACACAAAAATTCAGAATGCAAATATTTCAGTCCAACTTACGGAAAAATTTTATAAAGCTGTAGAAGATGATAAAGATTGGGAATTATCATTTGAAGTTCCTTCTGTTAAGAAAGGTGATAAAGTTTATATTGATGTTCATAGTGCGGATATGGATACAAATCAGGAAAAAGATGGAAGATTTTATAAGATTGCTACTCACGATAAGAAAAAGGAAATTATTTCCAAAGTAGTTAAAGCCCGTAAATTAATGGAATTGATTGCAAAAAACATGTATCAAAATGCTGAACCGGGCATCCAAAATATTGATATTGCTAGAAAATATTCCAATTCAGATTACATGTATGACCCAAAAGATGAATATGACAGTCGTATCATTGGAACAAATGCTTGTTCTGAACAATATCTTAGTCGGGAATCTCTTTGCGTTTTAGCTTCACTCAACGTTGGTAAATTTTCAACTCTCCCAGAAGTTTATGTTAGACAACTTGAAAGAATTGGGATATCGATAAATCGATTTTTAGATAATGTTAATGAATGTGAATTAGTATATGAAACTTATGCAACACCGCACCAAAGATTGGCTATTCAAAAACTTAGAAGAACAGGTGCTGGAGTAACTAATATAGTAGGTTGGTTATTCAAAAAAAATCTTGTTTATGCTACCAAAGAAGCTAATGATGCATTTGAAGAATTCATGAAACTGTTTAATTATTGGTTATATTACAGTTCTGAAATAAATGGGAAAGAAAAAGGTGATTTTGGTTTGTTTGATAAAGAAAAATGGAAATCTTCCCTTTTTGTAAAAAGAGTTCTTGAAGAATCAATAAAACTTAATGAAAAATATAATGTTCCAACCCTTAATGGAAATTATGCTAGAAATGTAACCAACAGTTCTATTGCTCCAACTGGTACGTTAAGTTTGATGTTTAGAGATTTGGTTATGAGTTATGGTATTGAATCTGCCTTCTTTCTTTATTTTTGGAAACGAACAAGAATGGAAGGTTCATATAGATATTATTTCAATGTTCCAAAAGTTGTTAGAGATACGTTTGAAGAAGCTGGATTTCCAATTTCAATGAAATCGGATACTATTCGCGATGAATGGGATGGACGTAATGGAAAATCTATAGCTGAATTTATAGAAAAAAATCTTAATAAAGTGGGTATTAAATTTAAATCTTCAACAGAAATTGACCCAATGGAAAAACTTGAATTTATGTCACAAGTTATGAAATGGGTAGATTCTTCTATTTCAACCACTTATCTTCTTCCAATAGAATCGGACTGGAAATCTGTTTATAAGTTTATTTTAGCTTCACATGATAAAGAAGTGAAATCTATAGCAGCTTTCCCAGATAAAAAAATGTATGGCATTGTATCCAATATTGCTTTCAAAGATTTAGCATTTAAATTAAAATCAGAAAATATAGAAATGCACCATCAGAATTTTTCTGATGATGAACTAAAAGAACTTAATTTGTCCCGTCAGAAAATTAACACAGATTGTATAGATGCTCCTAAAAGACTACCGACATTAGATGCTGATATTTATGTTGTTAATGTAAAAGGAGAAAAATTTTGTATTGCTGTTGGCCTTCAAAATGGACAACCGTATGAAATTTTTGGTGGTCAATTAAACGGTCTTGGTTTGAAATCTAACTTCAAGAAAGGTAAAATATCCAAGGTAAAACATCGCCAGTATGCTTTGGAAATTGATGATATTCTGATTGAAGATTTTAGTAAACAATTTACTCCAACGGAACAAATAATGTTCAGGCTTGCATCCACAAGTTTGCGTCATGGCGTTCCTATTCAGTTTATTGTTGACCAACTTCAAAAAGCGACAGAAGATATTACTTCAATGGGTGCAGCTGCAGCTAGAGTATTGAAAAAATATATCAAGAATGGTGAAGTAGCGAAGGGTCAAGTATGTCCAGAGTGTGGTAATGGATTGGTTTATCTTGAAGGATGTGTATCATGCACAACGTGTGGATGGTCTAAATGTTCTTAATTTTTGTTTTAGGTAAATATTTTTATATTTATAAATGAGATATTATTATAGAAACAAGTAAATTTAAATAAATTTGCTTTTTAGATTGGAGTTATACATAATAGAAATATGAAGAATATTAAATGGGCTCATTTAGGAATTGCAGCCGGCGTTATTGCCGTGTTACCAATTTGTTGGCAAGTCATAACAACTGCGGTTGCCATCCAGCAAACACCACAAACAATAATTGCACTTCATCAAGATATGACCAATAGCTTTTCTGAACTTTCAACCCAAATTAAAAATGTAGATGATGCATCTATTCGAAGAGATAATCAAATTGTAAATGAATTCCACAAAGAAATTGCAGATAATCGAAATGTCGCCAAAACTAATTTTGATAAAATTCTGAAACGCATCGATGGTGATATTAAAATTGACCCCTAAATTAAAGTTGACACAAATATTATATTAGGTTATAATCTATCCATATGCTGGAAGAAAAATATTTTGATGCTAAAAGAGTTATCATCAAGAAAATAGATAAGGCTGTAGCTGAAGAAATAATTATAAAATATCATTATTCACATAAATGGTCTTTATGTCAGATTGCGTATGGAATTTTTTATATTACCGACAAGCAATGTCAATTTTTTAATGCTGTAGAGGAAACTCTTATTGGTTGTATTGTATATGGTCAGCCCGTTGGTCGTTCTGCTGCCGAATCTATTTCAAAGTTAGTTGGTGTTTACGAAGTATTTGAACTTACTAGATTATTCATTCATGATGGATACGGTAAAAATATAGAAAGTTATTCAATATCAAAATCTCTAGAACTTGTTAAAAGAGATTTCCCACATATTAAAGCAATAATTTCTTATGCAGATGGTGAGCAGGGACATAAAGGAACTATTTATCAGGCTTGTAATTTTCATTATCAAGGTAATTCTTCTTTAGCTTTGATGCCCAATTACTCTGTTTCTTTAGTTGGACCTCCTTATAAATGGATTCACTCAAGAACTATTTCATCAACATATGGTTCGCATAACGTTGAATATTTGAAAAAAAAGATAGGTCATACATTCTGGAGAAAAAAAGAATCTTCAAAACACAGATATGTTTACTTACTTGGAAATAAAAAAGAAAAAAGAAAAATACTGTTAAATCTTAAACATCCATTTCAATCTTACCCAAAGAGTACAAATCATACCGATGAAATTGAACAAATCATAGTAAATCCTCTTACAGAAAATCAATTCTTTGGATGAAATATTGATATTTATAAGAGATATGATAATGTCTTTTATTACAGATATGGGTGAGAAACTCAAATTGGTTGACCAAAAAACTGGTAATATTATTGAATTGCCTCAACATGCTTATTGGGATGATTTAGGTAAAGGTAAACCAGAAGTTAAGGAAACAGGTGACAATTTAGAACATCTTAAAAAAAAATATAATGTACCGGACAATCGCATAATTAGAGCAAAGGAACTTACACAAAGTATGAAAGAAGCTGTATCTAGTGAAAATATCAATATTATTGTTGACAGAGAATCGGAACTTGGTTATAGAGTTGTAAATGCTGTTTATATTAGAGGCGGATTTGAAAAAGGAATTGAAAAAATAAAGAAATTATCCAGTTATAAAGGAGTAGTTCAGTTTGTAAATCCAGAAACAGGAGAAACGGTAAAAGGGCCTAAATATGATACAGCAACACAAATTATGAAGGGAAGAAAAATTAGTGATGTATTACCCCGTGGAATAAAACAACAACCACCAACTGAACCAACACAATATGAACCAAGAGATAGAGTTGATGAATTAGAATGGGGAAAAAAACCACAACAATATAAAAGTCAAATTATAGTTAGCAAAAAATGGTTAGGAAAATATAAAGTTACTGCTTATGATGAAAATGGTAATATAGCAGGAAATGGAACAGAACAATATGAATTTGCGTCACCTGACCATGTTGTAGTAACAGTCAGATATTTACAGAAAAAACATCCTGAATGGTCCGTTATAGATTTAACTAAAGAAATATTTATGAATGAAATCACTAAATTTAGAAACATAATCAGAGAGTGTATCTCTGAAATAAAAAAAGAGAACGACCCAAGAACACTTCTTAAAGAGTCACTTCGTAATGTAGTTAAAGAAGTTTTAAAAGAAATAGCGACTGTTTCTAAACCAGAACCAACCGAAGAGGAAAAAACAGACACTTCCAAGGGATATTTCAAAAAATTGAATCAACGTGTGGATAAAACTAATGATAAATTACAGGCTGAACTTGAAACGATTGTTCATGGTATTGACCCTACTTGGGAAGTCTATTGGGATGACCACAATCAGTTGATTGTTCGTGCTCATAATCTTTTATATGTTAGAATTGTGCCAAAATTTGAAAATAATTATGATATTGATGCTATGGTGAAATTGGTTGATAGAGTCCGTGCTATAGCTCAAACATGGGACCAAGTTAAGGCATTTGTCAAAGCTAACTTTAATGATTTGAAAAATCAGACTATTCCTGATAAATTACATAAAAAATCTGTTGATAACTATGAAGATAGAGAAGTAATTAAAAAGGATGCTGGCCCGGAGAAAGCTAAAGTTAATTTTAGATATCAAGACCCAAAACATAGTAGTGTTAAAGATACTAAGAAAGATGATAAAAATTATAATGAACCTCAAACCAAGAGGGCAGAAGATATGCCTGACCAACCAATGAAGCAGGTGACAGAGCCCGGTAAAGACCCGGAATCTAAAAATAAAAACATTACAAAAACTCCTCAGGTTAAACCACCAAAACACAAACTTGACAAAAAATTGAGAGTGAAAGACAAGAAAACTTCCAAATTTACTTTTAAGAAGACAACCTAATAAAACTGCTTAATTATCGCTATAATAAAAACCGTGTAAAAGCACGGTTTTTATTTGCGCTTGACTTTTTATATGGTTGATGGTAAACTGTTGTATATAAATGGAAAATATATTTTCTATGACAAACGATGAAGTAACCAATTACCTGTTGGAATGTGTAAACTTAAAACCTAATGATTTGATTATTGATGACATTCAATGGAAATACTTGGTTTGGGCAGTCATACGGGGGAAAAATATTCTTTTTGTCGGACCAACAAGGTCTGGTAAAACCAAAGCTGCAAAATCGGTTGCAAAAATTTATGCAGATACCAGACAATTTTTTTACTTTAATCTTGGTTCAACTCAAGATGCAAGAGCTACTCTTATTGGTAATACAACATTTAAGAAAGATGAAGGAACAATTTTCTACCCTTCAGAATTTGTCAAAGCAATTAGCACTCCCAATGCAATAATTCTTTTGGATGAATTATCAAGAGGTCATCATGATGCATGGAATATTTTAATGCCTGTTTTGGATAGTACTCAAAAATATCTCAGATTGGATGAAACCGAAAATTCTGCCATAGTGCCTGTTGCGGAGGGCGTATCATTCATTGCAACAGCAAATATAGGCAATGAATATACAGCAACAAGAGTTATGGATAAAGCTCTGACTTCACGTTTCCCTGTCATTGTTGAAATGAAAATTCTTAATGCAAAACAGGAAGAACATCTTTTGGAAGTTCTTTTCCCCACAACTACAGAAAAACAAAAAGAAAATTTTCATTTAATCACAAAAATATCAGAAGAAACAAAATTAGCCTGTAAAACAGAAAATCCAAAAATCAATACTTTTATTACAACGGATTCAGTAATTGAAATGGCAAATTTGGTATTGGATGGATTTTCATTAAATGAAATTGCTGAAATGACAATTTATCCTCTTTATAGTGAAGATGGTGGTCAAGATTGTGAACGATTATTTGTAAAACAACTTACTCAAAAATACATTGATGTAAGTGCTTCAAAAACAACTACGCCAATAAATGACCCAAGACGAGGGGGTAAAATAAGAATTCCTTTTAAATGAGTGAAAATATCATAAAATCGCAAGAAAAATCATATTCCGATTTCTGGTTAAATAAGGAATTATTGTATCAGTATATTCCAAATGGGGGTGATAAATTCTCAATGGATTTGATACAACTTGCAGCTTATCGTAGAATTGTGTCTAATTTTGTATTTATTTTAACTCACTTGGATATTCCTGTTCAATTTTGTTCTAAAGAAAAATCTACACTTAATTTTACAGATGGGAATGTAGTATATTTATCAGCATCTATCCGAAGAAAATCGGATTTTGATTGGTCTGTTGGTGTTGCTTTGCATGAAGCATCACATATTTTATTGACAGATTTCGATGTCGCTAAATCTATATTTGCTAGAATTCCTATTCCCATCTCCCTTTCTTTAAAGAAAAAAGCTAAAGACAAAAACTTATCAGAAGAATATATAGCAAATTTATGTAAATGGGTATGGAATTATGTGGAAGATAGATACATAGATAGTTATATTTTTAAAGAAGCACCGGGATATAGAGGATATTATAAAGCAATGTATGAAAAATTTTGGAACAACGAACCAAATTCAAAGGCTCTAAAATCAGAAGCATTCAGAATTCCAAATCTTTTATCCTATGAATTTCGTGTAATAAATTTAACTAATTTTGATACTGATTTGGATGCATTGCCGGGTTTAAGAGAAATTGCTGAATTAATTGATATTCAGAATATTTTTAGATTAAAAACAACCGTTCAAAGAATTGACCTAAGTTATAAAATAGTTGAAATTATAATTGATAATTTGGAAAAACAAAAAGATGAAGCTAATCCTCATTCTGATAATGCTACTGTTCAAAAAATTCACGACAAACTTTCAACAAAAAATGGTAATAATAGTCATAAAAAATGTAATGAAGAAAAAATCGAACAGTCAAAGAATGAATTAAATACTGTAGAGAAAAACGAAACTTCTGAACAAAATAATAAAAACATTAAAAAAGATTTTAGTGAAAAAGAATTGGAAGGTTATATTAAACGAATTAAAAATGGAGACATACAAATAGAATATTCTCCAGAAGATGCCGGTAATGTAAAAGATTTTTCTCAGGAAGAATTAGAAGAATTTAACAAAAATTTTAATCAACAACGTGATATTCTTAATCACAATTATGATGGTATTAAGGAAAAAGTAACCAGACAACAAGAAGCTATTTTGGATGCTATTGAGAAAGCTGGTATTATTTTAGTACCTGTTGGATTTGGTTTGAATGGTGATTATACTCAAGCTGCGGTGGATTGTATCGTTGTTAAAAAGTTAACAAAACAATTGATTGATTCAGGTCCATCTACTTTTCCATTAGCAGCAAAAGATAGTTCTGCGGCTGGGAGTACAAATGCTCCCCCCAAACTTTATGATAATGCGGTTGCTAAGGGATTTGTGTTAGGAAAACTTCTTGGGAAGAAACTTCAAATAAGGAATGAAGAAATTTTGACAAAATATATTAGAAAACGTTCTGGTAAAATTGAAAGAAGACTACTTTCAGATATAGGTGTTGGTTTTGAAAACATTTTTAACAAGATACAAAATGAAAAGTATAATAAAGCTAAACTTCATATTTCTGTTGATTCCAGTGGTTCAATGCAATCTGAAAGTAAATGGTGCCCAACCATCACATGTGTTGTTGCTATTTGTGTTGCTACCTCAATGGTTGAAAATTTGGAAGTATCTGTGTCATTTAGAAGTACCATGAACACTTCAAATAATGTAGAAGTACCTTACGTTGTTTTGGCTTATGATTCAAAAACTGATAAAATTTCTAAAATAAGACGATTATTTCCATACCTTTATGCTAGAGGTTCGACACCAGAAGGATTAGCTTTTGAATCAATTGCGGAAGAATTTATAATCGGTAAAAAAACAACTGAGAAAGACCATTATTTTCTTAATATTTCTGATGGTGAACCGTGTTATATGATTAGTCCACGAACTAACAAATATGGTGTGGGATTTAATTATACAGGCGAAACCGGTGCTCTTCATACTAAGGCGCAAGTAGATAAACTTCGTTCTCATGGTGTAAAAATTCTTAGTTATTTTATTCAGGAAGATAATATACCAACGATTTTAACAGGACTAAATTTCAACACCATTACAACCGATAAGAAAAGACAGTTGACGTTAAGAGAACTATTTTATATAATGTATGGAAAAGATGCACAATTTATTGATGTTGAGAATGTTATGGAGATTGCTAGAACCATCAATAAACTTTTTTTATTGAGAGAAGTATAAATAGATGTTGACAAAACAAAGAATTTATGATATAGTGATTATAATATAAGTTCTATATTTAATAGAGCACAACAAGAAGGTATAGTTATGAGTATTAGAAAAACACAACGTAAAAATAAAACAAAGCAAGTTATTTCTTGGCCACCACACGATTCATATTTTACTATTGATAGTTTGGTAGAAATAAATCCTCATATGCTTACATCATCAGGTTCAGATATCACTCTGAGAGTTCGATTGAACAAAGCAACAGATGAAGAAGGATTGGTAGCAGTAATAGGCCAAAAAAATTGTGGTAAAGGAAGACCGCAAAAAGTTTGGGCTATGCGACCTGTTAAACAATCTGCTATTGACAAAGCAAAAGCTGATGGCATTTCTTTAGATATACCAAAAATTATGACCGTTATGGAAATTTCCACACAAACAGCTACTCCTGCCGTAACACCCGTTACAAATATAGCGTCAACCGCCAAGACAGTAAATGCTTAATCATATTAAAAAATATCATACATATGAAAAGAAAAAAGATTGCGAAAAAGAAATCGCATTTGATTGACTTACATATGTATGGTATTTTTGATGTCAAGAGAAATACAATAATCAAAATTAGCCTTGACCCAACAGAAATACAAATGGAAATAGCCCTTTCAGGTGGGTTAAATGAAAATCTTACAGAATGTGAATTTAACGTTAAACTAGCTATTTAACTTTTTCCTTTGTAAGTCATAAAAAGTTTGAAGGAATTTTTAACTGCAATGTCTTCTTTATAGTAAAAAATAGTTGATGTTTTACTAATTTTATTTATTACTGCTTGAATTCTTTGATTAGACCCATAGGCCAAAGGCATACCAAATTCATCGTCAAATATCACCGATAAAACAGGACTGATTTTGAAATGATGATAGAAGAATTTATTAGGGTCCAGATAATGATATCTTAATGGTGGTTTTTGATGTAAGCCTTCTCCTTTGATTTCTATATATTTATTTGGTCCTTTTTCAAAAAACATTTGAGAATTCAATTCATAGTAAAACACAAAAGAATTTGGAGGAAGTTTGGTAGATTTTATAATAGCTATTGAACCTATCACAATAGGCATATCCATTTTAGCATCAAACAAAGCATCATTAGTCTCACTAAGTTTAAAACAATGATAATATTTTGGTTTCGGTTGTTTTTTTATAACTTCTTTATCATTGACTTTATTTGTTGGCATAATACAATATAAGTATGAGTGAAGAATCTTTTTTCAATTTTGAACCACGGTCTGATGATATCAAGAAGAAAATATCAGAAGAAAGAAAAAAGATGAATGAGCCATTGGGGAAATATGCAAACAATGACATCGTTAAATCTACAACGGGAGAAGATATTTTTAATTTTGAAAAAAATAAGCAGAAACTTATAGATGATTTGAATTGGTTAAAATCTCTCAAAGTTGAAGAATTTACATTTCGTAAAAAATTTGAAGAAATTCAATTGGTAAATGATTTTATTAAAAAATATGATACTAGAGCAAAAGCTAGAATATGGGAACCGACAAATATCAATGATGAAGAACTTACCATTAAGGAAATCAACATTCTTCAACCGAAAGTAATTGTTGTTGTTGATGAATTTCAAGAACGGCTTTGGACTACTTTGAGAATTTATTGCAGCACAGCAGAATATAACCAAGCACCCGGACGATTCATAAAATTCCTAATGATAGATAATATATCAAATCAAGTGTTGGGTATAGCTTCTATTGCTAGTGATGTTATTTCTATATCTGCCAGAGATAAATTTATTGGTTGGACATCAGAAGATAAATTACAACACAAAATGTTGAAATATTCTGCTATAGGAACTACTATTGTTCCTACACAGCCACTTGGAATAAATTTTTTAGGTGGAAAACTTATAGCAGCATTGGTGACTTCTGATGTAGTTAGAAATGAATGGGAAAATGAAGATTTAGATAAAACAAAATCTAAACCCTGTAAGTTAGTTGGAATGACAACTACCAGCTTATATGGTCGTCCCTCTATGTATGATGCCATGAAATGGTGGAAAGGTGTTGGACTTTCAAAGGGTAAAATACCCATTAAACCCTATGAAGATGTTTATAAAGATTGGCATGATTGGTTAAAGCAATATAAAAAAGAAAAGTATGATGAAGCTATGAAACAGAAAGAAGGCGTATCTGGCCCAGTTACAGGCGCAAAAATGAGAGTATTGTCGATGATATTTGATGCTTGCGACATTAAGCAATCAGAATATTGCCATGGATATGAAAGAGGTGTTTATTATTCGTGTTTTTATGAAAATACAAAAGAATTTCTCTGTAGAAAAATTACAGAGAATAAATTAGTTATGAAACCACTATTTAAAGATGGGGTAAAAGCTATTTTGGAATGGTGGCGACCAAAAGCTATACAAAGATATAAAAAATTGAAAGCAGAAGGAAGATTGAATCCGAACAAACTGTTTTATAATGAAATGGATAGAAATATAGTTTATCCTTCCATGACGGATAAAGAGGCATATAATGAAGTAAAGAAAAAATTCTTCATTGATGTAGGCCGATAATAATAAACCCTATGGGAAGAACATACAGAAAAAATGACAGGTGGAAGAAGGACCGAAGGGACCAAAACTTCAAGAAAAGTAAAAAATTCAAAAAATTTAAAAATGGTAAATTTAAACCATCTAAATTAAATCTGCCAAAAGTAGAAAATGAACTAACCGATACAGATGATTCTATTGATTCTTAAAATTTTAATTTGGATATTACTTTGCGGAATAATATATTATCTACTGTTGCGTATCCAAAAACTAAAAATACGTTTGGATGCGTTCACATATGCTACATTGATATCCAATGGAAAAGATTTGAAAAGTATTTGTGACAAATGTAAAAAATATGGATTAACTAGAGATGAAATAGAATCAGTTGTTAGTGTATATAACTTACATACCAATATAAATTCTTTACATAAGAGTCAAAAAGTGTTAGTGTCATCTATTAAAGAGTTATACAGAGTATTAAGAAGGTATGATAAAAATTTCAGACGACAAATCAAAATCGACATTGGTAAAGAAACGAGGACGGAAGAAACTTGAAAACCCGACAATAAAAGGAATAGGGTTGTTTGACCATGTTAAACATATTCGTTCTATTCAAAACTCCGATTACTTTAAAAGTTTGACTGAATTAGACGTGAAATCGTTTAATCATTTTATGATACTTAAAGCATTAAGTATGAATCCCGCTCTTTTAGAAGATATTTCTACTTTATTCAGATATTTTGATAAAATACCATCACCACAATTTTATCAACTTCTTATCGGTTTAATTCCTCCAGATAAAAGATTTTATCCTTGGGTTAAAGCTAAAAAAGTTCCGTTCAATGTAAAATTGATTGAATTGATATCAATGTATTTTGAAATTTCTCAAAAAGAAGCTGCAGAATACGCAACGTTGTTATTCTCAACTGATAAAGGTAAAAAAGAATTGGAAAACCTTTGTAGAGCTTATGGATTGACGGATAAGGAAGTTGAAGAAATTATGAAAGGATATGATGATGAATAAAAGTATTATAACTAAGAAAATAATAACAGATTCTAAACCAAGTTTTGTAATTAAAGATTCGGGTAATAGGCAAAAATATATTACTGGTGCTCAAAGAGATACGCAAGAAGGAAAAGGTAGATTTGACCTTCTTCCTGTTCATGCTATAACTAGGCTTGCCCAACATTTTGAAAATGGTGCAAAAAAATATGATGCAGATAATTGGAGAAGAGGAATACCTCTTAATCGTTATTTAGATTCTGCTCTTAGACATTTGTTTGAATTTGCTGATGGCGAAAAGGATGAAGACCATGCTATTGCTGCTGCGTGGAATATTCTTTGTCTTGTAGAAACGGAATATATGATTAAAAAAGGTATTCTCCCAAAAGAATTGAATACTCTTAGAAAATTACCAAAAGAAAATTAAATCATGTCTGTTGAAGTTTCTTTTTTTGATATCAAAGTAAAACCTAATTCTCCTGTATATTTGGTGGAATGTGATTCACCAGAACAAAACAAGATTTTCAGAAATACCATTGATAATTTTCACAGTTATGTAAAATATACCGATTCTCCTACACGAAATCTTAGATGGTTAGTCTATGAAACAGAGTCAGGCAATCAAATAGGCGCAATTGGGCTATCTTCTGCTACTATTGCTGTATCAATCAGAGATAAATTTATAGGTTGGGATAATAAAACCAAAATAAAAAACTTATGTAACTTAGCAAATAATTCACGATTTTGTTTAGCTCAACCTAGGATTTCCATAAAGAATGCTGCATCTTCAACTCTTAAACAATTGAGGATTGAGGGAGCTAAACGGTGGAAAGAAAAATATGGAGATGAACTTATTTTATTAGAAACTTTTGTTCAACCTGAAAGAGATGAAGAATATCAAGGAAACAAAACTCGTCGTGGTTCATGTTATCGTGCTGATAATTGGATGGAGTTAGGTCTTACCAGTGGAAGTTCTTTCAAAAAATGTCCATTATTACTATGGCAAAAGGAAACTGGAGAAAGAGGAAGAATTGCAAGAGAGAATCCTAAACTTGCTATGGAAACGTATGGAAATTATGGTGGTAAACAATATATTGTAACTCAATCTAAGCAAAAACTAATGTTTATAAAACCCCTAGTTAAAAATTGGAAAAAAAGACTAACCCAATAGAAGATTATCGTGAAAGTGTAGAAATTATCTGATTGTTGAGATAAAATTGTATTCTATTGTCATTAGTTTTGGATAATAATGTATAAGCAAAATTTTGTGACCTACATGCAAAAGCAGTATAATGCCGTTTACATTGGTTGTATCTATCTTGTTTTGCTTGTGGTGGTTCACAGGCACACATACGGACTAATATATCCATACATGTAACTAGATTTTGAGATTCAGGACACATTCCTGCTAATCCATTTCTTATTAGGAAATTATATAAATCATTGGGACCGTTTATATTCATGTTGAAAATTTAATTAATCCATTAATAATTCCGTATGTTATAAGTGATAAAATACATACTGTAGGGATTAATACCAAAATGTAGAAATCTAACAAGGTAATAGAGATTATTGAGCATAATATTATTGATAACCATACTGATAAGCATAATGGACATGATAACATTTTAGTAATGAAATTATGATATTTTATGTCAAGAAAATGTGGATAATCAATCATTAATGAATTTTCTTCACGCTTCATTGAGTAAAACTCATTTACTTTTAACAATTTTGATAAACCTAGCAATGAACCCCATTCAATTATTGCATCGGATTTTAGCCATACTAACATTATGAGTGTTATTAGATTTACTAAGTAAAATAATTCCATTGTATCAATAAATAGATTATGTGCAATTAAAAAAACTTGTAACGTGAAAAGTTTGTGTTAAAATTATAATTTAAAATATGAATCAACGTTCTCCGAAAGACAAAATAAGGGATTTAATATCAGATTTAAAAAAAGATGCATCTATACCTCAATTTTGTTATAATATAAATAGCAAAAATGATTCTGTGTATTATGGTGGCCCATTATATGATGACGAAGAATTGACAGAAGCTATATACACATTATTATTTGGAAAGTGGTTAGTATCAGGTGAAAATGTGAACAAATTTGAGAAAGAGTTTTCTGTTTATATAAATTTAAAATATTCTCTCATGGTAAATTCTGGAAGTTCTGCTAACTTACTTATTGTTTTAACTCTTAAAAAATATCTCGGATGGAAAGACAATGATGAAATAATAGTATCATCTGTTGGATTTCCTACTACTGTAAATCCAATTATTCAATCTAATTTAAAACCTGTCTTTTGTGATATAGAATTAGATACATTGAATTTTGACATAAATGAGATAAAGAAAAAAATAAACAAAAAAACAAAGGCTATCATAGTCTCCCCTGTATTGGGAAATCCACCCAATATGACAGAATTGAAATCTTTGTGTAAAAATCATGATATCATAATGATAATGGATGGGTGTGACTCTTTGGGAAGTAAGTGGGATGATAAACATTTGGCTGAGTATGGTATAATGTCCAGTTGTTCTTTTTATCCAGCACACCATATCACGACAGGAGAAGGAGGTATGATATCAACCAATAATGAAGAGTTGATTAATTTATCAAGAAGTTTAGCTTGGTGGGGAAGAGGATGTCATTGTGTTGGTCCTGCTAATTTATTAAAAAATGGAAGTTGTGGAAGTAGATTTTCAAATTGGATACCAGAATTAGACTTTATAACAGACCATAGATATTTTTATCCCAATATAGGATACAATCTAAAACCATTAGATTTACAGGGTGCAATTGGATTAGCTCAATTGAAAAAACTAAATTATATACACTCCAAAAGAACAGAATATAAGAATAGAATTCAAAAAATTTTATCAAGGGTAAAAAAATTATCATTTCCAAAGCAATATAATAATGCATATGTATCTTGGTTTGGAGTTCCAATAATTTGTGAATCGTCAGGTGTAAAAGAAAGATTTGTGAAGTATTTGGAATCTAATAGAATACAGACTAGAAATTATTTTGCAGGTAATTTACTTTTGCATCCTGCATATAAGCATTTAGATAACTGGAAATTGTATCCGAATGCTAATATGGTATTGGAAAAAATATTTTTCATAGGATGTTCTCCAACTATGACAGACAAAAATATAGATTACATTGAAGAAGTAATATCAAAATATGAATAAAATAGATTTATTTGGTGGAACAGGTTTTATAGGTTCTCATTTTAAGAAGTTATATGGTGATGATGTGTATGTTCATCCAAGAAATTCTGCCAAACCAGTTACAGACAACGTGTTATACATGATAAGTACCACCGACAATTATAATGTATATAGCGACTTGATGGTGGATATTGATACAAATTTGACTCACTTATTAAGAGTTTTGGATTATTATAGAGATGATGAATCATTAAGAAAAAATTCTATTTTTAATTTTGTAAGTTCGTGGTTTGTGTATGGAAAAATTTATGATTTACCTGCTAAAGAAACGTCTATTTGTAATCCCAAAGGATTTTATTCCATAACTAAAAAATGCGCAGAAGATTTATTAATATCTTTTTGTGAAACATATGATTTGAAGTACAGAATTTTTAGATTATGTAATGTCTATGGTATAGGTGATAAAGACGTATCGAAAAGAAAAAATGCTTTACAATACTTAATAAATGAAATAAAAAATAATAGACCTATACAATTATATTATGGTGGGAATTTTATCAGGGATTATATGGATGGAGATGATATTTGTAGAGCTATTAATTTGTGTATGAACGTTTCTAATGTCAATCAAATCATAAACATAGGAAGCGGAATACCACAAAATTTTGGAGAAATTATACATTCTGTAGTTAAAGAAACCGGTTCGACCAGTTTAATAACTGCTATAGACCCTTCTGATTTCCACAAGCATGTTCAAGTGAAAGATATGTATTTAGATATTACTAAACTTAAAAATTTGGGATTTATACAACAGGTCAAAATATTTGATGGCATTAAAAAGATTTTAAATTCGTAACAGGGTCATGTTTTGGATAACTACCCCATTTATATTTGAAATACTCAAATCCTTCTACTTCTTTTTTTCTTGTATTTTCTGCTTGTTCAGATGACCTAGTTCCAATACTGACAAAATGGTAAAAATTACAGTTGTAATTTCTATTCAAATTCATTTTACATAAATTACATTTTAAGAAAAAGTCCCAATCAACAACGTTTCCACTAGGATATGTTTCATCCCAACCACCAACTTTTAGATAATTGGTTTTGGACATTAAAAACGGCAATGTTGACCCGCAAGAATCAACTTTATTTTGTCGCATTGTAGATTCCAATCTATAAAAATTATTCAAGTCAAATGTTTTTGCATTTGTTCCAAAATCATATTTTATGAACTGCTTGAACATACTGTCATAAGGCTCTATTTGATTTGGACTTACAACATCGGTTTCCTTGTTGAAATTCTCTAGCAAAATTTTATCCCATTCTTTAGGGAATACGTTATCATCGTTGACAACTAAAATATTTTCAAAAGATGCATTATATACTCCAAAATTGGTTGACTTTGATTGTCCATAATTACTTTCAAATATAATTGGAATTATTTGACTCTCATACTTTTTCAATATAGAATTGTTTATATCCAACGTTCCATCTATAACTACAATTATCTCATTCTTGTAAATTTGGCTGCTTAATGCAGACCTGATGCACAAATCAAGATAATCGGGTTCTTTGTATGTTGGAATTATTACAGAAATCATAAAATCTCATTGTCCCAATTTATTAGTGGCGCTAACCAAGGCAAATCGCCATGTGTGGAATAACTTGGAATCGGTGTTATCAATGTTCTTCCTTTGTCTCTTAATTTCAAGAACATTCTGAAATCTTCGGGATAAGAACCAACTGTCCATTTTCTAAGTATAGGTTCATCTTCTCGTAATGTCTTTAATTTAGCTGCAAATGTCATTGTTGTGGAATTGGTAAGTTTCCAATGACAGGATTTGCTTAGAAATACTTTGGTTATTTCACCACCATTTTCAATAAAAGGATTTCCACCTTTATCACCATTCAAATATTTGTCAGGATGGTCATATAAGGAAATATAATCTGTACCTATATCAAATCCTTCTTCCATTATTGACTTTGAATTTTTACGGTGGATATAATCATTTTCAACAAAATAGATTATTTCATCATCATTTTTTTGTTTTAATGCTAAATCTAACACTCTGTTGAAAGTCTGTGCGCTACTGCCCAAATTTGATGAAATAATTGTATCTGCTGAAACTATATCTTGGACCATTTTATAAGTCTCATCGCAAACTCTATCAACTAAAATAAAAAAATTGTTGAGTTTATTATTGAGGAAATTTCGCTTAAAATTTTCGAGACAATTTTTATTGTTTATAAGGGGATGTTTTATTTTCTTATAACCAGCATCACTTAATCTGTAAAATATTATCATAACTTTTATTTTTAAATATCAAATCTTCCTGTAATAGTTCACCATTCAAATAATGAGAATAAGGACTATCAACTACTATAAAATTTATATATTTCAAATAATTTACAACCTCATCTTTTAATGGAGCGCCTTCGTTACAACTTTTTAAGGAAACTTCCAACAATAGATATTTTGATTTTTTTATGGTGTTTATTCCACCTTTTATGATATCTAATTCAGAACCTTGAGTATCTATTTTTATCAAATCGTATGTATCAGTTACAAGATTATCTAATATATTCATTGGAAGATATATAATTTCACAATTTTTATCATTAAAAAATTCTGATATTTCTCTATAAATTGAATTTCCTGTTGAACCTCTTTCTGTTTTATTGATATAGAATTTAACACTTGATTTCTCTTTATCTCCTAATAATGCTATTATGTAATGAATGCCCATACTCTTTAAAGCGTTTTCAAAAAAAGGATTAGCTTCAATCATTGTAAAACTAGCAGCCGGCCATACAGTTTTACATAAATTTGTAAACCATCCATTACTAGCACCAATATCCAAAATAGTATTTGGTGTAAAATTGAATTTATTTTTTATACCGTGTAAAGCACTTAAATCCATATTATACTTTTGTTTTATCAATCACATATTTTACTATATGTTCTGTTGTTAAATTATTTGTTAAATATGTATGTAGTTTATCATTGATTTCGTGATATTTGTCATAATCAATTTCTATATCATTGAAAGTATTCAAGTCAAAATTTGTTATAGCATTTTTATCATTATATATGAATTTATTTTCTAATACAGTTTTATCAAATCCTTTGAATATATTAAAAACTTCTTCCAATGTTTTCTTAGGAAGCTTTTGTAAACTTTGTTTTGGACAATGTTTTATGTCTATAAACAGTGGAATACATTTATTCATTATTATTTCATAATGACGAAGAGAATCCCAAGATGCTTTCTTCCAAGTATATCCAAACATAGATTGTTGGTAATCTTCATAATAAGATTTTTCATCATTAAATACTAATGTTTCTATTATTCCCGGAATATTAGTTCCTATTAATTTATTTTTCTGTAATTCTCCTATATATATTTTTTCTTTTGGTATTGAAAAATTTATAGGAATGACATCTTTTGTCTCATTTTCTATAAATGTTTTAAAATACAAACCTTTATTTAGTAGAGAATAATTCACATCTGATGTATCACTACCATCTATAAAAACTATTTTATTTTTATCATAACAAGAAAATACTAAATCAATCAAATCCAAATTTCTATAAATTGCTCCATAAATAACCAAGTCAAAATATTTATTTTTTATTTTATTTTCTATGTCTGTCCTATCTATGTTGTCGGATTTTTTCACAGTTCCACATAAAGTAAAACCTCTTCCATGAAAAGTATTAATTAGTGAAGATTTATTTATGTCATCATACATATACCATTGCGGATATAAGTCTATTATATCATCACCAAATAGAGATTTCAATCCATGAAACAGAGAATCTGCCATGAAATCACTCATATGAAATTTAAAGATGTATAATATTTTCATTATAATTTACATTATATAGCATATTTTTATTTCCTGTATAGTTTAAATTCTGTTATACTTTGCCATTCTGTTAAGTCACCGTAATATTTTTTGAACATATCTGTTGGCACATGTTTATAACTTGAGTCGTTAAATGGGATAGTGTATGTATAGTTTCCCCACTTTTTTGTAACATATTCAGCATTGTATGTTCTGGTTTCTGATGGAATCGGTGAGTTAAGATAAGTGGATGAATTTCCGTTAAAGTAATGGGGTATGTTTAAACTGATTACTTTTACATCATTTAATTTACAACGGTATTTATAATCATTATCCTCACATCCAGCAAATAAAAAATTTTCATCAAATCTTCCTACGGTGTTCCATGTATCTTTGTGTATTCCATATAAAGAGAATTCAAAAGAATTATCATAGGTTCCACATAATACTTTAGGAGATGTTTGTATGGTTATTTCATTTAAAATTTCTTCTGAAAATCTAGCATCTTCTTCTCCTATTATTATCTTATCTAACTTCATTGTATTAAATGCTATATCACAGATTAAATTCCAACCAGCAGAACAGCAAATTTTCTTTGTGGTAAGATAGATGACATTATTTTTAATGTAATCAGGTATTTTTTGTTGGCCATTATCTATGAAGTACATTTTTGTATTTGGATTATCTTCATGTTTATACCATTCACAAAAATAGTCCACGGCATTATATCCTAATATGAATAAATTATTTTTTATATTAAATTCTCTCATAACATGCCCAAGCAACTTGCTTAAAATCTGTTTTTGTATATTCTTTCAGATTATTTTTGGTTATAATATCTTTTATATTCTCATATCTTATTTCTATCCAACCCCAACCTGAATATGGACCATAATCATGAGCCATTATAACATCTTGTGACTTTAGGAAATCTGCAAAATGATTAAATTCTTTTGGTTTGTCGCCACCGTCACACAATAAGCATACTTTTTTATTTGATGCTAGTATATCTTTTATGTATTTAATCGATGCTTCGGAAAAACAATCGTCATAAATGCCTTTTATATTATTTTTATCAAAATATTCACGCAATCTATCTGAATATTCTTTACTCATATCTGTCATTTTTGTGGTATCATATAAATGGATATCAAATGTATGAATATTATACGAAAGATTATGCTTTCTCTTTATTTCATTTAATATTATCGTAAGACCGCCTTTATTGGTTCCAATTTCTATTACTTCATCAAATTTCTTATCTATCATCAATTTCTCAAAATAATCAATTACAATAAACATTTGAGAAGCAATCCATTCTTCTTTGGAGTTTTTGATTGTAAAACCAAATCCTCCTCCAGTTCCCCATTTACTAATAATTTCTTCCATAAAATATATTTTATTTCATTATTTTTTTAATTTCATCAATAACTTCATCGTCTGTTAAATACGGGTCCAATACTATATGCCTTTTATCTTTAAAATAATAAATAGGTCCAAGTTTCGGTTCTTTTATTTTTTTTATCACTCCATTCCATCCGTATAGTTGAAGGACAAAATCGCCCGTTGTAATAGTTCTGCATCCAACGCCACAAGCCATATTACACAGACCGCCTTCTGCTCCAAGGAAAACATCACAATGCTTCATCAAAGAGCACTCAAATAAAAGAGATTTCTGATTGCCATCTGTAATGGAAATAGTAGATACTTGTGGTGTTTTTGGGGGAAACCCTATTTCAACAAAATTGAATGTGTCAGATAAACAAGATAAAATATAGTTTGTATTTCTGTGTTTTCCACCATAACCGAAATCAGGAACATCAATTCCTAATTCATATTCTTTTTTTGTGAATAGAAAACTTCTTTCAGACCAATTGGCAGCATGTGCTACCACTTTTTTACCATTCTTTCTTAGTTCATCTATAATGTTTTTTGCTACTTCATCATAGGATGAGTCTGTATAGACAGTAAATTCTGTATCTGGATTTTTTACACTAGCCCATTTTTGGCACTCTAATGGTGGTGGTTCTAAGAAAGAAAACGGTTTCATGTTTATTACTTCATCATAATTTTCTAATATGTCTTCGGGAACAGTTGGATATGGCGTTGGAAAAGGAAGTAATCTTACTTTGTCTATGTATGGATTATTAGATAAGAGTCTGTAAATTTGAGGGAAGGCTATCACATACTCTATTTCATCAAATTTCTTTTCTTCTTTTAATTTTTTAGCAATTGAACTCTGGAAAAAGATATCTCCAAAATATCCAAAAGTTATTATCAAACATTTATGCATATGACTTTTCTTCTATTAGATTAGAATTGGTTTTTTCGTTGATTACTCTTTTTATCCATGATCTTGCATCATTATTGATATAAATTGTTCTAGCTATTTCAATAAATTCTTTATCAAATAATTGTTGGTCTTCCTTATATCGTATTTTATCTTCGGCATCCCATAATATTTTGTTTACTGTTTTTAACGAAACTAAGAAAGAATTAATAGTAGGGTCTTCTAAATTAAAAATGGATTTTAATTGTTCTAGTTCTTTCAATACATTTTTTCGTTTTTCTTCGTCGGTTATATTCTCTAATTTAATCATTAAAATAGATATTTTGTCAAGTATTTCTCCATTTGATACTTCAATCTTCATAAAATTAAAATTTTATATTTATATTGTTTATTTTTAACCACTTAACGTTTTCCAAATCTGATTCAAATTTAGAAACATTACAAGAAGAATCATTAATGCCTTTCTTCCGTGAATATTCTCTATTTGCAAGAATAGCTCTATTTCGTAATTCATCGGGGTCATTTTGTGGTGGTTCGCTATTTGGATGATATAGAGAGTAAAACAAACCTTCCTTGTTTCTATGCCATGCGTAACCATTTTCTATCAGTCTGTCTCTTGTATCCATATCGGAACATCCCCAACCAATAAAACATGGATTTAATCCATTCATCTTATAGAATACTTTTCTACTAAATATGAATACCCCACCATAATGTTGACTAGCATCGTATTTAAAATGTTTATATCCACCGGGTATTTTAGATTCATCTAGTTCTTCACCATTTTCATTTAAAAAAATTACCTGCCTCACGGGTGACATGGGCGTATCTTCGTTTGGTAAATCATAACTTACATTATCAGAAGGAACATAATCTACATCGTGGAATATTAATGTATCACCAGTGGCAAAAGAGGCACCTGTATTATATAACGCATGCTTCTTGAATATTTCTTTGTCATCTTGTTCACATATGATTATTTCATAATTTTTATCTTTAAACTTAGTCTGAAATACAGGTAGAATAGTTTGTAAATGTGATTCCCTGTCCCTATATGAAATTATTATTGAATATTTGTTATTCATACTTCTTGTTTATCATTTTATTCAATTCTTCCACTCTATCATATTGGTGAATAATACAATATGGTTCATTATTATTTCGACAATAAATTATACCATCTTTGATTTCAGATATGTTGGACAACTGATTGATTTTTGTTCCTATTTGTAACGCCCAAGAGTCTTTAAAATTAACGACTTGGCAATTATCTTTCAAAATACCTCTTGTTAAAATATTAAAAGATGGCTGATCACAATGACCAACCCCAACCGACATCAAATACATTATTAAGCAAAAATCAGGCATTAATTTGGCATCACAAGCAAAAGTTCCTACATTACATGCTTCTTCATATTTGAGAAAATATTCATAAAGATATATCCCAAAATTTTTAATTAGGTTATCTTTATTCCACGGTTCTGATTCATAAGTTATTCCTTCGGATGGAACCAATATAGGTTTATTACAATTTTTAGTTAACCAATCGCTGGGATTAATTTGAAATATTATATCTCTACTATCGGTGTTTATGACATATCTATACAAAATTTGGCACTCTTTCAAATATTGCCATATATGGAACAAACGAACGTTGTGTATCAACAAATGTGAATTTTGAGGCGTCACCAAACCACTATGCCATATGAAGTTTGTACCAATTTCATTACCTCTCATATCAGATGTAGGTATTAAGATATTTTTTACATTCAATTCCTGTAGTTTCTGAATATATTCGTGATTATTGTTTTCAAAATTGTATGCAAGAATAAGAATATCTCCTGAATAGCTTGTATCTATTAAAGAGCGAATCCAATTTCGAATTTCACTCCATTGATAATTTTGGCTTATTGTAGTTATTACCAAATCCTTCATAAACCTAACGATTTTATTATATTGTTTGTAATATTTGGATATGATAGATTTTTAATATACCACTCTCTAGCATTTTTAGCAATATAATCTAAAAATTCATTATCCTTGATAACTTTCTTATATTTTTCACAAATATCTGATGCAAGTTTTTCTGGATTTTTATATCTAAATTTTTCATCAAGTTCTGCATCGACAGAAATATAATGGTAATCAGGTATCAATGGGTCAAAGTTTTTTGTTATATATTTTGGCCGTATTGTAGGGATACCAATTCCATATAGTTCAATATCTCTGAGGCAATGGTCCCCGCATGTATAACCACCACCAACTCCCGAACAAAGTATTAATTTGAAACCCAAACATTCATTAATATAACTGTCAAATGGCGTAGGAAAATTTCCAAAATGAAATTCGTGTTTTAATATTTGTGATATGATTTTTATATATTCTCTACATTTATATTCTACTTGAGAAGGATTTTCATATATTGACCCTCGCCAACACAAATTATTATTCAAATCGGTTGATTTTCTATATTGTTGTATTGCTTCATAATTTGTTATTCCAAATTGCCAGAAAGTTTCAGGATACGGACCCGGATTTATATTTTTTCTTAGATTACTATCTTTTATTGTTTCATCCCATAATGTTTCATTATATTGTCCTATTGAAGCTCCTATAAAATTTTTTGATTTAGAAAGTTTAACAGATAATGTTGGAGCATCCCCAAAATCATAGGTTTTGAAATGCTTTGTATCATTAAATTCAATAATAGATATTGACCCTTGATTTATTAAAACTTCACAGTCATTTTTATAAGTAAACTTATCGATTCCGTCCAAATTTTGCCAGTTTACTTTATACCCCTTTTCTTCCAGATGTTCTATAAACTTTCTAGTAGAATATTGGTCAAATCTTTCATCTATTATGCTTCTATGAAAGGTATATAAGTTTATAATATTAGTTTTTTGATTGTATCTCCTTAATACCTTTTTCCATGTATCTGTTGCTTTTTTTGTTGGGTTATAAACAGCCCAAGGCCTACTAAAACCGCAATGTTTACAAAATACAGAGAATGATTCAATCATTTTTTCAAGAGTTACATCCTTCAATTCAGTAGCAACTGGAGGGAAATTAAATACACGAGATGCAGCTGCAGCATTTGTACACACAAAAAATCCCTCAGAGTTTAAAGCTTGTCCACAATCAACAGGACTATTACATCCGAGGGTATATGGTTCATCCATATCTTCTGGGCTATAAAGATGTGGTAAATGTTTAATACTCTTTGCTATATATGGTGTCTTATTCACTGTAAAAATTTCGAAGTTAAATTCTTTAACAATTTCTATTCCTTTTTTTACTTCATCGCCATATCCGCCTGTACACAAAATTAATTTTACATTAGGATTTGATTCTGCTTTATAGTCTGACAGTATTTTGCATATTTCTCTTAATCGAGGATGTAAAGCAGATTCTCCACCGTGAAGAACCAACCATTCCCATTTCCAATTTAATTTTTTGGAATCATCCACTAATTTTTGTATTTGTTCCACGGTCATTTCTTTGTTGGTTGGAGCTTGCCACGTTAAACTTATACAATTTGGACATTTTAGTGTACACCTATAGGTAAGATGAATTTCTAAACGATTTAGTGTTGGAACACAATTTAATCTAGCAGTTGGTCCCATATAGAAATTGTTTGGTTTCGTTGGGTCATTTGGAATAGCTGGCATATATTTTTTATGTTAAATTTTTATGTTAAAAAGATTTCTTTGTATTTATTAATGACATTTTTTTCATTAAATCTATTTGAATACATATCCCAATTATTGTTTTCAATAAAGGATTTATTTATACTATATAGTGTATCCATTAGTTCTTGCTCATCTTTATATAAAATTGCTTTCTCTCCTAATATTTCTATATGATTTTTATCATATGTTGGGTCGCCCTCTCCTGTCCAAGTAATGACAGGTTTATTAGCAGCAGAAAATTCTCCACATGCAAGTCCAAATGTTTCTCCACCAATTCTTCCATGTAACATAACATCACATGAATGAATAAAATTAAATATTTTTTCCTCTGTTCCTTCCCACGGTAAATAAATTATTCTTTCGTGTTCATAAAATTTATTTGTAGCTAAAAATATAAAATATATGTCCTTACGAAAATTAAGTATTTGTTTAACACAATTTTGAACAAATGGTACATTAAAACTATCATATCCTCCATGACGACCAACAATAAGAGAATCGTCTGATATATTAAGTTCCTTTCTCAAATTTTTTGTTGGATTATAATTTTTAACAATATGAGGAACATATAGTGTTTGCCCAAATTTTCTAGCAAGATATTCTGACACACCAGCATATACAGTACCATGTGGTTCATGCATAAGAAAAACACAATGAACTCCTGATTTGCAATTGAAAGGAACTATATTGTCATATTGCCCGGATTTTATTAGATGAATAAAATCTATGTTATTTTCTTCTATAATTTTTTCTATTAGATAATTGGTTTCTATTTGACCTTGTTGAGATTGATTGTGTATTGGTGGTCTGTCATAAACAATAACTTCAAATTGAGATTTGAGTTTGTCTAGCCCCTCATTTTTGTTTTGAAGTGATGTGACAAAAATAATATCATGTTTTAGAAGGTTTCTTAATCCTATACCATAATCGTATGAAAGTCTTGTAGAACCTCTACCATCAAATTGATTACAATGTATTACTATTTTCATACTTTACCTCAAAACTGAACCTATTACATTATTAAATTTAACTCTAGTGTTGGTTATATTAACATTATTTGTAATATCTAATTTAAATTTTACTTCCTGCTCAACAATATCCCTACATTTTACTATTTCTTCTGAATTTATAAAATCTGTAAATACATAAGACTTATAATTTCTCGGTATTCCTTTATAAAATTGTGAAGTTTTTGAATAATCTATATTTATAGAATACAATTTATCTTTTGTTTTCATTGCTTCATATTCCCATACATCATCATATTTGTGCGTTGATAAATCATAATAATGACTTCCGGGATATGGAGTTATTATAGACAAGTCCATATCTTCTACTTTATTGGTTATTAACCAATCTTTAATATCTAATATTGATTTTTTTGTTTCACCGGGATGACCACAAGACATCAATGCTTTTATTTTGATATTGTATTTTTTGCATAGACGCACAACATTCTCATTATCTTCTTTATTTGATTTTTTGTTTATATTTACCAAAATTCTATCATTGGCAGATTCAAATCCACATAATAACCATCTGAATCCACAAATTTCCATTAAAGAAGCTTGTTCCTCATTAAAAAGTTCAGATTTTATAAATCCTCTAAAAGTAAATTTTATATTTAATGTATTTTGAAATTCTATAAGTTTTTTTAACAGTAATGGTAGATTCTTATTGACATTTAATTCATCATCATAAAACATAAATGATTTATAACCATACGTCTTGTATAAGAATTCTACCTCTTTAACTACAGAATCTACTGACCTATTTCTGATTTTTCTTAGGTTATTGCTAAATCTTCCACAACAAAAAGCACAATTAAACGGACATCCTAGTTGAGATATTATGCTAGTACAAGGTTCTTCATCTATAAAAAAATGATATGATTTTAAATCAACCAAATTCCTATTTGAAAATGGTAATTTATCTAATTGAACATTAGTTAAAAACAATCGTTTATCTGTATTAGCGTCTATAATTTTGTTATCAAACAACTTATTATTTAAATAATTAAGTATTGATAATTCTCCATCTCCAATAAAAATCGTATCAAAATTATTTAACATATGATTCTTATTAGTTTCTATTCGTTGATTTTGATTCTGTGGTGAAAAACACGATGTAGCATGTGGACCACCCAATATTTTTTTAACTTCTTGAGGAATATGTTTAATTAGTTCTATAACGTGTGGATATTGTGGAGTGCTGGATGTAAATCCGATTATATCAAACTTTTTATGATTTAATACAATAGAAAATGTTTCTTCATAATTTTCTATTCCTGACAAATCTAAAACATTAATAGGATATTCTGTATAAGTTTTTGTAACATTAGCTACACTAAGTATTCCAAGATGTGGCAGTGACTTTTCATCAATTAAGAATGGTGACGGTGGTATTACAAATAAGATGTTCATTATTGGATATCCTATATTACATTATGACCTTTATTATCTTCAACACTAAACAGTTGATTATATCTTAGATTGGTTTGTATTTGTTTTTCTATTGTTTTGTCATGATAAAGAGCTAAATCTTCATCTGCTGGTAGAAAAGCATATTGGTCATGGCCAACAATTTTCTCGTGTAATTTTCTATCCCATTTGATTTTTTCTGGAATTCTTTTGTAAATACGACTTTGAAAATCAGGCCAATTAACTATATATCTGTTTTCACAAAATGGAGAAAATGTTAATCTCCATCCCCATTGTTTAGCATGTTCAGTTGTAACGCCTCTAAAATCATTAATTCTTGGAACGTATATCAATTCCACATTTAAATTAGTAGAAATGATGTCCCTCACGTTGAAAATTAATGTTTCAGATGGTAGTTCATCTCCGTCAATTTGGAAAACCCAATCACCAGAACATTTTTCATTTCCATAATTTTTATGTGACCCATAATCATTATTTAGTAAATGCTGAAATACGGTTATTTTTCCCTTAGCTTTGTTTATAATTTTTTTGGTTTCTTCATTATCTGAAAAATCATCCAATACAACAATTTCATCATCATCAAACTTATTATTTATTAATCGTTCCAAAAGTTTGATTAAAGTATCGGTTTCATTATGAATAGTAACTAGGTAAGATATTTTCATAGTACCGAGCTAGTTACTGAATTGGTTGCTTCAGAACTTGAACTTGTTATTGGTGAAGGTGGATTTATAGGTTTTAATTTCGGTAATTCTATCTTTTTCAATTTTGGTAAAATTAGCTTTTGTTCTGTAGCAAATTTAGGAACGTATTTTTCCAGAAGTTCGTAAAATCTTTTATCCATAGCTTGAATAGAAAATTCTTCAACATTTTTTTTGCGAAGTTGTTCAGCTTTTTCAAGGAATGCTTTATAAAAATTAAAACAATTTCTCATAGATTCCATTGCTTTAGGATAATCAACTGTAAACCATGATGATTCTTTAATCAGCCATTCATTTGCGCAATCTTCTGGAATTTTTTTTATTTCACCATGTAATAATTTACAAAATTTTGAGTCAAGAAAATCCAAATGACCGCTCCAATTAGAAGCTAATACAGGTTTACCACTTAAAGTAGAAAGCAATAATGGAAGACCAAATCCTTCACCATGAGTGAAAGAAATATGTGCTTTAATCTTTGGATGATTATAGAGAGCATTCATTTCTGATTCCGTTAATTCGCCATATAGAATATAAACGTTGGGAAGGTCTTTGGTATTTTTTTCCTGTTCAACTATGGACCTAACGGATTTTAATCGGTTAATCATATCGTGTTTATCCATGTTACATATTGCTGCTCCATTAGTCTTAATAACCAGAGCTGGTTTTCTTTTAGGTCCCATATTGGAAAATGTTATTAAGAAGGTTTTAATCAAATTACCAATATCTTTTCTGTCATTAAACAAACCACCACTTGTCCATTGACCAACAAAAAGAAAACAAAAATCTTCTTTAATAACAGACAATTCTTCTTCAATTCTTGGTTCAAATGATTTGTCATTTCCGTAAATTGATGTATCTGCTCCCCAAAATAACACTTCTATTGGTTTTATAGATTTTAATATTATAGGTGATTGGTTTGGTGCGGCTGGTTTTTGATATAATGGTTCTTCAAATACACTTTTAGCATGATTTGAAGTAACAATATTAAAATTCATTCTATTCAATCCTTCAATCCAATCTGTTCTGGCTAAGGTCGTCTCAATACCAGCAGTTATACCAATATTATATTTTGCTGGTGGTTGAAATTCATTAGGAATAGAACACTGAATAAATAATTCTGGTTGTTTAGACAATGGTTGTCTAACAATTCTTTTGTATAATTCTTGCTCTGCAGAATCAGTTACATCTGAAAATAAATATTTTCTACTGCAATTACCCCAACGAGTAGGAACTATCATCAAGTCATATTTGTCATATCTGAGCAAGCTTTTAGCTAAGGCTAATCCCAGATCACCATAGCCTGACCTAGTCCAAACCGGGGATTGAAAAATACATATTGGTTTGTTCATATTATGATACTCATTTCTCTCTTTCTTTTATCATGGTTTCATATTTTTTTGGAGCGGGGATTTCTGATGCTCCTGTTTTCTTCCATCTATCCATTAAATTATTAGCTTCTTTAGGAGATTCAATTTTTTTTTCTGTAATATGAATAGTATTGGTACCACTGCTGCCAAATCCACCAGAACCACGTTCGGTAGTTGTCAAGTCAGCAACTACAACCCAATCAATGGGGTTTGTTACTTCTGACACAAGTTGACCGATTTTGTCGCCTTTTTTGTAGATTTTTTCCATATTGATTTTACCTCTTAAAGTTTTTCTTCCCCAACCAAATTCTTTTGTATTTACAGTTTCATTAATTGGAACAACACAAGAAAACATGTCATCCGGTTGCCAGATATATTTAAAACAAAGAAGTAATTCGCCTCTATAATCATTATCAATTAACCCAATACTGTTTGCTAGAATCAAATTATATTTTCTCAAGCTTGAACGTGGAAAAATAAGCGTATGATAATTTTGATTGTATGTGTCTGTTTGTGGAGAAATGAATAACCCTGTTTTATATTCAATATAATCTATTGATTTCCAATCATCTCCGTCTTGTTTTCCAATAATTTTGGGGTCTTCCAATGCTATAACGTCATAGCCAGAAGATTGTGAAGTAGCTGCTTGAGGTATAACTAAACCATCTGAATTTTTAACGTGTATTTTCATGTAACCAATTATATCGTAAAAATTGGATTATTCAAGTTTCTATAATTTTATTTCTAAAAGGTCTATGGTTGTAGATGATTTATCATATATGATAATAGGTAATTTTTTGTTACTAATTCCTATTTCTTTTGACATTTCATCACCTATTTTATTGGCATATTTTTTATAATCTTCCTGTTTTCCGAAACGATTACTATCAAGACCTATCAATAAAACCGTCTTAGTTTTGGGTTTTATTTTTTTCATATATTTGCACTTTCTATTTGTTGTTTAATTTTTTCTTGGTCAAATTTGGGAATTTCAAATCCCATTCCACCCGGCATCAAATTACCTACATAATCATTTTCGGTAAAAATACTAAAAGGTTTTACGGACTTGAAATTATTCAAAGTATAATCCATACATTTGATAAATTCATTACACATGTTTTCAGAATTGATACCACCTTCATTCATTGCCCATCTTCTTCCTTCTTCACCACATTTTGTTCTTTTTTCATCTCCCATCAAATACCAGTACATTAATCCTTCAGCCGCATCTTCCCAACGTGTCATATCATCAAAAATATATGGTGTTGGAATAGAACCCTGAATGCATTGAACGAGTGGATATACAGGATACGCCCATATACCATGTTTCTTATATTTACCTATATTATTAGAACCAAAATGTAAATCAAATTCTATGGGTGAACCATCATCCTTGGTTTGCCCTATTTGGTCTTGAAGTCCACCAGTTACAGCTGTAATAATAGGTGTGCCAGCCATAAGTGATTCTGCAGTTGAAAGACCAAATCCTTCATTTGATGACAGATTAATAGTGACATCAGCAATGTTATATAATAAGTTTAAATCTTCTGGTGGATATTTTGCTGTTGAAAACATAACATCATAGTTTGGACAGAAGGCTTCTTTAACGGCCAGCAAATCTGTTCCAGCTTCTTGACGAACTTCTGTATGTAATATCAATATACATTTTTCTGATTCTTCTTTTGGAAGATTGTCACAAAATGCTTTATAGGCTAACATGATATTACTTGTTCTCTTTCTTTGAACATTTCGTGAATTGTAAAAGATTATGAAGTTATAATCCTTATTATGAAACATATCTTTGCGTCGTTTTTGTAAATTGGTATCATCTTTTGGAAGAGGATGGAATATTTTACTATTAATTCCATGAGGAACATAATGTAATACAGTCTTATTATCTGTATCTTTAGAATCGATGGTGGAAACTTTATCTGGTCCTAACACCCATTTGTTTATGTTATACGTTTGTTTGCTGATTGACATTAATAAATCACATGATTCGTAGTATGGTCTGTTGTACATTGGAAATGGGATATCATCCCAAATATTCAAGTAAGTTAAGGGCATTTTAGAACGAATTTGCCTTTCTATAGCATATAACCATCCCCAGAATCTTGGATCTGTAAAATGAAGAAGTGCATCAGGTTTTTCTCTCTCAACAATACTAAATAAAATTTCTTCATTTCCATAACCATCAACAGGATATAAAGTTACTTTTGCATCTTTAATGCCTGAAATTTGTGCGGTAGCTGCATCCATGTTGACTATTTTACCTTTTTCAGGATGTTGAATTGCACCGGCAATCTGAACCCAATCATAATGTTTGACGGTCCCTAAAACGACTTCTCTTGTCATAGTAGCCACACCTGAATGCATCCTCAAGTCATCGGACAAACATATTATTTTTGGTTTAGCCATAATGATTTTAAGAACCAAATGAACCAGTAGAACTTAGAACAGGAACAATATAATTGTTTATAAGTGTTCTGAATGATGAAGAAGAGGAAGTATCGCCTACATAAAGGTGTACACATTTCTCAACGAATGTTTGAAGGGTAAGATTATTTTGAATACCTAATATCTTAAAAGAATCATAAAGGCTCTTTTCAATCTTTACCGTAGTAGCTGTTTTTGTTTTCATATGTATGTAAACGTTTTTACGTTTGACTATACATATTAGTAATTTTTGGATATGATAATTTATATTTTGGGAATGTGTTTCCACATTCGGCCTTTAGCAATCTTACATACTAATCCTCTGGAAATATTGAATTTTTGACCTATTTGGGAATAAGAAAAATTGTTCTTTTTTATAAGTTTATTGATTTGAATAACTTTTTTATCATTTAATTTTTTAACAGATGATTTCTGTTTTTTAGAAGTAGATTTTTCTATATTTTCTTTATGTGTTATGTATTCAAGATTTTTATAGAAATTATTTCTTGAATTTTCATCTTTGTGATTTATATCAAATGAATTTTTACATAAAGGACAATATGAATTGCCTGAAAGAAATGCATCGGCAACAAGTTTGTGGACATTATAAGTTTTACTTTGACCATCTTTACATAAAGTGATAAGAGCGTAATTACCTTTTGAAGATTGTTTTAACATTTTAGGTTTTTTGTTGGCCACGAGTCTGTGAATATAAGAAATTCTTTTTATGTTTCCTATAGAGGAAACTTGATACAGACCCTCATATCCCTTTACATCTTTCCAAATCTCATTCATAATACTAACATTACAGCATTATTTATTCGATTGTCAATTTTATATTCGTCAAATTGAAAAATTGCTTATTTTATTCTTTTCGGATAAAGCTTTGGTGGCAACTTATTTCTGAGAGCTTTTATATTACCACGAAGAATATAAGCGTATTTATGAAATCCTGTTTTGGATTTACCAAGATATATTGCGTTGGTGGCTTGATAAACTGTTCCAATATGACCAGCTTTTTCATTGGCATTTGTTATCACCACTTTTACGTTGGGTTCGTCTTGTTTTAGGAGTTTTAGTGTTTGTGCGATAACATAAGATTCCAGATTAGGAATACCAACGTCAGCAAGATATAATCTTTTCAAATCCAACACTTCTCCCGACATAGCTTCTGGGCTTAGAAATTTTGAAGCAGAATACATTGGAAGTCCATATATAGCCATCCCAATTGCCATCTTTTGTTGGCCATGAGGATATTTGTATCTCACGACATATATTCTTTTGACGCGAGCTGGTATAGTATGAAGATAATGTTTCTTAGCTAGTTGTATTATTGCTTCCCTTGTAGCAGGAACAACCTCTACTTCATCTTGTAATCCTTCAATAATAAGCTTTTTAAGATTCATACCCTTTCATCTGTTGTTCAGAAGTTTGAATAAGTTTTTTGATAATATCTTCTGCTTTACCACCACCCAATAAAACCTCTTTTATATGTGGTATGGATAATCTGTAAAAAAGTTTTTTAACAATAGGGAGATATTCTATTTTATCTGCTGGTATCAATTGTCGGAGTCTATTATCCAAACCCGGACCTGCTAGAAATTGTTTTAATTCATCACTCAATGGTTCCACATCCAATTCTTTTTGAGAAGCAATATCCATAGAAAGATACTCACCTATACCTTTAACTAATTCATGAATCAATAATACAAAATTTCTTCCTCTAACTTTAATAGTATATTTGTCACCTGTAGGAATTATTTCTTCACTTCCAACCGCAGCAGTATCTACAAACATTCTAGTAAATCGTATTTTGGGTAATCTATAATTGAGAACCAGAGATACAGCCGATACAAGTCCATATTTTTGTGGTAAGGTTCGGTCTATTTTTTGTAATTCCTCATTTACTTCATTAAAAAGGAAAAATTTGTTAAGAGCATCTCCTTGAGTGATATAATTTGCCAAAGTTCTTCTTAATTTACTTTCAATGTCTCCCGATAATGCTGAATAAATTTGAGCATTAAGATTTTCAGCAACAGTCAGTTCATTACCCATCATTTGGTTCATTTCATCTTCAGCAATAGCATTTGTCAAATCAGCAGAAGCTAGTTTAACGTCTATAATGATTTCTCCCGACTGAACAAGTTGTTTTATGAATTTATACTCTCGAAGATTTAGAACCAAATTGACGGCAAGTTTTTCAAGTTGTGATTTTCTATTTCTTTCTATATCTTCAATTTGGATTGCTGTTGTCATAAGTAATTCCAACATAGATGGTAGAGTTGGAAACAATCTTTGAAGATTTGCTACAGGTTGTTCGACATAATGAGCAAGTCTATCTACTGCTTTACGATAACCTTCACTTGTAATAATTTCAAGGTATTTATCTGCATTACTTCCAAGATTTGGAAATATTGCTTCAACATAATCAGTTTCATTTTCTATTGCTGCTCTTTTTTCAGGATGAATGAAATCTGGGTAGTCTCCAATATTTATGGTTTCTTTTATACCTTTTCTTGCGTTTATGAATAATTGAACATCGTGTGATAAAGCTTTTGGTTTAGGACGAATGCCCGGTCTTGTTGGTTGAAGTGGATGGGGTGTTTTTGGAGTAGGCGGCTGAATAGGAGTAGGTTGTCTAACTGGAGATGGAGCAGGTTTAGTTGGTGGTGGTGGTGCAGTTGTTTGTTCGTTGGGTGATAAAGTCTCTTCAACTACTAACTTGATTATATTCCTCAACTGACTTCTTTTCATAATATGTACATATAACATGAAATTGTTTGAGTTAAAGTCATTGATAGAAAGCATCGTTTCTGAGGAAATAAATAAAGAACAGTTAAACTCTGTAGCTAAAACTTTACATATTCCTGTTGGTAAATTGAACGCATGGGTAAAAGGTGTTGACCCTACTTCAAGGCAATCTTTTTCTGTATGGATACTTCGGATGCTAAAAAATCAACAAATAAGATTTGAAGACAGTCTTAGAGTAGGAAGTGCTATAAACCGATTTATTCAACTTAGAAATGCTAATAGGATAGAAGACATAATGAGATTTCCAACAATTCATGAATTGGAAACAAGAATGGACCAACTAGAAGGTCAGGGTTCAAAAAGACAGGGATTTGCTGGGGTAAATCCATTAACTCTTCCGGGAGTTGAAATATTGGAAAAGAGACCTGATATAACATTCTATAAGGTAACTAATCCAAGTTCATTGGCAAAAATGGGAGAGGGAACAAAATGGTGTACTAGATTTTCTTTTAATAAAAGTATAAGTACTGCAAAAGGATATATAGATAGATACGGATATTTGGTAATTGGATATAAAGATGGAAAACCTTATGTTCAATACAACCCCGATTACAGTCAAGTAATGGATGTTAATGATGTAAGTTTTCATCATGTTAGTAGAGAAATAGCAAAACAATTAAATCTTCCACCACCAGAAATTATTAAAAGACCTCTGCCTAAAATAGACCCAAGTAAATATCCACCACTTCGTACTACAAAAAAAAGAGAATTTAAACCTGAAACTCCTGCTCAAACTAAATTAAGAAGTTGGTTAAAATTTACGACTCAACGAAAACCAGAATGGGAAAAATTTATTAAATCTAAATCTGACCGCAAGAGTACAAAAGGAAAAGATATAGATTATGAACAAAGGGTTGCTAGAGCAATTACAAGAAGTACTCATCCATTTCATATTGACCGAGTAATGTATTATTTTGTAGATTATGCTAAAAAGGAAATTCCCGGAGAACGTTCTCCTGTAATAGAAAAAGCAATATTGGAAAAAGACTTTAAACCAACTATGGTGGCAGGAAAAGGAGGACGTGGTTCTGGTTCAAGAACTCGAATACCCGGTATTGATGGCATAATATTTTATGTTAAAAATAATATTAAATCAAATTGGCCTGAATTTGAACAAAAAATACAAAATGATGCAGCCAATTCTGTAAAATATTATACGAATACTGGATTAAATCCAGATAATATACCTGATGGAATAGTAAAAGATATGGTATTATTTGTAAAATTTATCAAGGATAAACACATTACACCATCAAAAGAAAAATTTGAAGCATCTATAGTAGATTTCATTTCAAGAGCAAGAAATCAGTTTAAATATGGTCAATTTTCTCCTATTTTATATAATGTTATTATTCCATACATGGAATTGGTTAAAAAACCATTAATAAGAATTGTTGGTTCTAAATTATACAACATTCTTACACGTAGTAATGCAACATTTAGGGGTGTTGTAAAAAGAACGGAAAATGGATTTTAGAGTTAATCACGTTCTTCTTTTGGAATATCTGAAATTGCGTTACAATTTATACCCTTATGGGGACAATAACGGCAATTCTTTTTTCCTTTTCCGGGATTTTTTAAGTAAATTTTGGAATCCTCTATAAAATTACCCTCGGGTGTAAAACATTCCGCAACAAATTCAGCAAATCTATTCAATGCTTTAGCTACAGATTGTTGATTATTTTTTGGAATGAATGTTTGAATACGACTTTGAGGAAATGCATAATTTTCCCAAAGTTTTCTTCTGAGGATGAAAAATTCAACGTCAATCATATTAATATCAACATTATATTTCCTACTGAAAAATGCTTTGTATAAAAGAATTTGAGAAATTTTAGCTTCATCATCTCTTTGATAATGATTCCATCCACTTGTGGAAGTTTTAATATCAATAATTTTGTATCTACCTGTTGCTTTTTCTTTTAGAACAACATCAATGTAACAAATAAATTCCACATTGTTTTTAATTGGCATTATAATTTCATCTTCAATGGCAATAAATTCATATTTACCTGACGGGAAATGTTTAATACGGTTAGTAATATTAGTAAATGCAATAATGATATTATCACCGTCTTCATAATATTCTTTCTTGATTGCCGGTTCGACCACAACTTTTGTTTTTTCTAATTCTCTATCAAAAGCAATTTTGAATATTTCATAAAGGTTATGTGCATCAGCATCTTTTGCAGATTTTTTATATAAAGTTTTAATGTATAATTGAGTAGCTTCGTGCATCGCTGTGCCGAAACAAGTATTTACATTATCTTCAAATTCACGCAATCCTTTTACGTGGTCGAGATACCATCTGTGTCGGCAATTAAACCAGTTAGAAAATTGAGAGAAACTGACGCGCTTTTTTCCATTGGTTGGTGTAGAATTTCTTTCCATTGATGTTACTTTATCAATATTAGAGATACTTGTCAAATATTTATACTATATGAAAACCATGTTATTTTATATGGTATTATAATACATTGACTTTTCCTTAAAACGTGATATAATTTATCTATAATGAGAATTAGTCAACTCCAATCACTGACACAAGAAGAACTTCAACTTCTTTTTTACATAATAAACGTAATAGAACCATTGACTTCTCCTAAAATAGAAATAGGTTCTAAAGAAATTTTATGGTTTAAACATGATACGTTAGTTTGGAAACTTTCTAAACAAGAATCAAAATTAACTCCCGAAGGAAAAACTATATTTCAGGGGTTAATGACTAAACTAAACAAAATAGCAACACAAGAAGCGAAAGAATATTATGAATGTGCCTCAAATTCAACATCTACACAGCCAGAATTTCAATTCTGAATTCGTAGAATTTGTTTGGCAGTTTCCTGCCAGAGAAGATTTACAAGAACAAGTAATCTTACAAGTTTATAAAAATGGTACCCTATATATCGAAGGCGGTATTATCAATGCTGATGGAAATTATACATCAGAACATGCGGAGAGTGATTATGCCGTTTCTGAAATTACTGTAGATTGGCTTAAAAGTACTCAATTTAATTCACTCATCAACTATATCAAGAAATTTTTCTCTCTTGAAAAAGAACTTGCCGAATTGGTTGAAGAAACTGTAAAATATTTAAAAGAATAATGTATCAAAATATATACATCAACAGGAAAGATTGGATTGTTCATCTTTGGGATGATATTAAAGGTTATTCATCATTCCCGTATCCAAAATACGCTTATAAAAGACAAGTAGGTGGACCTGAAAAGTCAATATATGGTGATGAATTAGTAAAAGTATTTGATTATAAAGACAATGACACAGAGTTATTTGAGTCAGATGTTCCAGCAGAAACAAGAGTTCTTATGGATACTTACTCCGATTCAGATGAACCATCAATAGGTCATAGGGTGGGTGTAATTGATATTGAAGTATCAACAGAGGGTGGATTTCCAAATATAGAAACTGCTGATAAAAAGATTACTGCTATTTCATTGTTTGATTATTTAACTAAAACTTGTTGTATATTTGTTCTTGATAAAGACCATAAAATTGACAATAAAGAAGAGGAAGTTGACCCGTGGTTGCCAAAAGATTGGAAAATTACAACAGAAGAAATACAAAAAATAAAAATTGTTGTACGGTCATATGACGATGAAGACAATCTTTTAATAGATTTCGTGGATAAATGGCAAGAATGTGCATTTACCATTGTTACAGGTTGGAATGTAGATTATTTTGACCTCCCTTATTTGTATCTCCGATTAAAAAATTGTCTTGGTATAAAAGCAGCTAAATGTTTATCGCCCACTGGTGCAGCATATGTAAATGGTTTTACCAAAAAACTAACGCTTGGTGGTATATCGGTTCTTGATTATATCCTACTATATAAGAAGTTTTCTGGAAAGATGGAACCAACTTATGCTTTAGGTCCTATTGGTTTAAAAACTGTTGGTATCGGTAAAATTCAATATCACGGTAATTTAGACGATTTATACAAATCAGATATAAACAAATTTTTAGAATATAACATGACCGATGTTAAAATTATTGTTGCATTGGATAAAAAACTTAAATTTATTGATTTAGCTAGAAATATTTGTCATGTAGGCCACGTTCCATATGATAATTTTCATATGTCATCACGATATCTTGATGGAGCTACATTGATTTATTTGAAACGAAATGGCGGTCTTATTTCTCCAAATAAACCAGCAGAGGGAAAAGAAGAATATACTGAAAGGTTGGAAGAAGGAGAAGAAGGATTTTCTGGTGCATTTGTCAAGGAGCCCGTGCCGGGAAGATATAATTGGGTTTTTGACCTTGATTTAACTTCAATGTATCCCAATATTATTATTTCCCTGAATATATCTCCAGAAACGAAAGTAGGTAAAATAGAAAATTATTCACTCGAAAAGCGTATAAAAGGAGAGACTACAATGTATGAAATTGGTCAAACAAATTATACACCTGATGAGTTTGAAGAGTTGGTTGAAAAATCAAATTATTCTATTAGTTCTAACGGTATATTATATCGTACAGATAAAGCCGGTGTAATTCCTACTCTTTTGTCGTTATGGTTTCAACAGCGCAAGAATATGAGGAAAAAAGCTGCTGAATTCAAAAAAGCTGGTGATATGGAACAATATAATTTCTACAACCAACGTCAAGCGGTTTGGAAAATTTTACTCAATTCATTTTACGGAGTATTAGGGTTGCCTTTATTCCGATTTTATGATGTGGATAATGCTGAAGCAGTAACTACTACAGGTGTAGATATTATTCAAACTACTGCCAAGGCAATTAACATCTATTACAAACAAGCATTGGAAACTGATGAAGATGGTGATTGGGTTATTTATAGTGATACCGATTCGTGTTTTGTTGATTCAATTCCCATTATTAAAAAGAGATTTCCAGATATAGATTTGAATAATGAAGATGAAATGACTAAAGCCATTATGAGCGTGACTACGGAAGTTCAGAGTTATGTGAATCAATTTTATCATGTGATGGCTAAAAAATTCTTCAATTTAAATAAACACACATTTGATGCTAAGCAGGAAGTAATTAGTAAATCATCGTTTTGGCTTGCTAAGAAACGATATGCGCAATGGATTATTCATGAAGAAGGTGCCTTATTAAAACAACCAAGATTGGAAGTAAAAGGTATCGACGTTGTCCGAACATCATTTCCAGCTTCATTTCGGACATTTATGGATTCTTTCTTGAGAAAATTATTGACTGCAGCTCCAAAAAAGGAACTTGATGATATGATTCTCAAATTCAGAGAAGATATAAAAACACTTGATGTTCTTGATATTGCAAAAAATACTTCTGTAAAATTTGTAAGTCAGGACGGTGTTCATAACTATAATCCAGATAATAGAAGGCCTCTTCAATTTGTCAAAGGAACGCCGGCACAAGTAAAAGCATGCTTAGCTTACAATGATTTGTTAATTAAAATGAAGTTAGAAAAACAATTTGAACCAATTCATCATGGTCAGAAAATCAAATGGGTATATTTACAAGATAATCAATATAACTTAGATGCTTTAGCTTTAAAAGGTGATGGAAATGACCCCGATGAAATATTGGAAATAGTTAATCGGTTAGTTGATAGGAAGAAAATGTTCGAACAGGAATTAAAGAGTAAACTAATAGATTTTTACAATGTATTTAAGTGGACATTTCCAAATTCGTCAATGGAAACTGCAAGCCAATTTTTTGATTTTTCTTAACATTCTATATTATGATGGAATGAATAATCTATTATAATATTGACGTAACTTTGAAAAGAAGTTACAATAATACGATGTTGAAAATAAAACAAAGTATATAAATTATGAATTATCCAACTGAAAAAGAACTCAAAGACTTACTAGAATCAGACCTAGAACTTAATGCTATTGCTCAATCAGGCCCTTCTCTTGAAAAGGGACATCATGTTGCTCCAGAGGTTGAAAGAATTGTCCGTGAAAAATTGTATAATGCTTATGGGGGCAAATATGAAGAATTTATTGACATATATAAAATAGGTCCCAATAAAGGCCAACCAAAACCTAAGAAGCAAGGAAAGGGAGTTAGAAAGGAACCAGATTACAAACTAAAAGATTTTCCTGACCAACCGGGTAATGTAAAAGCAGCATGTGTGTCTGAAAAAGATGGTGGACCTAATCTTTCATCTCTCTCTAAATACGCTACCCAATATATCGATGGTCAAATAAAAGCTTATTGGTTTCTTATTGTCAATTTAATAGATGGTAAAGTTTCTGTCAACTTTCATGAATTGTTTAGTGAACTTCTTCCAGTTTGCCGATTTGATTTTGGTCATGGACAATTAATGCTTGATAAAAGTAGATATTACAAATGGTTAAAAGAACCAAATCATACAAAACTTTCGCCAACAGAATCTATTGATTATTTATTGGAACTTATATCCAAACCAAAAAGAGAAAAATTTTACGAAAAAAGAGAAAAGAAATATTCCAAACTTGAAGAGAATTTACTTAAGAAAAAATTGGCGTTGAAACCTTCTTATGAGAACACGGAAGCACCAAAGGAATAATAAACGTCAAATGGGTCAATTTATGACCCCCAGATTATTGGCACAGAAAGTAATAGGAAATGACATTAAGAAAGAAGAGAATATTTTAGAGCCATCTTTCGGTGATGGCTCTTTTATTATAGAGATAGCAAAAAAATTGATGCCCATATATGACTATAATCTGGATAATGTATTTGACCACATATACGGCATAGAATTAGACCCAATTCTTTATAACAAGTGTTTACTGAATATAAAAAAAGAATTTGGTAAAATACCTGAAAAACACCATCTTATTAATGAGGATTTTTTACTGCATAATTTTGATGGAATATTTTTCAAACATATTTTGGGAAATCCACCGTTTGGGGGAACTATACCAATTAAATATCAAAATAAATTAGAAGAATTATATGGTAAAAGATATGGAAAAACTATAAAAAGAGAAAGTTATTCATATTTTTTAGTAAAAAGTGTAGGAATGTTGGAAGTAGAAGGAAAATTATCATTTATATGTAGTGATACTTTTCTTACAATAAAAACCATGTGCGGATTACGGAATTTTTTAATGCAAGAAGGACTTGTGTCAATCAAAGAATTGCCTGAATTTTCAGAGGAAACCAATTATGGCATGGTAATTATTGATTTCATAAAATCAAATAAAAAAGAATCTAACTATATTGAAGTCTTTGGACAAAAAATCTTCAAAAAGGATATGGAAAAAATAGGGAATTTGTCTTGGGGAAATGTTAATGAATACATGAAATATTTTATAGGCCCTCATTTATCAACTTATATTATTTGTAGTAGTGGGATGACTATAGGAAAAAATGAATATTTTGTCAGAGAAATAGTTGATGATAAAATAATAGAGCCATACAACTTTACATTTTATAATAAACCGATTACATTAAAAGATGAATTGAATAGAGCACATTTTAATAAGTTATCAGAATCACAAAAAGTAAAAATCACACACAAAGAACAAATGGGAGAAACAAAAAAAGATGTCAAAATTGAACCTTTAACAGTACCTGAATCAATAATGATTCCAAATGATTACTATAAATATTATAATAAAATGGTCCCCGGTGATGTATATGTAGAACCAAAATATGTAATTTATTGGAGAAATGATGGTGAAGCGGTTAAAATGTTTAAAAAAAATGGAAATTGGTATCTTCATGGTATAGGGGGATTGCCCTTCTTTGGAAGAGAAGGAATTACATGGAATCTAATAGGTTCTAAAATCAACCCAAGATATTTGCCAAAAGGTTATATTTTGGATAGTGGGTGCCCATGTGGATTTCTGAAAAATGGTGTTGAAAAAGACGAATTATTCTTTATTATGGGGTGGCTTTTAACTTCCATGGCAAATGATATTCTCAAAAATGTTATAAATCATACCAGAAATATTCAGGGAAAAGATGTTGAAAAACTTCCATATCCTATATGGGTTTCAGATTCTACAAAACATAAAATAATAGATTATGTTAAGTCGATTATTGATTTAAAGAAAAATGGAACTCCGTTGGAAAATAGTTATGTTGAAGTTCTAACAGAGTTATTTGATTTTCAGATTGAAAAAAGTGGTGTTGACTAAATACATTATTTGTGATATAATGTACTATTATGAATATGACACCTTTAATCAATCGACAAGCGATTAAACGAATGGCTCTTAAATTGAGTAAATCAATCAGAGCAGGTAGATTTACTAGAGTTGGTAGTGAATTTTTTATTCGCGTGAATTCACGGTTGGATGCAATTATTCGTGAAGAAGTTCACAAACATCCAAGCATTGGAAAGACATTGAAATGAAAAAACATGGGAAAACATATAAGCCTGTAGGTAGGTTAAAAATTCCTACAACGATTCCTATCTTGATTTCAGGAGTAGGTATGATTAATACAAATAAAAATATGAAAATAACAATTGAATGTGAAATGAAAGATAAGTGGGTTCCTCATTTTTTGGGAATGCTTTATCATATGGAAAAATTGGGTAAACTGGGAAGTTCAAGAAGAATATCAATATATGCAGATGGTGATGGCGATTTTAGACCAAGATTTAAGTGTATTCAATCAAGTGAACCACTTCCTTTGCCTGCTAAACCTGTTGAGGAAATTGATGGCAATACGATATTTGATGCTGGTTAATTATGTCAGATAAAATTTTCAATTTTGATGACCAATTAAAAATCGGTAACAATGGAGAAACCGATTTTATGAGGATTTATGAAAAGCTTGAACCTAAAAAAAGTTTAGATAATTTTCGTATTGACTTTCTTCTTAATAATGGTAAGACTATAGAATTAAAGACTGATAATTATGACATGAATAAAACCCCAAATTTTTTCATGGAACAATATACAGTTTCAGGAAATAAAAGTGATTTGGGTGGTCCTTGGCGTTCAAAAGAACATAACGTTGATTATTTTGTTTATTATTTTATTAAAAATAAAGTATTCTTTTGGTTTGACCCTGTTTCATTGTGTGAATGTTTGGATAAGTTCATAAGAGAAAATGAACTCAAACAAATTTCAATACCAAATGTAGATAAGAATGGTGGATGTTATAAAGCGTTGGGATTTAAGATTCCAAGAGATAGTTTAAAATCTGTTCTTCTTAAAGAACATAAAATATGAAAATAAAAAGTAAAAAATTAAGTAAAATTGAAAAAGAAATTGGTAAATGTATGGAAAAGTATATAGGAGAGCCTATAGATGATATCACTTTGTCAAAAATTGAAAAATCAGTCCAAAAATTAATAAATAATTGTTTTCCAAATCAATATAAAGTTATAATGGACAGGTCAAATAATTCTCCAAAAAATATAGACAATCAAATTTTAAATATTGACCTAATTTTAAAATGAAGTTTGATTACACAATCAAAGAAGTAAATAAATTTACCGCAGCTAAATTAGTTCAACAACATCACTATTCCAAGGTAATGCCTAAACTTACCAAGCATTATCTTGGTGTATTTATTGGTGATAAGATGGTTGGTGTACTAACTCTTGGATGGGGAACGCAACCCCGCCAAACTATCAATAAACTTTTTCCCGGTCTTACAACCAAGGACTATTATGAAATTGGTAAGATGTGTATGCTTCCTGAAATGCCCAAAAATTCTGAATCACAAATGTTATCTGCAATTATCAAATGGATAAAAATACATTTGCCAGAAAAGCTATTTCTATATACATGGGCTGATGGTATTGTTGGTAAAGTTGGTTATGTGTATCAATCAGCAAATTTCTATTATGGTGGTTTCATTTGGACGGATATTTATATTAGCCCTGATGGGGAGAAAATTCATCCAAGAACCTCACATAATCTTTGTATAGAGAATGCTAAGTTTTGTAATAAAGAAAAGATATTCTGGTTGACCCGAGATTTTATGAAATTGAAAGGAATCACTAGAATAAGAGGAAAACAATTCAGATATATTATGCCTTTATCTAAAATGGCTAGAAAAATGCTTGACAAATCTACTGTTAGATGGACAATAGATTATCCTAAAGAAGAAGATTTAGAATGGAAAAAACAAATTGATGGTGGTTATGAACTAATTAAAGAATTGCCAAAAATTGATTTGGGAATGGTCAATATAAATAAAAAGAATGTCAATTCTTATAAAAGGGAAGAAAATCAATTTTTTGGATAATAAAAGGAAATATGCATTATAAAGATGGAACAGAAGCAATGGTTGGAGATATAGCTCGTGGTAAAGGATTTAATATTCCTTATGAAATTGTAGCTCCAGTGACAAAATTAAAACCTGAAGGTGGTAAATGCAATCTTGAACTTAAAGTTGTTAAAGCTACACTGATACCGGGATACAATGATGGTGATGGTGGAATCGGATGGATTCCCGAACAATGGACTTTTGATATGATTGACGAATATGGTGACGTTTCTGAATTTGAATTGATTTACCGAAAAGGTTGGAAGAGAGTTCAATCCCGTAATCTTGTTTGGGAAAAAAGCTGTTAATTATAGTTTTAATGAGTGAAAAATTTACAATAGGTTATAAATCCATTTTTGATACACCTGCTGATGCTTATGTCAATACCATTAACTGTGTGGGTATAATGGGCGCTGGTATTGCTTTGGAGTTTAAGAAACGTTATCCTTTGATGTTTGAACATTATAAAGAACTATGCTCTAAACATGCAATTCGTCCCGGTGATTGTTACACTTATTTTGACCACGAACATCAGATTTATCTTCTTGGATTAGCAGTAAAAAATGATTGGCATTATTGGAGTACTCTTGAATGGATTGAATCATCAATTAAATCGTTAAAACTTGCTATATTGGAGAATGACATTAAATCAGTAAATATGCCTTTACTCGGAGGAAAGAATGGAAGAAGAGGCCCATATGGAAAAGTGGAGGGATTTACACCGCCGCCAGACAGAATTGAATTGAAAAAATTGATTGAAGAAGAACTTAAACCATTCGCTGAAAAATTTCAGATAATTATCAATTTGTGTTTACCTGATGAACAACCAAAAAAACAAGAAGTTACATTGGATTCATTTATATGAACAGAGAAATAAAATTTAGAGTTTGGGATGATGTTGAAAAGAAAATGCTTTATCCAAAGGATATTTTTAATGAACAGAGTATTTTTTATGAAGATGATGAAAATGGTAATCTTTTGATAAATAGAGTTATTGATAGTTATGGTGTAAGGCGAAGTCTGGCCATCCAACAATATACCGGTCTTAAAGATAAACATAGCAAAGAAATTTATGAAGGAGATATCATAGAAACTATATACCAATCCAAAGGTTCAATAATTTACTTAAACGAATTTGGTGGATTTAGAATTATAGTCAATGAAATATGTCTTCCTATTGTGACGGTTAGATTTATTGATGAAAAACCAAATGGATTATTATTAGTTGTTGATAAAATAATAGGTAACATTTTTGAAACACCAGAATTACTAAATAAAATATAAAAAATAGACAAAGAATAAAACGTATGGTAATATATTACCAAAATTGGAGAATATAAATATGGAAAAGAAACACATTGAAACATTTATTAAAAAATATAATTTGGGCGGTACCATCGAGGGCGTTCTTTGGTCTAATAATAACAACGATTTGTCAGTAACCGCGATGACTTCTGATAGGAAGTTGTTCACTTCTGTTCAGTTGGAAAAAGCGGCTACATTCTTTAGCGGTATAGAAATAGGTATATCAGACACCAACAAACTTAAAAAAATGTTGTCGCCTCTCGCAGATAATATTGCCTTATCGTTGGATATTGATGAAAACGATGTGACAAGAGTTCGTCAACTAATTGCCGAAGATGGAAAAATCGGAATCAACTATGTAACAGCTGGCGTTGATGTTATTGACCCTGTTCCAACTATGAAGAATGTTCCACCATTTACGGTAGAAATTGTTTTTACACCTGAATTTATTGATGCTTTTAATAAATCATTTGGTGCTATTGATGATAAGGATGCCTTATTTACCCTTATTATGAGTAAAAAGAAACAGAAATTGGAAATGGTATTAGGTTATAAACAAAAAAATTTGTCAGATAGAATTGCTATGGAAGTCACTGCTACTGCTGGTAAAGATATAGTGAAAAATCCAATAAGTTTTAGTGCCAAGCATCTTAAAGAAATTTTATCTGCTAATGGTGAAGTGAATAATCCAGTTCTAAACGTGTCAGAAGCTGGATTGGCTAGTATAGCTTTTAATGATAGTGGATTTAAGAGTCAATATTATTTAGTTAAAATTGATGTAGAAGATTAAAAAATGGAATAAATATGAAAATAAATAAAAATACACAAAAATACTATGGTTTGTTTTACAAGAGTCACGGTGAGTGGATTGGCCCGTGGTTTCAAGAAATTCTTACAAAGAAACAAATAAGAGAAGAACTACCCGGACTCAGACGTGTTCTGAAATCCAAAGTCATTGCTAAAAAAGTTAAGTTCGTGTAATTATGGATTTCTTGGTTGAATATAGTAAACCCCTCAAAAAAGACCATTCATTGTGGGTGGAAAAATATAGACCATCCACAATGGATGAATATATTGGGAATGAAAGTGTTAAAGAGAAAATCAATCAATATATTCAGAAGAATGACATTCCGCATATTCTTTTATTTGGCCCTGCTGGAACAGGTAAAACTTCACTGGCTAAGCTTCTAACAAAAAATATTAATTGTGATTATCTTTATATTAATGCTTCAGACCAAAATGGAGTTGAAGATGTAAGAATCCAAATGAAGAATTATGCTTCTTCAGCAGGGTTTAAGCCTCTTAAAGTTATTATTCTTGATGAAGCTGATAGATTAACTGCTGATGCTCAAGGTGTTCTTAGAAATATGCTGGAGGCTTATTCAGCTCATACAAGATTTATTCTCACATGTAATTTTGTGGAAAAAATGATTGCTCCAATTTCTTCTAGGGTTCAATCATTTGAAATTAAACCAATATCAAAAAAAGATGTAGCTTTAAGGTTGGTGGAAATTTTACAAAGTGAAAATATATCGTTTACACAAGAAGATATTATTTTTATAATAAATACTTATTATCCTGATATTAGAAAAATAATTAACTTTGCTCAACAATCAACAGTAGAAACAAAAGATGAAAATGGAAATGTTTCTCTCAAAATTAAGATTTCTAAAGAAAATGCTGTAGAGATGGATATGTTGAATAAATTAGTAGATTTATTGAAAAACCCCAATAAAGCTGGGGTATTTAATGAAATTCGTCAAATGACTACGGAATTTGATGCAGGTTCGTTAGAAACAGTATATAGATATTTATTTGATAAAGTAGAAGAATATGCTAAAGGAAAAGAAGCATTGATTATATATGAGTTAGCTGATTCTATATATCAAGCAGAGTTAGTTATACCAAAAGCTAGAGATATAACATTTTTAGCATGTATATATAAAATACTTAAACATTTAAAATAAAGGAAAATATGGAATTACCACGCACATTACCAAAAGGTAGAGAACAAAAAAGAATTCTTGGTGAATTTTATGACCTCTATAAAGATAGAAAATGGTTATCTAGAGCTGAATTAATTGAAATGCATCCTGTACATTTGAAACCGACACTCCAAATTTATTGTGAATATGAACCCGCATTAGAAAGAAGAGAATTAGTTCAATTTTCTGCTCTCTATAATTTAGCATTGGAAATTTTTATTCGTTCAAATCAAGCATAACATTGTCAATTTAAAATAAGAAAAATTATGGATAATCAACCAGAACAAACAACCCAAATAGAATTACCACACTATTACAAACAGTTACCAGATAGATTTAGATTAGCCTTAGGCGAATTTTACGATAATTCCAAAACTAAACAGTGGTTTCGCAGGGCAGAAATTATTGAAAATCATCCTACACATATGAAACCTACTCTTGAAATTTACTGTGATTATAATCCGGTATTGGAAATGAAGGACATACTTCAATTTATTGACAAGTATGGTTTAGCGTTGGAAATTATTGCTCGTTCACACCAAGGGTAAAAATAAGTTTTAGTAAATATTTAGCATAATTGTGAAAAATCTATTATACAGAACAAAAACGTACTTAGTAGGTCCAATGCAATATAAGAACGGGGAAGATTGGAGAAATAAAATTACGGTTATATTGAAAAAAATGGGGGTTGTAGTTTTCAATCCTTATCACAAACCATTCTTAAAAGACATAAAAGAAGACGATAATACAAGAAAACATATTAGTGAATTGATGGAAGAAGAAAAATACGATGAAGTTCAAGAGAGAATGAGAGAAGTTCGTGCGTATGATTTAAACTTGGTTGATAGGTCAGATTTTATTATAGCATATATTGACCCAAAAACTCCCACTTTTGGTGCAGTAGAAGAATTGGTCACTGCTGTAAGAATGAAGCGGCCAACTTTCATTGCTGTTGAAGGGGGTAAAAAACTTTGCCCTTATTGGTTACTTGGGATGTTTCCACACAAATACATCTATGATAGCGTAGATAATATATCAAAGATGTTGATTAAAATTGATAATGGTAAAAAAGAAATTGACTCTGATAGATGGCGTTTATTAAAAAAAGAATATAGATAATTATGATAATAAAAATTTTATTAGCGTGTGGAATATTGCTTTTTCTTACTTGGTTGTTAAATAGAAAACCAAATTCTCCATCAGAAGGAATATGAGGAATGAAAACCGGAGTCCAGATAATAGAAGAAGAACGCCAACGACAAATTTTAGTTGAGGGTTGGACTCCAGAACATGATGATACACATACATTAGCAAGCATGACAATGGCTGCTATTTCTTATGCTGTTATTGCTGCCTCCAAATCTGGTCGTTCAATTACTGGAGATTGGAATGGACTTTCTGAAATAATGTGGCCAGTAGAATGGGATAAAAAATGGTGGAAACCAACTGATAACCCAATCCGAAATCTTGCTAAAGCTGGCGCTCTCATTGCTGCAGAAATTGATAGACTTCAAAGATTACATTAAGTAATTCTTACCTTAAATAGACAAAGTTTTAGACAATGCCATACTATTTATATGCATGGCAAAAAAAGTCATTAAAAGAGTTATTAAGGAAAATACCTTTGAAGCAGGACCATCAGGGGGAACGGGCGCAACAAACTACCAAACTCCCTACGGTACTCCAAGCGGTGGAAATACCACACAAGGTCCATCTCATTTTTCTTCTTCCGATAAAGCAGACCATTTTTATCCTAATACTCCTTCTGGTTCTGCTATGCCTTCTTCATCTGATGAAACAGGTAATAGAAGCAAAATAAAAACAGGATATCCAGATGGTAAAATAGTTGATATGGACAAAAGTGAAACTGATGATGGTGAAGGAATAGCTGGGAAAAATATGGGAACTCAGATTATGAGTCCTGCTGGAGCAGCTGGCAATAAACAAGCAGACAGACCTTTAAATCCAGACCAACGTTTTGACCCACAGGTTGACAAACTATTTCAAGGAAAAAGACATACTCCATCTCCCGATGAAATAATGTCAGCACTTCAATACGAATTAAGTCAGATGGTTAAGAAAGATAAATCTATAGCTAAACAAACAGTATTGAAAAATCTTAAAACCGACCCACATTACTACAGTAGGCTACTTATGTTAAATATTGATGATAAAAAAATGAAAGTTGATGAAACCACTTTTTCTAAAACTAAAGCAGTTCTTGATGAAATGATTGCTGCTAAAAAGAAAAATAGAGCAGTAGAAAATTCTCCTGAAATAACCGAAATCTTTAAGGATTTATACGATAAAAGAAATGCCTTAAGAAAATAAACCAACCTTAATATTTTGTTGGTTTTAACAAAACAAATGAATATTTATATACATTATGGAATATCGAGATTTCTTCAAAAATAAAAAGGCAACTGTGAAAGACATTGAACAACTTCTACCAGAAGGTGTTGACCCAAAAGAATTTCAAAAAGGCATCATTGCTGAATTTAAGCATACCGAAGATGAATTTACCGCTGCAAAAATTGCAAGTAAAAATCTACAAGAGGATGCAAATTACTATTCTAAAATTCAAGAATCAATCGAAGATGAAGAAGAATGCGTAGGAGAAGGTTGTGAAGAAGAAGAAGAATGCGCAGAATGTATAGATGATAATGGTGGACTTCCTCTTATGGGTGGTGCTCTAAATATTCCCCATCATGGCCAACCTATTCGCCTTGGTAAAATTATTCAAGTGGGTAAAGAATTTGGTGGTCCAGCTAGTGGTGAATTATCAGGTATGACTAAAACAGGAGTAACTAAAGACAGGGGTGGTGTTCCAGCCATTGAACCCGGTGATAAAGAACCTATAACAGCTGCAGGTAAAGGAACTAATAAGAGTTCTATTGCTTCTAAATCTGTTGGTGGTACTGTAGTACCGGGAGAAGGTCAGAAACAAGGCGGTCTAAATACTAAAGGAACTATTGCTAGCACACCTAGATTAGATGAAAATAAAAAACAAGTTCGTGAAATTGTCAAGGAAGTTTTAAAAGAAGTTAGATTTGATGAAAATTCAGGTAAATGGGTAAAAATTGATGAAGGCAAACACAAACCCGGATGTAAATGTGCATTTTGTATGAATAAAGGAAAATTTGGTAAGAAATCTAAAACGGATAATGAAAAAGAAGATGTTGATGAAAGTACAGTTGATATGAAAATGGGACCATCTTACAAAGTTGTTCAACCTACATTAGCAAAAACTTCTGAACCAGACTTCTTTGCAAGAACTAATCAGTATGACCCAGAAATAAGTGAAATGTATGATGAAGAAGAAGAATGCAAGATGAATAATCGTTATGTTGAATTGGCAAATGCACAACGTAATCTTAATGAAAATGAATTATCCGAATTAAAGTCTCTTCGTGAAAAAATTGATAGACTGGAAGAAAAGAAAAGAAAAAAAAGATTTCTCAAACAAGCAATCAAAAAATCCCATAAGGGATATTGCACGCCTATGACCAAGCCAACTTGTACCCCACATAGAAAAGCGCTAGCAAAACGATTGAAACCGGGCGGGGACCTTTATCAAAAAGCTCATGGTAAAGAAGAACAGCAAGAAACTTTTAAAAAAACAATGGAACCACATTTTGGTTCTGATTGGGCAGAAGAAGAAGAAGAAGAAGGATATGAAGAAGATGAAGGACTTTCTCTTGAAGAAATAGTCAATATGAAGATGGGTCCAGCCTATAAAGTGGTTCAACCTACATTAGCAAAAACATCTGAACCGGATTTCTTTGCTAGAACAAATGAATACGACCCAGAAGTAAGTGAAGCTATAGGGGAAGAAGGTGGTGTTGAAAAAGGTCATAAAGGACAAGCTGGATTTAATTTATGGCTATGTCGTGACCCTAAATGTCGCCAAGAAGTAACAGCAAAAGAAAAACCAGAAGATATTAAATGGAATGATGGTCATGTATGCCGTTTTGAAAAAATAGAAGAAGAATCGGTAGAAGAAGTTGGTGGACAAGCTGTTCAACATAGTTCTTATAGAACCGTTGGTCATGGTAATCTTCCACAAAGCGGAAAACAAAGATGGGCTGATGATTTAGATGAAGCAAAAAAAAGAAGTAAAGTAGTTAAGACCATCCAAAAAGGTATGAAATCAAAAACAGCTACATTTGCTCAAAAATTAAAACACCAACCACCTAAAAAAACAACCAGTGGTGTTCATAAAAGAAAGCCGTAATTTTCAATGTGGGTCTTAAAAAATCACAAAAAAATGTAAGTGCTTATCGCTCTCATATGGAGATGCGAGAAGGTCTTAGTTTTAGTGATTATTTTGATGATTCTGTTCCTTACGAAGTAAAACCTCTTCCTCCGGTTACTCCAACTATGGAAGAAGATGATAATAAGTTTGTTGGACATTCTGATTTTCCTACTCAAGCCAAAGATTTATTTAAAGGTCTTTGGGAAACCGAAAATTTATTAAACAGTAAATATGACTCTTTTTGGTTAGATAAAATAGGGAAATTTTATTCTGCTGGTAGTTCACATTTCCACTGGGCCCAAATGTATTTAAGACAAAATAATGTTGTGCATGGCGAATATACAGTGTCAGAAAAAATGTTTGAGTTGGGATTTATTAAAGTTTCATTGTTTAGATTATACAAAAAGCTTAATTTTGAATATGATAGAAAAATAGGTCCTCCAAATTATCGTCAAATGGCAAAATTAAAAAATGCAGCAATAGAGTTAGGATATACTTTACATGATACTATAACAAATAAATCAATAGAACTTACAGAGTCACTTTTACTTAAAAATATCTTAAATTGTCCAAAAACCAATAAATTGATTTTGAAAGAAGCAGCAAGAATTCTATCTCCAAATACACACTACTTTTTGGATCCCCAAGGAGAATTTCACAACGTTGACATAGAAGGCAGTCATATGAACTGGACTAAAAAATATATGGCTTCTAAAGGACTTACGTATCATAGTGAAGGAAATCCATACGCAGCAGCATTCAAATTAGGATTAATTAGAATAGTAACTGATGAAAATATGATGGTTATTGACCATTCAAAAGAAGTATTGCCCACCGAACTTCAATTAAAGATATTAAAAGATACGGCTAAAAAATCTGGGTTAATTCTGTTTGATAATACTCTTAATAAGACTATAAACCTTACAGAATCATCAAATTTACTTGATAATAGAAGGATTAAAGACCTATTTATAGAAGGTATGATGCCCGATGACATAGATACATTTAAATCGCACTTGGTACAGTTATTTGCTCATTTACAAAAAGAGTTAAAATTCAAAATTGTTCCAAAAGTAAAACTGTTGTCAAATGACAAGAATGCTGCAAAAGTTTTAGGCAAAACAGCTTATTATGACCCTGATACTAGAACAATTAATTTATATGTAACCGATAGACATCAAAAGGATATTCTTCGTTCTTTTTCCCATGAAACAGTTCATCATTGGCAACATGAGAATGAAAAATTTCAAACGAGTAGAACCGGAGGTAAGGCTGGTGAAGACCCCCAATATGCTCAACACAATCCTTGGTTGCGACAGATGGAAAAACAAGCATACTTACTTGGTAATATAATCTTTCGTGATTGGGAAGACCAGAAAAAAGCTAAAGACCGAAAAAGTGGTAAAAAAATGGTTGAACTGCATGGGAAGAATAATGTATCCAAAGATTCTCATACTCCTATAATGAAAAAATATTATCGTCCATCTCACCCCTATAGAAAGCATACAGAAGGTCCGTATCCTAATCCTGAAGGAGATGATGGCGAATGTATTAGTGAAAAAACATATTTACTTGGTAAGGAATATCCACGGAAAAAAATGGATTATAGTGGATAAAAAAATTGATAATATGCTTCTTAATGAAATAGTAAAAGGAGTGATATTGGAAAGAAAAGCAAGTTCCTTCCTTAAATTTTATCACGAATTGGAAAAAGGATATGACCCTGATGATGCTATTTTGTTTGACTGTTTGATGACTTTAAAAGAATACTATGAAGATTATATTGATTGGTATGATAAATATCCAGACAAAAGAAAAACAGATATGGAAGTATATCCACATTTTAAAAAACGACTGGAAGAAATAAATGTGGCTTTGGAATCAGATGATATAAAGAAAAAAATAATAGCTATTGATAATGGAATTAACCAATGGCATTTAGATTTTCCCGTAGTTTGGCATTTATGGATGGATGCTGGTGGTGAGAATGAAGAAGGAAACGAATGGGAACAAGTTAGGGATTTATTAATAAATCTGGATAAATTGCCAAGTGAAAGTCCATATGAAAGAATTTATGAACCAACGGCTGTTTAGGAAATTATTTTATGACCGACTTCAATCAAAGTGAAAATCAGTTGAGTTTGGGATTTGAAGAATATCCAGATTTAAAGACTAGCATTATTCCCGACTTTAATCAAGTAATCACCAAGAAAATAGAGACAATCAAAAGTAAGTTTGACCCTTACCAAATAATGATTCAGAAAAAGAAAATAAATGATGGTGAAACTGAATATACCACCCCGAAGCAAACTTGGCTTGAAAAAGATATAAAAGTATTAGAAGACTTTTGCGAGCAACATGGGATTATTGGATTCAATTGTGGTAGAATGTCACCTATTGCTGCTTTAGCATTTCTTAAGCAAGAACTTGGTATTGTTGATACTCCGTTGAAAGAAAAAATAAACGGTAATAATCCAAATTATCCATATACAAATGCAATAAAGAAAAAGATGATTTTGAATAGTTAATCGGATAACACAAATTTTTCCATATCACTGTAGTAATTTTTAACCCACTCTTCTCCAACTTTTATTTGCTTATCAGAAAATTTTGCTAAAGAAAAATTTTCTTTTACAGTTGGATTTATACTCAAATAATTTTTTCCAAAAATTTGTTTCAATTGATAATCGGTTTCTTGTGAACCACTTTCAAACATTACCGAAACAGTTCTAATAATATTCATCAATGCTCCACAATGTATAAAACGAAGAGGATTCCACCGTTGAGGATATTGGCCGCAATGAAGTGTTAAAATCCTCATATTTTTTACTTTATATTTTAACTTAATAGCATCAGCGTATGTACACATACCCGGATTATTTGAGTTGGTGTCTCCGCCATCCCAAAATACATTATTACCATCCCTGAATGCTGGAAAATAAAATTGAGCAGAAGATGAAGCTCTAACTGCTTTCCATAATAAAGTATTATCTCCCTCATACGATTTAAAGAAGAATGGTTCATCGGTTGTCAGATTAAACGCTGGAATTAATATTTCAGTTTTACAATCTTTGAGAGTTTTATTATCAAATTTTTCTTTCAATAGTTTTTCTATCACTTTATCTGAATACATTGGATAGAAGAATCCAAAAGGATTCCACCATTTTTGATTATACCATTTTCTTTTAAAGATTATGGGAGCATCTTCTATAAAAAAATTCATACATTCTTGAGCTGTTTTATCACTTGCTAATAATGCAGCTACTATAGCTCCAATAGATGTGCCTCCTATCAAATCGAAAATTTCATGGCATTTTTTCCCTGTTTTCTTTTCTAATTTGGCTAATAAACAGCAATACATGTATCCTTTGCATCCGCCGCCTTCCAAATTCAAAATCCTTAATATTTTTTTATCTTTCATTTTAGAAATTTTTGTAATTAAATAACCAAAAAACGGATAGAATAATTATTCTATCCGTTATTGATTGTTCATTTATTGTTATTATTAGTGTTTTATAATAGATGGTCTTCCTACATATGGTTTTGCAATTCTTAACATAGAAACCGTATTTGTATTATTACTTGTTCCCAAAGCTTCATCAAAACCAGTTGTAATAGCATCTAAAAATGTTACCGCAACAGCATTACTATTGACCTGACTGATTACATATTGACTGTAAAATCCATCATAAACTACAATCGTTGAATCTATAGCCAATTGTATCCATTGATTTTTTAAGTTAGGACTAATCGCATTTAAGTCTGATTCAAATGTTGAGGGACTTAAATCTTTACCTGTAGCAAAAGTTTTGATAGCCGAATCAGCTAAAGAAAACCACACAACATTATTTGTATTTTGTTGAATAGCATATTCAGCCCCCATATAGGCTGCTTGTTGAATTACTACGGCTGCAGCATTGATTTGAGATTGATTGTCCGTGGTTACGCAACCAGTGAAGGTAAATAATCCTAGAACCATTGCTACTAAACTTATATAAGTTGACATTTTTTTCATTTATTTTCCTTTTATTTGTTTGTTTGTTTTTCCTCACCGTTGTTATATATCTTTCACAACAGTCCAAAAATCAGATGCTAAGTTTTGATTTGTAATATAACTATAAGGCATCATAAAATATCCATTATCATTTAATCCCCAACCAGTTCCCCACGAATTTCTAATAAGAAATGTTTGTTGAGTATCATCATATCCGACAGCCATTACAGCATGACCACCAATTGCTTGTTCATTAGGTTGAGGCATCTTTAATATTCCCGTTGATGCCATTTCCGAAGATTCAAAATAGTCATAAACGTTGAATCCGAACACAAAACATTGACCATTGGCCAAACACGTTTTCATATCAGTTATGGTATTTAGAGAATAATAACTGTGAATAACATTTGGTAAAGCATCGGTATAACATTGACTTGAAGGCATCTGAGTAAAATTGGCTTCTATATAAGGCCATTCACTTTCAATACAAACGCCTTGGTCGGCTAAAGCTTTTGCTCCATCTCTTAATTCAGCACCAGAATCTTGACTAACAGTTCCTTCAATTACCCTTTCATTGTAATAAATAAATAGGCGACTTAAATCATTGTATGACCCACTACCATTTTGGTTGTTTTTATTCTCATTATATTGAAGTAATCCTGCCCAAGCATTAGATGTACAAGACCCTAATTGTCCTTGGTCTTCAACTGGAGAACACCATTGTATATTACTGACAACAGGCGGTAAATCACGAAACAAAAGTTTTTTTAAACTAACCATTCTTCCGAAATGATAATCCCTAACATCATCTTTGGATTTCTTCCAACCATATTTTCTTTGTGTTGTTTTCATTTTTATTTTTAACTGATAGTTGTTATCATAACTTTATTAGTCTAAATCTAATCTTGTAGCATATGTTTTATATCTGTTTTGACTGCCAAACATGCCAAGGAATCCAGAACCATTACCATATTTGAGTCCAATATGCGCACCACCTAAGATATCAATTCCAGCTCGGTCAGATGTATTGCATATAGCATATCCAACCCCAGCTTCAAATCTTGACCCTATCACCCAATTTTTTTCTTGTCCAGTAAAAGAAAAATTGGCTACTTCACTTCTAGTAAAATTCCATGCTGCACCATCTCCTACAAACGTTCTTACAATTCCTATAAATGGAATATGATTAGTTATTCCAAATTGCAAGTTTGCATTTGCATCAGCCCAATCTGAACCAATATGATATCCGCCAAAACCAACTGCGGTATGAGTACTGGTTGGAATGGATAGTAATACTGCTTCAATAGGCTCTTTTGTTTGTGTATTAATACCTCCACCGAATTGAAGATGAGCTTCTCCATTAGTTGTAAATGGTTGAATAGTTAAAAATGATTCAACCAAATCAGTACCAAATTTTGACAAATCTGACCCTAACATTTTACTTTTCATCACAACTTTTACTGGTGGAGTATTTGTTTGCTGTTGAGCATAACCTGAAAATCCTAACGTCAACAATATTGTCGTTACTATAACTAATTTTAGAATCATATACATGAAATAAATATCAGCACCATAAAAGAAAACAATTTATTTGTTGATTATATAATATAAATGATGCTTTTCCAATATAAAAACTTGTAATATACACAATCTTAATACATAATGCCAATATTGACACTACATATAGTGTGATATGAATAGATTCTATATACAGGATTCAACGATAGGTAAGTTTGTCACCTTCCCAACGGTGCCTGAACTTGTTAAATATTTGAGTGATATGATTCCTCGAGCATTTCATATACCAAGGGAGCAATATGTTCAAAATCTTATAGATTTAGGATATGGTTATGATGACCCTGATGGTGCTATGCTTACTCGTGCAATATCTGAAGAATTTAATATTGGAGTTATTAGTAAAGACAACATCTACGTAAAAACTGACGTTCACACAGCCGCTGCCTTCCAAAAAGAAGAATACGGTGATTAACAAGTGTAGGTCATTTGTTAAAGAATGATAAACTTGGATATTCAGTGGAGCGATCCTTATCAATGGGAAAATAAAGACGGTGAACTTGTGTGGCGCCGTGTTTGGAAAATTCCTGTAGAATACCGTCCACCGTTTTTTGCTTTTTGGAACAAAGCTAAATATAAATTGTGGGGTGAAGGTTTCTCTGTTGCCAAAGTTGATGACGATTGGTGTCTTTATGAAACCAAAGTTTGTATAGAAAATTTTAGTGAGCTTGATGGCCAGAAGCCACCCTCCCCCCCTTTAGAGGCTGAAGATTTCTGGCTACCCCCCTACAAGGTTGAAAATGAGAAAGGTCTTAGGTCTTGGCAGATAGAATCTGTGAGTAAGCTAGTTACTGCTATTAATAAAACCGGTTGTGCAATAGATGGTTCTGATACAGGTGTTGGTAAGACTTATGTAGCTTGTGCTGTTGCCAGAGAACTTAAAATGAAAATGCTTGTAGTATGTCCAAAAGCTGTAATGGAACCTTGGAAACGAGTAATAGTTAATCATTTTAAGATGAAGGATTTATTGATTGGTATTATTAATTATGAACAAATACGAATAGGTAAAATAGATTCTCCATTTGCTTCATATATTGAAAGCAAAAAAACTCATAAACGAAAATTTATATGGAAAATTCCAAAAGATACGTTGATTATTTGGGATGAATCACAAAAACTTAAAAATTGGAAAACTAAAAATTCGAAGACGTGCATTGAAGCACTCAAGCAAAACTATAAGATGTTATTCTGTTCAGCTACTAATGCAACCAATCCCCTCGAACTTAGAACAGTGGGCACTTGTTTAAAATTATTTAAGGGCGCAACAGCCTATTATCAGTGGTGTTATGAACATGGAGTTTATAAAGGTCGTTTTGGTTTAGAGTTTACTTCTGATATGAAACTTAGGCAAAAAGTTTTAAAAAAATTACATACAGATATTTTCATTAATAGGGGAGTTCGGTTGACCCGTGATACAATTCCTAATTTTCCTGAATCTGAAATTATTGCTGAATGTTATAACATGGATGACGAAGATGTTAAGAAAATTAACAAGTGTCATGAGGAAATGCAGAAAGAATTAAAAGAATTAGCCAAGTTGACCAAGGCTGATAAGGCTAGTGAATTGACTGCAATCCTGCGCGCGCGTCAAGGTATAGAATTAGTGAAAGTTCCTCTATTTATGGACATGATTGAAGAGGGGTTAGAAGATGGAATGTCTGTAGTGGTCTTTGTCAATTTTACTGAAACTCTTCGAGCTATAGCGAAAAGATTAAATACTCTATGTATTTTTGATGGTAAAACCAAGGATGAAGTTCGTCAACAAAGTGTAGATGATTTTCAATCTGGCAAAGAAAAGGTGATTTTGGTGAATATAGCTAGTGGGGGTGCGGGCTTGTCTCTTCATGATATAAATGGTATGAATCCACGTTTAACCTTGATATCACCAAGTTATTCTGCTGTATTGATGAGGCAAGCTACTGGTAGAGTGTGGAGAGAAAATGCAAAAAGTAAAAGTGTTCAAAAAATAGTATTTGTAGCTGGAACAGTTGAAGAGCAAGTTTGTGACAATGTTAGAGAAAAACTTAAAAATCTTGACCTTCTAAATGATGGAGATTTAAAATATGAAAAAAGATATGAAAGCGTCAGCGCTTAAAAAAATAGTAGTAAAATGTGCAGATTTCTGGGTGGATGAATTTGAAATCGATTCAGAAATCTTTGATGACGTTTACGTTGAAGCTGCTACTCGTGCTATTGAAAAAAGGAAAGATTTGCCGGGATTCAGAGTGACTGTTGTTATTGAATGTTGGGAAAAAAAAGATTTTAAAAAACCCGAAAAACATTTTTGTTATAATACCTATCGTGTTTTAATCAATGCTGGATTACATGGAAAAGCTGAAATGCTTCGTCTTAACTTTATGAGATTACATAATATTGACCTTCAAAAAGAAAGTTTGAGAGGAGAAAATGGAAACACAACAAACCAATCAAGTACCGGTGACAATGGAAAATAAAGTTCTGGATATTGTAGTGAAGGAATTACAAGAAGTTAAAAAAAAGGTTGCTAACATTGAAAATAAAACTGTTTTAGAAGAATTACAACTTCCAGAAGAAGATTTAAAAGCTCTTGGTGTTATTAAAGATAATCCTAGAAGACTTAGAAGAGGTAGAGGCGCTAGACCACTTCTTGAATCAGAAATAAAAGAAGCTCAAGAACATTGTGATAATGCTATGGCTTGTGCTAGATATCTTAATGTAGGATATAATTGTTATAAAAAGTGGGCAAAAACTTATAACTTGTTTAAAACAAATCCTTGGGGTAAAAATGCTAAAAAAAGATATTGGGCTCCCAATAAAGGCAAATATCCACTTAATCAAATACTTGAGGGCAAATTTCCAAATTATCCCATTTATAGGCTTAAAGACCTTCTTATAAGAAGTGGAATAAAAAAAGCAGAATGTGAAAACTGTGGATTTGATGAACACCGATTAACCGATAATAAAATGCCACTTCTGATAAGTTTTAAAGATGGTAATGAAAAAAATCATCTGTTAGAAAATATAGAAATATTGTGCTATAATTGTATGTTTCTTACTGGACGGGGATACATACGAAAAGGTAAAGTAGAATTTAATTTTTTAGATCCCGATAGAATTCAAGGTTCTTCCCGAAAAATCGAAGCTCGATTCTAAATGCGTTCTATTTATAGTATAGAATGCAAACAGCAAATCACATATTAGCAAAAGAAGGTATCTTAACCACATTCTCCATAGCTAAGAAAGTTACCGCGAAGGATGTAAAAAAACTTCGTGAAAAACTGAAAACTGCTAATTTGGATTCTGATAAATTAAAAGAACTATTGAGAAACACTGTCATCAAGGAAACACAAGCTGACATTGAAGCTCATAAGATTCCGGGATTAATAATCTCTGGTTTTGAAGAAAACGAAGAGAAAAAAAGGATAATGGAATTGACCTACTTTGCTTCTGTTATAGCTAAAAAACTATCAGAAAAGAATATAGGAAAATATCATTCCTGTTATATCATTAATGCAATTGTAAATGTGTTAGGATTAACGGAGGAAGATTTTGATGAGTTTCACAGGAAGTTTTCAAAATTCAGAGACGGCATCAATGGCAACGATGAATTGGATTAACTCTGATTGGATGAAAGAGTGGTTGCGATTAACGTTTCAGGACAAAATCAATAGGAAACGTGATGGTTACTGGTATTACGATAGCGCCGATAAAACATACAAATATGTTAGAATATGATAAAAAAGAACGAATCAAAACTATTTTTCTTTCTCTGTTCCAATTACTTAACTATATTTATCCAAACCCAAATATGTCTAGAAAAAATAACAAAAATTTAGATGATGTAAGTCTGGCTATCTTTTTTAAAGATTTTGCTCACTGGATAAGGTCTAGCTGTGTAGGATTAAATGTAGCTGGATTTACCACTGCTAAATATCTTAATAAATGCGGTATAAATGCTTCTGCATTTCCCGTTCGTCATAATGTGGATATAGTTTATACTATAGACCATTACAATGAAACACATAAAAAACGATTGACTCATGTAGTTATTTCAGCTCCTTGGTTAAGTGTTTATGATATGAAACACTTAATAAAAAACTTTTCTGATATTCAATTTGTCATATTATCCCATTCTAACGTTGGGTTTTTACAAGCAGACCCACATGGAGTGGAACTTTTTAGAAAATATGCTGAATTATCTAAAATACATAAAAATTTGAAAGTGGGTGGTAACTCTCCACAGTTTGTTAATTGGTTTAGAACATCATATAATGAAGAATGTGTTTGTCTTCCAAATTTATATCCTGTCTCACATATTAGTAGCAAAGTTTGGAATGGATCCTATCCAATAAAAATAGGAATATTTGGAGCTATACGGCCAGAAAAAAATTTTATGACTGCCGCTGCGGCTGCGCTGGCCATGCATTCAATATTAAGTATTCCAGTTGAAATACACATGTCAACTGGTGGAGAAGAATGTAAATCCACTACATTGTCATCTATCATAGAGATGACAGAACATATTAAAGGCATAACTTTAATAAAAGAAAATTGGGAAACATGGGACAAATTTATTGAACTTGTAAAACAAATGGATTTACTGATACAAGTGTCATACACAGAATCATTCAATATGATAACCGCTGATGGAATTTCTGTTGGAGTCCCATCTGTTGTATCACCGGTCATTCGTTGGGCACCCAATTCTTGGAAAGCTGATGCAGATGATGCTCTAGATGTTTCTAAAGTGGGTATCAAATTACTTACCACTAATCAACATCATATTGGTAGTGATACTTTGCATAAAAGTAATGAACGCAATTTAAAATATTGGTTGAACTTCTTAAGAAATTAAAAAAAGACAAATAAAATTTTACTAAGCATGTTATAAAATTAATAATACAATTAAAAAATCTTTACATATAATTTGATTCATGGTAATATTTTTTATAAATGAAAATAAATAAAATTCAAGATATTAAACATTCCGAAGGAACAGTAATATTTGTTACAGGTGTTACAGGTCAAGATGGTTCTTATATGGTTGATTATCTTCTTAGGGAAACAAGTGCTTTAATTGTTGGTGGTGCTCGTCGTTTAAGTGTAGAAAATCATGACAATATTAAACATCTTGAGAACGAACCAAGATTTCAATTGGTTAATTTTGATTTAACCGATTCACATTCTATATACAAAATTATAGAATATGTTAAACCAGACTATTTTATAAATTTTGCTGCTCAAAGTTTTGTGGCTTCTTCATGGGATTTTGCTCGTCAAACATGGGAATGTAATTCTACAGCAGTATTAGATTGTTTGGAGGCTATCAGGCAACTTCGACCTTCTTGTAGATTCTATAATGCTGGTTCATCCGAAGAATTTGGTAATGTAGTATATGAACCACAAGACGAAAATCATCCATTAAGACCAAGAAGCCCTTATGGCGCATCAAAAGCGGCTGCCAGAACGTTAGTGAAGGTTTATAGAGAGTCTTATGGACTTTATGCTGTCCAAGGATGGTTATTTAATCATGAAGGACCAAGGCGTGGTGAGGAATTTGTTACAAGAAAGATTACAAAGGGTGTTGCCAATATATTTGATGCAATAATCAATAATAAGCCAATAATTCCAATAGAATTAGGAAATCTTGATACTAAACGGGACTGGTCTGATGCAGAAGATATGATGGATGCAGTTTGGAAAATGTTAAATCAAGATAAATATAATATGGCTTTTTTCTGTAGGTCTGATTGTTCTATGTTTCCATCACAAATAGGAAAGCACATTAAAGATTATGTTGTTGGTAGTGGAGAAAATCATACTATTCGTGAATTTATTGAAAAGGGATTTGACTTGGTGGGAATAAAAGGATATTGGAATTATATTCCTGACAAACCAGAAAGTGAACATTTTTCACAGATAGACTACCCTGATAGAATACTTGTTAAGATAAATCCAAAATTCTACCGTCCTGCTGAAGTAGATATATTGAGAGCTAATTCTGATAAAATTAAAAAAGAATTAGGATGGCAACCGAAAATTACATTTGACGGTATGATTGAAAAAATGATAACCAATGACCTTAAAAAATTTGATACGTGAAATATAAAAAATTACTTTCTACAATAGTTTGTTTTCTATGTTGCCTTTTCTTTGGAGAAATTTCTTTACAAGCAACACAAAATGTGACTCTTGCGTGGAATCCAAGTACTGACTCAACTGTTGCGGGATATAAAATTTATTACGGGTCAGCTAGTGGTAATTACACTAATGTAGTTGATGTTGGTAATGTAACAAATGCTACTATTAGTGGATTAGTTGAAGGTGTCACTTATTATTTTGCAGCTACCTGCTATAATAGTTCTGGTATTCAAAGTCCATTTTCAAATGAAGTCTCTTATACCGTACCAAATTTGTGTCCTACAATAAATTCTGTAAGTAATATTTTTATTAATGAGAATGCTGGTCAACAAGTAGTTAATCTGTCCGGTATTACTGGAGGATTTGGTACATATTCAACTATTACTATCACTGCATCTTCAGGTAATACCAATTTAATACCTAATATTACAGTAATTTATACAAGTCCAAATACAAATGGGACTTTGGTTTTTACACCGCTAACATATGCTTATGGTGTAATTACTAATACAGTGACCGTTAAGACTGATAAAACTAATACTAATTATAATACTACTGCAACAAGTTTTATAATTACAATAAGTGCTGTTAACCAATGGCCAACATTGACTCTTCCAATTACTAATTTAACTATCAATGAGAACAACGGGTCAACAAATGTAAGCTTTTCCAATGTTACTTCTGGTGCTCCGAATGAAAGTCAAATACTTACTGTTACTAATTCATCCAGTAATACTAATTTAATTCCAAATCCAATTGTTAATTATACTAACCCATTCACAATAGGATCCTTGACTCTTACACCAAAAACTAATATCAGTGGTTTATCTACTATTTTTGTGACTGTAAATGATGGTGGTATTACTAATAATGCTACAACAAATAAATTTACAACAACAGTTTTACCATTGCCACCACCAAACTTTCATATTATTAGCGCAACTCAATAATTTTATTGACATCATTGTTAGATTATAGTATCCTTATAATATGAAAAGTGGACTTACATATATTATATTTGTCATTGACCGTTCAGGTTCAATGCACATAATTTGCAACGACATGATTGGTGGATTTAATTCATTCATCAAGACACAACAGGAAGCTAAACTCGGTGATTGCCGTGTTTTTGCTTATAAATTTGATACCGAATATGAAACAATGTTCGAAAATATTGACTTGAATCAAGTTCCTCTTTTGGATAGAAATAATTATATTCCAAGAGGCAATACTGCTCTCTATGATTCCCTTGGCAAAACCATTAACGATATTGGAGTTCGTTTAACTGCTATGCCCGAAGAGGAAAGACCTGAAAAAGTTTTAATAGTCACTATCACTGACGGTGAAGATAATGACCATTTGGAAAAACCCGAAGATGCTATTAAATACGATTCCGATAGTGTAAAGGAAATGGTTGAACATCAAAGAAATAAATACAATTGGGATTTTGCTTATATTGGTGCTAATCAGGATTCTTGGGCGGTAGGGTCAAGCATGGGATACATGAAAGGTACTACGCTTAACTATGTAGCAGATTCGGAAGGGACTGCTGTAGCTTTTGATACTTTAGATAGAAGTGTTACAAGCTATCGTGCTGCTGCTAAGGGTACAAGATTTAGTTTTTCACCCAAAGATGCAGACACACAGCTTAAAACGTCTGTAAAAACTTCCAAGAAGACTACTGCAAACAAAACAATTTAAGATTGTTTATACACAAAAAATCAAAACCCCCGTTTTCACGGGGGTTTTTGTTTATTATTTTAATCTTCAACCAAATGCGGAAGATGTGGCTTCCAATCTGGGTGTTTCACTTCTCTAATTAAATTAGATAAAGGAATAGGTCGTGGAGCTTTCGGTTCACGAATTAATTTCAAACCAATTTCATTATTAAGCTTATTACCTTTCTTGGAATTAATTTCCTTAGCTGTTAAGGCAAGATTTTCCCAAGTGTGTTGACCACCCCTAGATTGAGGAATAACGTGGTCAATGGTAGCTTCATCACGTCTTAATTTTTTACCAGTGTATTGGTCAATACCACCATCACGAATCCAAATAGCATCCTTGGATGGTTTGCCTTTGAAAGTTTTCTTTGGCATCCTAGCAAAGTTTTTAGCAATAATGACTGTGGGAGCTCTTATAGTTTTTTCACCATTTCTACCATAATGAATAGCATCATCAAAAGGACGAACAGGCAATGTAATCCATTCTTCCCAAGTCACAGGACGAGGCCATGATTGACCAGACGGCCAATCATTTTCATCAAGAATGTATTCGCCCCTTTCATTCTTTTCATATTCAATGTCAAGCGCCAAAGCGCATTTACCCGCAGCCAAGTCAACCAAAGCTTTACCAACGGTGGATTGACCCACAGCTTGCCAAGCTTTATTTAACTTTAAGACCTGCGTTCTGTTAATGATGCTCATATTATCTTTGTTGTTCTATTTCATATGGTTATATATTTTAGTTTTAATGTTACATTATAATTATACTACTTCTAAAAGAAATGTCAATACCAAAAATATAAAAACCCGCACGGCATTAATATTAATTCAATATTCTTAAATTTAATGGGGGGAAGAGTAAAGAATTTGTTAATCCGGGAATAGAAATTACCGTCAAATTTAAACGTGTCCCCCTCCAAGGAGGGTCAATAATGAAGTAAGAGCTATTAGTGGTAAGAGTTGACATTCGTAAATTAAGAAAGTTATGGCCAGCATTAATTGCGGATTGCACTGCAGAAGTCAAATCTAAAGTGTGAATACCATAATCATCCCCAAAACTTTGATAAAATATTCCTTCATTCCAATCATTTGTCTGAATCGTTGATTCATCATAAAAAGTAAATATATCTATAATTGATTTTTCACCATTTTGCTGATTTTGAATAAAAAATGTTAATGTCGCGTTTGAAACAGATGTAGCTGAAATACTACTCAGGTCAAAATCAATAATTGTCCTATCTTCCATCGGATAAGACGATGAGTTAATAACACCACCATACCCCCAACCACAAGCAAAAGGTGCTATTCCATATATAGTCCTAAGATTATCTTCTTGTATAGGAGTAAGAATCACTGTTTGTCCTCCTATTATTAAACAATACAAAAAAGATATAACAAATAAAATTAAATATTTATATCTTTTCGTGTATATCGTCTGCTTCATGTATTGTAAGTTGTTTATTTTCATAAATAGCATAATATTTGGAGCCGGGATGAAAATCCAAACATAAATTGTAAGAATTTTTATCCGTTAATATTGGATTAGACACTTCTTCTAAAGAAAGAGTCTTGAAGCTACTTTCATTTTCATCAACAATATGCCAAGTAAGTTTAAAATCAGGAGTATGACCTACTATTTGATGAATACCACGAATAGGATGAAATTCATTATTCCAATCGCACCATGTGATACCACCATAATAAGGACAACTAGACCTAGAAAATCCCGGCATAGCAAACCAATGCATACTGTTTGCATAAAATAATTTTTTCGCTTCAGCAGATTCACCGATTAATCTCCGATTGATAGCACGAAGAGAATATTCACTTATTACATTTGGCTTAAATTTTGATGATTCTATCCAACTTGGATGAACACCTGCATGACTTAATAACCATCGGTTATCAAGAATATAGAAAAATTTTAACTTTTCCCAGTCCTGTTTAGTAACAAAATCATTAATAGTTACAGATTTGAATTGTTCGTAACCAGAACAACGCATGTTCTTATTATCTTTGAACCAATAATGAAGGTCGTGATTTCCGCAAACATGAACACGGTCTTTTTGGTTCACAGAATGATGAAACCAATCGGCCACATCTGCAATGATATGCGGATTATCCCCGAAATCGTCAAAATAATCGCCAAGAAAAATCGTCTTATCGGGCTTTACTGATTTGATGATTTTCTCTACTTTTTCCCAACGATTGTGGACATCTGGTAATATTAGATACTTCATTCTATAATGATAACACAGTAATTATAAAAGTCAAGCGTCAACAAATTCAGCTATTAGTTTGTCCATTTCTTCGTATGTTTTTTCGTCTAAAATAAAATTATTTTCCTTTTTACAATAAAAACATCTTTGTATCTGATTAATATAAATAATTATTTTTCCATCTTCTATGGATTGTGAGATAAGAACATTTTCTGCGCCACAGTGTTCACAATATCTTTTAACAGTTTTAATAATTTTAGTCATTATGAGAGAGTAATGATTCTACTAGGTTCTTTTTTAACCCATCCTGCTCTTTCCATATCTTCTTCGGGCATTATTGAAATGTCATCATCAGATTGCATAAACAAAATACAAACATGTTTTTCTTTTAATTTTTCTATTCTTGGTTCAAAAACCTGTTTAGTAATAATGCGCTGCATCATCTGAATACGAAATGGGTCATCAATTTTTAATTTAACCAATACCACAGCATTTTGTGGAATATTGTCAAAATTCAATGTATTACCCCATTTGACTATATCCCCTAATAGGGGAGGGGGGTTTGGTGGGGATGGTACTGCTGGTAAATCGGATAGTGGATGCCAACATATTCCACCCACTTCTTTAACATAAATCCATTCTCCACTATCGTTGGAAACTTTTTCATTAAGTTCATCAATGAGTTTTAACGTTTTATCTGTAGGTTCATTTTCTGGTATTACTGCTGCTTCTATATCAATTACTTCATTTTCCATATTTTTTACTTTTTGTTACTACATAAAATCTGTTAAGTCTAATCGTTGTTTCCCATCCCACATATAACCAACTTTTTTCCAACCTGAATGGTTGGGGTCTAAAGCATCTGCGCAAATTATATTATGATTTAAGATATCCCATATTTCTTTATCAGATTTTCCTAGTGATAACCGGTGTTTACATTCCTCAATATTTGTTTCATTTATATCAACTCCATATATTGTTTGAAGAGCATCTAAATGAGTTATTCCATTTAACATTTTTCTTTGAAGAACTTCAAGAAGAAAATTTCCATTACCACATGAGATATCGCTATCTATTTTAGAATCTATTACATTCGACGTATCCATTATTTTTCTAACAAACGATATGGGTGTAAATACTTCCCCATTTTTCTTTATATTTTCTATAGTGTGATATTTGTGACCATTTTCATTACTTTCTTGATTATTACATAATCTTTTATCCATCGTGGAAAAATAATTGTCTATAAATTTTTCTTCTTCATTGGTTAATTGAAAATCTTTTGATATTCGTGGAAGATTTTTCCAAGTGTACATTGAAATCTGATAATTAGAATAAAGACATATTTTTAACAAAAATTGAATGATTTTAGAATTTAAAATATCAATCAGTGTTTTGGCTTCATTTTCGTCTTTAACTACTATATAAGGAAAATGACTTGTAGTTCCTATATTTTCTGCGTAAAATGGTTCAATGGATAAACTATCGGAAACTATTACTTTTTTCTTATCAAAATCTTTAGATTTTTTCTGTAAAAATATTCTTTTCTTATTAGTAAATATGTGTTCAAATTTATATTTATTATCCTTTACATTTATGTGGTCTTTATAACCAAGGTTATCTCTTTTAAATTCTAATTTATCATATTTTTCTAATCTGCTTAATAACGATTTAACACACTCATTATAAACATTAGGAAGAAATTTTATATTATTAGATATTAAACAATTGGCTATAGTCCCATCTTCTGATTTTATAATCGTTGGTGTTTTTAATTTAGTCTTTTGACAAATATACCAGTCAATTTTTGTACCTACAGAAGACCCATTAGGATATTTAAATTTTTTTCTATATTCTGAATTTAACTCTAGATAAATAAAATTATAATTTTTTAAATATAACTCTAAAATTTTATTTGGTTTTTCCCTCCAATTCATAGGATGAATCATGTATAAAACTCCATTATCTTCTAAATATTTATCTGCTTGAATAATAAATTCTTTCCACAATTCATTTCCTTTACCACCCGTATTGTCTTCTTTAAATTTTTGATAGGGTGGATTGCTGTAAATTCTTGTAGCTTTCAATTTTTTTCTCCATTTTGAAAAATCTTTAATAACTATCATTTTCCCATTACATATTTCATTATTAAATTTTTCAGCTAATTTCCGTTTTCTATAATTTTTGGAAATAAAACCTATAGTATTATTAGTAAAATCATATCCATATAAATAAAACCACTCTAAAAGCTCAAAAGTATCACTTATAATAAGTGTTTCATTTTGCGGTAATCCTCTATATTTTAAATCGGTTTCTATTATTTGTTTGCATAAGTCTGATGGTGTATGAACATTTTGAATAGATGTTTCTTTTCCATTATTGACTCCATTTACCATTTCATAACTACTAATATACAACTCTCTTTTAGAATGTAAAGAAAATTTATTAGTGTTTTTATCGTACTTTAAACTTTTTATATAGTCATCATCATTGTCACACTCAAAATATGGAGAATTACAATTTTCATTGTTCATCAAAAACAAATTTTTGTTTATAGCTTCTTCTATAGTTTCTAACATTAAGTTACTATGAATATTTAAAATAATGATGTAATCTCTTATCTTTTTGTCTTTTAATAAATCATTCATCAATAATTTGTCTTTATAAGCAGACGAAGATGAAATACTCCAATTATACGGACCGTTTAAATAATTTAATACTACAATTGATGGTAATAAAAAGCAATAAAACTTTGTTCCTCCGAAAAGCATTGTAGGTAATTTTTTATATTTATCTTGATACTCCTTTTTTAAATAATGAATTTGTTGAGCAATAATTTTGTGATAATTTCTTTCAAGATATTTATATTCACACATTATCTCATTGTTTTTATATTCAAAATTATTATCTTTTTTGCCTTTAGCGTGAATACAAATTTTTAATTTTTTTTCAAAAGCAATTGCATAGGCAAATTTAACTTCATCTTCATTAGAGGCAATTTTAAGTTTTTTATAAAAATTTAGCATTGCTTTTGATTTTTGTTTGACTTACTTTTACTTAATTATCACTTTGTCAACTTCATCTTTTGTTGGACGTTCGTATTTATTTAAAAATTTATCAATAATTTCTGGCCCAACATGGCGTTCACGTTTAGCATCTCTTCTCAAAAGTTCATCTCTTGGAACTTCAAATGTAACAGCTATAATGAATGCTCCGTGACTTTTTCCTAAGTTAATCCAATCTCTTCTAGCTTTTCTACTGACACTAGTAGCATCAATCATTACACTTTTATCTGCACTCAATGCTGATGAAACTCTTTGTCTGGCTATTCCGAAGGCTGCAGCTGAAACAGTCTGGTCATCTTCTCCTGAGCCAATCTCACTCCTTATTTTGTCGGTAGAAACATAAACAATACCATTATCTAAAGCAAATTTTTTCCCCCAAGTTGATTTACCACTTGCAGGTGGTCCAACAAGAATAATCAAAGCTTTTTCTTCATCATCAATGTCAATTAATTTATTCACAAATTTCTTCTTTATCTCTGTAAGTGGATAAAATCATATTTATATTAGCTCTACCTACGGGGTTAAACGAATGAACTCTCCATTCTGGTAATGGCTTACCTAATTTCATACAATGTTCAATCAACCATTTAGCACAATCATATCCCGTTTTTTCTTTATAGTTTTCATAATCGACAGGCTGATTATAATGTTCTTCATCTAAATCATGGTCAAATGATATTAAGTCAGGCAAACCTTTTTCAATAATTGTTTCTATAAATTGTTCATAATTGCGAACTACATACCATTCACCTAATTCAGCGTTAAGAAATGAAACAGGTTCGCGGTTGTCATCAAGGAATAAATTATAGCTCATTGCCTTCTATTATATCTATAAAGCCAGCATTTGTCAATTCTTTTAATGCTTCTTCATGCGTTCCACCATATTCATAAAGCACCGTCAAAGGAACGTTAAGAAATGATCGTGGTATTAAATTATCAAAATCATAATCATCTTGACCCATGAATTCATACCAATAAATGAGTTTTCCATTATAAAACTTTTTTCTAGAATGGAAAATTACCGTAATATCTGATGCTTTCTTGTCCATATTATCCTTCTCATAATTAGGTGCGTCATCCTCGTTTATATACATATTCACTATTTTATTTTACGGTTCATGTAAATTTACTGCTCTATTATTTCTAGGAGTAATAATTTTAATATTGAAATCACCCCTAACACCGAATATACTATATCTTTCACAGACGGTAATATTGGTAATAGAGTCAAAATTGTTGACCACATCATATTGATTGAATAAATACGGTTGATTATTATAAACTATAGTTACTGCACTATGGTCGGTTGAAAGAGCCTTACTGAAATTGTTGGTCGTTGTTTCTGTGTAAGTATTGAATCCAAAAGCTCCCCCTACACCGCCACCTATTAATACTGCAACACAACCGAGAATTCCCACCACACACAGTATGACTCCTATAAATCCGCTAGCATTGTCACCATTTGAAGACGCTAAATAACCTCCAAGGATGGCGGATATCACTAAAACTGTAAAAACTAGAACAAATGTTGTAATCATATTTTTATTATTTGTATTCCTGATTTAATATTTTAACTGACAATAGCTTGCCAAGGATAGAAGAATATTTTGGTTTTGTTGGACGAAGAACTATTCCTTCTCCATATTTCATTTCTCTATTTGGTTTAATGTAATATATAATTGTATTTGCTATTTTTTGGAGTTTTTCAATAGTCCATGTATCATCAAATATAAAAGGGTCATAAACTAATGAAACGGCTGGAATATTTAAAGTATTGCATGCATCTTTTATTTCTTTCCAACCATACCATTTACCTGTATCCAATTCTTTTATATTAAACACATATAGCATAGGTTCCAAAAGACCTAATGGATTTCCTTGAATTTTTCCACCACAAGCTTCTGCTTGAATGGCAATATTTTTACCCAACTTTTTTAGATTGTTTGGTAAATCATATTTTTCAGCAATCTTCCAAAATCCTGTTCCTTCTTTTTGTTCTAGTTTGCGGCTACAAACACGAACTTCGCTATTTTCATGGATTACAGTCATAGAAGAACCATCAACCTTCACTGTAAGATAACATTCCTCTCCCATAAATTCATTAAGAACTGTTGGATTATTTAATAAATTATCTTCATCAGTGATTGGAATTAAATGTGTAGGAAATCCACCTCTAACATCACCACATATACTTAAATCAAGTGGTTTCTCATATTTAATTATACCAAGAATTTCTGTAACATCATCGCCTTCTTCCCAAATCGATACATCTATTTCATGTTCATCACCATCATTATCAAAACCTGATTTTACCGGTAAAATAGAAAGAGGACAAACTAATCCTTGACTTGGAGCTTTCTTAAATTTAGCATTCCAAACACGGTAATGTTGACGCTCCATAAAGGAGAAATAAGGATTTTCTTTTGGAACTATGCTATCAATTTGTATGAATATTACCAAATCACCGTCTTTAAATTGTCCTTTGGGAACAACAACAGGCCATGCTTTCACCATACCAATCTCAATTTTTGTTACTTCTGGATTTGGATGGGGTTTAATACTATGAATTTTTTCTATTGTTGCCGATTTTGTCATATTAACATTATATCATAGACTTAACAGAAGTCAATAAAAAAGTCCGATTCAATTACTTGAACCGGACTTTCTGATATTAAATGATGAATGTTTTAATCATCATCAGGTGGTTCACAAAATCCACCAAATGCTTGAGGATGTTTAGTAGAATGTTGTACTGCAACTGCTGGTCTTTTATCCAAATCAATTCCAGCATTTTCCAATCCTTCACGGTCAGTATAATAGATTTCAAGTTCAGTAAGTAATCTACCTACTTTAAATTCTACTGTTCTAACAGAATCATTCTTAGTTTCACCAAACTTAGTTCCAAGATTATACTCAGTTACTTCATCAGATGAAATGCTTTTACAAATGTTAGCTGAATGGAGACTATTAGCAGATAATTTTCTACTAATACCACTGTCTCTACCCTTTAGTGTAGAAGAATTACTGCTACATGTATAAGTTGCACTAGAATCTTTACAAACTATATCACCCCAAATTGGAGGATTGGTTGGCCACCAAGGGTCATATGGTTTTCTCCACGGTCTGGGCCACGGTTTAGGATAAATTGGATAAGGATCTGGATAATAGTGGTCGTGATGAATATGTTTTTCAACAATTTTAACTTGTGGTTGTTTCTCTGCAAAAACCTGAACACCAATTACACCACAATTGGAAGTTCCAACAGTTTTACCTGCATAGGATTTACCCTTTGATGAAAATTCAAATTTTCTAACTTCATCAAGAGAAGTTCGCCAACCATTGATTTCGATGGATGAATAAGCATTACAAATATATCCACTTTTATCCCTATCTGCACTTTTACCGTCAAGGACACTTAATCCATCAACGCTAAAACGTGCCAACACTCGGTCAGCGGTATTGTTTCTAAAATGTAGGGTGAATTCCCTACCAATTTCTCCACGGACATAAGTTCTACCATGAGAGCCATATTCTGGAAGTTTACTGCCATCAATCTTGACGGACAATTCGAAGTCATTTCTTTTCATGTTTTCCTTTCTTACATTGCCCCTAATTGGGGACTTTTATATTCAGGCGGAATTGCCTGAACAATAATAACTATAACACAAAAAATATAAATGGCAATTAAAAATTACTTAGTTCCACATGCTAGTATTTCTTTTATATTCTTCTGCTCCTCGCATAAATTCCAATTCTTTTTTACTTGGTTTCCAACTACATTTTATACATTTCTTGGAATTCATAAATTTGTGGTCACAATATTTCTTATTATCGGTTGGTTTGGTAGTAGAGAAGCTCATAATTTATTTACCATAATAACTTTATTTAGATTGGTGCCACCGGAGGGAATCGAACCCACACTCCCGAAGGAAACTGCTCTTAAGGCAGTCGCGTCTCCCAATTTCGCCACGGTGGCATTGTGAATTGAATACTAGGTTTTTTTAAATGCTGCAGCATTTTTGTCATTTACCAACTTCTCTCCCTCTATTTGGGGCCCGATGTTTCACGGGACGTATTCAATTCTTACGACAAATCTGGTGCTACAGGAGGGAATCGAACCCACACGGATTTCTCCAACTGCTCTTGAGGCAATCGCGTCTGCCTAGTTCCGCCACTGTAGCATAACTCAGTCGAAGTCCATTGGCCAGATGACGTGTTCAACTGAGAGCAAATAAAAATTCATGTGCAGACTCTTTTGCTGCATCCACCACTTCTTGATTGGTCATGTCTCTAAAACGACTACCTACATTATCATTATCACTTTTCAAATTAAAACATGTAGGTGTGATTGAAACGCTTTTCTTCATTGACTCAACAAGTTTACGTTTCTCTTCTTCCGTTATAGTAACCCATTTATTCATAATAACAAAATGGTATTTGAAAGTTTTGTCCTAGAATTTGTCTTTTCATTTACAACGAAATTGGCTGTTAACGCAGCCAATTCCGTCAAAGGCGATGTTATTTAATTCTATAAGTTACTAACGTAGTTCTTTTCTCAGCCACAACATACCAATCACCAATAAAACTGATACTTTGTAGTCGTTAGAACGACTGCCCTCATCTAATATTTGAGCAGCCCAAATTGGTAGCGGGAGCAGGATTCGAACCTGCGAGGCACTAAGGCACTGCGTTATGAGCACAGCCGGATGACCGGGCTTCCGACATCCCGCAATTAAATTATTATGGTGCCTCCAACCGGACTCGAACCGATATCGTGCTCAAATCTAGAGCTTACCACGGGTATAGGCCGTGCGTTCTACCAATTAAACTACAGAGGCATTATTCCAAAGAGCAAAAATTCACATCTGGAGCGATATGAGAGATTCGAACTCTCACCGGTTGCTTGGAAGGCAATCATGCTAGCCGTTAAACACCAATACCGCTTTATGGAGCAGAAAATGGGATTCGAACCCACGACATTCACGTTGGCAACGTGACGCTCTACCAGACTGAGCTACTTCTGCGTATTCAATACATATTATCATATTCCTAAAAAATGTCAAGCGTTATGAAAATTTCTTCATATGTATGATAAAGCAGTAAAAATTAAGGATTTACCGTTATGAATCAGATGAAATATAGACCTTGTAAAAAATGTGGCAAGTCATTTCCAAATTGGATAACCATAAATGGCAAAAAATGGAATTTGAGAAGTCGTAATTTTTGCCTTGAATGTTCGCCTATAGGAACTCATAATACAAGAGATTTAACAGAAGGCGATTATGGAACAAAACTTATTGATGGAAAAAAATACAAACGATGTAGAGAATGTAAAAATATCAAACCATTTGAAGAATTTTATGCTAAATCAGAGTGGGGAAGACGTTATGCTGTTTGTCGTTCTTGTAATAAAATAATAAGTAAAAAAAGAAGAGATGAATTTAAAAAGTGGTGTGTAGAATTGAAAGGTAGTAGGTGTATTATTTGTGGATACAATAAATGTTTGAGATCATTAGATTTTCATCACATTAATGAAAGTGAAAAGGATTATGATATATCCTCAAATTGGAAAAAATCTAAAGAAGAAATAATTAAAGAGCTTGACAAGTGTATTTTACTATGTAAGAATTGTCATGGAGAGGTTCATGAAGGAATTCTTACAATCTAAATAGATTGACAATACAAGGATTTTATGATATTATTAAGATATGAAAAAAGAACCATCAAAACGAAGGATAAATGCTTACTTTAAGAGCAAAAAGAAGTTAAAATCATCTGACGATTTTAGTCATAGGTTGGAAATTTTCATTGATGGAAAGTTTACATTGGGAGTATCCTTTGATGGAGAAGAACCTAAATGTTCCTATGACCTTAATGAATTATTAAAAAAATTAATAACTGACAAAAACGTGTGGTAAAATTATGAGAAAACAATGTAAACTTCACCCAAAATATAAAGGTGTCAGAAAACCACGTGCAAAACGTGACCTCAAACTATTGGGGAAATGTGATTGTTGGAGTATTTATTTTAATAAACACCCTAATGAAAAATTCCCCGATTTTATCAGTGGTGTTCCGAGAAGTTTAAACGATTGGCGGCGAATGGGTAAAGAATCCGCTGAACGTTTGATGAAAATGATGAAGGATAATAGTGGTGGTAAATTATTCTAATATATCCTATGGGATACTATAATCTTAGAAATTATACAAATATTCCAAATGACATAATAAAAATCATTATTGATTTTTGTTGTCCCTATGGATTATCTGACTTCAATATTAGTATTAAGCAAACTAAAAAATCAAGACACGATGAAGCTTTTTATGGAGTTGCACATCCAAACGAAAGAAAAACAGTTATTGGTGTAAATTTACCTTTTTCTCAGTATAGATTTCCTATGCTAAGTAGTTATAGGCATGAAAATCTCAGAAAAGCTGGTTATGTTAAGGCAACGCTTTTAAGAAATCAAATAGAAGTTTTAGTATATCTTATTTCTCATGAATTAAGACATTTATGGCAAGGTAATGTAAGTAAACAAAATTTTCAAGGACGTTTAGTATTTTATACGACTTGGAATGAAAAAGTATATCATGCATTTTATAAAGAGGAAAAAGATGCAACATTATATGCTATTAAAATGATTAAAATGTGGAGAAAAGAATTAGAATCTAACTAATATTTATAAATACAAAAATGAACGAAGAACCCAAAATAACATACGCGCCTTGGCCTAAAGAAGTCGTTGATAAACTTAATGAATATCAGCATAATCTCGGCTGTCATCCATACACTTGTGGATGGTGTAGAGATAAACTGGGTGTTTGGTTTGTTAAACAGAATGACGGAACTCTCATTCCAGAACCATTGAATTATGACAGAAGTGGTGATGGTTGGAAGAAAATCATTTGCTTAGACCGTGAATTGATTGCCACTGAAAATGGTTGGATTTGTAAAACCTGTGATCATGTTCAAAATTGGTATGTTGAAGGAACTATCTAATATTTATAAATATGGCAGTTACAGCACCAATAGAAGTTCCAAGAGATAGGAAAATATCTGACAAAAAAGTAAGTCATGATGTTGAGAATTATATTCTTGATATTATTTCAGAAACTATTGATGAACCATTTACTTTCAAAGAACTACTTGAAATGGTAAGAAATAAATATCAAAGTGAATATGGATGGGATTTGGAAGGTCATGTTTCTTGGGCTTTGGATATGCTTCACGCTAATAATTTAGTAAAACGTGTAGCTCCTAATACTTACGAAGCACCAGAAGGTCCTGATGATGTTTATTCAGAACGTGCAACAGGATATGCTCCTGAAGGCGAATTCGTTCCCCGTGGTAGAGATTTTACCAAACAAGATACTTCCCATTTTGAAAACAAAGACGAATACCGACATGAATTAAGTAAAGCTGAATGGTCGGTAAATATGTTAAAAAATATGGGGAAAAATGAAGAAGATATCGAAACAATGTTACTTGCCGGTGAGCATCCTTACAATCGTGTTGCCCTCAAAGTTGCTCTCAAAAAACATTTTCAAGGTGTAGAAATATAATCTTCTTGACTGTACATATTTCATTTGATATTGTATTTCTATGGATTTATTAGATTTTATAGAACCACTGGAAGATAAAACTTTATCAACAATTAAAGAATTAAAATCTTTATCATTAGAAGAATACACTTTAAAAATTAAGTGGTATGAAATTCAGAACCATGTAAGTGAAATTATGCCATTTATGCGTTCCAAAAGTCAGATTTCTAATCCAAAAACTATAGAAGAAATAGAAAATCTAAAAATAAAAATCTTGCCTGTAAATGAATCTGATGAAGAATTGTATCGTATATACAAAAATTTCATGTTATTTACATCTTCTGCTCTTCAAAATAATTACCCCGGAAGGAAGATGTCATTTCTTGTAGAAAATAGTAATACAGGTAAATTTCTTGGTATGATAACAATTGCTGGAGATATTGGGTCTTTATCTGCTAGAGATAATTTCATAGGTTGGTCTAACAACCATAAATATAAAAATAAGCGAATAAACAATTTAATGAATGCACAAGTTCTTGTACCTCTTCAACCATTCGGTTATAATTGTTTGGGTGGAAAGTTGCTTGCTAGAATTGTTGTAACAGATTATTTTAGAAATGCATGGAAAGAAAAATATGGTGATACAGTTGTTGGAGTGACAACTACAAGTCTTTATGGGTCTTTTTGCCAATATACGGGTTTAAAATTTTGGAAAAACTTAGGCACAACATCAGGGAAAGTACCCATAGAGTTACCTGAAATTGTATTAACCAATTGGAAAGTTAAATATCCACCAGTAAAAAAGTCGGATAATGTAACATCTGACCGTTATAAAGATGAATTAATGAAAAAAATTTGTAAAGATTTAGGTATTAACTATAAATTAATATATCATGGAATTCATCGTGGAATTCATTATGTTTCCCTGTATAAAAATAGTAATGAATTTCTTCAATGTAAAATAAAAGAATCCGAATTAGAACTAATTCAGGAATTGAAAGATTTAGACAAACAAATGGAACAGTGGAAAGTGTCATCTATAAAGCGGTTTACTAAATTACAATCTGAAAATCGTTTAATTTCTAAATCTACGTATTATGATGATGCTGCGCATTTAACATTTGAGGAAACCAAGAAACTTTTTTTGAGCAATATTAACCGATAATAATAGACGCTTGACATTTTAAAATAATAATGTACCATGTAAATGGATGAAAATAAATGTAGAACCGAAAGACAAATATAAAGCGGTAATTTGTCTTGAAAAGAATTGTATATGGAAAAGAGTTTGTGCCAACCATCATACAGCAGGTGATTTTCGCTCCGAAGACGGCGTAACCCCAAAACTCTCTTTAAGAAGTGGAGAATTATATTGCGAAACAATTCATTCCAAAGGTGATGGATGTGAATATCATGAATGTCCAATTGACCATCATAGTTGTGGTTTGCTTTGCTGGGATGACTTGATTGAAGAAACCGATAATTTTCAAATATGAAAAAGAAAATAAATGTGTTTGTTCATGGTGCAAATGGCAAAATGGGACAAATTCTAACTTCATTAATAAATAAGGATAAATTGTTAAATTTATCCTCTCTGAAAGATGCTGATATAGTTGTTGATTTTTCCAGTGAAGAAGGTCTTCTGAAAATACTTTCTATTTGTTTGAAAAGGAAATTACCGTTGATAAGTGGTACAACAGGGTTAAGTGAATCCACTTATCAAAAAATATGGGAAGCATCACTGTCTATTTATATCATTCACAATGAAAATTTTAGTGAGGGCATTAAAGAAATAAAACAAATGTTATATGGTATTTCATCATTACTTAAAGTTTCTAAAATTATAATAGAAGAATGTCATAACATTTCTAAAAAAGATATGCCCAGCGGCACATCAAAAATGTTGTCTAGTATTTTATTTTCAAGATTTGGTGTAAAACCGGAAATAATATCCAACAGAACCAATCAAAATATTGGTGGTATGCATAATATTATTCTTAAATTACCAAATCAAATAATAGAAATCAAACATAGAGCAAATTCTAAGAAAATTTATGCTATAGGAGCATTAAATGAAGTAAAATTTTGGTATAAACATGGAAAATAATGATATGAGTTGGTTTTGGAAAAGAAAAGTAGTTGCTGAACGAAAACCAGAAGAAACTGGAATAGATTTACCAGCTTTAAACTGGTTTATTCATGTTTTAATCAATAATGTAGGATATAATAAATGGATAAGAATGTCCAAAGAAGAACAAAAGAAATATGATGAAGAACATCCTTACAATGCCGGTTATCCTTATAAAGTTATTACTTACCCCATACCATCGGGGAAGGATATCGTATTGAAAGAAAGTGGTAAATATACGATTCAATGTGATTCTGAATATACTCGCAATTTAATTATAGAAATGGCAAGAGCATACGATAAATTGGAAAAGGAATATTATTACAATTTACAAGAGAAAGCTTCCGAAAAGTGGCATAAAATAGAAGAATTGCCGCCTCATAGTCCAGCTTCTTCTTTTCATGAAAGAGGAAGAATGTTTTTAGTATTTAGTCCTATTTTATGTTATGTTAATGGTGGTCAATGTTTAGGATTTAGAGACGGAAAGAAATGGTATATTATTTGGAATGGAAAAGAAATAGAATGTCCATCAATAACTCATTATCGCCTTTTACCACCAAATCCTTTGATTAAACTTACCGAATATAAAACTGTAAAAGAACAGGTGGAAAAAATAAGAAATCAGATTGAAAAATAAGAATTATGGGCAGAAAAAAGAAAATAGAAATTTTACCACCTAATATATGGAGAGACTCTGATAATAAATTATGGAAAAAATGTAAAACATGTGGAACTATTGCTGAATATTGTAATTTAAATAGTGCATTATGTTTGGGAAATGAGTGTTGCTTTTGTAGAACAAACAAGGGAGTATGGTACGACCCTATAAAAAAAATTTTTTGCAGGAGATGTCCAAAATGCAATTCTGTGGTGGCATATGAACGTAAATATCTTGCTTATGCAGCGGTTAAACTTAATCAGTTATGTAAAAGTTGTAGTAGTAAAAATAACAAAGGGTTGGAATCTATGTATGGTCCAACTAAACCACTTCCTACATGGGCTACATACGACCCTATTACGCATTTATACACTATAACATGCCCTAAATGCAAAAGAGAGAGAAAAGTTAAATCAATAACTAGAAAACATTGTCCATCAGTATTGAAACGTTCAAAAAATCTGCCGGTAGAACGTAGCGGATTTTGTAAAAAATGTGGTAATGACCCATCAAACAGGATTTAAACTAAAGATTGGATAATTAAAAGATTTTCTGCTAGATACAATTATCATCCATATACGTTTCCATCAGGAAAAGTAGTAATGGTTCAAGGATATGAAAAGGCTGGTATAAATTATCTGATTAATAATATAGGAATTGAAGAAGACGATTTGAGAGTAGGCCCCGATGAAGTTCCGTTTATAGAATATCAATTTAATAATAAAAATAGATTCTACTTTCCTGATATTTACGTTAAATCAAAAAATTTAATAGTTGAAGTTAAATCTACATATACCTTTCAGACAGAAGGAAAGAAAAACAATGCAAAAATGAAAGCGGCATTTAATGCCGGATATGACCTTTGTGTTTTAGTTTTCAAACAACCGCCTAAAAGTCCAGTTATGGTAATTGAGCGAAAACACTAAAAAGTTATGCTTTTTTCATTTTGGTTTACTATATACGTTTAATAAGACGCTTGACACTAACCCGAAGTTAGTATAGAATGTCATCGTCAAATGGAACAATTTTAGATGCTAACAGCAGTAAAACTTTTCATTCAAGAAAACCAAATGCATCTAGCTTAATTTGAGATAGGAACAGCAGTAAATCCATATAGGAAAAACAACTATCTCGCAATAAAAAAGGAATAGTTATGAAGAAGAACGCAATCAAAAAGAAAGTCAGCACCGAATTCGGTTACGAAGGAACTCCTTCCATTGGCCGTAATTTTACCGCTCCCGAAAAGTACGTAAATCCGCTTGTAGCAGGTCTTGAAAACGCAAGCAATATTACCGTTACTGAAAATCTTGCTCTTGCCTACAAGAGCACCCTAAGTCATCTTCTTGACTTTTTTGGTAACGCAGGCGCTCTCCGTAAGCGAACTGATGATGAAGTAATCCAACTTTTCACCAAGGCTTTTGCCGAAGATAAACTTTTGGCTCTTAAGGCTCTATTTTATATTCGTGATGTGCGTGGTGGACAGGGCGAACGTAAAACTTTCCGAACTATTCTAAAATGGTTGGCCAACAATTACCCGGATATTGTTCGTAAAAATCTTTTGAACGTTCCTCTTTATGGACGTTGGGATGACCTTTATATTCTATTCGGAACTGAATTGGAAAAGGATGCTATGGTTGCAATGACTCAGCAACTAGCTACTGATTGGCATAACATGAAAGTCAAAGAAAATGTTTCACTATTAGCTAAGTGGTTGAAGTCTGAAAACACTTCTTCCAAAGAATCCATTAAATTGGCTAGTGAACTTCGTGAATTCCTCGGATGGAGTTCAAAGAAATATCGTAAGACCCTTTCACAACTCCGTAAATATATCGATGTTGTTGAAGTCAAGATGTGCGCTCGTCAATGGAATGACATTAACTTTGAACATGTGCCTTCAAAGGCAACCTTGAATTATCGTAAGGCTTTTGAAAAGAGAGCTAACGAAAGTTACAAGGAATACCTCAATCGTGTTGAAAAGGGCGAAGCCAAAATTAATGCGAGTGCTGTATTTCCTTACGATATTCTTCGAACTGTCGTAGAAAATACTCAATCAGCAACTTCATTGAAGGCGGCTGATTTGCAATGGAAAGCCCTCCCTAACTTCATAGAGGGGGATGGAAAGGGACTAGTCATTGCTGATACTAGCGGTTCAATGCACGGACTCCCACTATATGTGTCAGTTTCTTTGGCAATTTATTTTGCTGAAAGAAATATTGGTCCTTTCAAGGATGTATTCATGACCTTTTCACAAACTCCTTGCTTCCACCGACTTATTGGTAACAATTTGTTGGAAAAATGGAATAATTTGGATGATGGTGGTTGGGATTGCAATACTAACCTTCAAGCAGCTTTCAACTTGTTTCTGAATACTGCTGTGAAAAATCACGTTCAACAGAAGGATATACCTTCTATTTTGTTTATCGTTTCAGATATGCAATTTGATATGGCAAGTTCATATAACGACAAGACAAACTTTGAAGTAATGAAGGAAAAATTTGAACAGTCAGGTTACAAGCTTCCAAATGTTGTCTGGTGGCAAGTAGATTCACGTCAAAATAACGTGCCAATTAAATTCTCTGATGCAGGTGTGGCATTGGTCAGTGGTAGTCACCCTTCAATCTTGAAGAAAATTTGTTCATCTAAATTCCTCAATCCATTGGAATTGATGTTATCAGTAATTACCGATAAACGTTACAACTCTATTGTAATATAAGTTCGGTTTGCTATTATAAATTACGAAAGGTGTGGAGAGAAATCTTCACGCCTTTTTTATGAATTGACTTCTTTATTAATTGATGTAAGATCATTATATTATGAGTGACATGAAAATGAATTTGGAAGCTTTCGGCACAGCACCACCTAGACCAACCTTACGAAAAGGTAAATCTCCAGCAACCGAAAGGCCAACATCAGAAAAGGAATCTTCTGAACAAAATGATATATTAAATTCAATATCACTTGTTCAATGGGCAGTTTGTGGACCTAATACTTATAAACCCGTTTCAGTTACATTTCCCAAACTTCAAAGTGGTGTTTATAGTATTGCTGTAAGTCAATATCATGGGATTATTTATCAGAAAAAGCATGTATGCGTTGATGACCTCCTGAGATTTCCTGATTCCGTATCAGATAAGATTCTTGCTGAAATAACCACATTTTGGGGAAAGGGCCAAAAGTTTATGGAACATGGCTTCCTACACCGTAGGGGGTATTTACTACACGGCCCAGCGGGTTCTGGCAAGACTTGCCTTGTTCAACAAATTATTGCTGATATTGTGAAGTCTGATGGCCTTGTTTTTCAATGCACCAATCATCCTGCTGTATTTAATGATGGATTGTCTCAATTTAGAAAAGTTGAACCCGGTAGACCAATTGTGTGTTTATTTGAAGATATTGATGCTATCGTTGAAGAACATGGAGAAGACGAAATTCTCACATTATTGGATGGTGAAAATCAAATTGATAAAGTTCTAAATATTGCTACCACCAACTATCCTGAAAGATTGGATAAACGATTGGTAGCAAGACCACGAAGATTTGACAGAGTTCTTCAAATTGATATGCCATCACCAGAAGTCCGAAAAATGTATTTTGAAAAGAAATTAAAGGTTTCAGAAGCTGAAATTGAAAAATGGGTTGCAGCTTCGGAAGGATTTTCATTTGCTGCCTGTGCTGAACTTGTGATTTCCGTATGTTGTTTTGAAAATACATTTGAAAATGCTGTAAAAATTTTGGATGATATGATGAAAGCAACTCCAAGTAATAAAGATTATGAAAATAAACCCCTTGGTTTTGCACAACCACAAGTAACTAGAAGATAATATGAGTGAAGGAAAATATAAACATAAAGAAGGTGACAAGGTTTATTTTGAGATGGGAGAAAAATTACCGTCAGGTTGGGGTAAAGTTTGTGGAATAGTTGGCCCTATCATAATAATTGAATTGAAAGAAAAAATTCCGAATTATCCATTCACACATACTTACATTATTGATTCTCAAATTAAAGAACCACCAAAACCTGAACATGGAAGTTTAGATATGGATGGGTCAAGATAAAATGAAAGAAGATTGTAAAAAAGGCAACCACGATTTCATTGAAATTATGAGAATAGGCAATGAATGGGATGAAACGACTCCTGATAAAATAGTGAAATGGTGTCGTTATTGTGGTGGTATTAAAATCAACATAGAAATGGATGGAAGAGTTATTGGCCATTCTATGAAATTTAGACTTCCAAAAATATTGGAAGATGAAAATTTATGAAATAATATGTATCAAATCCAGCAAGCGCCTGTTGATAAATGTGAACGAATAACAATTCTTTCAGCAAAAGATTTAGAATTTTCTTATTTTTGTGGACCCGGAAAGGGTGGGCAAGCTAGAAACAAAGTTCATTCGGGATGTCAAATTATTCATCGTGAAAGTGGAGCAATAGGAAGAGCCAGTGATTCACGTTCATTGAAACAAAACAAACAATCCGCATTTAAACGTTTGTTGAAAACACCACAAATGAAAGTTTGGCTGGTTAGGCGAATTCATGAAATACAAACTAAAGAAAGTCTTGAAGAAGAAATTGCTCGCGAAACTACACCTGATAAATTTAAATACGAAATAAAAAATATTGATGGTAAATGGGAAGAAGTTCTTGAATCATATTTTGAAAGTGAAGCTGCTAAATCTGAGAATTATGAATTACAAATTTGAACAGGGTGAAATTGTGCAATTTGACGATGAAAAATTTGGAAAAGGTACAGGTGGTGTAGTTGGTTATTGCGAATCTGCTGATGAATATGTTATATATCCGCAAGTTGAGCATATTTGGGACGATTATCCTTATATGTGTATTTTAATCAAGTCCAATAAATTAGTATCAACACCATTCTAAATATATGAGAAGATATAGAGAAAAAGGTCATGTACAACTATCGGTCGCAATAAAGAGTGGCGAAAGAGTTCATGATTTCCTAAAGGGATGGGGAACTATTTGTAAAGATGGTTCAGTTTTGTGGGATTGGTGGAGGCCACCCACAAAAAAACAACAAAAAAGATTTGCAAAATATTGTAAGTTTGAGAAATGGATATTTCCTATTATTAAAAAAGTTTATCCTAAACTTATAACAAAAAATTTAGTAAGTATTCAACCAATGACATGATAACAACCTTGGTTAATATCCGCAAAAGAAAAGGACACCCAAGACCAAAATATGATGTTTTGATTGACAGGCGCACAATTTTCGGAAATCCTCACCCGATTGGCTATTGCAATGTTTGCCAGCGAGTCCACGACAGAAAAGATTGTATTAGCGAATATAAAAAGGATTTTTATAAACACTTGACAAATCCTGAATTTCGTGATAAAGTATTATCATTAAAAGATCAGGTTCTTGGCTGCTGGTGCGCACCTTTACCTTGTCATGGCGATGTGATAATAGAATATTTGGAACAACCAAAATGAAAACTAAACACTTAGGAATTTTAATCCTTTTAGTTGCCTGCATAATCATAGTGATTCCACTTCTCATTCTTATTTTTGAGGCAATTTCTTGTAGTGATTTTCACGATTCGGTTCTTTACAATCTTATACACGAACTTGATTAATTATGAAATATGAGTATGATTAAATGGTTTAAAAAATTACTATCTAATGAACCCCAACCTTGGGGCGACCCTGAAATCGGGTTGAAGAGACAAAGAACTTCGGACATTTCTTTCGGTGGTGGTGGTATTGGTATGAATAGGATTTTAAATCCAGCAGGAAGTATTTTTCTGAAACAATACCGTTATTGGTGTAAATGCGGAACAGAGTTAACCGATGGTCCGACAGGCGGTTGTGCAATCAACGCCGTCTGTGAAAAATGTAGAATTAACTATGGTTGTTTGCCGGGATACGATTAAATTTATGAAAGATTATATAAGTAAAATAATAGGAAGTATAATGTTGGCAACACCATTTGTCTTCTTAATTGCATCTTCTGTTTATGCTCTTGGAGTATGGAATGCAATAATGTTATGGTCATCAGTAATTTTTTTATTTGGTTGGATTGTTATAGCAGTTCATCTGTTAATAAAAGACTAAATTTATAAACTATAATGAAAGATGAATTAGGCGAAAGAATGAAAGAACTTCCTCTCAGTCTTACTATTAGGATTGATGCTACTAATGGGAGTACAATGACATCGGGAGTAGAAGCGGTTTGTAAAATTTTAAAAACTTATAATTCTCCAAAAAAAGGACAAATTATTGATGATAAACAATTTGATACCCCATATTGGAAAGTTACAATAATAGATGCAGTAACATCTTTAGAATGAAATATTTTTAATGGATATTCTTATCTGACCACATTTATATGAATGATTCAATTCTCATTCCTACAATAAAAGATTCACTTAAAACAGTAGATAAATTAAGTAAGCATCAAAAAATATCTTTCAGAGAATCGTATCGTTTGGTAAAAGCAATGTATCAAGTTTCCATTGAACGAAATGAATCGGCAGTGGACACAGCCGTTCGTTGGTTTGGACCCGCAGTAAAAGAAGTATTTGATTTGAAAAAAGCTATGCTTAGAAAAGATGTAGTAATTGGTGCACCCGGCACAAAGAATGTTAAAAAACAAATAAATAAATGGAAGTATATACTTGCTAGAAAATTGGCTGATTTAGATAAATATGCAGATGTTAGACGTAGGTTTTTTGAACCAAAGAAAGTAACTTTCAGAGAAGCTCATTATCTTATAGGAGAAATAGTTAGCTTAGCAGAAGAAGAAAGAATATCAATAGATGAATTCGTTCGTAGATTTATCAGTGAAGAAGTAGCTAATGAAGTTTTTGATTTGAAAAAAGCAATGGCAAAAAGAAATCTCATCGACATTCCCGGTACAAAAGTGACTAAAAATAAACTGAAAATATGGAATCATATACTTTCTGATAAAAAATTACCTAAGAGAAATTATGTCATTAAGAAAAAATATTATAAGGGTTAATGACCATGTAAAAATAATCAACCCAGAGATTGTTCTTAGATGGGGATATCCTTTGACAAAACAAATTGTCAAGGATACACTTATAACTCAAGAACAAAAGGACTCTATATATAGTATGTTTAAATCATTTGGGGTAGGACTCCCACCGAATAATACAGAAGATAATGCACTAAGAACATCATTTCTTAATTGTTTGGAAATGCCATTGCATGATAATGCTCCTGATGCAGAACGTTTAATATACGATGAAGGTCATGGAGATATTTATGAAAAAGTTCTTGATAACATGGCTTACATGATTCTAAAACAAAAACAATATGGTGGAAAAGAAAGAAAACTGTTTACATTAAATAGAGAATCTTTACGTAATAAATTAGGACAAGTTGTTGGAAGAAAAGTAATAAAAACAGGCAGTTATTGTACTGACCATAGTTATCATTCATCTTATTATGGGGATGATTATGATTATGACCCACCTTATCTTGCTAATGAACAAACACATGTTTTGTATAAAGTTTATTTAGATTATGAACAAGAAGGTATTTGCCCAAATATTAATGAAGACGGTGGTATTTGGATTGAGAAAGTAAATTTAGGAAAAATGTTACCAACTTACGTATGATTGAAAAAGGATATACCATAAAAGTTTTAGATTACGGTTATGTAAGATATATAGACCATTTAGGTTCTGATGAAAGAATATGTGAAGCAGCTAGAATTTCTTATAAATCTCCATCCAAAGGTAAAGAACAAGACCAAAAACTAGTAAATTATCTTTGGAAAAACAAACATACATCACCGTTTGAACAAGTGAATCTGACATTCAATATTAAATTACCATTATTTGTTCAAGGTCAAATGGTAAGACATAGGACTCAAAGATTAAATCAAATATCAGCTAGATATACTGAAATGCGTGAGGAATTTTATATTCCAAAAGAATGGCGAAAACAAGATACTAAAAATAAACAAGGAAGTATTAATAAAGAAGATTGGAATAAACCTACATATCCGGGAAATCTTTCTTTAAATCAATCCTTTTCAGATAGACTTAAGCATCATTGTGATGAATCATATAAACTTTATCAGGTATTTTTAGAATGGGGTATTGCTCGCGAAATGGCTAGAATGATTCTTCCTCAAAATCTTTACACAGAAATTTATTCCAATTGGGATTTAAATAATTTAACGAAATTTTTTACACTTCGGTTGGATGAACACGCTCAATGGGAAATTAGACAATATGCTAAAGCAATGTATGATATAACCAAGAAAGTATTTCCTATGACTATGAATGCTTACGAACGTTATAAATGGAATTTGGTTGACCTTTATCCAGAAACTCAGTAGTATATATTGTAGATGAATATACACGTTCCCGAAGAAATCAAGCAGAAATGGTGTAATTACGAGTTTTTGGGTAAACCTATAAAATTACGTGATGGTAAAACTTATATGCGTGCTTATTCCAAATTTTTTGAGACAACTCACTTTTATTGTTTCGAGGACGATTTTATATGGTTCGATAAAAACGATATCATATCGAAGTAGGGCTTGACTTTTTATAAAACTCTGATAGGCTTACTACTATGGATAATGAACTTGAAAGAACAAAAAAAGAATTAGCCGAAGCTAAAGGTGATATTCGGCAACACATGAAGAATTTTGAATTTTATAATCAAGTAATTCCACATGCTATTTGGGTTGTTCAAGATGCTGAAAAAATGCTACATGGGGAACCACATTGGCTTGAGCAATCTGTAAAGAATTTCCAAAGTGCAATTAAACAAGCTGCTGAAGATTCAGATAAAAATGAATTGCGTTGTGAAGTACGATGGAAGGAAGAAAAAGAAGATATTTCTAAAAGACTTGGCCATCCCGGTCTTGAACCTTGGTGTGCAGCAGACATAGTTATACAAGAACGAAATGCTCTTGCTTCTGAATTAGCAAAGTTGAAAGAAAAAGTATGAATGAAAATCTTTATCTTTACATTTTAATGAGAACAGACCTCCCTAGTATGGGGGCGGGTCGTGCAGCGGCTCAGGCCTCCCACGCGGCTAATGCCTTTATTCATAAATATGGTAATAGGGCAGACGTTAAAGAATGGCAAAAGCAGACCCCTCAAGGATTCGGAACAGTAATTGTATTAGGTGTAACAACAGACTTAATGAAAGATTTACATAATATAACTTCTAGTGACAAGTTCCCTACAGAAATTATTGTTGACCCCGATTATGTAATTTTTATACCATCTGAAATTTTGCCTATAGTTATGGATAGCGCCAAAAGTAAAATTGAACAATCTCCTACAGACCAAAATAAATATCTTTATCATAGAAGCGAAGCTACTTGTGCCTACATTTTTGGTGATAAAGAAAAGTTAGCACCTTTACTTTTCAGTTTACCTCTTTATTCATAGAAGCATAAACTACTAGAAATAGAAATCAATAGAAAAAAATTTAAAATATGAAGCCAATAAAAAAATTTTTCTCGTGCTTATTTGAGGTTTTTTCTATTCGTCAGAAAATCGTCTAACTAATCTAAAATTATATAAAAATAATAGAGAATGACCGACGCTTGACTTTTTATATGATTGTGATATTATCCTTCTATGAGTGATTTTTTTGATGATCCTTCTCGCCCAGCAAAGCTAAAGAAGTATCCAACCCTATATGCTAGAACGAGCACCGGCGCAGTTCAAGTGTGGTGGATGGAACAAGAGGGGGAAAAATATCGCTCAGTATCAGGTCAAATTGACGGAGCGAAAGTCATTGCTGCATGGACTGTTGCTGAAGGAAAGAATACTGGCAGAATAAATGAAACTACTACCGTTGACCAAGCTACTAAAGAAATCCAATCCAAATACAAAAAACAATTAAAATCTGGTGGATATTGGGAAGATAAAAACGACATTGATAAGGAACGATTTTTTCAAGTAATGTTGGCAAAATGGTTTCCTAATTACAAGGATAAAATTGATTGGTCAAAGGGTGTCGGTGTTCAAATCAAATATAATGGTGGCCGTATTGTTGCTACTAAAGATGGTTTATTTTCAAGAAAAGGAGAAAAATATATTTCTATTCCTCATATTGAAGAAGCTCTTAAACCATTTTTCCAAAAATTTTCCAATGCTGTTCTTGATGGAGAAGGCTTCAATTATGAGCTTCGTTCAAAACTTAATATAATTATGACGCTTCTTCGCAAGACTGTTCATATTACTCCACAAGATTTGGAAAGAAGCAAGGAACTAATTAGATTTTATGTTTATGACGGATTTGGCTTTCCAACCTCAAAGGATGGTGCAATAGTTCCTTCCACGGCTGATTATCTTGAAAGAAAGGCAGCAATTGACAATGCTTTCTTTGCTCCTTGTTTTGCTGAAAGGTGGAAAGATATCATTGGTAAAGTTCCAACTTGGATTGTTTATTCCGAAGCAGAACTTGAAAAACTTTATCAAGAATTCCTTAAAAATAAACAGGAAGGGGCAATTCTTCGTATTCTTGGTCAGCCTTACGAAAACAAAAGAACTAAAAATCTTTTGAAATATAAACCTGTTGATGATGCTGAATTTAAGGTTATTAGTATCCAAGAAGGTGTAGGAAAATTTGCTGGTCGCATTGCTACCTTCACTTGTCAAAGAATTGATGGTGGTAAATATTTAGATGGAACAGACACATTTGATGCTACCTTCAAAGGTGAAGAAGAAGATGCTATCGAAGCATGGGAAACAGAAGAATATAAGAAGATAATCAATGAAATAGTTACTATTATCTTTAATGGAACAACGGGTTACGGAAAACCTAACTATGCTAGACTTGATTGGAATAATTACATGAATGACAAATAATTATGGAGATTGAAGAAATCAGACAATTAAAAGTTACATTACCATTTTGTGAAGTCAGAGCTGGTAAAGCTTTGACAACTATTGAATTGATGCATAATGGAAAACTTTGTGGTAGAGATTTGGTTTTACGAACTGGAACAGAAGTTCACGAATTGATTGAAGCTTTATTAAAAGTGGAAGAATATTTCAAATAAATAATAAACAAAAAGGATAAATTATGTTTTGGAGCAAAAAACAAATAGAAAAAGAACCCGAATATGCATACACTGACGTACCAGCAGAACATAGAGAAAAGTTTGCAGAACTCTACGATGTTATGATGGATACTATACACAGCCAAAAGACAGGACGATTAGAACGATACAGATTTTGGTCTTTTGTAGATAAAATACTACCCGAAGTTGAAGGAGAAGTTTATTGGAGAACACATACATTACCTTCATTTCGGCGGATTACATCTAATCAAGGTTCCAGTAAATAAATATAGAAAAAAATGTCAAATTGTGTCCATGTTGTGGTCAACCAAGACCAGTTCCAACTGAACCGGGAGAATGGGAATATATGATATCTCCCACTATGCCTCCAGATTTGACAAAATGGATTAGAGTTACTATAAAGAAACCAGAACCAAATGATAGAGACGGCCAAGAAGGATTAAGAGTGTGGCAAAACGGTGAAATAGTTTGGTGGCCTTCTCATTGTGCATGGAGAAAAGTTGAATGAATACGGAAGATGTAATGAATTGTCCCTTTTACCAACAATTGAAAGAAGGTGTGCGTTTGTGGGTTTTTCGCCTTCGCAATCGTGGTATAAATACAACTTGTTCATGCCATCATAACGGAACAATTCAATGTGATACAATGGACCCGACCAGAGAAATAAGAGAAATCAAAACTGTTATGTTTGAAAACGGAGTTCCTGATAATTTTTCTATTTCAGTTCATTTCAATGGTACTAGAAATGAACAATGGTTGGAAATACGTTCACCAGCATTTGAAAAATCAATAAAATCATGAACAAATTTATATTCATAATTGATACCGATTCTTATGCTGGAAATTTTGAACGTGAAATGTGTGCATATATTACCGGTGTTACTGGTGATTGCAAAGTTGGAGATGAATTTAGCGACATTTATTTAAAAGAGACTAAAGAAAAAGAGTCTTCATTTTTAGAATTATTGGAACAAAGACCTGATGAACATGGATGTTGTCGTCCTTGTTCTATATGGCTGACCAAGGAATGGTTATATGATGGAAAAGATGGAGAAGTAAAAGAAGAAGAATTTAATGCAGAAATTGCCAATGAAAATTATAGAAAGCATACAGCATCATACTATCAAGAACAATATCAACGAACAAAAGAAATAAATATTGATGATGAAAATAATAAGCGTAGTGGCTGGAATAAAGAATCGCTTAAAAAAGAGTTAGCACGACTTCAAAAAGAAATTGATAGATGTTTAAGTAAAAAAACAGTATGTCCAATAACACCACCGAACAATTCTGTAGCAATCTTTTTCTACAAAAAACCCACTGAAAAAATGCTTAATCTAATGAAGAAACGAGCAAATAATTTTGCAGAAATAAAAAGAAACATAGGTAATGAGTGGGATAAGAATTTCAAATTAACAATTCACGGATTCAGATTGATAGAAGAAAAATTAACTTCTAACGAAATCAAAATATGAAAAAAACAACAATCTGTCAATGGTGTAAAAAAGAACACAAAGCACCCACGGTTTCAATGAAATATAATTGTCCAAATTGTGGTGCGGTAATTAGATTTGTTGTGGTGGAAACAATAGAAGAACAAGCAGAAAATTTATTTGATATTTGGAGTGGTGGTTGTTATGGTAATTTTGAAAATTTAGATGGCACTTTAAAAATTCGTTGGATAGAACTTGCGAAGGTTGTTCAACATAGAGTTAATATGGTAAAGCAGTTGGAGACAAAAAAATAATATGAGTGATACGCCTACCGAAATTGCAGAACCTTTAAAAAAAGGAAAGTTTATTTTTGAATCAATCCAAGAAGGTTCAGGAGAAGAAAAAAGAACTATTACATTCAATCCCCGTCTTGTAATTGATTATACAATTTGGGAGAAGAAAGACTCTAAAACAGGCAAAGAAAATTATCCAGAAGATGTTCCAATTATGGGGTATGCTACTTTTGATTTTGGGCTAGAAATGAATACGCCTCTTGATTTGGAACATAATTGGCTTGTTAATGGATATGAAAGTTTGTCAAAAGAATCCAGTTTGGAAGATATTCTTATGTATTCCATAATTTATGATTTATTTCATGCTTTTTGCCACGACCCACAAGACCCTAATTATTCTCATTATAATTGGGCTTTGTGTGGATGGCTAAAAAATAGGGCAAATGTTAAAGAGTCTGATTAATATTTTCAAATTTTTGTATTTCAGTCACAGAACGCTTGACTTCTATAGAGATATCTGTTATCATTCTTCTATGTATTTATTTTTGGACAACGAAATGGGTGGTCTTGAAAAAGAAAATTATTCTTTTTTAACCACCTATTTGCTGGCTACCGATGATAATTTTAACGTTATCGGCGACCTCTATCTTTATTTGAAACCAAATGATGGCATTTACAAGGTTTGCGGTGAAGCGATGAATGTCAACAGAATTGACTTGAAGGTTCACGACACTAAAGCAATCACTTATAAAGAAGGTGGAACCAAGCTTTACAACTGGCTTAAAGGTTTAACTGACGATGGTAAGATTAAGGCTACGGTTGTTGGCCACGGCGTTTATGGTGACGTTGAATGGATTACTTATCATTTAATGAGCCTTGGTTCGTGGGAAAAATTTACTTCTTACAGAAAATTGGACACTTCAGCAGTTTGTCAATTTCTTAAAGCATGTAATATGTTCCCTGAAACCGTAAGTGGAAGTTTAACTTCGTTGGCTCAATATTTCAATATTCCTTTGGATGAAAACAAAGTGCATGATGCAAAATATGATACTGAATTGACTTTTCAAGTATTTATGAAATTGAGAAACCGATTATTGGATTTAAAAGCAATGTCTAGTGGACTGTGGGGATAAAATAATGATACCTTACAAAATTAAAAAAATATTAAATGAAATTAAATGGTGGTGGAATCCAAGACAAAAATGGTTAATAAAGAAAATACCCAATCACTGGATTGACAAAGATACTTTGTGGGAAATTTGTGTTCTTGAAGGTATTAAACATTATGTTGAAAAAGATGGTGGTGGATTGAACTTTGAGGAAAGCGACCCATTATATCCTGAATGGCAAAAAATATTTGATAAGGAAGTGAAGAAATATTATAATTTGATAACTAAAAAATTGCCTGAACTTGAAAAAGAATTGAAAGAAGCATGGGAAAAAATTCCTCATTTTCGGTTTGTAAATAGAAAAGACGAATTTAATGTTGCGCCTAACACTTATGAAAAAACTTATGGAGAAGTTGACTGCCTTGAGAAAGAAATATACGACCTAAAAACGGAAATAATGATTTGGGCGGTGAATAAGAGAGATTATATATGGACCTAAAACAAACAGTAGATAAAGAACAATTAGTAAAAAATGGTGTTTACCAACTTTATTATAGAAACTCTAGCGAAGAAGGCTTTAATGACCTTGGTTATGATTATGAGTAAACTATTTGCTCCAATAGCTTATCAAGGTGGAAAAAATCGAATAGCAGAAAAAATACTTAATCGTATCAATCCATCTGACGATTCCACATTCTATGATTTGTGTTGTGGGTCCGGCTCAATATCTATAGAATTAGCAAATCGAGGATTTCCAGTCAAAAATATTTATATGTTGGATAAAGGGCCGTGGGGATTATTTTGGAGAATGATTGGAGATGGCACATTTGACCTTAATAAATTTAGAGAAATAATTGATAGGATTCCAAAGAATTCACATGAAATAAAACAGTATGCTGAATTGTTATCTAAACAACCAGCAGACCAAGATACGGTCTATGTATTTCTTATACTCCAATCTTGTAGTTTTGGTGGAAAAGCAATTTGGATAGAAAATAATACATGGAAAAATTGTAGTTTTAGAAACTATTGGATTCCAACAGAAACATCCAATAGACGTTCACCTGTTAATCCAATGATGCCAATGCCGGAAACTTTATTTAAAAGAGTATTCTATATTAGTCGTAAAATGAAGAGTGTCAATGGATACAACATGGATATTGATAATTTTATACCTAATGATGGTGTTGTTTACAAGAGTGTTGTTTATATTGACCCACCTTATAATAACACTACTTGTTACGGACATGACTTTGATGGAATATGTTAAAAAGATTAAAGCTAAATGTTTTGTATCAGAAGGAAAACTATTATCAAACAAAGGTTATATGATAACTTGTGGAAGAAAAAAAGGCGGTATATCGGGTAACAGAAAAATTCAAGCATACGAAGAATGGCTGTCAGAATTTAATTAAAATATGAATAAAGTATTAAAAATCAAACAAACTGATGACCAGAAGGTTTATTGGGTATCAGATACCCACTTAAACCATAATCCTAAATGGGAAGTTCCTCTTTGGGAGGCTAGAGGCCACAAGTCATCACAAGAACATACTGATTTTATCATAAATAAAATCAATGAGATTGTTCGTCCTAATGACATTTTAATTCATGTAGGAGATTTTTGCTTGAATACGGAAGAACATGAATGTAATGAATTTCTTGAAAGAATTCAATGTCAAAACATTTATCTACTTTGGGGCAATCACAATAATCCCCTGTGGAAAATTTATCAAAGAGAAATTTCTAAAAAATATTTAGAATTAGATGATGGATTTTCAAATGGTACTCTAATTAATGACATTGAAGTATATCCCTTTAGATATAAGAGCATAATATTTCTTGGAAACTATGCTGAAATTATTGTTGACGGCCATTATTTTTCGGTTTGTCATTATCCTATTTACGTTTGGAATTATGTTAAACACGGGGCTAACATGATTTGTGGTCATTCTCATTATGGTCTTCCATTCTCACAGGCAGATAATCTTAATGCTAAAATTCTTGATGTTGGATGGGATGGCTATGCTAAGCCTTTATCAACTCAGGAAGTGTTGGATATAATGGATAAAAAAACCATATTTGAAACTGGTGACCATCATCAAAATAGTAGTTTATAATAAGTTGACGCCGTGTGTAGAGTAGTGATATAATTTTATCATGGATAATATCATATCTTACGAACAAGTAGCTGAAGATATTCTGAATCTTCTTGAAAATTATGGATTTACAACCAATATGGAACTTGATTCTCAAGAATTGAAAAAGAGTATTGCTAATATCATTAAAATTCACTTAGAAAAAAATGACGTTCATGTAGAAGGAAGTGAAGATACTGGAGCATCATATCACTCTCACCAGTAAATTATACTATGCATTCATTATTAGATAAATATCTTTGTCAAAAATATCCAAAAATTTTTGCTAACAGACACAAACCAATGACTGAAACATGTATGTGTTGGGGTCTTGCTGTGAATGAAGGTTGGTTTTATTTGATAAATACTCTTTGTAGTAGTATTCAATACCGTATTGATGAACGTAATAAATGTGTTGATGAAGGGTATGAAGGGTATGAATGGGCAGTAAAACTTGGAAAAATTCCACAGGTTGTAGCCCTTCAAGTCAAAGAAAAATTTTCAGGTCTTAGATTTTATTACAGTGGTGGTGATGATTACGTTAGAGGAATGGTTGACTTTACTGAAAGTCTTTCTCATAATATTTGTGAAGAATGTGGTAGAATGGATGAAGAAGTTGGTAGAAATACAAAAGGATGGCTAGTAACCACTTGTAAAAAACATGTTCGTAATCCCGAAGATTTTCAAGTCAACGATGATGATGAATTAGTTAAAATTTGGAAAAGGGTTCATGAAGATAAAGAAGAAGAACGTCAAAAGAAACTCAACGAAGCTTATACCGCCGAAAAATAAATAACGTTTTCCCAAACCAAGTTATATTTATTACTTGGAAAGGGAATAACATGATAAAAATAAGATTAAAATCAATTTTAACAAAAGAGTTTTTATATAAAGAACATATAGTAAATAAAAAATCTCTAAATAAAATATCAAAAGAAGTTGGATGCGACCATAAATCAGTGGCCAATTACTTGAATATACATAAATTAGACCACTTAAAACCATATCACGGATTAAAAAATCAAGAACATAAAGGGTGGAGAGGATATAAAGAAATTTCAAGAACTTATTGGAATAGTGTTAAAACAGGCGCAAGAAATAGAAATATACCATTTAATATAAAAATAGAACAAGTTTGGAATTTATACGTAAAACAAAACAAAAAATGTAAGTTATCAGGATTGGACATAGGTTTTATAGCGTCAAAAGATAATACCGCCTCTCTTGATAGAATTGATAGTTCTAAAGGATATGAAATTAACAACGTTCAGTGGGTTCATAAAGACCTTAATACGATGAAATGGGATTTACCTCAAGAGAAATTTATTGAAATGTGTAAACATGTAGCAGAATATCAAATAAATGAAAACAACTAAAAAATTATTATTCGTAGAAATACCACAAAAAGTTGGTTCCACATGGAGAGAAGCAACTAAAGAAGAAATTGAAGAGTCTGAAAAGCTTCGCAAAAAAATATCTGCTATAAGGTCACAAATAGAAGAACTTTCTAAAAAAGAAAAACTGTTAGTTAAATCATGTAAACACTACGTAAGATATGACATACGGGGATACGAATATGATATAAGATGTTGTTATGCTTGTGAAGGAAATTTAGGATTAATATGAAAAATAAAAGTAATAAGGGTGTTATTATAATTGATGGTAAGGAGAAATGGCAAAGAAAAGAAGCAATTAATGCTACAAAGCTTATAATCCAAAGAATGAGAAAAGTTCTTCAAAATAAGATGATGAACAGAAATAATTTAGATGCATTTGGAAATAGTGATTTAGAACTTGCGAAAGTTCTTTGTAAAGAAATGCTTGATGACATTTTAGTTTCTATATCTAATATGACTTTACCTAAAAAATATGCTAACCGAAAAATCTACAAGGAATGTTTGAAAGCATTTAAAGAGGGAATAAAGAAAAATATGTAATAGATGTTTCTGTTGAAGATTTTTGTTATGTGCGAATTGTCACAGAGAACATCACTGGAAAGAAAAATATGAAAGCTATTAGTCTTAAACAACCTTGGGCTGGAATTGTTGTTGCAGGTGTAAAAGATATAGAAAACAGGTCTTGGTCAACGAAATATCGTGGGAAAATTCTTATCCATGCTTCTAAAAAATTTGATAAAAGAGGATTAGAATTAGCAAAAAAATGGAATATTCCCCAATCTATAATTACTGGTCTTTCTACCTACCTTGGTGGTATCATTGGAGAAGTGGAAATTATTGATTGTGTTACCGAAAGTAACAATAAATGGTTTGAAGGACCTTATGGGTTTGTTTTAAAAAATGCGAAAGTTTTACCATTCTACCCTTGTAAGGGTCGATTAGGAATATTCGATATTGACATTCTATAAAATCGTGGTATAATTTTATTGTGAGAGTTGAAGAATTTCATAATTTCGTAAACCAAGATTCTGAGTTATTCAGAATATTGAAACACTTACCAAAGCTGGAAGAAAAGGGTCCTTGGTTGGCTGGTGGCTCTGTGTGGAAAGCCATAGAGAATATACCTCTTGATTGCGATATAGATTTCTTTTTCAAAGACATATCTCAATATGAAGAATATGCAAGAAAATTTAAAAGCATTCCGTATGTTTATCATATTGTAACCGAAAAACAAAACAAATACAACATCACGTTTGGATTTCATATTTGTGAAAGGGGTTATAATAAGACAATCCCTGTTCAACTTATTTCATTCAGACTTTGTAATAGTATTGAAGAATTGCTTAGTGGATTTGATTTTACTGTTTGTCAATTTGGCTTTGATGGACAACGACTTTATACAGGTGACACTGCCTTTGATGATTTAAAAAATAGAGCAATAAGGTTTAATGATGTTCGTGATACTACTGCTACAGCTTTCCATTTAAAAAAGTATCTTGCAAAAGGATTTAAGATTCCATTTGACCAGCAAAAGCGTTTTGATGAATTGATGCTTAATGTTGCAAAAAATTCTAAATTATCTCCCAAAGAAATAATGAGTGAAGATTATCATTACCCAAGGCCGGTGCCCGAACCAATTTCTGTTGATAGTGGTAGATGTACTCATGTTGATGACTTTGTAATACCTCCACAAGAACCAGCAACGGTAGGAATTAATGGCGGTTTTGTTTATTCTAATTATATCAATGCTAATGTTACTACTAATCCTATAACTCCAATATTTGTTGTAGAAGAGACTGAAACATTAATGGATAATACAATCAGTACACCAACTTCATCAATATAAAATTATGGAAAACTATCTTTATTATCCAATAATGTTTCTTCTTTGTCATTTTGTTCCTGATTTTTGGTTACAAACGGACTGGATGGCAATGAACAAAAGTAAAAAATCTTGGAACTGCTTTGTTCATGTTATTATTTACACGTCTTGTTTTTTATTTTTGACGTTCTCTTGGAAAGCTTTACTTTTCATCGGTGTAACACATTTTATACTTGACAGATGGCATATAATTCTTAGAAAAATGATTTGGTGGAAAAATCATTTTCCAACAGGTAAATATCCACCATTCAGACTATGTGATTCCACAGGTTATTATGATGATAGTCCTTATAATTCATATCAATTGAATGAACATATAATCAAACGTTATGGACAACCAAGACATTTTTTCATTACGATTTGGTTGTATATTGTTCAAGATAACCTTTTACATTTAATATGCAATCTTATCGCACTGACTCTACTGGCAAAATAATAGGATTTCGTGGTAGTGAAATCGGTTTGATTGTTTGGATTTTATGTGATAAATTATGGAGTAAAATTCAATTTAATGGACAACTGCGCTCTCAAAAATGGTGGAAAAATAGATTACAAAATATCATAGATTCTCCACCAATAATTATTAAAAACAATTTAAAACCGGGAATCTATGATGAGAATGGAGTAGAAATTCTGCCTCCGATTCCTTTTGAAATAGAATGTGGTATTCCTGACCTTAATTGGGAAATGTTAATCAAATTGAAGCCACTTCATATTGAAGGACTTAAAATCGGTGAGGCTTGACAAATATAATAACTCTGATATCCTTTCTTTATGAAGCTGATTAAAGTTGCTGCTGCGGTATTGAATCAAACTCCCCGTGATTGGAAGGGGAATATGGCTAATATTCTTGAAGCAATTAAAACAGCTAAAAATGAAAATGTTACTATTCTTTGCCTTCCTGAAGCGACCATCACAGGCTATGGAATGGAAGATGACCTTTTCTGCTCTGATGTTTCTCATAGAGCGATGATAAAATTGAAAGAGATTATAAACACTCCTAATACAAATGGATATAATCGTTTATGTGACAACTTAATTGTTTGTATTGGGTTACCTGTAAGATTCAATAACACTCTTTACAATACTGTTGCCACTGTAGTCTATGGAAAAGTTGTAGGATTTACTTGTAAACAACACTTGGCTGGTGATGGTATTCATTACGAAAATCGTTGGTATAAACCTTGGCCATCTGGTATAGTCCAAATTATAAATATTCCTGAACTTGGTGGAGATTTTCCTATTGGTGATATTCATTTTAATATTGGAGGCATCAAAATCGGATATGAAATTTGTGAAGATGCTTGGGTTGCCAATAGACCGGGAACAGTTTTGGCTACCAAGGGAGTTGATATTTATCTCAATCCTAGTGCCTCACACTTTTCTTTTAATAAACTAAACACACGAAAAAATTTCGTTGTTGACGGTTCACGAGCATTTGGAGCTACATACGTTTATGCTAATCTTGTTGGTAATGAAGCCGGACGGGCAATTTATGACGGTGGAGCTTTAATTGCTACAGGTGGTTCTTTGGTAGCTATTGGAAAACGTTTTACTTATAAGAATGTTTTATTAACCACAGCAGTTATTGATGTTGATAATACACGAACTTCACAAGTTCGCACAGCAAGTTTTCAACCAAATATTGAACAATACAATCAAGGTTGTGTTAAGGTTGATTTCAGGTATCCTACTATTACAGAACAACTTACGACCAGTCCAGAACAAGAGGAATGGGAAATAGATAAATTTTCTACCGGCTTTGTAAAACATGAAGAATGTGTTCGTGCTCTTGGGTTAGCTTTGATGGATTACATGAGAAAGAGTCACACGAAAGGTTTTACTATTTCGTTAAGTGGTGGAGCCGATTCGGCAATGGTGATATATCTTTGTGCTATGGGAATTCATCTTGGAGTAAAAGAATTGGGAGTGGTGGGATTTATTGAAAAATATTGTCCTCACGTTAAAAATGATGGAATTTTTAATATCGTCAATGCTAAAACAGAAAATGAATTTATTCGCAGAATTACTAAATCTTTAATTACTACCGCTTATCAATCAACAGCTCAGAGTGGAGAAATTACAAGAAACGCCGCTAAGGGATTGGCGAAAGCTCTAAATATTCCTCATTATGAATTTGACGTTGAACCGATGGTAAAGAATTATAAGAATCTAGGTAAAATTGTCAAGGGAAGTGAATTGACCTTTGAAGAAAATGATATTGTTTTACAGAATCTTCAAGCTCGTGTTCGCGCTCCCGGCATTTGGATGATTGCCAATATGAAGGGAACTCTATTATTGACGACAAGCAATATGTCAGAAGCGGCAGTTGGTTACGCAACAATGGATGGTGACACCGCAGGAAGTGTAGCACCTATCGCTGGATTACCAAAGGTTTATATCCGTGAATTTTTAGCTTGGGTTGCCTATACCGGTCCAAGAAACATTGGCCCAACAACGGAGATGTATGCTATTGTTGAACAACAGCCTACGGCTGAACTTCGTCCAGCAAGCTACAAACAGACCGATGAAGATGACTTAATGCCTTATTGGTTATTACACAAGATTGAAACGATGGTTGTAAAAAACCGTTACACGCCTCTTGAAATCTATCAATCATTGAGGATTTCGATTGATTATGATAACAATCAATTAATCAAAGATATTACCAAATTCTTTAAGTTGTTTTCAAGGAACCAATGGAAACGTGAACGATATGCTTTGAGTTTCCACATGGACGACCATAATCTTGACCCCCGAACATGGTGTAGAACACCAATTCTTACAGGTGGATATGAGGAAGAACTAGAAGAACTCATAGTATTTGTCAAAAAACCGATTGTTCTTGGTGGAAGTAACGCTTGACTTCTTATACAATTCTGATATAATATTTATTCGTAATGAAAAATCTCATTTACGAACATCCAGAAGTTGTTGACGACCTTCCTAATCATGCCAAATTTCGCTCCCGTAGCAATTGGTATGAACATGGAAAAGATTATCCTTGGAAAAAGGTTTATCGCTTCTTAACCTCAAGAATTGGCAAACCTTGGGACAGGGTGTTTTCTGAATTTGTTCACTTGGAATGGATTCCCCGTCAATATAGAACTCAAGAACAAATTAGTTGTTCTGTTATTCTCAATACTTTTATAAAAGATGGTAAAGTTTGGTATTTTGCCAAAGGTTTTGGTGGCAATGAACGACCAATTGAAAGATGTAATGAAAGTTATTATTCTTATTCAGAAATGTTTTATGTTCATCCCAAAACCAAAATTCTTTGTCATTACAAACCAAAGAAAGTAAATTATAGAAAAATACAAGAGGAAGAAGAAGCCAAAACTTTTCGTATATTAGGTGACTATCACCAATTACTTAAATTTGATGGTATTTGGTATGAAGTGAAAGGCAAAATTATAGAAAATTCTTTCTACGATAATCTTTATGAACAAAGAGGACCAAGAGAACGTTTGATTGGTTCTTTTGACAAACCAAGGTATTATTATATTTGGAAAGATTTTCCCCATGTTAAAATTGTCTTAAAACGTCAACTTTCTCATAAAGAATTGAAAAAATATGGTATTGCCAATGATATAAAACCCATTGGTAAATCTTGTCCTGTTTGTGGAAATCTCAAATGTACTCTCAAAACATAATACTTGACAATTTATAACTTGGTGATAAAATAATATAGTTATGAGAATTACAGAAGCGCCGGGATTGCATTACTGTCATGATTGTGGCGCATTGATTCTTGATGAAGATCATGAATCTGTATGGTATTGCCCAATACATGCTAAAAAGCGTGGATGGAATATTATTGATGGTAGAAGAATAAAAGTAAATGAAAACAAAAACGGAAGACCAATTATTGAAGGAAATCAGACGACTCAAGAGGGAGAATCAAGTTCTTGAGAAAGAGAACAAAATACTTCAACGTGAAGTAAAAGTTTTGGAATCTAAAAATGATGCTTTAGATGGAGAGTTACATTTAGCTAACCAAAAATTAAAAAAATATGAGTAAAAAAATTGGTGTATATGCTGGAAGTTTTAATCCTTTTCATTGTGGACATGCAAACATTCTACACCAAGCTCAAGAAGTGTTTGATGAAGTAATTATAGCTATCGGTCAAAATCCAATAAAAAATGATACAAAAGAAGAATTTCCTACCGGTAATCCAATTTTGAAAGGTGCAAAGGTGGTTGTTTTTGAAGGATTACTTTCAGATTATTTGACTGAATTAACATCTTACGGAGATGAAATTTTCCTTATTCGTGGTCTTAGAAATGGTGATGACCTTCAATATGAGCAGAATCAACTTGAATTTATTAAAGGAATGTATCCCCCTCTTAAAACAGTATTTTTCATTTGTGACAAGAAATTTGAGCATATAAGTTCAACTTCTCTGAGAGCTTTAAAGAAAATATCAGAAGCAGAATATTCCAAATATGTATTTAAGGAACATATAAAAGTTTGGGGAAGCATGGATATGGATGGGCCAAGATAAGGCTTGACTTTTTCTCAACCTCGTATATACTTATATACTGATATTAACGCTGCTGAGGCACGAATCGGATTAGGCACCAGTCTTCTAAACTGGATTTAGTGGGTTCGAATCCCGCCAGCAGTACCACTTTCGATGCTGTATCAGCCTTGTTTCCTAAACAAGTAACTGTAATTGGATTTATGTCGGTTCAAGCCCGACCAGCATCACCATATTTACGCAAAGTTTTCATACTTTTTTGCCAATACAAATGATATTTATCCTTATGAAAAGTATTATTTGGAAAATTTCTAAAGAATCATTGGAAGAAATTGTTAAATCTTCTCATTCCTATACCGAAATCTTAAGACAACTTGGACTAAAACCCGGTACCACCACCGTTAATTTAAAAGAAAGAATGCTAAAAGATAATATAGATTATTCTCACATAAGGGATGGTCAAGGATGTCTTTGGAGTAAAGGAAAATTTTTAGTATCAAAAGAAGCTACTATTAAATATTTCTGTGAAAATTCCATAATGGATAGACAAAGTATCAAGAAATATATTCTAAGATATAGTTTAATTAAATATGTTTGTTCTGTTTGTGGTCAAGAACCCTTTTGGAAAAGTAAAAAATTAGTGTTAGTTTTAGACCATAAAAATGGCGTTCATAATGACCATAGAATAGAGAATTTAAGATTTGTTTGTCCCAACTGTAATTCACAATTACCAACAAATTGTAGAAGTAAAACAACAAAAAACAAAATCAAAAGAGTCATTCAACTCTATTGATAATACTTATTACCAATGAAAAGTCAGATGAAAAATTACGTTGGTATAGTTAGCAATGGTATAGTTCAAGCATCAAGACCAAATTCTCCATTTTTAGCATTTTACCACAAACCTACAGGGAATTACAATCGTTGGCGTTACGTTAGTGAAACCAAATTAGTATTTTGGTCAACTAAACCCTCTCCCGAAGAAAAAATTGCAGTTGAAAATTGGTTAAATGAAAAAGGAATAAAAGTAGAAGGTCACAAAAATGTATATAAGGAAAATTACTTCTCATTTAAATCGTCAGATTTTAAGCATATTGTTAAAGATTCTATCCGTGAAGCTTTTTACACAAAAAAGAATAATGAAATATTAAATGAAGCTGACTCAATATCAAGAATGGACAGAATAAAAGACATTAAAAATTATCTAAATGGTTCACTGAAACCTATTGCTTCAGAAACAGATAAAGAATACACCGTAATGATTTTACAGAATAATAGGATGATTTACATAAAAAATAATGACCCGAATCATCCCGTACCAGCAGTATATTTTATGGAATGGTGGGAAGAAGACCATGAAAAATTTGGAGTTACAAAAAATATATGGGACAACCTCTCCAAAGAAGTAAAAGCATCTGTAGAGGCTAAACTTCAATTAGCAAAATGGATAAGAAAGGAATATTTTGATTTGTATGCTAGATTTTATCGTGAAGCTGAATATGATAAATGGTGGAAAGAAGGTGGTGTTAAAATAGCTATATCAGGAAAGGCAAATGAATATTGGAGAAATCACCATCCCCAAAAAATTATGGAAGAATTTTCGCTGAATGAAGCTTTGTTTGGTGGTCTAAAGTTAGCAGTTGAATATTATGGTGAAATACTACCTGCTGCACTAATAAAAAGGAAAGGTTTTAAAGTAAAACCGTACACACTTGTCTTTTTCTCAAGAGAAGGTGAAAAAATAATAAAAAGAGGGTCTTTCAACTTAACAAAAGAAGAAGCAACCGCACTCGTAAAAGATGAAATATTACCTTTAGAAATACAAATGAAACATGGAGAAAATTTTAAAGTAATAATGTTAAGTTCTCCACATAATAGATTGCCAGAAAATCTTTTAACCGAAGGATTGTTTGGAATAAGGATGAAAGTCAGATATTCTGGTCGTTTATATAATGCTTTAATATCCAAAAATATTACCCCCGGTAAAAGGCCTTTCGTATTTACATCTTTTTATAGTAAAGAAAATGAATTTGTGCCATTCGAACAGAAAGACCTTTCTGCAGCGGATATTCAATTTATGTTGAAAAATTATAAATTTTCCTCTGACGCAGCTAGAAGATTCAAAGAGTGGGGTGTTCCGGAAATAATTTCAATAAATGGAAAAGATGTAAGTGCTCACGGATTTACATTTGAACACATTTTGGGTGAAGAATTATTATTTTTAGAGAATAGTGCTAGAGAATTGGAACTATATATTGAAAACAAACAACTCGCATAAAAAGAGAGTCAATCATTTCTAACTGGCTCTCTTTTATTTCTTCCAAACGCTTACTTGACTTCAATTTTCTTTGGTTCTACCTTCGGCGTTGGAACGGTCTTCTTCAAAGTAACCTTCAAGACACCATTTTCAAATGATGCACCTATGGTTTCCTTATCAATATGGTCCCCGACAACAAAAGAACGACAGAATGAAGAATGCTTTAACTCTCGGTAGATATATTTCTTTGACTTATCTTCCGATTCTTCCCTCTTTTCTCCTTTGATACGAAGAATACCATCAACCAATTCAACAGAAATTTGGTCCTTTGTCAGACCCGGTATTTCTGCAGTGATGATAATCTTATCATCTTCCTCAACAATATCAACTCTTGGATAAGAAGTCTTATCCAATAATTTAAGATTTAGCCATTCAGAGCCGTCTGATAGACTATTATAAATATCATTGAAGAGTGATGAGAATGGTGTTAGAAATTCATCCATGTTGTAAAGGGCTGGATTTCTTCGATTGTAGTGAACTAATGAACTCATATTTATATCCTTTCATTTAATAATACTGTGTATCTATTATTTGGTGCCTATTCTCACAAGAGACTTAGGCTATTTTCAGTCATATATATTGACCAAAATCTAAAAATTGTCAATTTTTTATACATTGATGATTTTTCCATTTATAAATCCTTGAACACCAAGAAATTCTTTAACAGTTCTAGTTTCTATTCCAGCTTCTTTAAACATTTCATAAGTTGCATAACACGAATCTTTCCATGTGTCATAAAGATGGGCAAAAATCAACTCCCAAGGTTCGTGAGTTACAACCGTTGTTATACCTGATTGAATTACTGCTCTTCCACAATCAGCACAAGGCAAACCATGAGTGAACATTATGCAGCCTTTTAAACTTGAACCACCCATTCTAGCTACAGAAATGATTGCATTTCTCTCTGCGTGTTCAAAAAACAAATATTTTTTTGGTCGTTCATATCTTTCAGGTACATGGTCATTTACTTTTCTTGGTAATCCATTAAATCCGAAACTAATTGGTTCGTGGTCTGGACCAACAATAACCGCTCCTATTTTTGTTTTAGTATCTTTGCTTTTTGTTGAAGCAAGATAAACCATTTTCATGAATAATACATCCCAAGATGGCGGTATGTAATCTTTAAATTCAGGGCCAATTGAATCAAGATATTTTTGTGATAATTCCATATTTAACATATTATCTCATAAAATTGTTACTTGACAACATATTTTAATTCATCGCTTGACAAAATATAAAATGGTGATATGCTTTTTAAGCGATTAAAAATTATGGGCACCACAACATACGGCGTAGCAGTTGGTCTTGTCAAAGACAGAGGCATTTATCTATCCAGACGAATTGACACCCCTCTCTTTCCTAAAAAGTGGCAATTTGTCAATGGTGCAATGAAACAAGGCGAAAATGGGCATACAGCTTCTATTAGAATTGCACAAGACCAAACAGGGCTAATAATCGCAGGGAGTAAGCTTCATTACATTGGTTCAATTACCATAGATGCAGCCGATGAATTTTACTTCGTTTATCTTGTTCATCTTAAAGAACACGAAGTTCCTACCAATAATAATGGTGTAACAGACCGTTCGGATTGGAAATTATTTAAAATGAATGCTGCAGTTGTTTTAGATTTAGTTCCCGGTCTTAGACATATTCTTTTTAAATTAAACAAAGCTTTACTTAAAGTAGATTTGGAGATAAGTTTAAAGAAAACTGAACATGATGATGAATATGATTACATTTAATTAAGTTATGAAAAGCTTTATATATTTATTCACCGTGAAATAAAATTGCCATTTTCAAAGATTGTGATATAGTTAATAATGTCGGATGAAACACCAAGATATAATACGGTGTCCGATTAAAATAAATACGTGATTTAGATAACGTTTTATGAAAACAGTAAATGAAACAGCAGAAGTAGGCGCAATCGTCGCTCGCTTTCAGGTTCCAGAACTTCATGAAGAACATAAAGCTCTTATTCAAAGAGTTTTAAGCATTCATCCTAGAGTGTTTGTTATTCTTGGTCTAGCTGCTGATGCATGTAAATGCACCTACAATAATCCTCTTGATTTTCCCACACGTAAAGCAATGGTAGAAAAGGAGTTTCCTACCGTTGAAGTTCTTTATATCAAAGACGTTGGAAACGATGAACTTTGGAGTAAGGAATTAGATAGAATAATTACCTCACAAATTGGCCCCAATCAAAAAGTAGTTCTCTATGGAAGCCGTGATAGTTTTATTCCACATTATCATGGAAAATACCCTACAGAAGAGTTGGTTCCTAACAAATATATTTCAGGCAAAGAAATCAGAAAGAATGTAGGAATCAAATCAAAGGCTACTCCACAATTTCGGGAGGGCGTTATTTGGGCTGTTGAGAATCAATGGCCTAGTGCTCTCCCTACGGTTGACATAGCAATTCTTGATAGAGATAATACTCGTGTTCTTCTTTGCCGTAAATCTAACCAGAAATTGCTTAGATTTGTTGGTGGTTTTGCTCATCCTGATTCAGAATCTTATGAAGATGATGCTAAAAGGGAAACAAATGAGGAAACTCATTTGGAATGTGATAACTTTCAATATATTGGAAGCTCTCGAATAAGAGATTGGCGCTTTGAGAATGAAAGAAATAAAATCAAAACAATCTTCTTTATTTGTGATTATGTTTCAGGAACTCCCACAGCAGATGATGATATTGCTGAAGTGGAATGGGTGACTTTACAAGCTTTAAGAGAAGATATGTTCATTGAAGAACACCGTGTCCTTTTTAGAATGTTAAAAGGACTTGTCGTTGATAAAATATTGAATAGAATTTAATATGAAATACACAAGGCATACAGTAAGACATACAGTGACAGTCGGCTTACTCTTTAGAAACTGCATCTATATGTCACAAAGAAAAAATACTATAAATTTTTCTGGTAGATGGCAATTTGCAGGTGGTAAATTGGAGATTGGAGAAAATCCAGTAGAGAGTGGTATCAGAGAAGTTACCGAAGAAACGGGTCTTGAAATTGACACAAAAAGATTGGAATACGTGGACGCTATTTTTGATGACCCAACTACAGACGTTTGTTTTGTTTATTTAATTGAATTAAATGAAACAGAAATTCCCTTGAGAATTGAAAATGAAAAAACAGGCGATTGGATATTGATGACTTGTGATGAAGCGTTGAAATTGGATTTAATGCCCGGTCTAAAAGAAATTATCGGACAGTTAAAGATGCGATTTGACAGATTAGAAAAAGTCTGATATGATCTGTCACAGTTAACAACAAACAGACAAAAAGGAAAAAATAAAACTATGAGTGCAAGAAAAATCCATCTATTGATGATTGACCCGCAGAATGATTTCTGCATCCCAAATGGCCCCGGTGGGGAAAAGGGGGCATTGGTTGTCGGTGGCGCTGATACCGATATGGAACGGTTAGCCACATTTATTACAAAAAACGGGAAAAGAATTGAGCAAATTCACTGTACCCTTGATTCTCACCAATTGGTTCATATTGCTCACCCTATTTTTTGGGTTAATTCCAAAGGTGAACATCCAAATCCGTTTACTGTTATTACTGTTGACGATGTAAAAAACGGTGTATGGAGAACATTTAATCCACGGTGGCAGGCAAGAGCACAGACTTATGTTGAAACACTTGCCAAAAACAAACGATATGTTTTGTGTATTTGGCCACCCCACTGTTTAATTGGAACTTGGGGGCATAGTATTGTTCCTTCGGTTGCAAAGGCTCTCTATGAATGGGAAAATGGTTTTGACAGAGTGAACTTTGTTGCCAAAGGTTCCAACTTTTTCACAGAACACTATAGCGGTGTTCAAGCTGACGTGCCGGATGATAATGACCCTAGCACCAAGTTGAACACCAATTTGATTGATGCTTTAACTGAGGCTGATGAAATTCTTATCACCGGCGAAGCATTAAGTCATTGTGTTGCTAACACAATTTACGATGTAGCCAAACAATTCGGTGTGGATAATGTTAAAAAATTCACCCTATTGAAAGATACATCTTCTAATGTGGGTGGATTTGAAAAACTTGGACGAGACTTCGTTCTTGAAATGGCTAACAAGGGCATGAAGCTCACTACCTCGAAAGATTGGTAAACTATAACAATTAACAAATAGAAAAATAAAACTATGAGCTTAATGGATAAAGACCTAGAAATGCTAAACGCGGGTTCTAATTACAAATTCAGCGCTACCAAGATTAACAAACTTGGGGCGGCTGAATACACCTTGGCAACGATTGTTGAAGATGCCAGTGGTTCCGTGTCTGGCTTTGCTGCTAATTTGGAGCAAGCTATCAAGACAATTTTAAAAGCAATGGAGAAGTCCCCGCGTAAGGATAACCTTATGCTTCGACTTACCCAATTCAACGACAACCTGAAAGAACTTCACGGTTTTAAGTTGTTGGGTTCTATTCAAGAGCATGATTACGACAATATTTTGAGTATTGGCGGTATGACAGCTCTATTCGACGCAGTTGATGAAAGTATTCAAGCTACTTCGACTTATGGAAAACAATTGACCAGTCAAAACTTTCTTGTCAACGCCATTATAGTGGTGGTTACAGATAGTCAAAACAACAGCGGTAACATTTACGATGCGGCACAAATTAAGAAATCCCTTGAAGAAGCCCGCAAGAGTGAAAATCTTGAAAGTATTACCCTTATCCTTGTTGGTGTCACCACGGATGATACCAACCTTGATGCTTATTTGCAGGATATGGTTACGAAGGCTGGAATAACACAATATGTTTCGATAGGCAAAGCTACCCCCGGAAAAATTGCCAAATTGGCAGCCTTCGTCAGTCAATCAATCAGTTCGACAAGTTCAGCATTGGGTAGCGGTGCTCCAAGCCAACCGATTAGTTCCTTTAAGTTTTAATAAATATCAAGTGCATAATCACTGTGAGGGAAGGGAATGTAATTCCCTTCCCCACTTCTAATAATCATATGAACGCCGACCACTATTTTTCCATCGGACATGGACATACAATTTGTGAAGATTATGCTTTAAGTAATGCGATTGACAGTAACAGTTCTTATGCTATTGTCTGTGATGGTTGTTCCTCAAGTCCTGACGTGGATTTTGGAGCAAGAGCATTAGCTTTGTCAGCAAAGCGAACGTTATCAATTGGTGGCAGTGATATGAATTATGATTTGTTTGGTAAAGTTACTATTAGAAATCTTGAACATATTGGTGACACAATTCCGCTTCATCCTCATTCTTTGGATTCTACTTTGTTAGTTGCATGGGTGAAAGATAAGAAATTTACAGTTCACATGTATGGTGATGGAGTTTTCTTTCATAAAACCGCCACAAATATTCGTCTCGTCCACGTAAATTTTGAAGGTAATTGTCCAGCATATCTTTCCTACTATCTTGATAAACTTCGCTTATGGGAATACGAAAAAACAGTTTTAGGTTCCAAAAAAATATTGGATATTTCCATATATACAGGTGAAACCTCAGACAGCCAATCAGGTGACGTAATTGAAAATGAAACTTATGTTAAACCATTTGAACCTGTTACATTTAAAGGGTTGGTTGAAGAAAATGATATTATAGCTATTTGTTCAGATGGTGTCAACAGTTTTACCACTGCTGATGGTTCTACAATTCCTTGGGAAGCTATCGCCCGCTACTTTATTGACTTTAAAACCACACCCGGTGTTTTTGTTCAGAGAAGACTTTCATTTTTGAAAAGACAATGGATTAAAACCCAAATCAGTCATTATGATGACATTTCAATGGCAGCAATTGTTGTATGAAAATTAAATATAGAATAAGTAAAAACGAAGATATTGATTGTCTTTCCTATGGAACAATCATTTTAAATGCTAAAATAATTTGTCTTGGTGATAACGATGATGCTTTAATTTATTTACCAAGAAAATTAAAATATATTGCATTTGACACTATAGAATCTGTCAATTCAGGTTGTGGTTCATTGTCTTTTGCTGTAAAAGGACGTGATGATATTTGGCAACGAAGTAAAGAAGATTATATCAACGTAACAAATAAAAAATATGAACCTCATAAATCTAGAAAGAAAATGAAATAATATGTATTACTCCTTTCATTGTCCAAAATGTGATGAACAAATCACTGCTGAAGTTGATGTGGGTGAACACATGGTTGACTGGAGTGAAGAATGTGATGAATGTGGATATAAATTCACACAAGATGAAATACTAAAAATTTACAGTGATGCGTTGGCCGATTGCTGGGGTTCAATGATTGATAACGCCCATGAAAGATACAAAGATAAATTACAGGGACTATAACGGATGAATAAAAAAGTCAAAATAGGAAGTAGGGGCGGAATATTTACTCTTACTGACAAATATTATAAAGCGGCTGGTGGTGAAGCATCCATTTATGTCAACGGTGGAAAAGTTTTCAAGATTTATCATGATTCTCACAAAACACTACCTTTAAGAAAGATACAAGAATTATCACTCATTACTGACCCGCACGTGGTAGTTCCACAAGATTTGATTTTTGATGCAAGTTCTGGTGACCCATTAGGTTATATAGCCAATTATATTGATAATGTTGAACCTTTATTAAAATTATTTACCCGCACCTTTAAACAAGACAACAATATTGACCCGCAAATGATTGCAGAATTGGTTAAACAATTGCAGTTGACTACCAATGACATTCACGGCGCTCATTGTTTGATTGTTGATTTTAATGAGCTTAATGTGTTGGTGAATCTCACCCCAACAGTCTTGACACCGTATTTTATTGATGTTGACAGTTATGCAACTCCAAGCTTTAAGGCCACCGCCATTATGGATAGTGTAAGAGATAGGAGAGTGTCAACACACGTCAATGGAAAACTTATATATAATCCTGACATTCTTTCAGATTGGTTTTCGTGGGGCATATTAAGTTTTTGGTTATATACTAATATTCATCCGTTTAGGGGCGGACATCCACATTATAAACCTAAAGACAAACAGAAACAAATGGATGATGGTATCAGTGTTTTCCATCGTGGTGTAAAAGTTCCCCCGAGTGTCAATAGTTTCAACGTAATACCTAAAAGACACTATGATTGGTATGAGGCAATATTTCTTAGAAATGAACGAAGTGTTCCACCCTTACCAGATAGTCTAGCGCCTCTTACAGTTCCGGCTGCTATTGTTACTATTAAAGGTAACAATCAAATTGATGTTATCCAAGTAGCTGCTTATAGTGAAAACATTGTAAGTGTTATTCAATCAATGGGCTTGAATCACGTTGTTACAACCAAGAAGATTTATTGTGATGATAAAGAACTCATGAGTGGTTGTGAAAAAGTAAGAAAAACTCTCCTTTGTCCGGCTTCAGATGGGACTATCATTGTTGCTAGTTTATCTGGCACTAAAGTCACTTTTACTGAATTAAACAGGCAAAGAGAAGTTGGAACTATTGCCAGCAAAGATATTTTTGTAAGAAATAACTGTGTCTATACCATGAGTGGTAATGGTAAGTTGGTAAAAAACAAATTTACCGCAATGGGTGATAGAATTATTCATCGTGTAAATGAAATAGAAAACGTTTCGGTCTATGCTACTACCGTTTATGAAGGATGTGCTATTCAAAATTTATTAGGTAATTATCTATTAACATTACCATACAAAGAAGATGGTTGTTTTAGCAAACATATTCCTCAATTAGATGGATATAGAGTGGTAGATGCTAAATCTGAAAAAACCGTTACTGTAATTATAGCAGAAAAGAATGGTAAATATGACAAATTCATAATTGTATTCAAAAAAGATTATAGTGATTTTGACGTTCGCAAAGTAGAAGATGTAACCGTGAATACTATAAATTTCGCGGTCATGGAAAACGGAGTATGTCTATTACTTAATGAAGATGGCGATTTGGAAATGTTTGTCAATAATCAGCATGTAGAAGTATTGAAGGATGCTCCTTTTGATAATTCAATGAAACTGTTTTCTACACCCGATGGAGTTTTCTTTATCAATGGTAACACTATTCATCAAATTAAAAGAAAGTAATACGCTTGACTTTTTATATCCTTGTGGTAAAATATTGTTACGATGAATGAATTACAACCAATCAAAGATTATGCGACCTACAATGGCCGTATGGAACTTTCAATAATTGATAAGCTATTCTTCATTGACAAAATAAATCCCGATATTTTCGTTGATTTCGGTTGTGGTGATGGTTCTCTCCTTAATCATATTCAATCGTTAAAAGGAAACATTTGTGGTATTGGATATGATAGTAATGTTAAAATGATAACTGAAATAAGAAAAAATTCTACTGCAGCTATTAGAATTACAAACGACTGGAAGTTTGTCGAACAGCAAATTCCACATTGGGCAAAAGCTGCTCTTATTTTAAGTTCGGTTATCCATGAAATTTGTCATTATTTCAGCAAGGCAGAAATTGATGATTTTTGGAAGAAAGTGTTTGACACTGGCTTTGAATACGTTGTCATTCGGGATATGGTTCCAAGCCGTTCTATTGATAGGCCTTCAAATGTTAATGACGTAAAGAAAATCTATCATAAATTCCTTGACAAAAAAGTTCTAAATGATTTTGAAAGTATTTGGGGTAGTATTGAAAGTAACCGCCAGTTAATCCATTTTTTGCTAAAATACAAATACCTTGAACCAAACTGGGATAGAGAGGTAAGAGAGAACTACCTGCCAGTATCAAGAGAAAATTTATTAGCAAAGATACCAAAAGAATATGATGTAATATTTCACGAACATTATATTCTTCCTTACATTTTACAAACCGTCAAAGATGACACAGGTATTGAAATCAAAGACCCGACACACATAAAACTAATTCTAAAACGAAATTAATATGAAAACAAAACGTACTATACTAATCCTATTGTTCCTAGCATTTCTTGCTCTTATGACGGTCATTTTCAGTGGTTGTGATATAAATCGCCACAAATTGCCAGCAAAAGAGACGATTCATTGTTACAAACTCCTTCATACTGATACTTCAACCAATTTAATGTATTGGTATGTAATAGTGATAAATACCAATGCATATTCATACGCATCTTCACCCATAGCAACCCGTTCCTTTTCTTCACTAAAATGGTTGAAATCTACAACTTTACCGAAAGAATTGCTTAAAGCTACCAAAGAAGCTCTGGAAGACCTTGGAGATGAAGAAGTTGATACTACAGACCTTGGTGAATCAGAAATAGACAACTTGGATGAAATGGAAGGCATTGAAATCGGAACTGAACCCGCAGAAGTTGGTGGCGATGTTGATGCCGATGGCGGTGATGCAGGTGGCGGCGGAGATGGGGATTAATTTCTTCTACTTATTCCGTTACGCTTGACTTTTTATAATCCTCTGATATACTGTCACTATGATTGTTGACAGACCTATAATTATTTCGATGTTGGATGACGATTGGTATAAGCTCACTATGGGCAGTGTGGTATTTCACAACTTCCCAAATGCTGAAGTTGAATACGAATTTATCAACCGTGGAAAAACGCCTTTTCCCGAAGGATTTGCCGAAGAATTAAATCACCAAATCCATGAATTAACTTGGCTCCGTTTGACCAAAAAAGAAGAAAGATGGCTCAAAACCATTCCTTATATTCGTCCTACTTACGCTGAATGGTTATTAGGTTACACGATGTATCCTGATGAAGTTCAAATTAGCCAAGAAGGTGGCGATCTCAAAGTTAAAATCCGTGGGCCTTGGTATCGCACCATTTTTTGGGAAGTCAAACTCATGGCTATTATTTCTGAATTATATTTTCTAATAACTAACCAAGAAAAAATAAATCTCTGGTATCTTAGAATAATTGAGAAAGCCAAAAAACTTTCAAATAACGGATGTTATTGGATTGATTTTGGAACACGCAGACGTTATTCGTATGAAGTCCAAGACAGAGTTGTAGAAATAATGAAAAACTACAAGGGATTTCTTGGAACAAGTAATCCTCATTTAGCAATGAAGCATGGTGTCACTCCACAAGGAACTTATGCTCATGAATGTATAATGGCTATGTCAGCTTTATATGGAGTCAGAATGGCTAATAAAATGTGGGTAAAACTCTGGAGTGAACATTTTGGTGGTGCTCTTGGTGTAGCATTAACTGATACATTTACTACCGAAATGTTTTTAAATGATTTTGAAATGTTTGAAGCAAAACTATTTGATGGAGTTCGTCAAGACAGTGGAAATCCCAAAGAATGGGGATATAGAATGTTAAAACATTATCAAAATTTGGGAATTTTGACAACCAATAAACGATTTGTATTTTCAGATAATCTTAATGTTGAAAAATACATTGAATTAGCAAAAACTTTTCAAAGTGTAGCTCAACCTGTTGGTGGTATTGGAACAAATCTTACCAACGATGTTGGTGTCAAGCCTCTTAATATGGTTATTAAAATGACACGGGCTAATTTTGGTAAAGGATGGGTTGATGTAGTAAAACTTTCTGATGATGAAGGAAAACATACAGGAAAGTCAGAATCAATTCAATCAGTTAAAAAACAGTTGGGAATTCTGTGAGTAAACACATTATCATAGTAATGGGTATCAATGCTGCTGGTAAAAGCACATTGGTTGAACAATTTGTCAAAGACGATTATCAAAGAATTAACCGTGATATGACAGGTGGTAGTATTAAAGGCCAAACAGAAATAGTAGAAGATGCTCTTGTTAATGGCGTTGAAAAGGTTGTTCTTGATAATACCTATCCAACAAGAGAAAGCCGTTCTTCTATCATTAAATTGGCAAAACAATTACGAGCCAAAATCACCTGTCATTGGTTGACTACTTCTCTTGAAGAAGCACAATTAAATGTTTGCCTTCGGATGATTAGGAAATATGGAATACTTCCCGGCCCAGACGATTTTAAGAAATTGAAAGACCCAAATGCTTTTCCACCAGCAGCTCTTTTTCATTACAGAAAAATATTTCAACCACCTACAACCGAAGAAGGGTTTGATGAAATAATTGAAGTTCCTTTCAAAAGAATTTGGCCGGCTCAATACAAGCATAAAGCTATTATTTTGGATTATGATGGTGTTCTTCGTGAAAGTCTTGGAGAATATGATTATCCAACGAAACTTTCAGAAATTAAAGTAAATCCTAAAATGACCAATATTGTGAAAGAAGCAGAAGATAATGGATTTATTATTCTTGGAGCATCAAATCAATCAGGCATTGCCAAAGGAATTATTTCAGAGGATATGGCAGTTCAATGTTTTGAGGAAACGAACCGGCAACTTGGTATCAAAGTTGACTTTTTATATTGCCAACACAGTATTCCTCCTGTATCTTGCTATTGTAGAAAACCGCATGTCGGTATGGGAGCAATTTTTATTGAAAAATACAAACTGTGCCCCTCTGATTGTATTATGGTGGGCGACCAAACAACTGACAGAACATTTGCAGAACGATGTGGATTTAAATTTGCTCATATAAGCGAATTTTGTAAATAACATGAAAGCAAAATCTAAACAATCGAAAATTGGAAAGATTGGTAAAGAAGTATATCCACCTTGGATGCTAAAGATTATCCAACAACGACTTCGATTAGAAAAAAAATATAAAGAAGCTTATTCGATGTTTGCTGAAGCATATAATGATTTTATTTCATCTCTCGATAATATTAATTTTGAATATGGAACTTCATTTACCATTCAACAAGCTCTTGAAGAATTTGGTGGTGAAGAAGCAGATTTGGGTATAGATGATGATGATGATGAAAAAGAATAAATTATGAAAATATTTTCAGGTAGTTCCAATAAACCGTTAGTTGAAAAAATCTGCCTTTCGAGAAACAGTTGTTTGTCAATTCCTGTAGGAAGGATTGATTTAAAAACGTTTCCAAGTGGTGAAAGATATTGTCAATTTAAGGAAAATATTCGTGGTAATGATGTCTTTTTGATTCAATCCACTTCATTACCAGTCAATGACAACCTTATGGAACTTTTGGTGATGTGTGATGCCGCACGCCGGGCTTCGGCTGGGCGCATTACTGCTGTTATTCCCTATTTCGGTTATGCTAGACAGGATAGGAAAGATAAAAGCCGTGTTCCTATTTCTGCTAGATTAGTAATGGATTTATTAAAGGCATCTGGTGTTAATCGTATTCTTACGATGGACCTTCATTCCCCTCAAATAGTTGGTTTTACTAATTTGCCTGTCGACCAATTATCTTTCAGACCAGCTCTTATAAATGTTATAAAAGACATTGGAATAAAAGCTGTGGTAAGTCCTGATGTTGGAGCAGTAAAACGTGCAGAAGAATATGCTACTGCTCTAAAAACTGATTTGGTAATTATTTCAAAAAAACGAACCAACGAAACTTCGGTTGAAGTAAAACATTTCATTGGTGATGTTAAAGGTAAGAAAGTTCTTATTGTTGATGACCTTACCGAATCAGCCGGAACATTGGTTGAAGCGGCAACTGCTTGTAAAGAAGAAGGCGCAGTAAAAATTTATTGTGCTATTTCACACGGATGTTTTACCGATACAGGTTATCAGCGACTCATTGATGCATTCAAAAACGGTTTGATTGAGAAACTTTTTGTATCTAACTCTGTTAATTTTGATAAAAAATGGGAATTATACGGTGATGATTCTGGTTATGGTAAAAATGCTGTAATTTATAGTTGTGAGAATAAAATAATTATAGTGGATGTTTCACCTTTATTTGCTACAGCCATCAAAAACATTCACAATAATGAAAGTGTCAGCGAATTATTCACATGAACAGAACTATAAAATTCAGAGTATGGGATAAACTTTTAAATAAATGGGGTAATCCCCGTGATTTTTTGGGTATTTCAGTTAGGGGAGAATTGATTTGTGAAAACTCACTTAATCCCCAAAATTCAGTAGTTCAATTATTCACGGGATTAAAAGATAGATGTGATAAAGAAATTTTTGAAGGGGATATAGTAGAATGGATTGAACAAGAAGATGGGCCTCCTTATTCTACTAGAATATGTAAAGGAAATATTATTTTTTGTGGATTTGGATTTCGTGTAAAAGTAAGAAAAAGATTATACGACTTTCATAATAATCATCTTTGTAAAGATTATCTTTACAAAATTATTGGTAATATTTTTGAAAATCCTGATATAATATGCCCTCACATATCATAAAATTTCTCCGCGATGAATCAAAGGATAATAGAGGCAGAACATTATTTGAAATGCAAAGTTTGCCAGATTATAAACTTAGTCAAAGTAACGATATAATTCAATGGATGTTTCCTACGGATATTCCTAGTAAACGCCATCCAAATACACCCGTTTTAACCGAAGAAGATATAGAAATAATAAAAAAAGACCCTATCATTCAAAGTGCCATTCAAACGTCTCTTGCCCGAATGATTTGGTTTTATGAGAAAAATGATTATTGGATTACGATGAAAAATCACAATTTTTTGAGAATCACAAGAATTCTTAGGTGTCTTTGGTTAGCTGGGATGAAACATGATTATGTTTGTTTTCAGAAAACATTAGATGATATTTACAGTGATTACCACGATATTATAAGTGAAGAAACTTTTTATTATTGGAAAAATGCCAATAACAAAGAATTTTTGGAAAAAGGATATAAACTTAATATTCACTTAAAACTTCCACCACACACTAAAGAATTCAACTATGAAGATTTTAACTATGTATAAAATTTATTATGAAAACTAAAACTGAAACTACTACTACTCTTAAAACTTGTGTCAATATAAACTGTCCGAATTGTCTTATTATTCCAGACCCAGACCCTCATGATTGGTTTTGTGACGATGATGTAGCAGCGGTTTGTAAATTGGCAAAACAAAAGGTAAAACCCAATTCAATTTACAAAGTAGATACACAACCGTTCAAACCAATTACGTGTGCTTGTCGTCCTTATATGATAAAAAAAGAGACGACTATTCCCAAGTGGTGCCCATTGAAGAAAGCTTGACTTTTTCTAAAATCGTGATATAATAAAAAAAATATGGCAAACATTATTGAATCAAAGAAATTCATTTGGGCAGAAGCTCAAGCCAATCATAATAAATGGTGGGAAGTTATTCTTTATGATAATGACGATGTGGTTACAAAATGGGCAAGAGTGGGCAATGACCCTCAATCAAAGACTTTTTCTGGTGTAGGCAAGTCTTTCATGGAAAAGAAAATCGGGGAAAAATTAGCAAAAGGTTATACAGAAGCTAAAGTCATTGATGCATCAACACCCGTCGCATCTGCCAGACCACCTACCGTTGCAGTTAGTAATCTTCATGAAATTGCCAAATCTCAAATTATCAGAAGTTCAGGTAGTCCTATTCTTGATAAATTAATTGAACGTCTTGTCAAATCAAATGTTCATAAAATTACATCAACCACAAATATTACTTTAAATGATACTACAGGATTATTCCAAACTCCCTTGGGAATCGTAACTCCTGATGCAATTATTGAGGCAAGAAGTTTATTAGCAGATACAGTTCCATTTGTCAAAAATAGCAGATATAATGACCAACTTGATAAGCTTGTCAGTGATTATCTTCGCTTAGTTCCTCAAAGTATAGGTATGAAATTTGATGTTAGAAGAATTCTTCCTGACGTTACTGCTATTCAGAAACAAAACGATATTCTTGATGCTCTTGAAGCATCTTACGCAGCCATTACTAAACCAAAAGCTGATACTTCAAAGAAAACTGACAACAAAACAACTATTGAACAAGTTTTCAAAGTTGACCTTGATGTTGAAAATGGTCCCGATGCAAATCGCCTTGAACGTTGGTTTGAAACTTCCAAGAACAGGATGCACGGATATGATCGCATCAAAGTTCGTAATATATTCAAAATCAAAGTTCACGAAATGGACAACGCATTTATTTCTGATAATCCAAAGGAAGTTTTTCATGGAACATCTGAAGCAAATTGTTTAAGTATTCTAAAAAGTGGCCTTAGAACCAGTCCGCCTTCAACCGCAGCTATTGCCGGTAAAATGTGGGGTAATGGTGTTTACGGAGCTATTAACTCAAGTAAATCGTTGGGATACACTTATGGAAGATGGGGACAATCAACAGGTGAAGCTGGTTGGTTGTTTATTTGTAAATTTGCTATGGGTAAAATTCATTATCCTAGAGGTTACGGAAATTGTTCGCGCCCACCATTAGGTTATGATAGTATTTGGGCAACTGTGGCAAATACCGGCCTTAATCATGACGAATTGATTGTTTACGCTAACAATCGTGTAAACATTACACATCTTCTTGAATGTAAATAAATTATGAAATCACTAAGTAAAATACAAATTGAAAAAATAAATGATGCTTTATTTGATGCTAATCGCATTTTAGCAATGGTTCAATGTAATTGGCCAGCATTAACTAAGAAAAAAATTTATTTAGCAAGACGTTCTCTTTGTAAAGCCATAAAAATTATTCATCCTCATTTGTTAGATGCTTGACAATTAAAAAAACACTGATATAATTTCTCCAGACTTAAATAACAGTCCAAACAAATCAATAAGAAAAACAAAAAAATAGTATGAAAACAAGCGCAGATAGCACAGCAGTAGCAACAACGCCTTCACTTACACTCAAGGAAGCAGTGATTAATGCGGTGAAGGAACTCAAAGTTAAGGGTGGTTTTTCCATTCACGATGTAACCACTGAAATTCGGGAAGCAGTTAATGCCGGTGAATTTACTCTACCCGGTTTGGAGAATCCCAATCCTAACAGTCAGTCTGGTATCAAGTATTGGGTGAAAAATGAAGATGTGAAGGCAATTATTGAAAGTCTTGAAAATGACGGCACACTTGCCAATCTCGGATTGACAAATGTGGACATGAGTGGTCCTTTCCGTGTATTTGAATTTTCAACACCCACTACTCCCTCAGCAGGTGTTCCAGCCTCCACTCCGCCATCCGTTAATGCTCCCAATCCTACGCAAAGCCCTTTAGTTCAACGAATTGAAGCATATTTGTCAAAAGGAACACCAGTGACTCTTAAACAAATTCAGAGTGCTCTCAAAATCAACGGCGTGACTTGCAAGGATTTGGAAGGTATCGTGGCTGGTATCAGCGGCTATGTGGTAACTCCCGGAACGACTGACTGCTATTCCACTTACACGGTTGACCAGCAATAATTTCACAATTTAGGTCAACAACAACAAAACAAACAACAAAATAGGGGCGAGTAAAATCGCCCCTGTTTTTTATGAAAAAATTGAATCAAAGAGAGAAAGAAATTGCTATTGTAGCATCTGATTTATTTCTCAAAGGTTCACCTGAATGGAGAATTGCTGAATATGCTCACCAAAAAGGATTAACAGATAAGCAATTGTCTAATTTTCTTGATAAATTAAAGATTCTTCCTGAAAATGTGAAGCTCACAATTTATAATCATTACAAAGATATTTTCCGCGGCAAATGTTATGACAAAGCAAAGGGATTTGGTAGTAAACTTAATTGGTGGCTAGGGCAAAAAACTACTTAACTTTTTATGAAAGCTATTTTCACTAACGATACTGACATTCGGTTAGGATTTGAAGTAGAATGTCGTATCCGAAGTAGCAAGTTCACTCAATTTTGTAAAGAAATCTATGGATTGAAGAAAAAAATTATTATTGGTGAGGATGGTAGTATTACAGGTTGTGGCTATAGTTATCATTCCACGGAAATCAGAACAGCACCACTACCTCCCAAAGAATCAATGGAAGTACTAAAAACAGTGTTTAATATTGTCAATAAATACGGTAATACTAATACATCCTGTGGCCTTCATGTCAATATTTCTTCAGCAGATAAAACTAAAATGAAAAATTTTAATCCCCTTCCATTTATTTCTTCAAAATTATGGAACCAAATTTTGAAAAAATTTAATAGAGAAAATAATCGTTATTGCCAAACTGTGTTAAAAGCAACTCAAAAAAAATCGCCTTCCAAAGTTCGTCTATTCAAGTCTATGGTTGAATCTATGGTTGATATTGTAAATGACAAATATTGGTGTGTAACTTTGTGTCATTTCGGTAATGGAACAAATAAATCATCCCGTATTGAAATTCGTGGTTTTGGTAATAAAAATTACACAAAAAGATTTGTTACCATTTCTACATTTGTAAAGAGAATTGAAAAACTTTTTAATTTATCTTGTAATAGAAATTCACCATTTATTAGAACGTTCAACATCTAATAAAAGATAGATTATTTCTGTGTGTATAATTTTAACAATGAATAAGGATTCTAAATGAGATTATTACAGTTCTTGACATTTTATATCTACGTGTTATAATATAAGCTCAATAATGAAAAGCAATTAAAATGCCGACCATAGACCCAAATTCAACATCAATTTTCACCGAACCAATACCAATGCCAGAAAGTTCTGACAACTATATTCGGGCTGAAAATACGTCTGAAAAAACTTTTATCAAAGAAGAGAATATAATGCCTTGTGATTGCCCAGCTTGTAGAAGAGATAATATCCTTAACGGAACATTGACGGGAGAATGCAACTGCTGTCATACAAAGTTAGATGCTCATTCTTCATTTCAAATAATGGGAGATAAATCTTTGGTATGTGACAAATGTGCAAAAGAACATTATATTACTTGTGTTTGTTGTAATAAACTTTATAATAAAAATGAATCAAAAGAAGTAAATCGCATATCTGAAAAGAATGACCTAAACATAACTAACGTTTGTCTTCGTTGTTTTACTGTAAATTATAGAGAATGTTCTTGTTGTCATAAATTCTTTAACAGGCAAGACTTTCTTACTTACAAGGAAAATATTTACTGCAAGATATGTTTTGACAAATCTTTTAAGATTTGCCCTATGTGTAATAACACTTTCCAAAAAGACAAAATAACTCACAAAATCAGGGGGAAATATTCAGTATGCGATAAATGTTTCAATTATTATGGCCCAATAACCACATACGAAGAAAAACCTAAAATTGAGTTTCAAGGTAAGCCGCCTCATTATTACGGTATAGAACTAGAAGTTGAAGTTCAAAATAAAAGCAAAGAGGAACGTGGTGTGAAAGCTCAAAAAGTTATTGATTTATTTGGCGATTTTGCTATTGTGAAAGAAGATGGCAGTTTAAGTTGCGGCTTTGAAATTTGCACACAGCCAGCATCCAAGGAAGAACACCTTGTTCGCTGGAATAAATTTTTTGACAATTTACCTGATAACTTGGTTTCGTTTAACAGTGAAAGAGGTAATTGTGGTCTTCATATCCACTGTTCAAAGAAACCTCTATCACTTCTCACTATAGCAAAAATTGTGGTATTCGTGAATGATGAAAATAATCAACCACATATTGAAACAATTGCTGGCAGAAGGTCATGTAACTATTCCTGTATTTGCAAAAAGAAATACGGAACAGTTAAACGCATCGGAACACTGTCTCGCAGTGACAGATATGAAGCTGTTAATCTTGTCAATCATGATACTATTGAATTTAGAATTTTCAAAGGAACACTCAAACGAGAATCATTTTTTAAGGCAATAGAATTTTGTGATGCTCTTATTCAATTTTGTATGGTAGGTAATTATGGTATTACCTATTGTCGTAATTGGGATAATTTTGTGAATTATGTCAAACTTAGAAATAAAGATTATCCTCATCTTTACGCATTTATATGTGCTAGATTTTCGGGGAAAGAAACAAAATTCACAGAACAAGAAATGAAATTAATCAAAAAATTTGGCTTCGATGTTGAAGCTGGAGCAGAACCAACACAAAGATGAAATTATGTGTTTAGCAATTTACAAACCAGCTAATGTTGAAGTTCCACAAAAGCATTTGAGGAATGGTTTTGAAAATCATCCTGACGGAGCTGGTTTGGCATGGGCAAATAATGGTGTTCTTCATTTAAGAAAAGGAATATTCAATATTGATGAAGTTATTAAACAATATGAAGCAGTTAAACAATATCATTGTTTAATTCATTTCCGAAAAGCAACACATGGTAAAGTTGATGCAACAAATTGTCATCCATTTCTGTTTAATGACAACAAGCTAGCTCTCGTTCATAACGGTATTCTTCCTATCAAATGTTCTATCGATGGGCTTTCCGATACCGGTCATTTTGTCAAATTAGTGTTAGAACCATTGGTTAAAAATTATGGAGTTCCTATTAACAATGGAGCATTGAATTATCTCATTACTGTATCCATAGGCACAGATAAACTTGCTATAATGGATGGAAATGGTGCCACTTATATTTTTAATGAAAGTGGGGGCACTTGGGATGAGGGGGTGTGGTACTCCAACACTACTTTTAGATATGGTGTTTATAAACCTACTACTAATTACAACTCTCATTCATATTCCCCCAACAGAAATAATACAGAAAGAAATTATTCTCATAGTTTTAATTTCAGAAAACATTGGGATACTACTGATGATAGTGGTGATGATAGTTATTTGGAATTTTGGAGACAAAATGTTCCACCTATCGTTACTATTGACACAAATGGCTCTCAAGGTTGCGGAGTAGATGCTTCAACTCCCCAAAACAGAAAACAATTATTACTCACAGATGGCCGGCAAACAGTTGATGATGCAGGTAATGTAATTGATATTGAAGAAGTGAAAGAAGATGAAGAAAAAACATTTTCAGAAGGCGATACATGTGAATACGGATGGTTTAATGCTGCTGTTGAAGCAGATATTAAAAATTTCCAGACAACCTTGGGTATAAGCAGAGAAGAAGCATTGATTCGCATTTTCAACGAAAAATAACAATTGACTTTTTATAAATCCATGATACAATTATTCTATAATTAAAAAATATTATGCCTACTTCCAAGAAAAAAACTAAAAAAGTTTGTAAACCTAAAATTTTTGTGGCTGGTAAATTTCATTCCACTCCTGTAACTATTGGTAAGAAATTTATTACTATTAGACTTCCAAAAAAAGTAGCTGAATACTTTGAACTTGATAAAAATGAAATTTTTTGGTCACCTGTTAATGGTGTTATTCAACTTAGCGGTTCTCAGCCTCACATTGTTATACCTATGATGAGCGTTACTCCCGATAGATTTGTTGCTCAATAATTCCAATGAATGAAAAAGTAATAGATTTTACTATAGGGGCTGACCCTGAATTTGCTTGCACTACAAGTAACGGGCAAATGATTACGTCAACTGATTATGTAAGTAATGAAGAAGGTATTGAATTTGGTTCCGATGGAAATGGAATAACATTTGAAATACGACCTGCACCTTCCAAAGACCCTATTCAAGTTGTCAACAATATTTACGATATTCTTGTAAGACAAATTATTAAAGAACCTCAATTCCTAAAATTTAGATGGGTTGCTGGAACATGGTATGGTGGCTATCCTTTTGGTGGGCATGTGCATTTTGGTATTCCAAAACGTCTTATTACTCATGAGCAAGCTGTTAATTTTTTAGACCACTATGTTGGCATTGTTTCTATTCTTATGGAAAAGAGAGAGCATGGATTAAGACGAAGAGCAGATGAATATGGTTATATGGGTAATTTTAGAAAACAAGATTGGGGATTTGAATATCGTGTGATGAGCAGTTGGGTTGCTGAACCTTATGTATCTGCTGCTATGTTGTGTTTGAGCAAAACTGTGATGTATGAAGTTTTGAACAATCCAAAATTTGAGTGGCACAAATTTGCTGTAAAGGATGATTTTTTTAAGATGAATCAAAAACGAGTTCTTGAACAATTTCCTGCAATTTGGGCAGATATTACCAAAATGTATTTGTATCAAGTTTACAAACCTTATATTGATTTAATTTATTTTCTTGTAAAAAACAAACTAACTTGGCTTCCAAAAACAAATATGAAAGAATCTTGGGGTATAGTAGATATGAAACCATGTATTTCTAACAAAATCGGTATAGATATTATCTGGCACCGATATAACAATGAGAGGGTATAATGATTGAATTTAAAGAAAAAGATTTTAATCTGACAAAGATTAGAAGGGAATCCAAATTATTCAATTTGGTTACTGAATACAAATATTTTGTTTATGGTCTTCGTCAAGCGGATAATCCACCTATAATAATTGAATATTATTATGATGGCATTGATGAAAACTTTGAAGAAAAATTAAGTGCTCTTGTAGAGTTTTTTAAATCTAACGGTGTTGAGGTCAAAACTTATTCCAATTCTGAGGATAAAAGCAAGATTAGTATTGGTTTGAGAAAAGATTTGAGAGCAGTTGTCAACAGAAATGGCAAACCGTTATTAGCTTCTTCTGTTCTTTCAACTATTATTTATGGTTTAGAAAACCGACTTGATATTGAGCAATTGAAAAAATATAAACTCTCAAACATTCCAAAACTCGAAAAAATTATCGCACAAGAAAATTCACCAAACGGAAATGCATAATATAGAACGCTTGACTTTTTATAAACACATGATATACTTTGAATCATGAATGATGCATCTATAAACACTAACACAAAGGAAAATACAAATGTGTAGAGTTGCTGCATTTCCGCCGGGATTTCCAAGAAAAGAAGCTTTGGAAATTCTAGCTAATTTTGAAAACAAAAACATTGATGGCACAGGGTCTGCGTATGTTAATGATGGCCAGTTCGTTGTGGAAAAATGGGCAAAATCATTCAGTTCTATAATTAAAACCAAACCGTTTTTATCTCACATGCCTTGTGATAGTTGGACTATCGCCCACCTTCGGTCAGCTTCTCATGGTGAAAATGTGAAACAAAATACCCATCCATTCATAGTGGGTCCGTGGGCATTTATTCATAATGGAATTTGGAGTGAATATAACCTTGTTCGACTTGCTTTAAGTAAACAAGTCAAAATGGTAGGTGATACTGATAGTGAAGTTGCTGCACATTTTTGGAATATTATTGGCCCAAAGAAATTCTCCGAAGTGGTTGATTTTGCAGGTGTGTTTATTGGCCTTCATCGTAATGGAGAACTTTGGGTTGTTAAAACAAGTGGAGATTTGGAAATCCAAGCTCTAGACAAAGAAAGAGTTTTATTAGCATCTGAATTTGATTATCAAAAATATGGTGGTTCTATTGAAGCTCTTCACGGATGGTATCATTTTGACAAGGACGGCAAATATTTGAAACATAAGGCAAATGAAGATAGTTGGAATAATAGTTGTTCTGCTTATGGTGGAAATTTAAGTTCAGCTAACAGAAGTAGAGCAACGGATGGAGTTCTTGGAGAAGATTGGCGCAGTGATAGATATTTTTCAAATCATCATCTTCGTCGTGATTAAAAATAAAAACTAAACAGAATATTATTAAAAACTAACCCGAAAATTTTATGGCTGTTAAAGTTTTTACTATAGATAGTGAATATCAATCTGCTTGTCGTTTGGGTTATCCCACTACTACCCGTATGGGGGAGTATGCCTACCGTTATGATGATGATGTTATAATTCGTTGGGGCAATAGTTCTCACCTTTATACCAAAGATGGTAAAAGAACCGATTTTAAACAAGTTCTCAATCCAGCAGACAGTATTAAATTGAATTGTAAAAAGAATGAATCTATCAGATTATTGGCTCAGGTAGTCAATGTTCCTACCATTTATGAAAAAAGTGTTCCAAAAAATGTTCTAGCAGTTGTTAGGCCTATTGAACATGCCGCTGGAAATGGATTTTCTGTAATGAAAGGACCATTTAAGATTGATTATGGTACTTATGGAACTCGTTTTCTTAAAACTGACGCGGAATACAGAATTTGGTTTTGTGGTAAAAAAACTTTGTGTGGGCGCAGAGTGAAAATGGAATGTAATGAAGAACAAGAACACCCTTGTCGCAGTAATTGGGGATATAATTTTTGTGAAAGTATTTCTCGCGACCTTCATCATCAAACTTTGATGGCAGCTAAGAAAATTGGTTTGGACTGTGGAGCTGCCGATGTTTTATTTTTCAAAAAGAAGTGGCATTTTCTTGAATTAAATTCAGCGGCTTCCGTTGACCATCGTGTTGTTCGTGAATTTTATCAACAAGCTCTTGAAGAACTTATCAGAGAAAAGTTTCCACCAAAAAAAGAAGAGGCTCCGGTAGCCATCGCCGAAATAAAGACACCGGAGCCAAAAAAGAACGATGGCAAAGAAAAAACGCCGGAAAAAAGTGACGAAGTTAAAAAAAAAAGCGAAATGGTGGAAAAAAATAACTCCACTGAGTCACTTGTTACAATTGTGGTATAGGACTGAAACAATAACTTAAAATAATCATGCCCCCTGAAACTACTACTGATAACAGCCCAGCAAGTTTAGTTTGTCCTGAATGTAAAAAAGAAACGGGACTAACCAAAGAATTTATTTTAGCTGCTGAAGTTCTTGAGGATTTTTATTGCCCCCATTGTAAAAAATTGGTATTTTCATGCAAACCGGAAGCTATAAAATACACTTACACTTATACAGGTCATTGGTCTGGTTATGATGATTAGCAGAGAGAACGCTTGACACTTTATAAAAACGTGATATACTATTGAGACAATTAAACAAAAACAAAAAACAAAATTATGAACGAAATTGAACAAAAACATAAACGTATTGAAAACATCGCCAAAGTCGTTGGCTTGTGTATCGCAGGATTCCTCTTCGCGCCTATCGCTATTGCGACCATCCAAGGTCTTGTCAGTTTGATTGTTGTGGGCATAATTGCTCTATTTACAGTCAATGTCATTGTCCCTTGGTTTGCCATTTCACTTGCGAACTGGCGATTGAAGGCCCTCAAAGCTGCGGCAGCGGCCAATCCAATCGAAATGTTGGAAAATCAATATAAAGACCGTATGGATGCTTTGGCTAAGATTCGTGAAAACATCACTGCTTCTTATGCCGTTTTACAAGACCTTCACGCTCAAATTCAAGAACATGATGAAAAGTATCCGGATAAACCGTCTCAATATCTTGATAAATATCAAAAATTGAGTGCGTTAATTTCCCTACGGGGTAACAAATACAAACAAGCCCAAAAAAATCTTGCTGACTTCGCCGAAGTGATTGAAGAAAAACGTTCGGATTGGAAGATTGCCCAAACCATGGCGGCGGCAAACAAATTGGCCAATGTTGGTCAGGATTTTCAATCCAAGTTACTACAGGATACCGCTCTCAATACCGTTCAAGATGGTTTGAATACGGCTTTCGCTGAACTTGAAACGAGTTTGTTGGATGAGCAAGGTGATGGTTCAGCATCTGACAAGTCTCCGGCAACCGTTGAAGTTGCTCCAGCTCGTCAACCGGCTCAACTAAAAGCACCTAGCCTACCGGCCCTTGATTTGGGATTTGACTCCGATAATGTCATCGAGGCGGAACCTGTGCCTGTGCCAGTGAAATCATCTGCTCGCAGTCGCAGAAGTTACTAATAATAATTAACAAAACAATTAACAACTAAAACCAAACAAAACTATGAAATTCAAAATTATCGCATCAGTCATCGTGTTACTGATTATCATCGTAGCACTCGCCCTCAAGGGATGTTCAACCGCCCAACCGGCGACAGATGAAAATGGTAATCCTGTTGACACTACTACCACTGATACTACTCAACAGCAATAATCATCAACAAACAATTAACAAAACAAATAACAAACAAACAAACAAACAAAAACAAATGAAAAAGAACCTAATAGCACTCGCAGTAATGGCCCTGACGTTCATTGGTGTAGGCGCCTCCGCTCAAACCAACACACCCGCAGCAGCCGCCTCGTTCATCAAAGGAACGATGAATATTACCTTCAACACCCATCAGAATCCGCCGGGAACGAAGGGCATCCAAGACGTTTATGATATTAATATCAACGTCGCAAACAGCGCCGTATTCCACGGCAAAATGACTGACCGCCCGCAGATTATTGAGGGTATGTTCAGCAAGGCCATCACTCAACCCCGTTCGTTGAAGTATGACGTTGCTTGTGACGTTGTGAATCCAAAGAATCCAGCACAGACGAAAAATATTGGCCGCATGTATGGTATGGTGCCGATTTCATCCGATGGTGTGTATAACTACGACAAAAGTTCTCTTGTGGTTGACATTCTGCCGATGGGTAACGCTGGTGGTTTTACAAGTAAATTCAGTGGGCAAGCCGCGGGTAAGCCGCTTGTTCGTCCCTCAAATTGGACTGATACCATTCGTGAAACAGTCAACATCAGTCGTCTTGTGAATGGTAAACCTATGACCGTCGCATTAAAGCGTTATGACAAGATGGACTTCCGCCAAGTGGTCATCGCCGAAGGACCAGTTCAAATTTATCAACCCGTAACTGTCAATGGTCAAATGTATTATGATTATGACAAAAATTGTTGGTTCTTCAACAACTTCACCGTTCAGTATGCCGAAGGTGGTATCGTGAAAGTTGACCGTGTTACCGGCACAATTCGTTGGGTTGAAGACCCAAACCGCAAGAGCAACGGTCTTGGCCAATATGAATTCGATGTTCGTGTTAATGAACCGGCACCTGACGCTTCAAGCGCCTTTGCCGCTCCAACTGACGAATCAGCGTTCTTCTCAAGTGATGCTACGGTGCCCGGCTTGAGTGGCACGATGAAATATAAAGACACAATGAATGCAAATGGTGATACGTTGGCATCGGCTGTGACGATTGACTTGAATGGTAATAACATTACCAAACAGGAAGTCATGGTTCTCGGTAAAGTGATTATCTTCGCCTCGGTAATTCCTATGAATTCTGACTAATAACAATAATCAATCAAAACAACAAACAATACAACAAATAGTTAATACAACAAACTAAATATATGAAACAAACAATTGTTACATTCGCAGTTCTTACATTGGCTATTATTGGCCTCAACGCTGCTCAAACAAATCCTGTGAGCACCAATGACGCCACTACTACTCCAAAACTCAACACCAACTCTTTGAGCATGAAGGATGATGCTACTCCGAAAGAGTCTTACGAACTTACTATTGGTGGTGGTGGATTCGTTAATCCTACGACAAGTCAAACTCAATTTGGCTTGGATACTACCTTTTCTACAGACCCTATTAAGAAGTATCCCAATGTCTGGTTTGGAGTGGAGCAAGTTTTGTCTTGGCAACCTTCTGTTGCTGGTGAAACAGATATTTATCCTGAATATGCATGGGATATTTACAAGGATTTGTGGCTCAACACTGGATGGTATGCTGGATTATCGTATGATTCGGATACTTCGGCTTGGCATACAGGTCCGGAAGCTTCCTTTGAATATTATGTCGGTGCCAATGCCTTTATCTATATTGGAGCAAGTTATGATGTGCTGAGTCGGGGAGTTGATAATTCTCAAATCCCATATAGATTTGGTATCGGTATAACGTTCTAAACAAAAGTAATTCAACCGTGACCCAAATAAAACCTGAAATCTACGGGAAAAACGCAAAACCGCTGGGTCAGTACCCAGCGGTTGTTTTGGTTAATCCCAAGTATTCTGCTAACGTTGGTGCGGTACTTAGAGCAGCTTCGTGCTTCGGAGCAAAACAACTTTGGTGGACAGGAAACCGTGTTAGGTTGGATGATGGGCAACGTCTCCCCCGTGAAGAACGGTTGAAAGGTTATAAGGATGTTGAACTTCGCCAGTTTGATTATCCATTTGAACATTTTAAGGGTGAAGGAGTTACGCCAATTGCGATTGAACTATTGCCGGGGTCTGAATGTCTATGTGACTTTATTCATCCTCCTAAAGCGATTTATGTCTTTGGGCCAGAAGATGGCTCAATAGACCAAGTAACTCGAAGATTTTGTCATAGATTTGTAAGCATACCAACAAAACATTGCACAAATCTGGCAGCAGCAGTTTATTTAGTTCTCTATGACAGAATGTTTAAACACTGGATGCAAACAGGCGAAAAACCTGAACTTAATGAACAACGTGGATTCATTGGCGATGATGAACAATCAAACCAAGACGTTTGGAGAGAAGCTGGTTATAGAAATGGAGTAGCATTTATATGAAATTATGGAATATAGGTTATCTTATTGTTTTCCTATTACTAATGATAACAGGTCATTGGTTTATAGGTATTGTAGCAGCATTGATTTGGTATATGGGATATAAAATCAAACGTTTCTTTTTTTCTATTGATTAATTCACGAATATGGAAAATATAAAAATCATATCATTATACTGTATCGTCATTTTAATTGTTTCAATAACAGCTATATGGTTTTTGAATGGCGTGCAAGATTTTTTTGAATATCAATCCATTCTTGAAGACAACAATACTTCGTGGAATAGTTGGTATAGCCAAAATTGGTTCTATTCTCCTTACACTAATTTTAGACTGTCTCAATATCCATCAACATTTCATATAGCAAAACTAACGGTGATAATAGCCAGATATGGATTGAAAAAGAGAAAAAGGTTGGTAACAAAACATTTTGGACTATAGACTATAAAATGGATTTAATAAAACATGAATAATACAAAATACATTTGTAACGCAGCAAAAAATGGATATTGTATTTTTCAAATTTTATTTGCTGGTCCCAATTCCCGCACATTCTGTTCTGATGCTGTTCCTCATTTAAAAGGAGAAACCAACGATTGTTGCTGTAATAATTTATTAAATCATAATTGTGGATGGGCAGCTAAAAGCACAAAAACCAATCCTAAGAAACTTTTTCCATCAGCTAGATGTACAAAAATTAAATAATTGTGATAGAATATCCAACCATCTTACCATCAGCAAGAGCACCGCACGCTCCGTGTGTTGCTTTTGAGAAATATGACGGTTCTAATATCAGAGTAAAATATACTAATAAAAAAGGGTTCTGTCTTTTCGGTAGTCGCACCCAATTATTCGATAAAGGCCATCCATTTTTAGGAGAAGCTGTAGATATTTTTTACAACAAATATCAAGACAAGTTGATTGACCTTATTGAAGAAATGTGGCCTCATGAACGTGAAGTAATTGCTTTCCTTGAATTCTTTGGGGATAATTCATTTGCTGGTTATCACGAAAAAGATGACCCGAAAGATTTGATACTCTTTGATTTAATGATTGGTCATAAAAACCGAAAATTTCTATTACCTCAAGAATTTGTCAGACTTACAGCCAAAGTCAAAGTTGAAATTCCAACGATAATGTATGAAGGCAATTTAAGCGACCAACTTATTTACGATATTCGTGACGGTAAATATGATACATTTAGTAAACGTAAAATATTTGAGGGCGTCGTTTGTAAAGGAACAGAACGAACCGGTGCTCATCGCGGTAATATTTGGATGGCAAAAATCAAAACACGGAAGTATTTAGATTTACTTAAAGGTAAATTTGGTGAAGAAGAAGCAAAAAAGTATGGTGAATAACATGCGAAAAATGCTTAAAGATTTTTTGGATAATTCTTCTCCTGAACAATTAAGAGAAGAACTTAAAAAAGGAAACCGACCATTTTTTCAAACATTAAAAGACCCCACAATAATTCATATGAAAAATATAAAAGTCAATGTAACATTGGAATTTGAATTTCCATTTAATGAAAATGATGAAGTTTATAAAACAGTCTTTGAGAATTTAGTTAACTATGCTCTTTGCGAACATCTTGAAGATGCAAGTTATTGGTTAGCAAAGAGTAAAGGGAATAAAAAATCTACCGATTATGAGATTTATGTTCACCATAAACTATGGGCAGATGTATTGACAAAATCAGAACTAAATGTGAACTACGAAGTAATATTCCCCAAAGAACCAACTAAATCCTACTGGGTAAAAGACGATGGAATACACTGCCCTATCTGTGGTGTTGAAATGGATGGTTGTCATATTGGCTCATTTTGTAGTAAAGAGAAGGGCGGTTGTGGAAAATGGTGTGATGGACGTGCAGACCTAACAGATGCAGAAGCAGAAAAATTTAAAGAAATAATAATAAGATGAATTCGCTTATAACAGAAAAATTTAGAAAGTTAAAATTTCCTCAAAAAAGATTTTATGCTGAAAGACTTTTTTGTTTGGATTACTATGAACGATTAAAATACATTCAGTATATGTTGACTATCTTTAAAGAAATTAAAAATTACTATGAAAATTAAACCTGACAAAAATGTTGAAGCTCCTCCAACTGAAATTATAACAGAAGGATACTACAAACTTTTATGTGCTATCATTGGACATAAATTCCAATGGAAAACTACACCTAAAAAACATTACCAACAGCAAATATGTGAAGTATGTGGAATGACGGGTGAAACAAGAAAAAACAGAGCATGAAAATTGCTGTAGTTGGTTCACGAACATTTAATGATTATGATTTATTAAAGAAATCATTGGACAACTTGTATCCAAACATAAGTCTAATTATTTCTGGTGGTGCTAAGGGTGCGGATTCTCTTGCTGAAAAATATGCTAAGGATGAAGGGATTCCCACCCAAATTTTTAAACCTAATTGGAAAAAGTATGGAAAAGCTGCTGGTTTTGTTAGAAACAAAGATATAATTGCTGCTTCAGATATGGTTATTGCATTTTGGGACTGCGTCTCGCATGGAACTAAAAACAGCATTGAACACGCTTACACGATGAACAAACCTGTAATTATTGTTCCAGATTTTGTTTAACATCACAAGGTATCTTGTCAAATTCCAGATTATATTTTTTACACAATGCTAAAGCTTTACGATATGCAAGAAAAGCTTCTTTTTCGTTACCGCTTCGTGATAGGGCTTTCAATTTTTTAATCTTTTTAAATTCATCGGTAGTCAAAGAACCATAAATAAATTTACCGATTTCTTCTGGTTCAATAGTAACATCATCAGTAATAACATCCTCAAAAGATACACTATCACCCAATTCATCAAGTTTTTGTTCTATTGCTAATGAATGTAGTATTCCTTTGATATACAATTTGGTTTCATCGCTAATCTCAAATCCGAATTCTTCAAGATAGTCTTTAAGCACTTCTTCAGCGGTTTTAGTAGTCTGCTTTATCTCTTCCTCTCTTAACATAAAATACAAGAAATTAAGAATAGGTGTGTAAATTGTAGGATAAAAAGTAGTATTACCTTGGAAAACTTCTTCTTCGGTTAATCCCCTCTTTTTCCCATCTGTAAGTAATTTTTGACGTTGCTTAGTTCCTTCAAGAATTTCTGTTTGATATTTTTTTGTGTATAATTTTGCTGCATCTAAAAGGTTTTGTTTATCCTTCTTGACCGCCTCTTTCTTTTTAGCCAATGCTCTAGCAAAATCTGGGTCATTTTGAAGAATTCTTACCAATGAATAGTTTTCCATAATTAATCATATATACATAGATATTTCGGAAAACGCCTTATTTTATAAGGCTTGACAGTATATAGAAAAAGTGATATAGTGCCCTATAATGAAAAAATATACCATCGTTAGTAGGCGTTCCAATTTCGTTATGTGGCGTGTTCCCATTTGGGAGACATTCATAACCGGCAAGAAAACCAAAAAGAATCCAAAAGGCATTTATGCAGGTCATCTTATCACAAAAAATTTACTCACTTTTGACTCATACAAAGAAACCAAAGAAATTGTAAAATGGTTAGATGATGTTAATTTTATATGTCAACATAAAATTGTAAATGTTGATAAAATTGCTGAAATTATAAAAACTACTAAAGGATTTTACCCAAAAGGAAGTTATTATTATTGGAAAAAATATCTTCTTGATGATTCTGTATTTAAAAGAAAAAAGAAATAACATGATTTACTGGCTCATAGGTCAACCCGGTTGCGGAAAGAGTACTTTGGCAAAGCTTCTACAAGCAAAAATTGAAAAATGTCTGTATTTTGATGGGGATGACTTGCGTAAAATCTTTGGTAACTCATACTCTCCTAAACATTTTACAAGAGAATGGAGAGAAGAACAAACACGAGCTTTACAACGATTGATTACTTATCTTGTTGACCAAGGATTTAACATAATAATTGCTACAGTTAATCCTTATAGAAATGTAAGAGAAGAATTCAAAAATTCAAGAATGGATATGAGGGAAATTTATATTCACAAAACTGATGTAAGAGAAAGAGAAAATTTTGCTGTTTCTGATTATGAGCCTCCTTTAGAAAACTTTATTGATATAAATACCACGGGTCACACTCCCGAAGAATCAGTAGAAGAAATCGTTCAAAAAGATATTTCATTGGGCATACTTGAACTTATGAAGAAATATCATGACTATAGATAAAGTAACATCATTAGCTGACCTAGCATTCAAAGCTAAAACTAATAAGTATTATAAAAAGTTAGCTATTATTGCAGCTGAATATCTCGGCGGTTATTTTGAACAGAAGACATACGAATATGCTATAAATACTTTATATAGAGTAGCTCGTTTCAATGACCCAAATTCATGTCTATCAGTAGTCAATGCAATAAATAATCTTAGAAATAGAGTAGAAGAAAACCCTGACCCTGTAGTTGAACGACTCAAAAATATAAAAAAAGAAGATATGCCTTACAAAGACAACATATCATTTAATGAACGGATAAACGAAGAATGTGAACGCCGCCAAAGGCGACAATGGGAACAAATGATGGAAAGAGAATATGAAGAACAACATAGGCGATGGAGGTCTTACGATTGGATTCCCTACTATGACGACCATACGTAAATATGAAAAAAATTACTTCATTATTTGACTTCTTCCAAAAAGTAAAGACAGACAAAAGGTATGAAGAAGTAGCACGTTATGCTTATACCTATAATATTGGCACATCTCCTACTCGTTTTAGATATGTGGATGCTGAAAGGTGGATTAAAGAGTGGATAAAAAATAATGAATCGGATACTTGTAAAGCGATGGTTCTTTATTTAAATGAATGTATGGTTAAAATTTACCCATCAGAATACGAAGATTTAGAATTATTGAAAAATTTAGTTGAAGAAGATGATTGTGTTGAAGATGATTGTGTTGAAGGAAGCGAAGAACCCGAAGCCTAATAGTTAATAAACGAGGCTTGACTTATTATAGAATTATGATAGACTTTTGTGATGAAAGTTGACCTACAATATATTGACTTGACGCAATTCATGGTACATGAGCGTATTTTGAATGGTGAAATGGTCTATTTGGTTCAACCTCAACATATTGGCGCAAAATGGGACCATGACAACAAAATTTTCCGTTCCTCTCTTTGGGATTCCAATGGTGAGCTTATTTCAGCAGGCTTTTACAAATTTACGAATTGGGGTGAATCGCCTGACGTTTTTCCTTTACCCAATTCTTTAAAAAATTCCACCATCGTTGAAAAAATTGATGGTTCATTACTCATTGTTTCAAAATGGAAAGGTAAATATATTTTAAGAACTCGTGGCACCGTTGACGCTACTCAACTTGAAAATGGTCATGAGCTTGAAATTTTTAAGCAAACTATTCTTCCGAATATTATAAACAATGATAATACTTGGAATGTCTCTTATTTGTTTGAATGGGTATCACCTACTCAAAAAATTATTCTTAATTACGGCGACCAACCTGATTGGTATTTAGTAGGTGTTGTAAAACATAATGATTATTCATTAGTTCCTCAATCAGAATTGGATGAATACGCTTCTTACAATTTTATGAAGCGTCCTACCACCTATACCTTTACCACCATTGAAGACCTTTTGTTGAATGTTGACCAATGGAAAGACAAAGAAGGCGTTTGTGTTTATTCCGATGGTGGGCAATCAATTCATAAAATTAAATCTACATGGTATCTTACCCTTCATCACATGAAATCAGAATTGGCTTCATTTGATAAAGTTATTGATGTATGGTTCAACTTTGGAAAACCCACTTACACTGAATTTTATGATAAAGTGTCCACTCAATTTGACCATGAATTGGCAACTCAAATCCGTGGTGATATATCCCGTATTTGTGATGGTTGGAAAGAAGTTTTGAAAATTGAGGAAGGTATGGTTAATTTCGTTAAAAACGAACTTAGCAAATATCCTACTCGTAAATTACAAGCAGTGGTTACATTTCAATCGTATGGAAAAGGAACAAATCGTTCGTCTTATGTTTTTAAGTTATTGGATGGTAAAACATTAAGTGATGAAGATTATAAAAAATTACTTTATCAAGTAACAAAAAATTAGAACATACAAAATTATGATAATTCTAATCATCATATTATCCCTAATAATTTTGGCACTACTTGTTGTTATTTATTGCCTGAAAAGTGCCTTTGATTTTGAACGACAAAATGCTGAATATTTTCACAAGGAATATCATAGAAAGCTGAAAGAAATTCAAAATATGATAGACGCTGGTGCTATTAATTTTTCCAAAAAATGGAAAATTGAAGATTAATCTAATATTGTGCAACATACCCTCACATCAATGTTTGCAGGAATGCTTCGCAAGCAAGGATATGATGTAATTGAATACGAATGTTTTGAGATTGTAGAATTCTCAAACTTTGTTTTGGAAGGTATGATTCAATTTGACAAAGTAAGGAAAGTCCATCGTGTAAGATGGAAGTGTAAAAAAGGTTATTGTATTTTTGATGTTCCTATGGCTCCCGGCTATTCATCTTCTGAATTCAAACATGTGGGCGATTTGTTGAATTTCTTACAAAGGCGATTAATATGGAAAAGACAATACTAAGCTTTGGTAATTTTTTGTTTTTCAATACCAACCAATTGTTTGTAACATTCTCTGGCCTTTTTAATATCTTCCAATAAAGTAGCTTCGGTTTTACCTTCCTTTGTATAAACTTCAAGTAAGAAAGGAAACATATCAGGCATAACAAATGCCCTTAAAGCAACTTTATCATCAATTATCGTTTCTCTTTTCATATCGTTTTAATAGTTTGTAGAAGAGCTTCGGCTCTTTGAGTAGCAGTAGCGGTGGTAAGTTTAAATAAATCATCTGGAGAACCAACAAATGTTCCATTATTAAATAAGCGTATTCCTAATATTTTACAAAGATGTGTCCAAAACATCCAATGTGGATAATGTGCAGGATTACTTGATGCCATATTGCCTTCTGGTAACTTTAGTATTGCCTCATTTATTGCATTGAGGTCATAAAAATAATCGGGGATTTCTTTTCTAAAAAATTTCTTACCAAATCCTTCAACATCAACAAAGTTTGGAGGAAAACCATCAATACCATCTGCATCGTGATAATGATATTCTTCAATGTCTTTCCATCCACAAAACTTTGCAATCGTAATTCTTTGTTCATAACTCATAAATATCCTTTTAATTATTTATTTTATTCTCTTCTATCACTACTACCGGTGGTTTAATAGGTTTAGGTAATTCCATCCATGCCTGAACTTTGAAGTTTTTAGCATCGGATTCTGATGCCATTCCGCTAAATATCCAAACATTGTTCCCATCAGGTTCTAAAAGATATGTAGCAATAACTACAACATCGCCATCAGTAACCAAATATCTAGCTCCTGATGCAGGAGGACTTTCCTGAATAGAAGTCCATTCAGAATTAAATTTATAATTTTCCATATTTGTTATCTCCTTTTATAGAACAAATTACTTTGTTAGTTTTTCTGATTCTGTAACTATTGGAGTAACATACCATTCTTTTTTCTTAAATGTTGGGTCAACCCAAGGTGTTGTATTGGGATTTGTAGTGAGTTGTGAATCCACATACCCGACTTCTGATTTAAATTGTCTTAATAAATCATCAAGATATTGTTTAGCAATATTGACATTTTCTTCAACATCTTGAACACGATATTTTTCACCAGTCCACAATTCAATATCCAATGAGCGGAAAATACTAAAAAGACTGTCTAGTATTTTTTCACTTGGTCTTTTTTCTCTACTTTCTCCCATAATCTTTTAATTATTGTAATGACTCTTTATATAAATAATCCATATTTTCCAAAACCCCCTTTAAAGATATGGTATTAAATCGTTTTTCATCCGCTTTTCGCAGAAAATCGATAATATTTTGCGGAATACATTTTTTTTCTATATTATCATGAAAACGCTTGGATATTCCTTTATATTGAATAGATTCTTCTGCTTCTTCGGATGTATATCCTTTAGCCAAAAGAATTGCATAAGCTATGGATGGAGAACGGTTACGTCCAGCATAGCAATGAATTAGAACAGGTTTGTCCCCCTTGTAATATTCATTAACAACTCTCAAAGTTCCAAAGAAAGGAGAATAATCCCACCTACCTATCTCTTTGATAGGAAACCAAAAGGAAGGAATACCTACTTTTTGATAATTAAAAGTAGCGCCTACACTGTCTGATACATTAACAACAGCACAATAATATTGATTAATAAGTTCTGGCTTAACTGATAGAATGTTATCCAATCCTTTTGGGGTTGGAGTTACTACAAATATTTGGGATTTGTTCATCTTTTTCTAAACATTTTATATATGCGTAGTTCCATTCACAATACCAACAAGTATAATAGAATCTTTGAAAAAGACCGTTATCTGTTATATCTGTAGGTATTGTATTATTAGCACCACACTTACTACATTTTACATTTGTTGTTTTATTTTTCACTTCTTTTTAGATTTGGTATAACAACATCTTCGGCCATTTTTTGTGCCATAGCAGACACTTGGATTAGTTCTTTAAGAAGATTATTTAGATTACGTTCTTCTGTTTGTTTTTTAACTTCATTCCAAGCTTCATCCAATTCTTCGAGAATTACAGCATACCCTTCATGGATAGAGAGTATAGGACCATGCTTCCGCCTAGCCCTTTTTAATTCTTCTCTAACTAAATTATTAAACTTCATCATATCCCAATAATTTTCCAATTTCTTTTTTTTCAAATGCTATTCTTTGTAAAATATATTCAAGTTGCAGTCTAAGTCTATTCTTTGCATGAGCAGTTTTACACAAATTATATTTATTGATTAGTTGAGTAGCTTCTTTAAGTGCCCATTCACCATTTTGCACATATAAAGCTTCATCATCTCCAATATTGTCATCATATTCTTCCATATAATAATTAATTTTCTGTTTGATTTGTTGCCGCAATCATTTTTAACTGGTTGAATTTGTTATCCAAAGCCAGTATTTTAGAAGTATCGTGTTCACGCATCTTTATCTCATATTCTATTCGTTTTTGCAAGGCAATTATTTGTTTGCTCACTTCTTCTTTCTGGTCATAAAGTAAAGTAGCGTCATTCCATTTTGACATGAGTTTATCTGACTCTTTTCCTAAGAAATATACCGTTGCCAAATCGAGTTCTAGTTTTTCTTGAAATTCTTGAGCTTCTTTTAAAACTGTCTGTAGTTCTTTTTCCAAATTTTCTTTTTTCATTGGATAACACTTTATCATACAATCAAAAATTACACAACTTTTTATAATCTAAACGGTTGACACATGTATATAAAAAATGGACAAATGACCATTTTTACAATAGAATAAAATCATGATTCAGGCGCAAATTATAATAAAAGATGAGCATGGAGAAAGTATCAGAGTATTTAACGATGGTTCACCGTATGAAAAATTAAAAGCTGGTGATATTGTAGAAGTAGAAATGTGTGAACATGGAGATTTAAAAGATTATTTAGTTGATGCAACACATTGGAATTTTGGTCATTTTGGGAATACATTAGTTATACACCTTCAATCAGTCAATCCAAAACCGGAAGTTAAAATGACTGTTCATTTACCGCCTTGGTCATCGAATATTAGCCACTCCCTCTATCTACCACGCCCTTTATCACGTTTATCAAATATCCATACTTCTTGACATTTGGATTTTTATATGATAGGATATTATTATGACACTAAAACTTTACGCAAATAGTAAAAATATTATAAAATTTCTAAATGAAGAAAATTCAATATCAGTAAGTCCTAAACTTGATTATCAATTCAATACTGAAATTATAATAGATACCAATGACTACCAAATTACTAATTCTGGAAGTTTATTCACAGTTCAGAAGAAAAAGTCAGTGGTCTAACAGACAATATTAAAAGTATGGACACTGCAACGTTATCTTTAATCAAAAAGAAACAAGAAGAGTTAGATAATTTAAGAATACAGTTAAAAAAGGATTTCATTGGTCTTGATGATGTTGTTGACCAAGTTATTGAAAGTATAAAAGTTTGGTATATTTTTCCAGAACTACAAATTAGACCCACCATCCTATGCCTATGGGGGCTTACTGGCGTAGGTAAAACTGATTTGGTTCGTAAAATGGTATCCTACATTCGGATGCAGGATAGATTTCTTGAAATTGAAATGAATGGCAATGATTCTACATCAATTACTATTCAAGGAAAAATGGAAGAATCTTCACTTTCCCCAGAAGAACCATGTATTCTTTTCTTGGATGAATTTCAAAAATTTAGAACCATTACAGAACAAGGTGAACAAATTCCAGAAAACAGAGCTTATTCAGATGTATGGACATTATTAAGTGATGGCAGGTTTCATGCTGATTTAAGCAAGAAAACTGAACTCCTTAGTGAACTTCTTTACAGTAAATATTATGCTGATTATGAGCGTGTTTACCATGATGAAAAAGAAGATAAAAAGAAAGAAGCTAAAGAAAGTAAAAGAATATACAAAACTGGCGTTTCTTTGGCTCGTCGCGTAAAACGTCTTTTTAAATTGGAAGATTCTGTTGAAGAAATCATGAAATATAGTGAGGACCAAATTTGTGACCTATACGAAAGATTTTCTAAAAACCCTACAATTTTTGAGGGTGAAATATACAAAAAACTGCTTATTATAGTTTCAGGTAATTTGGATGAAGCTTATAAAATTGCAAAGGATGTTGACGAAGTTGATTTAGATGCTGATTGGTATCATGAATATAGTAAAAGAATTACCGTTTTGGATATTAAAAACGCACTAACCAAGAGATTTCGTCCCGAACAAATTGCTCGTTTTGGTAATACTCACATTTTGTATCCTTCGTTAAGTAAAAAGAATTATTATCAAATTATTAAGATGAAATGCAACCAAATTGGTGATTTAGTTACTTCAACCAAAGGTATTAAAATTCAATTTCATGATTCTGTATTTGAGACAATTTATAAGAATGGTGTATTCCCAACACAAGGCGTTAGACCATTGCTTTCAACAATTACCAATATTCTTTCATCTGTATTACCTAATTACATTTATAATTGCCTATTGGATGATGCTACTTTATTGAGAGTAACTTGCCACGGTAATAAAATGACTGGTATATTTAAGAGGAAAAAAATCGTTATAGAAATTCCTACCGTGCTGGAATCTCTCCGTGAAAAAATTGATGAAGATTCACGCCATGTTGTGGCAGTTCACGAATTGGGACACGCAGTTGTTTACACTTTATTATTTAATACTGTTCCTGCACAGATTTGCACGGATTCAATCACATCGTATTCTAATGGATTTATCCTTCGTCATGCAATGATGGAAAACAAAGAAACTCTTTTAAAAAAATTAACGGTAGGAATGGCTGGAAGAGCAGCAGAAGAAATAGTATTTGGTGAAACATTTGCTAGTGCAGGTGCTGCAAAAGATATTGAAAATGCAACTAGCGCAGCTTGGAGTTATGTTGGTCGTTATGGATTTGGCGATTTTTGTGGCGCCATCACATCTAAAAGTAATGACAATGAATTTGAAATTTTTGACCGTGAAAAAATTGGTCAAATTACTGAATCATTGTTAAAAGAAGCAAAAGAACAAGCAAAAAGCCTTCTTCATACAAATCTCAAATTTTATCAAACTGCTCTTGGAACACTTATGGAAAAAGGTAAAATTTCTCCGAAAGAATTTGAAGAAATTGCAATGAATTTTGGTATTTCTGTGAAAGAAGTTAAAAGTGGAGAAAAACTAATGCTTGATTATGAAGAGCTTTCAAAGAAATTTCTTAACTCAAAAAGACTTTCCAAACCACGCAAAAAACACAACGCTTGACTTTTTTTATAGTTGTGGTAGAATTCACTAAATATGCCACAAGAATTACCAATCACAACTTCTAAGTATAAGTGTCAGCGGACTGAGCCATTTAGATGTGATAATCAGAAGGATAATAAGATATTACATATTTGCACTATTTGTAATCCTAATCATTTGCATTTAGAATGTGGTATATGTGGGTATCAGTGGAATGAATTTGTTAAAAAGAATCAATGAGAATTAAACTATGAAAAATAACCATATTGGTAGAGGATTAGCCACAATTGCTGCAGCGGCGATGTGTAGTGTTATGTTATGGCAGACACAAGGACAATCAGGAATTGGTTGGTTCATTATTGCCTTAATTATTATATGGGGATTATAAAATATGAAAAATCTACTAAAAAAATATTACGAACTTACGGTTATTCCCTCTATAGTATTAGGGTGTATTACTACCCTTGGATGGTACGGCTTCCATTGGGCAAATGAAGGCATAGTCTATGTTACATCGGGTGAAGTGATTTTTGCCTTTCTCTTTTTCCTTATTCTTATGACAATAGAAGATGTTTTTAAAATAGTCAAACCTTTTGTTACCAATTTTTATAAAAAATATGATGGTAATAATTTTTAAATATTTATTTACATTTGCTTTAGGACTTACTTTTGGTTTCTATTTGCTTCCTCTGATTGTTGAAGAAATAAAAGAATGTCTCTTATTTACCTCTAACAAAGCTGCATATATTGCTAAAAATGCAGAAAAAGTAGAAAAACAATCAATCATCAAATCTAGGGTTTTCAAAGATAGGTTGGAAGAAATTCTAAAAACTATTAAAGAAAGAGCATCAGAAGAACATACCTCCGTTAGAATTACTTTCATTGATTCCTGTAAAACTGATAAACAAATCAGAATAGCTCTTAAAAAACGAGGATTTCAGAGTGAAAGAGAGTCTGACAATAGTTTGCTAATTTATTGGTAAATTTGTCAAACAAAGTAAGGCTTGACTTTTACCATACTTCGGTTATAATAACAGTAATATGTTCAATACATTTTTCAAAGGCAGTGTGGATGAGCTTTTAAATCACGTTGCTACTGCTCCAAAGTCGGAGATTGACAAAGTAGGCAATGGAAATAAACGTGTAAGCAGAGAAGAAGCCATTGAAATGACGATGGATGATTTAAAAATTCCCCGTGAAAAAGCGGAGAAAATTGTTACAAAAATCCAACTTGAAGAATATCACAAAATTGCTCAAGGTTTAGTTGAAAAGGGGCTTCTTGAAATTACTGAATATGATGAAGAATTTCAACCAGTTTATGGTGTCACGGAAGCCGGGAAAAAATTTGCTAGTCTTTCTTAATGATATGTCATGAAAAGACCGAAAATCAAATATGTATCAATAAAGTTGCCGGCAGATATAAATGCTTATCCTGTTGACAAATCCGGTAGTCCAAAATTACCTAATTATACTTCCAAATATTTGAGAAATTATGGAAGAAAGCTATTTAATATTCTCCTAAATAAAATTCCATCCAGTATATACACTGAATTGGTTCGTTGTATTAAACAAAAAGAAAAACTTTGAACGCTTGACTTTTTATAAAACTCTAGTAAACTCTAGTAAACTTTAGCCATTATGAAGAAAAGAACCAACATATCAGTCGCCATAACAGCAGATGAATCATATCCTGTTTACAATTTGGAAAAGATAAAAAGAGGCGAAAAACCTTCTGCAAAATTAAAACTTCCAATAAGATTATTTAATGAATATCAATCAGTAACAAAACGAGTGAATGAATTACACGTTGCCATAAGAACATTAGTTGAACAACAACATTTATCTCCATGAGAATTGCTATTTTAAGTTGGGGTTCGTTAATACAAACGGGTGTCCAAAGAGGTTTGTTAATTGACGGGGATTGGCATATAGGTGGCCCAATACTTCCCCTTGAATTTTCCCGTATCAGTCAGTCAGGCGAAAGAGCCGGTTGTCTAACACTTGTCATTGATGAGCAAAACGGTGTAAATGTTCCAACACACTACGCCCTTAGTTCTTATACTAATCTAAACAATGCTATTTTTAATCTTAGAACAGTAGAAAGAATTACACTAATATATAGCATAGGATATGTTAATATTACCAATAATACCGAACGTGAGTTTGCACGAAGAAAGCATCCAATTGCTTGCAATACTATTAAAGCATGGGCACAAACTAATTGTTTTGATGCAGTTATTTGGACGGGTCTTCTATCAAATTTTGAAGAAAAGACAGGCATACCATTTAGTGTAGAAACTGCTGTTCAATATCTTAGTCACTTGAGAGAACCAATAACATCCCGAGCGTTTGAATATATTCGTAATACACCTGCAGAAGTTATAACTCCACTTCGCAGAGTTGTAGATGATTCTCTTTCTGTTACCCCTACTCCCATAAGGGATGAAGTACCACCCCCCTTTTCTTTTCATTTTAGGCCATTATAACTTTACATTAAAGCCTAACACGCATGAGAATGTTTAATAAAGAAAGACGTTATCCAATTTCAAAAGAAAACGAAATTGAAACATTTAAGAAAGAGCTTGAATATTATCGCAACTACAATGTGTATAATATTAGGTTATTCGGGTATAGAATCATTAATATCTACAAAAACATAAATGTTCAAGTTGTCATTAGTAAAAATTGTAATTATTCTTGCCCATTTTGTATAGAAAACGACCATACTATCAATGAGGAAATTGAATCTCCTATAGGCAAAATTTTTGATTCTATTATTGACCAATATACTGGCCAAGGAATTACACCCAGCGTATCAATTACAGGCGGCGAGCCCACTTTATTTCCTGAAAGATTAAGAGAGATTTACCAAATTGCTATTAAAAGATGGGGCCTCTCGCGTGTCAATATAAATACCAACGGAGTTAACCCTGATATTCTTGAAGAAATGAAAGGTATCAGGGTTAATCTTTCACGTCATCATTATTGTGAAACAAAAGCTGACATGATTTTTGGTAAGAAGTCTGATTATGTCATTGGCAGTAATATCACAATGCAATGTGTAATGATGAAAGGTTTTATTGATTCCGTTGCTGAAATAAAGAAATATATGGATTTCTTCATAGCAATGAGAGCTGATGGATTTTCTTTCCGTGGAATGTCAAAACTCGACGCCAGCAAAGAATATGTCAGAGAAATTGATTTTAGCACCACTCATGCCATTGACTTCTTTTCTATTGTAAATGAAGTATCAAATGACCCGGCTTTTGAATTTGTTCAACAAAAAATTGGCGACCATTATTTTTATGAGATTTACAAATATAAAGGGAAACCTGTTCGTTTTACTTATTCCAATTTTGAATTTCTAAGAAAAGTTGAAACCGAAGAACGAAAAAATGGTAAATCCTACAGTCGTGCTACCATTATTTCTCCATCTGGCAAGGTTTACACGGGTTGGACATACAATATCAATGAATTAACAATACCATCATCATATCATTTTTTTAGTGGTGCATCTATTTCCATCGCTTGACAATCAATATGAAGATGATATAATAACTTCATCATGAAAAACATACTAACAAAATTAGCCAACAACAAATTTGTTTTATATTCCATTCTTGCCTATTCATTTGCTGCCCGAGTGCTTTTTGAATTTGGGGTGCCTATTGGAGCATTTTTTGTTTTAAGTTTTAAGACTGCTTCAATTCTTTTTTCTCTCTTAATCCTCTGGCAGTTGGTAAGTTATGTAATTCTTATCAAAGCACAGCAAGAAAATAAGAAGAAAGTAACCGTTTATTTTGATAATCCCACCGATGCAGGGAAATTTGAGAGCAGACTTAGCCATTTAAGAAATATGCTTCGTTTTGATTTGGGTAGAAATGAAGATGTTACAGAAACTATTGATGATTTGAAACAAACACTTGAAAAAAGTAAAATGATTCTGAACAGTTAAACAACAAAATTGGAATAAAAATTATGTTAAGCACAATTTTTTTAATTATTTATTACACTCTATTATTAATCGCATTTGGACTGATTGCCTTTGGAGTTTGGTTTACTATTTGGTTTTTCCGCAAAGAAGCGCAATATAAGCGAGAAGATGCCGAATCTTTAGATGCTTGGAATAAAATGACATCAGAAGAACGAAAAGCAAGTGGAAGAGCAAATCGTTTTTGTTAATTAAAATAATGGAGAGCGGTGACGCTTGACTTTCTATAAAAGTATGGTAGAATGTTTGTGTTGTTGAGAGAGAACGCAAACAAATAAGAACGCTAATTATGATACCCGTAAAAGATTGTCCCGATGTAGTTCATCAAACCACTCCTATTGCTCGCATTGACATGGGTAAAATGGATGAAGAATCCATTCGTGTGATGTTGGAGCAATCACGCGATGGATTTTATTCAAACAAGGAATTGGCTCCCATTAGAGAATATTCAACTAATGCACGGGATGCACACGTTGAATCCAATTGCCATAGCAGACCAATCGAAGTTACATTACCTTCTCAATTGTCTCCCGAACTTCGTATTCGTGATTTTGGCAAAGGTCTTTCATTTGAAAGATTATGTGACGTTTATTTTCACTATTGGAAAAGCACAAAACGCGGTTCCAATGATACGAATGGTTGTTTGGGTATAGGTAGCAAATCAGCAATGGCTTATTGTGACGCCTACACCGTCATTTCAATTTGTAATGGTGAAAAGATTGTTGCTACAGGTCAGAAAAATGGATATGCTGATGTTATTTTCCGTGGTCAAAAAGATAACAGTGAAGTAGATGGTATAGAAATTGTTATTCCTATTCAGCAAAAGGACATCGCAAAATTCATTCACGAAGCGATGGAATTCTTCAAATATTGGGATATTCGTCCTGTTTTTCATAATATTGAAGAAGATACTTTAAAAGAATCATTCAATATTATGGATACCAAGCCTTTCCTTTCGGGGGAAGGTTGGGCAATTCGCCCTTCTGGTTATGGTAATAGCGAATCAAAAGCTATTATGGGGTTTGTTCCCTATTCTATTGATTGGGAACAGGTTAAGAATAGTATTCCACCTGAAATTAACCAAAAAATTCATGGTATATTTGATTTTCTCCAAGAAAATCTTACCACACTTTATTTTAGTAATGGCACCTTGTCGTTTACGCCCAACCGTGAATCACTTCAATACAATGAACCTACGGTAAAAGCTTTAAGTGAGAAACTTGTATCTATTTATGAGAGCCTTCTAAATCTCATTACTGATAAAATTTCCGATGCTCCGAATATTTGGGAAGCGAAAATTCGTTACAATCGTATTTTTCGAAGAGAATTAGAGGGATTTGACAAAGAATCAATGTATAGCGGCAACCTCAGCACACTTGAAAGAATCTTAAAAGGCCGTATTCAATGGAAAGGCATTACTATTGAAAATGGCTTATTTGAAGAATTACATGAGTGGGATAAAAACGATGGTAAATTGGACTCTAATCAATACAGAAGCAGTAGTGAATCTATGCCTGTATTAAATACTTATGTTAAAGACGATGACAGAACAGGCATTAAATCTTGTAGTAGGAGAAGCCGAAGGCGTTGGAGAAGCTATAGTAATAATCAAATAATCGCTTCACCAAAATCTGTGGTAATTATTCAAGATACTGATAAAAATTCTTTAGCCAAAGGTCTGGCTCGTTGGTTTCTTTACAAATCCAACAAAGACGTGTCACAGGTTTATGTTCTTAATTTGTCAAATTCAGCTGTTAAGACAGCTTTCTTCAAACATTTCAATTTTGACACGGTGCCTGTTTCTTATGTGTCACAAAATGAACCGTTAATCAAATCATATTTGAAAAGTATTAGAGCGCCTCGCGGAAGTGGAACTGGTTCTCCCCGTGAATCCCAACCTCTTTATTGCCCATTTGTGGAAATAACAAATCGGCGAACTGCAAATTATGTTTCTGAACCATCTTGGAATTATGAAAATGTTAATGCCCGTGGAGTTGAAGGTGGTGGTTTTTATGTAGTTTATGCAAAAAATTTCTTCACCTACGATGGTAAAGACATTGAACACGGTTCAAGTGGATATTTTTGGCAGGCTATCTATGACTTAGCTCTAATAGTTGGTGAAAACATACCAAAAGTTTATGGTATTCATCCAAAAACTGCCAACTCTGTTTGGTTCAAAGAAGCGATTGAAGAAGGTTGTTGGACAAATCTCTTTGATTGGGTGAAGGAAAATATTGATAAATTACCAAAAGATATTATCAAAAAAGTTTCAGCCTATTGTGATATTGAATATAATCGTGTAGGAACTATCCCTGCTGAAACTTTGGCTCTCTTACTGGTTGATGGTAACGGAATTGCAGCTAAATATTTCAAGGAAATTGCCGACTTTGGTAAATATTGGAATACTAAAAACATTCCTACATTCCTTAATATTCCGGGTTGGAAATATGATGAAAACAACACAAAATATTTTGAGAAACTAAATGAAGAAATGAAAAAGAAATATCCTCTTTTGTTCAGAGTAGCTCAAACGTGTGTAATAGGCAATTGTGACCAAAATAGTTGTAATACATTAAATTCTGATTTAGCAAAAGAATTGGCCAATTATATCAACATGGTTGATGTTTATGCTTGACAATTTATAAAAATGTGATATACTTCCATTATGAAAAGCAAATCCAAAATACAAGAATTTTTAGAACGAAATAAAATTGTTTCGTTTGGCGGTCTTTACTTCGGTAAACCCATCATTGGATTGGATTTGTTTGAAAAAGAAATTTGGATTACACAAGAATGTGAAACAGGCCACAATATCGGCGTTCACGTTTCTTGTCGTGGCGATGATGAAATCATTGTTGGGTGGTCTGAACTTGGATGGGTGTTATATGGAAAGAAATTTGTTGAAAAACTCATTAAAGAATTTAAAGAAAGTTTTCCTGAATTCGATGTTCATGAATATGACCATTTGCCTTTTGTCAAAAACTACATCAAATTTAACAAATAAAAATATGGATAATTTAATTGAAAAACTTTTGTATCAAGATTCTTGGTGGTGTCCAAGAGAATTTAAACCTATTGTATTTTCTGTTGGCATCGGCGTAGTCATTGTTATTGGTATTATCATTAGTCTGTTGATGAACCATTCGTCGCTTGACAAATAATAACAAAGGTGTATAATAAATACCGTCAACTAAAAAACCGATTATGAATATTACATTTATCCCGAAAAGGTCTGTAACGCTTGTCACTTCTGACTTCCGCGTTCTTACCGCAACCAAAGATAACCCAAACTGGCCCAAAATTGAGGCTGCCATCAAAACTAACGATGAACAATCTCTTATTGGCGCCATTTCAATCAAAGAATCAATTCGCCGATTTGGCAGTGGCGTAAAAGGGTGCGGCGATATTACTATTAAGAACGACAACATTTTTTACCGTGGAGTAAAACTTTTCGGTGAAGATGTGAATCGTATTCTATCTTATCTCCGCGGTGGTTTTCCTGTGGAAAGCATGATTCTCTTTCTTGAAGCAAAACTTCGTAACAAATACCCCGAATCCGTAGCTTCTTTATACTCATTTTTGGAAAACAAGGGTATGCCCCTTACTGACAACGGCACCATTTTGGGATACAAAGGCGTTGGAACTGATTATTTTTCAATTAATACTGGTTCCGAACCTTTAATTGAAGGAATTCGTAACGAACGTGGCGCTATCCGTAATCAAATTGGCGATACTGTTTGGATGGACAGGTGTTATGTTTGTGCTGATAATTCTCAACCGTGTGGTCCCGGTCTTCATATTGGTTCAAAGAATTATGCTACAGGTTGGGCTGGTGCTGGGCACGTAATGGTAGCTGAATTCTCACCCGAATATGTTGTTTCGGTTCCTAATTGTGAGCATGAAAAACTTCGTGCTTCCCGTTATCGTATCGTAGGTGAACTTCGTGGTGACGTTCTTAACGATACTTATGATAGCAATTATGTTCGCCCGGATGGTGCTACTGACCCCGATACTCTTAATATCGAAGGCGAAACGGATTGGAGTAATCTATATAAAGTTAGTGACTGGTCAAAGGGCAATTCCAAGGGTGTCAAGGATGGAAGAAGCCATCAAAAACGCCTTTTCTATGAATGTGACAAGGGGCGAACATTCAAGAAATACTCAAATGAATGGATAGACGGTTACTTATCAGGATATAGAACTGGTAGAGAATAAATTTCCTCTCACAAAAACGACACGTCTAATTAGCGTTCCACGTTGTCGTCGGAAAAAAGCAAGAGGCGTTCTATTTCGGGTGGAACGCCTCCCTTTTGTTTATCAATATGCCAGAAACATCTATTATAAAGATAGGAAGAATTTATTTGATAACAAATCTAATAAACAATAAAAAGTATATTGGAATAACTACACGCACCGTAGAAAAAAGGTTTAAAGAACACATCCGAACATCAAATAATGAAAAATATTCTTTCCTCATAAATAAATCCATTAAAAAATATGGAAAAGAAAATTTTAAAATTGAATTGGTAAAAGAATTGTATGATACTACTGAAAACGAATTGTTGTTTGAAGAGTCGTTTTACATAAATAAATACAACACACTAATTGATAATGGTTGTGGTTATAATTTATTAAAATATGATGATGGTCATCTAATTTTCAGTAAGGATATGAGAAAAAGAATGAGTGAATCTCATAAAGGAGAAAAAAATTATAATTTTGGAAAACATTATACGGAGGAAGAAAAAATCAAACAATCTTTATCACATATAGGAAAACAAATCGGAAAAGATAATCCTTTTTTTGGAAAAACTCACACAAAAGAAACCAAAGAACTAATATCGTCAATTCACAAAGGAAAAATAACATCAAAAGAAAGTAGAAAAAAGATGTCCATTTCTCAAAAGCTAAGATTTGAAAATGTGAATAATTGTTTTAATATTGATTTCACAACAAGGAAATTTAAGAACATTCTTACAGGCGAAGAATTTGTAGGACTCAGACGCAATTTTAGGAGAAAATATGACTTGAAAAAATGTAGTGTGAATGCCTTAATAAATGGCCGATTAAAAATTCTTAAAGGATGGATTTTAGTTGAGGCTTGACTTCTTATAAAATTGTGGTATTATAAATGATAACACTATGAAAAACATTACTGCGAAACAAATCATAGACGCTTTGTTTGAATATATTGAAATAATGGGGTGTGGAAAAGCTGAAAAGTTAGGTGCCGAAGAAACAGAGTTTATGGCAAATGTTTGCCAATCTGATGAAGGTATAATGTTTGATGGTTTTGACGGTGATGCCTTCATTGACAGAAAACGATTTACAAAATTTATCAAAGAAAAATTCAGAAACTAATTTTGTGTTACGCAAATTATTCATTTGGCTTTTCGGTGGTTGTCGCCACAATTGGAGTAAATGGCGTGAAAATTTTGCCGGTTCTTCCTTTCAATGCCGTGAATGTTCAATATGTGGTAAACGTCAGGAAAAAATGATATACAGATGGTAAAATTTGAAATTATAGTTCAGCCGTTGATTGCCGCAATGCTCCAAGACAGAATAGTATGCGATGTTACAGAATCTCATATTATTCACCCTTTACTTGGAAAAATATCTTCATGGCGTGGTTCTGTTGAAGAAGAATATTTTTCAATTTTGTTTGCAAAAGGGGTTCTCACCGTTTCATTGGTGGAAAGAGAGTACAACTTGGGAAGTTCTGTTATCAATTATGCTATTTCTGAACATTTATCCAAAATATTAAAGGAAAATAAAGACAATACAGCTTTGAGAACGGCAGCCATTCTTGATTACCACACAAGACAAAGCCCAAGAGAACAAAGCGAAGTTTCTTTTATTGATGTAATGGTGATATTGGAATGGCGGTATGCTGAACGAGCTAAAATCTATTATAATCCGTTGGACGAATACATTGGACAAATATGAAAAAGAAAATTTTCAGGCAAATGTTGATTTATCGTGGAAACTCTACAAGTTTTGAATCATTTGTTGTAGCAACCGACTCAAAAGCGCTTACTTGGGAATTGCGTGGGCATGGTGAAACTCCTGCAGAAGCGGCTGAAAATGGATGGAACAAATTTAATAGTAACGAAACCACTTGGAAAAATTTTGGTCGCGTAACTTAAATAATATGTTTACATTATCTTCACCATTCATTGAACCTGCTAAGTTCAACGACAGAATTCATGGAACTAAATCAGGAGATACTGACTATAAACGTAATACTTACGCATTATGTCAGTGTGTTGATTTAACCAAGTTGAGTATTATTTTAGAAAAAATGGTTAACGAAGATAAACTCAATCCTCAGATAGCAAATGTTTTTATGACACAAGCAAGAGTATTGTTGGCTTCAATGCTTTCTGAAAATAATAGGATTCATGATTTATGAAAAAATATAAATTCAACAATGAAGAAGTAAAGATTGTCGAACCTCTTAATATTAAAGATAAAGATGGAACTTGGGTTCAAATCGAATATCTTACAGGTGAGAACAAAGGAGCAAGACAACCAATAACATTGGAAGAATTAATGGAAATTACATGAACAAAGCATTCCCCATGATAGACGGGCCACCGATTGAATGGGAAGAAGCTGAAAAAATATACAAAATTTATTACTGTTTATTTGGTAACATTCAATCACTTGAAGAAATTGCCAAACGTGGTGGTTTTAGATATAGTGAAGTCGAATACATGAAAAAAGAATATGAAAATAAAAAATGTAGTTGTAATAAAAATTTATGAAAAAATTGTTTATCGGAATAATATTCCAAATAACACTTTTTGGAAGTATTCAGTTCTCCACCGCTCAATTATATAACATTGTAGATTTAGGACCTTGCGCACCATACGCTATTAATAATGAAGGTCAAATTGTTGGTGAGATGTCTGGTAGTGCTTTTTTAAGATATAGTGATGGCACTATAACTAATTTAGGGAGTCTGCCCGGCAGTCCTTATAGTAGCACAGCATGTAGTGTTAATGATAACGGAACGGTGGTTGGTTATAGTTATATACCACCGAACGGCTCTATAACTCATGCCTTCTTATGGAGCAGCAATTCCGGAATGATTGATTTGGGAACTTTAGGTGGTTCTGATATGGATAGCCAAGCAGATGGTATTAATAATAGTAACCAAGTGGTCGGCTATTCTCAAATAAGAACAACAAATGGTCCCATTTTCATGCGTGCTTTTTTATGGAGTAGTAAAAGCGGGATGATTAATTTAGGACTTATTAATCCCACTGATACTGACAGTAGAGCATATAGTATTAATAATAGCGGTAAAATAGTTGGTGAATCCTTTCCTTCAAGTGGAAATTCACATGCATTTTTATCTAATAGTAATAGGATGACAGATTTAAGTTTTCCTGTCCCTTTTAACGGTAGCACAGCATATAGTATCAATGATGAAAATCAAATTGTTGGTTGTAGTGTTCCTCCCGGCATTTCACATGCTTTGTGGTGGAATTCTAATAGTAATAAAATGGTTGATATAGGTACATTAGGTGGATGGGTAAGTATAGCAAATAGTATTAATAACAAAAATCAGATTGTAGGATATTCCTATATAGATCCTATCCCCATATCCGGAGTGACACCTACATCAAGTGCCTTTTTATACAGTGGTAGTGAATTATTTAATCTTAATTCATTAATTTCAACTAATTCTGGATGGTATTTACACTATGCCATTGCTATCAATGATAATGGACAAATTATCGGCTGGGGCACTAATCCTTCGGGTCAAAGTGACGGATTTTTACTCAATTTAGTCTCTTCACCAACTCTTACCATAAATATTTCCAATCATTATATAATTTTGGAGTGGTCAACTAATTTTTCAAATTTCATATTGGAATCCACCACAAACTTATTGCTTTCACACTGGAACATTGTTTCCAATACTCCAACCATTACTAATGGAAATTATACTGTAATTCTACCAACTGTTAACAAACAAATGTTTTTTAGATTATATGAGGCAATTCAATATCAACCTGTATTACTAACTCTCAATATTACAAATGTTTCTAATTATGTGATTTTGACATGGGGACCAGCAGCTAATGTTTCAAGCAGCTTTATATTGGAATCTACTCCAAGTTTGGCTCCAACTGCAGTATGGAATGTCGTTTCTACTAATTCTCCTGCTATTATTGAAGGTCAATATACTGTAACTAATTCTATATCTGGTCCATCTATGTTTTTCCGATTGCGATTAAATTAATAATTTTCATCATGGATTTGGAAAATAAAAGAATAAAGTAAGAGGCTTGACTTTTTCTATATTTCTGATAAACTTTAACCATGAACGCAATCACAGACTCAATAGCCATAAATCATAGTGGTTGGGATGATATTGGCGAATACGGCGATATTCAACTTTACGATGCTACGTTAGTTGTGGATACACCAAAATTGAAGAAAGGCACAAAAGTTGATGTTGTTGCCTTCTTATTTTCAAAAAGTCAGTGCGAAATCTACAAGAAACTTGGCAAAGGACCTACATCAGTAGAAATTGTTGATAAATTTCCGCTAAAACTTGTTGTAGCTTAATGACTTATGGGTTACGCACATATTGAAAATCTTTACAAGAATCAGTGGATTCTTCTGTTCAAGGAATGTTATGCGCTTGAAAAGATTCACGGAACAAGCGCGCATATCCATTTCAATCCACCCGTTACGCCCACTTCAACGGGTCGACTGACCTTTTTCGCTGGTGGTGAGAGCCACAATAAGTTCTTATCACTATTCAACGAGGCAGAACTACTGAAAGCCTTTAATAACCTTGGTATTCCTTGTGATAAATCCGTTACTGTTTACGGTGAAGCCTATGGTGGTAAATGTCAAGGAATGTCGCATACTTACGGTCCAAATCTCAAATTTATTGTATTTGATGTTCAGATTGGCGATTGTTGGTTGAATGTTCCCGATGCTGAACAGGTTGCTAAGAAATTGGGCCTTGAATTTGTTCATTATATCAAAGTTTCTTTGGCAAAAGCTACAATAAATGGCCTTGGTATTTTAATTGTTGAAACATCATTGAGCGGTGTTGACCAACAAAGAGATGCATGTAGCGTTCAATCCGTTAGAAACGGTGTTACTACTGCTGAAGATTACATGGCAGGCAAAGGAAAGAAACGTGAAGGCGTTGTTCTTCGGCCTTTAATTGAACTTACTATGAATAATGGTGAACGAGTAATTTGTAAACACAAAGGCGAAGAGTTTAAGGAAACCGCCACTCCCCGACCTGTCGTTGACCCGTCAAAACTGAAAATGTTGGAAGACGCAAACGCCATTGCAAATGAGTGGGTAACAGCAACAAGATTACAACACGTTATTGACAAGATTCCCGGTCATTGTATGGAGAAAATGCGAGAAATTATTTCAGCAATGACCGAAGATGTATTGCGTGAGGCAAAAGGTGAAATTGTAGAATCCGATGCGGTAAAGAAAGCTATTTCTAAAAAGACTGTAGAAATGTATAAGAATTTTCTTAAATCACAAATGAAATAATGAAAAATTTCTTTCAATGGTTATGGGCAGCAGTAAGATTTATTCCTGCTGCTTTAATTCTTACGATGTATAAATCTTTAAAGGAACGTTCAAAGAAAAAATAACAAAATGAACGCTCAAGAAGAAATTTTAGGATTGACTAATCTCTACAATAGGTTGGCTTCCTTGATTGGCCGAAAAATCACAAGGGATGAACAGAGGAAACTTTCTGTTATTCATGATGATTGTCTTATTTTTGATAATTTCAGTGTTTCTCTAAAAACAGGAACATTTTGTTCTTATTTAATTTCTAAAATAGAATGAAATCATCTTATCGCTCTTTCTCTATTCGGAAGCATAATGATGGATATAATGCTTTCGTTGGTTTTACTCGTATATTTTCACAAGACCTTCCTAATGTTCACCGCACAAAAATAGCAATAAATTTATGGAGAAAATATCACATGAACTATAAACGATTCTGGGGATATTTTAGATTCCTTCTTATTAACCGTTACAATTATAACGGAATATACGGAAAACTTATTCCTATTAAAACATTGGAGAAAACCAAGTGACGCTTGACATTTTATAAAAGTGTGATAAAATTTTACCATGAAACTATTTGTATTCTTACCATCTAAATTTTGGGGTTATTGCGGCGGCATGGCTATTGCCACGGGCAATACGTTTGAAGAAGCTGCAAAATCTATCCAAGACCATGAAGATAAAATTCATGACGCCATGAAATGGGACATAACTCTTATGAAGTTTCTCCGAAAAGATTTTGAAAAAGAGCCAAGAAGTTGTGAAGAAGTGGACAGTTGGGTATTGTTATATGAAATTACTGTAACTTCTAAGCAGTCTCCCATTTGTGAAATCAATTTTAACTATGCTTAACAAATTGGGGTAATGAAAAATAATGAATTCAAAGTTGGTGACAGAGTAAAATCAGCATCCAAAAAAGATGCTTTCGATATAGCCTGTGGTTTTGCTACTCCAAAGAAAATCACAACTAAAACGGAATTTGAAGTCGCTGTTATTGTTGAGAATGGAATAACTGACGATATGGGCACAAAACAAAGTGGACTTATTATTATTCCTCTTTATGAAGATAGAAACGAATTTTTCTGGCCGTATGTGTGGAATTTCAAAAAGTTTGTGAAAATTTGATTTTATGAAACAAGTTACAGTTAACTTAGATTTTTCCAAAGTCTATGAATCACGCCCGAATGATGGAATGGTTGGTAGTATAATCTTAAAAGCACTAAAAAGTAAGAAAATTAAAATAATAAAATTTCGTTATACTTATGTCGAATCTAAATATGGGATATCTGAAATGCCACGAGATTTAATTTTAGCATCATTTATAAATGACCACTATAAAGGATTTGAGTGGTATTTAGATAGATTATCTGGAAAATACACATTTACATTTAAAAATTGACATCAAAGTTGTAAAAATTGTATGAAACTAAATATCCCTGAAATCTGTGATGAACCGATGGAATACATATACAAAGGATTTGAAGGAATGTTCATTCCCGGCAACAAAGTTCCAACAAATCGTAGATTCCAAAAAGCATCATCAGTAATCCTTTTAATTCGTGCATGGAATTATTGTGGAGCGTTTATTAAGACACCCCAAATACCACCACGAAAAGCAACAGAAAAAGAATACGAACTTATTTACAACGCATTTAATTCTCAAAACAAATAATAATATGGAAAAGCATTACGGAAAAGTAGTAATAAGTAGAAATAAAAAAGGGCAAAACTACGTTCGTGTAGAAAAACTGGATACAGACCATGTTTATCTTAGTCGTTCGCCTCGTCAGGCAGTTAGTAATTTTGATATTGCCGTTCAAAGAAATGATAAATGGTATTTCGTTCAGTGGATTAATCCTCATATTGAAAGTTGTTTGGGCGGAGGCAAATTTGATACTTTGCAAGAATTAATCCAATGTGCAATTGATAACGGTGATACTGTTTATGAATTTGAAGAATATGCTTCTGCGGCACATTTAGCTAACAACGGTTAATTTATGAAACAATCTATTACTTATTCTACGCCACACAGCGTTTATTTCATTTCTGGTGGTGTATATGGTGGAACAATTTCAGCACCTACACGAAAACAATTATTGGAAGAAATAAAGAAATTTTGTGATAAACACAAAAACGAAGCAGAAGTGATTACATTCGGACCCATTAAAAAGACAGTGGAAACATGGGAAGTTAAAGGAAAGTTCACAATTTTTAGAGAAATCACCAATACATTTCTAAACGGTGGTAAAAATTTGAGAAAATTTTACAAAGAAATAAATCTATGAATAAAAAATACCTAATCCTTAGTCGTTGTGAAGATGAAGTCGGTTACGATGTCGTCACAAAATCAGAATTAAACAAAAAATTACAAAGTGGAGAATATGAAGGATATACTTTTCTTGATGGCACCGAGAAAATTGATTTAGAATACTTTCCATCCAAGTCCGTTCTGATTATGGCTGGTGAATTTGTTATACCAAAACCGAAAAAAGTTGTCACAGAATGGGAAGTGTGATAACGTGTTAACGCTTGACTTTTTACAAATTCCTGATAAACTATTCAACATTATGAAAAATCTATCGCTAATTCTATCCATTGTCGGCATTTTAATTTTGAGCTGTGAAATTCGATTGGGTATTTTGAGCAGTTACAACTATGAGAAACACTATTCTCAACTGTGGTCATTGGCTGAAAAATCTTCAACGATTCCAGCAAAACAACAATATATTTCCCAATTTCTCAATACTCTAAAACAAGGTAAAACAAATGGAGATTTTGCTGAATACGATGCTCTTTTTCTCAAAACACCAAATAACAATTTTGACGCCAATCTGAAAGCTTTGGAAACTCTTTCCGCACGGTTGACCGAAATTCAAAGTATGGATCCTTCGTCTTTTCAATATAACACCGCAATTCAACAGATTACCGCACAAGAACAAGGTGAGGCTGGACCAATGTTATCAGTATTTCAAGGATGTTATGATTTGAATAATTATTTCTTTATTTGGAACTGGGTAGGTGGAACGCTTGTCATATCTTCCTTGCTTTTAATCATTGTATTCGGATTGGTAAGACTTATGTGGGATCTAACTTAACATTATGAAAATAAAAACACTAATCGTAGCAACATTCATATCTCTATTCGCATCGGCGATTCCTGTTTTCGCCACTGAAACCAATACTCCGGCTACCAATAATCCATCATTATTGGAGCAGGCAAAAACTACAGCGCATACGATTGTAGCAACCAATCTTAATGAAGTTGTTATCAGTATGCTCCAAGGCGTCAAAACCGCCAGTGGTGAAATCTATGACGCTTCCAAAACTGCCATTATAAAGTCAGTTGACTTTGCTTCGGAGCAGGCACCGTTGGTGGTAAAAGAATTTCTCCACTGGAAGATGGCACAAGCAGTTATTTATGCTATCATTTGGATTATTCCGTCATTAGCTTTCTTCTGGTTTGCTCGGAAAGCTCGTCTTCTTGCTAAATCAGACAAAATTCCCGAAAATGACAAATACACTACCGACAAAGGCGATTTGGCAGGGTGGAAGTGGTTTTTCAGAATTGTAGGAATAATTTTATTAATGATTAATCTTTCAATAAATGGTATGACTATTACTCAAATTTTGGTGGCACCCCGCGTATATTTGATTGAATACGTGGTTAATAGCATACAAGGTATGCAGCAACACCATAACTAAAATTTTTGTGAAAATAATACGGTCAATTAATCAATGGTATGACAGAGTAAGAGAGCCATACAGATTTTTACTAGCCATATCAGTCATTACAGGCTTTATTATCTGTTCTTTATATTTTAGACCAATGGGTATATTGCTCCTTCTGATTCTTTTAGTATTACGACTATACTATCTTTATGCTTAAATATGCAAACGAATTCACGGTAACAGGTACTGGGCCTGTTCCCGTGGATATGATGCGATATGACCGATGCACACCATTGACACAAGAAGATGCTGCTTTTGCAGACCGTGAAATACATTGCTTAAATCATTCATCTCTTCCAGAAATTTCAATACAAATGATTAGGTTCACCGAAGGAAATGGGAAGCACCATGCTGACCATCCAGCAACTGGACGGTGGAATAGCTTTGGTTGGGACGTGTCTAATGTAAGTTGGCGAAAATTGGAGTAAGAGAAAACTTGACTTTCTCAAAGAATCGTGATAGACTATTTTCCTAATGAAAAGAACGCTATCAAAACAAAAGAGAAATCGGAGAGCACTCCGAAAAAATTCTCCTGCGGAAACTAGAGAAAATAAAGCTACTAAGGCTCTTGAAACTATTCTAGCAATGTCAGAAATATATTACAACGATTCTAAATTTATTCTAATATCTAAAATAGCAAGAGAAGGATTGGAATGAAAACTCAAAAATTTCCAATAATCGGTTACATTGCCGTTTGGCCTTCCAATAGAATTGTCAAGGTAAAGGTTGAACCTTGTAAAAATAATCCTCTGTATCCTTTTGTTCTAATATCTTTGGAAAAAGGTGTGAAGTTAGGAACATTGCAATCTAACAGATTTCATATCGCTGACCCCTCACTCATTACTCTTTACAAATCACGCAAAGAAGGTGAGAAGGCCGAATTGGAAAAGCTACACGACCAATATTTACAAGAAAAGCGAGAATTGAGAAAACAACAAGAAAGAGTAAAATTGGCAAACAAACAAATTGCCGAATACAAAGCATTTGGGCAAATTCAAACCGTTTATGCGTAATTTATTAAAACTAATAAACGCCTTATCAAATTGTCCAAGAACTGCAGATGGATTAAAAAAAGAAGGCATTGACAACGCTTTGGAAATTGCCAAAGAATATCCCAATTTGTTCACTGTTTCATTTTTAGTTTCAACACCTATAATTTCTTTACGTTTTATGAATGAAAAATCACAAAGAATACAATGTGGAAAAGGTTCAAGACCCCGACCTGTAAAGGGTAATGTTTACCGAGAACGGTTTGATAAAATTTTTGGAAAGAAAAAGAAATCGATTGAAAAAAAGAAAGAAAAAACATTGTGCCCTCATTGTGCAACACTTAATTTGATTCAGGAATCTCCGTGGATTGAAAAGTGTCTTAAATGTGGTTGGTCAAGATGAATTTATTGGATTTGTTGGGAAGAATATCAAAAAGAACTACCTCTCTTGTAGAGATGTGGACGTTAGTTTGATTTTCACTTTCCAATAGATACACGCTACAAATTGAGATTTTGGGATTTGGATTATTCAGTAAATCCAAATAATTATCAAGGTTTGTTCTATAAAGCGGTAAGTGGATGTATAGGAACTCCACGCTTGACTTTTTACAAAACTATTCTAAACTTATCAAACTATGAAATCACTATTCTCAATCGTTGTTATGTCGTTGTTAGCATTGACCGTTCCGGTTTTTGCTCAAACCAATACTCCTACTACTTTGGAACAAGTAAAGAATACCGCAACTGCCGTGGTATCAACCAACTTGAACCAAGTTCTTATTGAAATGCTTTCTGGTGTGAAAGACGCCAGTGGAGAAATTTATGGAGCTTCCAAACAGGCAATCCACAAATCTGTTGATTTTATTGCCGAACAAGCTCCTGACGTGATTAAACAATTTCTCATGTGGCGATTGTTCCGCGCAGTAACTTGGGCTTCTATTTTCACATTTATAGCAGGTGTTTGTCTGTTTTTTTCCTATAAACTAAAAAAATATCAATCAAAAGCGAGCACAGAAAGTTATGGCGACCCATCTGAACACCAAGTAACTACACTTTTCAAGTGGATATTAGCAGTTGTTGCCTGTTTATTTATAACATTTGGTGTTGGTGCAAATGCATTTGAAATAGTTAAAATCAAAGTGGCACCGAAAGTTTACATTATTGAATATGTAATTGACACTATTCAAGGTCATCAAAATACTAACCACCGATAAAATTACCATAATATTCATCATTAATTAGTTTATGAAAACAAGTGAATGGAAAATTGTCATTATTGTATCAATTGTATTTATGGTGGGGTTTTATGTAGGATATGAAATTTGTAAAAACAATATGAGATATGATGCCATAAATGCTGGCGTTGCTCACTTTGTCACTATTAATAAAGACAATCCTTATAATGAATTTCCTCATAGCGAATTTCAGTGGATTACAAACACTGTTATAAGGAAGTAACGTATGAAGGAAAGCCTTATTACATATTATTAATAATAATATGGCACAAAAAATAGTTACAAGCACAAGCCCAAGAATCTTTGAAGAAAAAGTTAATCAACTTCTTGAAGATGGATGGAAAGTAGTTCCCGGTTCAATGATTAATTCTGTTTCTTCTCATTATGATAAAACGTGGAGTAGAAGCGAAGTTAATTATCTTTGTTCGGTTGTATTGGAAAAATCAACTTAAGATTTATGGGAGAATTAACCATAGAAGATTACAGAAAACGCCTTGAACAAGCGTATGATATGTGGGATAGTGGTCTTGAAATCCACGATGGAACTAATGGTGATTTAATACCTATCAAAGATTGGATAGAACAAGTTGAAGGTGTTGGCTTTATTGATTACGATGGCCATGGCGTATTTTCTTTCAAACGGGCTGATGGAGTATGGATAAAAGGTAGATTGCATATTCACCCTTCTGACATTACAAAATTTAAAATAACACCGCCTGCGTGGGCAACTCATGTGTTATGGTTTAATAGATAAAATTATGTTAGAATTTGTTAAAAAATTTTTCAGAAGAAACTTAACTCCTATTGATTATTCAAAAGTTATTGAAGTCGGCGATACTATTGGTTTCACGTATGCTAGTTATTATCACGAAGGCATAGTTGAAACTATTTTGAATTTAAATGAAAGTAATGATGATGTAAAATATGTCATAAAAATTACACGAGATGATTCTCCTAGATATTTTTCTAACTGGATAGGTAGGACTGAAATAATTGATTTAAGTTATACTTATTGGACAATTATTAAAAAATATAATGTTACAGAAATACCAGTTGATGTTTCTTTTAAAAATAAATAATATGAACGGTAGTTATTACAAAGAATGGTTAAAAGAACAAAATCCTGAAAATCCAGTGTGTGAAATGTACTCTGGCTTCATTATAATGTTATTCTTATTTTGTGGTGGTATTGCTCTTACTTTGTCAGCACATTTATTATGGTGTATAGTTGTAGTGTTATTTTCAATATTAGGAATGTATCATTGGGGAAAATTGATAATATAATGGTGGTTTTATAATCATAACATTAAAATACAGAAAGAACTTGAACAAGAACGAAAAGAAGCCGAACAAGAACGGTACAAATATGCTATAATTCAACTTAAAGAAATAAAAAAGTTGATAGACGAATTTCTTAAAAAAGGTGAAGAAATACAGCATAGAAATATGAAACAAGTTTCACCCGGTCTTTGGATTAACAAAGATTCCACGATGGAAGAAGTTCTTAAATGGTTAAATGATATGATTCCCAAAGAAAAGTAAAATATGATGAAAGGCCAACTAGTATATGATAAAGAGGGAAAGTTGATTTCCCACAGACGTTGGTTTAAGGTAATATTTAATCCAATTTTGAGAAAATTTGGTTGGCAGATTGTGACTCAAATTGATAAGAAAGAAAATTTTATCGGGTATATATTAAAGAAATACGAAAATTCCAAAAATCATGAACATAATAATTTTTAGCAAAAAATGCTGTCAGTGGTTTAAGGGCTGGCGTCAAAAACACAAAAAATTGTATTTTAACTTGATTGTTGCTCTTGTGGTGTTTGGAGGTATGCTTCCTTCCTGCCTTGTATTTTCCGTGTTTGGGATGGTTGTGCATCATGTAACTTGGCAAATAAACTTTGCTTTACTAATTGGAGGTTACATACTATTTGTTTTTGGTTCTCTATTAGGTGCTCTTGTGGGATATGTAAGCCTTCTTGCGGAAAAATATTATTTTTTAGAAAACTCCGATTCTATTGACAAGATTAAATCTTAACAATTTATCATATACCCTATAGGGATAGTGGTAGTAGGACTCCCACTAGCGCTTGACTTTTTATAGAAGTATGATAAACTACTATATTGGTTATGAAATTGAAAAACCTAATAGTTTATCCTATTCTTGGAATAGCCTGTTTGTTGGCTTTATTATCCGTTCCATCTATCTTAATGGTCGGCATTGCTTTTGCCATTGACGGTCAAGAAAATGAAACACTTGGTCAATATCTTGAAAGGAAAGAAATTTAAATTTATGAAATGTAAATCTCCACTGACACCGTTGTTCATAGTTTTAACAACTGGCTTTACCGGCATTTTTGCGTTCATATCCACTTTAACTTTATGGACACAAAGATTTCCAAAACTTGGAGCAGTGATTAGTATAATCATTGCTATTATTTTTGTCCTACATTGGTATTGCTTTTGTCGTTTTCATGACGAGTTGAGAAAAGAAGCCGGATGGAAGATTGAACCACCCACTAAAATATGAAAAATAGAATAATTAAATTCAGAGTTTGGGACAAAACCGAAAAAACCTTTTGGAATACCGATAATGGTCTTTACTTCTGGTTACATGGTGAAAGTGCAAAAGAACTTGCTGGTGGTATTTCTATTGCCTTCTTTATAGGAAGAAACCAAACCTTTATTGTTCAACAATTTACTGGCTTAAAAGACAAGAATAGCAAAGAGATTTACGAAGGAGATATTGTTGAATTATGTGGAGAAGCTATAATTGCGTGGGAGGAAAGTATTTTTGAAGTAAAATATTACGCAAACCGATTTACTCCCGAAAATATTTGTAATCCCAATGAAATAAAAGTAATCGGAAATATTGGTGAGAATAAAGATTTACTCAAAAGATAAATGAAACTTTGTCGTCACGAAAATAACGTTTTAGCGTGGAAAGGAGACGCTGCACTTTTATTTGTCGCTCGGTTGATTCTAACCAAAATATACCCTTCTGAGATACCTATTAAATTTCTGATGGCACGCCAAGAAAGAATCGTTTCCAACCATTCTCTAAGCAATTACTGTAAACGTCATAATTTGAAATATGGGTGCAACGTCTTGGAAATCAAGATTGGACAAATGATTTTTGATAATATCAGTGAGGCCGAAGAAATTGTGAAAGATATTATCAAGAATGATATGGTGATTAGAAAAATGGATGCAGAACAACTTGTTGATGGTAAACTTAACTTGGAATTCTTTAAAAAGAATCAAGTCACTGAAAGAATTAGATTGGAAAAAAGGTTGTTCTTCCAGAAAGCAAACGCCTTGAATCTCATTCCTGCAAAAAAACGTTATATTTTTCCTTATTTTAAGAAAATTTGTAATTTCTGTCTGGCGTGTAAATATTCATTTGACATTTTCACAAGAAAAGATATAATTACTACAACCGAACAATAAAATGCCACCTATCATTTATGCCATAAGAGTAAATGAGAATAGAAGTGAAATTTTAAAGGTATTAAAAATCCTTTTTGCTCATGGTTATGTTTTTGATACAAATAAAAGATTAAGAACAACAGATTCATTTCTCAAATGGTATGATGGTGATTTTATACATTGGAAGTGGATTGTTCTTAATACTGATTCAACGTGTAAAGCGGTTGTTACCGCATATTATGATATACCTTACGGTTTTATAGAAACAACCGCTGAAGCGTTTATTGAATTAAAATTAAAATAAATAAAATGAAAAAAAGAATCTACATAAAAGTGTTTGGTAAAAAGAAATTAATTCGTATAAATCATGGTTACGGTCAAAGTGGAGTTGGTATTTTACCTGATAGAAGTAACACGTATATTACAAGAGATTTTTGGATGGATGGTTACAGTTACTTTGTAGAAGAAACAATAAACATTGGATGGAAATTTGCTGAAGATGGTAATACTTTTATACCTCTTTCTCCATTGCCAGAAATTGACAGACGGTGGTTATCCAGAAAATTTGAACAGAAAGTAAAGAGTACCTTGAAATTGTTGAAAAAAGCTTACACCAGAAATATCAAATCTCACAGACAAGAACAAATGAAACTTTTAGAAGAAATAGGAAAAGTTGGAAAGTTTATAAATGTTCAATCGCCTGTAGTGAATCAACCTTCATGGAATGGTTTGCTTAAAGATTTAAAAACGTTCGGTGAGAGTTTTAAGAAGGCAAGAATAAAGGGTCCAATTATCAATGCTGCTGGGGAAAGAATATGAAACTTCAAATATACAAATATAGAGGCAGTTGGTCAAGTGGAATAGGTAAATGGTTGTTTGTCAATTTGACAGGGTATTCCAAAGCTAGTGTTAAAGATTACTTTGATAGAATTAATTCCGACTGGTCATTTGGTGAACACTATCGCGGTGTGAACTGGAAAAAAGTAAGTAAACCATCAAAGGAATTTCTACAAGAAGAATTGGAACGGTTGGAAGATAAACAAGAATCAATTCGTAAAAGAATCAGAAGCGTCCTTGAATACATCCAAGAAAATAACGTGGTTTTCAGTGACGGTGATAAAAAAAAGAAATAATATATGGCAGAAGTGGTAATCAATGAACCAAGTGTTTGCATATATTGTAGAGGAAACAAACGATACTTTATGGTTAACTCTGATGAACTTGCTTATCTGATAAGAACATTTAACAATATATGGTATTGTCAAAAAGCAAAAGAGTATCAAACGATTGATACTTCCGGAGATATTCATTACTTTATATTTGATTACAAATATAATAAAATACACAAATAAATAAGTATGAAGTATAAAATCCATGTTGGTAGGAATAGAGAAAGAATTGAAAAGGTTCTTACCACGCTTTTTAAATATGGTTATGTATTTACAAAAACAAGAAGAATAAGAGATTTCAATATCATAAGAAATGGACACTGGTGGAATGATATGACACGTTATTGGGAGTGGATTATTACAGGTTACGATGAGGATTGCAAAATGGTGGTAGGTGCAAGTGATATGACATGGACAGACTTTATGGAAGTTTCATTGGAAGAATTTATTAAATTGAATACGGTAAATAAGAATAAAACTCAACATACATAAAAATATGATAAACCAAGAAACAAAAGCATTTGCTGAAAGTATTATGAAGAATGTTGGTGAAGAAGCAGACAAGCTTTACCATGATGGAATGAGTATTGTTGGGGATAATGTAAATACTGCTATCCATTTTCTTTCACAATCAACGGTATTGTATGCGGTAGGAAAATCAATAGCAAAAGCAATCGTTGAACATACACCTGTTCCACCAAATCCTGACGGTGAGAAGAAGTGAGGCTTGACTTTTTATAAGCGCATGGTATCATGAAATAATGAAAACTCCAAAATTCAAGATAAACGATGTAGTCACATTTGACGGCTCACCAAAGAATATAACGGCCATTGCCCGCGTAAGTTACATCATTTACGACAAATTTCTTAAAAAATTTACATACACTTTGGAAGGATGGTGCTGTAAGTTTGAAGAAGAAGAATTGACTCTTTTTAACGGTTCTGTTGAAGGTTAAAAGATATGAGCAAAACAAGACCAGCAGCCAGTTTTGATGCAACGTATTCCACATACGAAAACTCAAAACAAAGGCCATTATCAAAACACTTGGTTGACCTAATTATTGAAAATTTCATCAAAGTGGAAGTGGGTGGTTGGGGAACAAAAATGAAAATCATTGTCAAACAAGGTGCAAAAGTTAGCACGCGCACCGATGAACACGGAGTAACAACCATTTACTGTGAACCACCCAAAGACGTTAAAACGTCTATAATGACTCACGAACAACTTACAGAAACGGTAAAAAAAGTGGTAAATGCTATAGAAGGATAAAAACAGATATGATTACATTTTTGATGACTTTATCAATAGTTGTGGTAATGCTTCTTATTAAAAAGAAAAGCAGAAAATTCTTTTTCTATGTAATTTTTCCTCTTTGGTTTGTACTAATTTTCTTTAGTTATTCAGGTGCATGTTCACAAGAGAATTTTTCTTTAATTATACCAACATTTCTGATGGTATCAGGTTGTATGATGAACTATTCGGTAATAACGTTGAATAAGGGAAAAATGCCGGTATCAGAGAATTTTGATGGTAACATTGAACCGTATAATTTGTCTCATTGCTTAATAAATCCAAAGACAAGATTGAAGTGGTTTGGAGATATTATTGACTTTAGAATTTCATACGTATCCATTGGGGACGTATTGATTACTGTGGGAGCTTTGTTATTTTTTGTATTGTAAAAATGATAAGTGAATTATGAGAAAACTTTTAGAATTTGTAGATAACACGCCACCTTGGGTTTTATTTTTACTGACAGGAATTGCCTTTCTGCTGACTGCATTAAGTATAATTTTGTAATAAAAACAAAAGATGGTTATAGTATGTTAAAAAAATTCTTTCATAAACTGAAATGGGTGTATGGAACCTGCACAAGCGGAGAAGATAAACATATACATACACAAACAGCCAGACGAAACCGATTCACTGGCGAAGTGCAGTTCATTCTTTGGCATAAAGGTGAGAAGCAAGGCGATTATCTTTACACAGAAGATTATTGGCATAATTATAATGAATATTGGTGGCCGAATTTTAGGGAAAATGAATTAAATTTCTCACAATAATTAGCTGAATACGTATCTAAATTTGTGAAAATAAATGAACAAGTTCCTGAACAGATTTGTCCTGAATGCAAGGGTAAAGGTGAGCTAAGAAGGTTCAAGATATACGTTGGATGTTACTCTATTGGTTGTTGGAAATGTAAAGGCAAAGGAACCATCCCTATATCCACAGAGGGAGTAGTACCACCCTCACTTGTATAAATATTTACATATCACTCTCTAGCCCTATTGAGGGGTGAGTACCCCCAGCGCTGTTCTCGTCGAAAGCGTTATGTGACTGGTGGATTAAATGAGGCTGAATATCTACAATGATTGTTTGTAGAAATAGGATAGTTTAAAGAGCTAGATAGTGTGTGCGTTTTCTTAAAATATTGTAAAAATCAGGCTCTTAAATTTAAGTAATTGTGTGAATGAATGTCGGTTGGTTACAGCTCTAAGAGCCAGAATTTCCCCATGCTGGTTAGATCATGATTATACTATTATACAGGGCTTTCTAGGTACTTTTTAAAATTGTACTTAATATTAATTATAAGTACTTTTAATAATTTAACTAGGTACAGAAGTACTTCTAAGTACTATCATGATCGCCCAAAAAATTATTTTATTTTGCGTTGTGCGCTTTTAAATTTTATATTCAGAAAGCGCTTAATTCTAAAAAAATTAGGATTTAGCTCTTAAAAATATTTTTTCAGAGAACAGCGCTTTTTAGGATTCTATAAATAATAGAAAAGGATGGGTTTGGCGAAGTTTATCGTTAACGCTGCGCAAAACGCAGCCAGTTTCATCTTTAACGATAATAATAAGAAATGATTTTGAAATGTTTGTATAAACGCCACGGCGCATGGTATTGTGAGATATGGATGCCAATATGGCGAAGAAATTTGAAGAATTGTAGTATCTACCTTCCGGAGCCCGTAGGTCGCCTCACATAGATATGTTATCAAATGTTTATAGAAAGTCAAGCGTTACTGTTATGTTTTACAATATCCACACAAAGATTTATAAAATCAGGATGTGACATATAGTGTTTAGCAATATTGGCTTCTTTTATGGTCAATCTTATGTTAGAAATATCACTGGTTCCACCATTACGCAAAGGAATAATATGGTCAGGAGAAACGTTACCACCACTCAATTTACGACCTGTTAATGCGCATATAAGTTTTTGTTGTTTAGCTAATTTCCATATATCCCATCCTGTAATAATTGATGTTCTATCTTTTCTCTTTATAGAATAAGCTATTCTTAAACAGGCATGTCGCCAATAATAACGCTTTCTACTTTCATTTACACCGTTTCTTCTTTGAGGATTTGTCTTATTTTTCCAATAATTTACTTTCCATTTTTGGCGGTATTGATTGTATTTTTCTGGATTTTCTCTTTTTAATTTTTCAATATAAGTTTCTTTCATACCAATAAATAGAGCGCAATTAATGTTTACGCTCAAATTGATAACATTGTGGTATGCGCCATAAATTACTATACAATTCAGGAATTAGGGGATCTTCGGTGTGATTTTATTATATCATAGTTTTTATATTTGTCAAGCCTTCAACTGTGTTTTCATGTCAGCGCTTGACTTTTTATAAAGTTTTGATATATTGAACTTATGGCAAAACACTCTGAAAAGTTCTTAAAAACGTTGGATGATGAACTGAATTATTTGATTGAATTACCGCCTGCGGAAATCAAGTGTATTCTAAATTTGGGGATATACAACAATATACCGGAAAACATTGCTGATATTGTGAATGAAATATGTCAGCGCTTTCACTCACCTACAATTCTAGTGGGAAATGAAGGAAGCAGAGTAATATATGTCAAAGATTATTCAGGTAATATTACCACAAAGGATTTTGTCTCATTTATGGAAACACTAGCAGGGAAATACAATGCTGATGAATATACATTTCGTGGCGATATACCGTTGACATATCGACTTTGGTGGGATTGATTTATGAAAATCGTTTCTGCATACCATTTGGATGCTAACCACAAATACACTGATTTACCTGAATTGGAAAATAAAGAGGGTAAAAGTTACAATGCTCTTTTTCTTCTCTTAAAAGAGGGCGACCATGCAACTGTTGAAGTTCTGGGCAGAGGATATAAGGAAATTTGGATTGAAGATGGTAAGCAGTGGATTCAGAGAAATTTTGCTTACGAATATTAATTTCTTCAATGGAACCGCCAATCTTTGACCATAAACTTTGGGCAGATTGCCAATTAAAGGCAACTGGTGCAAATGTTCACAAATTGAAAAACCAGATGTCAATTTACATAAGTGAATTCCAGTTAGTGGAGCAATGCGGTAAAAGTTGGAATGACCCTTTTGACGGTGGCATACGAGCGGACCTTGTTAAAAAGGTTGAACAGGAGTTGAGGAAAGAACTTAACAAGTGAGGCTTGACTTCTATAAAAATTCTGATAAATTAAAACCGTTATGAATAAAACAAACTTAGTTCTTCATTGTGGCGCTCGAGCAATTGACCGCCAAACTCTATCACTCATTCCTTGCCCACAGGCAACGGAAACATGGCATCCAATCCCACATATTCGATTGGTGCAAGAAGTTGAACGTTCATTAGCCGCTTCTGGCATGAAAATTGTCGTTGAAGCTTACGGAGTAACTGAAGGTAACGCTCGAATGTTCGGGTTACTTCAGATTGCCAATGGTCAAGATAGCGTTGACTACGCTTATGTAATTGGAATTCGCGGGTCCATTGATAAATCACTTTCACGGGGCTTGGCTGTTGGCTCAAGTGTCTTTGTGTGTGATAACTTGGCTTTCAGCTCTGAAATCGTTTTTCACCGCAAGTCAACCAAGAATATCGAAGAGGATATTCCGCGGATGGTTGACACTGCTATTGGCCAGCTCTCAAAGCGATACAATGACCAAGGCAAACGGATTGACACTTACAAGGCTACAGCGCTGAGTGACAAGGATGCTGCTTGGCTGTTAGCAGAAATTGCTGGCGATGTTTTTCCGTGGCAGAAATTTGGGGATATTTACAAGGAATTCAAGAATCCCCGCCATCCTGAATTCGGCAAGAAAAATTTGTGGGCGTTGTTCAATTCAGTGACGGAAAATCTCAAGCCCCGTGCTGAGTCAAAGGCAAGTGGTTTGTGGACACTACCTGCTCGCACTGGCAGACTTCACAAAATTTGTGATGATTATGCCGGCTTGGTAATTGATACCACTGCTGAAGTGACGCCGGTAACACAAACGGAAGTCGTCGTAGCCGAAGCTCAACCTGCTGTGGTTTTACATGATGAAATAATTACGGCTCCGGCAATTCCGGGCCCCGAAGCAGCGCATTCTGGTTCTATGGAATAATTCAAGACCGGTCATAGCCAAGCCCTAGGGGAAACCTTGGGGCTTGACTTTTATAAAAATTTTGGTAAATTAAAAATATGATTATACTACCATTAGGATTAGCCCTCGGTGTATTTTGTGGAAACTTTGTCATTTACGGAATTTTACAACATAATGTAAAGAAAGGTTTGTTCATTGGTGGATTAGCCGGTATTCTATCATTTATTCTGTTGTCTCTTTTTAATTGGCTTTTTTAACTATTTAGTATAACAAACAATATGGAAAAAATACCCGCAATCGTTGTTAAAGTGGTTCCTTCAAAAATAGAGAAGGATGCTTTTAGCGGTAAACGTTATGAAGTAGGCAACTATGTTCTTGTTCAGGAGATTGCGTCAGGCGCACTTCATACATTTATCAATGGTTCAATAAACGGAGTGAAGCCTGAATTACGAGTGGTTGACACAGGGGGAAACATTACATGGCAAAGGTCTGCAAGTTACAATCTTCCTTTCTTCAGCGCTTGACTTTTTCTAAAATGGTGGTAACGTTTCGGTGACCGGCCAGTCGGGGGTTCGTTAGCAAACTACCAAAAAGCTGACATGGGGGATGGGTAAGTTAGACGGTATTGGCTCCGTGGAAAGCCAAACTCTGGTAAAAAGTAACGGCGCTGACGATAGTAAAGTCGGCGCCGTTCACGTGCGTTTATAATAATTATCGATAAAGGAATCATCGCAGGCTCCGGTCCCCTACTCTCTGGAGGTTTATCTCCACAACGGTAATAGTCTAACAAAGTTTTTATAAAAGTCAAGCTAAATCTTTTGATAGACAAGCCCGCCAGTGGAATCGATGAGTCGTTGCCATCCTTCGGGAGCTTTGCAAGGTTCATCATAATGGTAAAAATATTTTGGTAAATTTGCCAAAATAATAGTGCCGGGTTTAGCATCTTGAGCGAGTTTCTTTTCTAATTCTATTTCCAGCTCGTTCTTGTGAAGAGGACAATAGAAATAAAGAATGTCAAATTGATTATATCCTGTATAAGTTAGTGCGTTTCCTTGAATGAAAAAATCACGGTCACAACGGCAAGAACCATATTGACGAAAAATATAGTCTGCATTTAGCTTACTAAACAACCCTCGTCCAGCTTCAATCAGTTCTTTCCTCAATTCCAAACCGAAAGCGTCAAATCCAAAACAACTGGCTAAAAACACTTTTTGCCCAACGCCACAACCAACATCGAGAAATTTTATTTTGGATATTTGTGTAGATGTCAAATGTAACTCTTTGACAACAAATTGGAGTTGTTGAATGAAATCGTTTATTCCAAGATGGATGCATTTATATCCACTATCAGCATCCACATGACGCTGATATTTTTGGTCAGCAGTTTCACCGATTGTTTCATTGGCTTTTTGTGCTTCAATCTCAAACATCTTGTCAACGAGATTGCGAAAGCATCGGTCCATCAGAGAAGAGTCAGCCCGGTTATAATCGAGCAAAGAATTCATGCTATTCTCTTTCGTGAAATCCAATTTGGAAAATTTGGGGTTTGCTACCAATAGCAAGGGGAATGAAGTCTATAGCTTCGTGAGTTTCTTCGTTCCCGTAGTCACGAAGCTGAACGGGTTGCTTCAATTCCAACGGTGACATTTCGTAAAGTTTTTCCAACAGTTCTTGATATGTTAGTGCCATATAAATGGTAATTTATCAAAGATATGAAAAGAGTCAAGCGTTGTCAATTAGGATTGGAGTCTGTTACTACCTACCGATACAATGGATGATTTACGAGTCCACCTTTCGATAAGCTTGAAATAAGCTTCCTGCTCAGTTTTACCGTGACCAAACGGATTTTCTGCTGACGGGCAAATTTCGGATGGTTGAGGACACCAAACCATGATGCCGGTTGCATCGTTTATGGCAAGCAATGGATGATTACAAATAGGACACGTTTCTTTCAAGGTGCGGGCATCTTCGACAATCTTTTTGACTTCTACCACAGGGTCAATTTTGACTTTCACTGACGGAGTGATACCGGTTGGTTCAACCTTCAAAACTTCCACTACCAAAGGAATTTCAACGGTTGGCGTTGTGTCAGGTTTCGCTTCCACCTTGGCAGTTTCGGTTGACTCGGATAGTAATTTTGGTGATTCAGCTGCGGGAACAATTACGGGTTCAGTTGGAACAGTTGGCGGAATAACGGCTGGTGTTGGTGTTACAGGTGCTGGTGAAGGGGTGACGATAGGAACAGGTTGACCGTCTGCCAATTTCCACAATTTTGACGGTTTTCCTTTTCCGGCAGATGGCCGGTTTCCGGCAGTCACGATTACGCCACTTTTGATGGCTTCTTGATACCGTATCCAGACTTGCTGGTTGGTTTGATTATTGAACTTCGCTAATTCCGTGTGGGTGAAAACTCCACTTGGAAATTTTAATGGTGTTTTATTCATAAAGCTAGTTTATCAGCATTCTATAAAAAGTCAAGCGTTAATTGAATTTCTCAAATATCGTTAAAGTTTTCAATATTGATATTCTCCAAAGAAGTTTTTACAGGGCTTGACTTCTTATAGAAATGATGTAAAATGTTTTCACAATCGAAACAAACATAAAACAAAAACAAATCAAAAACCATAAGTAAATATGAGTAAAAACGCAAAGAACGCTCGCAAGGGCAAGAGTCAAAAGGGTGAATGGGGCCATATTGGAGCACCCCCGAAGAAAACCAACTGGCCCAAACGGCCATTCACGATGGCTACTTTGTTCAGTCGCAATGAGCATCAGTGCGAATTGTCACTCCGAAACAAGGTGGATGCCGGCGTGAAGGATGGAACAATTCTGGAGCTCCAGTCGAAGAAACAAGCTCACGGTGCGGTTGGCCGCCCGAAGTCTGTTTTCGTATTGAAGGAAAACTACGACAAAAGCACCATGACTTTGGCAACCGCCAAGGTGAAGAAAACCAAGGTGGCTCCCGTTTCTACCCCTGTCGCAGCCGCTCCGGCGTCTGTAGCAGTTGCACCGGCCGCACCCACAACGGCAGCACCCGCCGAAGCTGCTTCTACCACTGCTCCCCCGCCTGCTCAGTCAGCACCCGCAGTGAGTGAACCAGTTTCCTCTCCGGCAGCTGAAACCGCTCCGGCGATTCAGCCGGCTGTTGGTTAAGCTGTTGAAATACAATACAAAACGGGGCTCGTGTAGTCAATGATACGAGCCCTGTTTCCTTTTCAGGGCTTGACATTTTTCAAATGTTTGGTAGAATATTACCATGATGAATTTGTTAGGAATACTTGTAATCGTTTTCAGTGTACTATTATTTTCATTAATAGTGATGTATTTCCTTTTCTTCCTGCCTGCTTATTTAAAAGCCATAACGGGTGTAAAGCTGACATTATGGCAGAAATTTTGTTATAGGGGTTATTATTGGTGTCGTCTGGTCTTCGTCATCATTAAAACGATTTTGTCCTAACGCTTGACATTTCTTAAATGTTTGATAAAATACCCACATGAAACGGAAAAAGAAAAAGAGTAATGTTATCACAGCTTACCAATACAAGGGCTACACCATTTATATCTGTGATCATAGTGAAGGTTACTATGCTTCCATTGCAGATGCAGATGGAGAGTATGTTGACTGTTCTCCGTATCGAAATGACATTCCAAGTGTCAAGGAATGTGCAGAAAACACTATTGACCAACTATGAAATTTAATTTAATTGCGTTTCCGAGTGATAGATTCACTTATGATAAGCATACTTTTACCTTCACAAGTGAAGCATCAGATATGGATGACCGCCATCTTCAGCGCATTTATAACGATGCTTGTGATGTTGGATTTGCGGTTAAATTGTTTACAGATGAAATCGTTACCTTCGTATTATCAAAAGTTGTGAAGGATAAAGGGGGTGATATTACATCATGGGAATATGTTCTTACTGAGGAAAGTATTCGCCAATATCCCGTATATTCTTCTTTCAAGGCAACGGTATTTAATGATTGACGCTTGACTTTCCGTAATTGTTTGGTATAATTCGGTTATGAATTTTGACACAACCGGTTTATTACAGCCGCAATTTAAACATGCTGAATTTCTTGTCAATTCTCTTGAGCAAAACGGTATTGCATGGGATGGTTCCGCAACTGGCACAGGTAAAACTTATGCAGCTTGTGCTATCCTTCGTCATCTTAAATGTAAGTTCGTAGTTATCTGTCCTAAACTTGGTATTCCTACATGGAAGTTAGTGCTTGAATCCTTTGGTCTAAAACCTGAATTCATCATTAATTATGAGAAATTAGCCCGTGGTAACACTTCATTTTACAAAAGAATTTCTCAAAAGAAGTATAAGAAACTCTACAACATTGGCAAGGATATTGAAGTCCCTGAATTTCTTCGGGCAATGTTCAAGATTCCAAAAGACTGGCTAATTGTATTGGATGAGAGTCATAAGATGAAGGGCGTTGACTCTTTGAATGCTGGAATTCTTTTTAATATTAAGATGCAAGGATATAAATGTCACTTAATGTCAGCGACACAAGCAACGTCTCCGCTGGACATGAGAGCATTCGGTTTTGCAATGAACCTTCACAATGGTCAAATGAAGGAATTTAAGAAGTTTGCTGAATCTGCTGGTGCGCAGTGGATTGGTAAATGGGGACGACAATATTTTGATTCGGAAAATACAGAATCAATGGCAAAAATTCAAGCTGTTCGTGAACATCTTTATAATTTCAGAAAAGTAGGGTCGCGTCTCACTCGAAGGGACATGAAGGATATTTTTCCGCCTACACAAGTTGTGGCTGAAGCTTATGACATGGGCACCGCATCCGATAAGATTCAGGAAGTTTATGATGAAATGGAATCAGAATTAGATTTACTGGAGAAACGGTGTGAATCTTACAAAGACCATGTTCTTGCTGCCATCATAAAGGCAAGACGAAAAGCTGAAATGTTAAAAGTTCCTACTATCGTTGAAATGGTGGCAGACTATAATACAGAAGGCCGTTCAGCAGTTATTTTTGTTAATTTTACTGATACCATTGAAGCAATCGTTTTACGCCTTGGGAAAGAATTTAATCCTGCTTTGGTCGGAAAAATTTACGGTGAACAATCGATGAAGCAACGGCTTCAAGACATAGACGAGTTTCAAGCTGACAAAAAACATTTCATGGTGGCAAATCTTGCTGCTGGTGGCCAATGTATTAATTTGCATGATATTTTGGGCAATCGCCCGCGTTCATCGGTCATCAATCCATCATGGTCAGCAATTGCTGTTCTCCAGTCAGCCGGACGAATTGATAGAGCTTATGCTCTTTCGGATGTTTATCAAAGATTCTTATACGCAGCGAGAACGATTGAAGAAAATGTTTGCAGACGGTTTAATGATAGAAACCGTTTTGTTACTGCTCTGAATGACGGCACCTTATCGGATGCTGATTTAATCCCTACGGAAAGATTATTCAGATTTGCCAAAGGAATGAATATCTGATAAGGTATTTATTTCGCATGGGTGCCAAATATTATTTTAAGAAATGTTTGATATGTGGTCGACCAGTGAATGGAGCAGACCAACCTTATATCTGTAATCGTTGCACTGCGGAAGGATGGATAAAATCACCTGACCCTGACCCCGAAAAAAAGTTTGGTCTTTGGAAATCATTATGGTATCTTATAACATATAAACCATATATGAAAGTTTCGAGAGGCTTGACGAAAAAGTAATTCATGGTAGTATTTATTTGTGAACATTCCACAAATGAAAGTGAAGTGTAAGAATGGACATGAATGGTTTATTATGTTACCGCCTTGGTGGGCAGATTTACATTCAATTCACATGAATTGCCAAAAGTGCGGTGAAAGGCCTGACAGTTTTATGGTAGGGCCTTATCATGTCATTCCCGATGAACGCAGGAGTAGCTCAACTGGATAGAGCATCTGCCTTCTAAGCAGATGGTTCCGGGTTCAAGTCCCGGCTCCTGTACCAAAATTTATGATTTTACAAACAGCTAATGATTTGTTGCTCTGTGAAATGGAAAAAAGTCATGGATTGAGACAATCCCTAGACGAAGCACATCAAATAATTGATGAACAAGATGAATCAATCTGGAAGTTGCAACAAACAATTTTTGCTTTACAATATCCCGAATTATGGGCAAGAATTAAAGCAAACGCAGTATCTCCTTTAAGGGAACTGATAACAATATAAGATTTTATGAAGAATGTGCCTGAACATGAAAAGATATTTGTAGTATTTCCGTCATTTGGTTACTGGGAAATTGACGGTAAGCCAGTTTCTTCGAGAGAAGCTTTCGCTAATTATTCAAAGGCTGTTTGGAAGCCATCGGAGATTGCTCTTCATCCTGAACGGTATTATTAAATAATAACTTCATCGCTTGACAAAATATAAAAACTGTGTAAAATCATAACATTATGAAAAAAGCATTCACGTTGATTGAGTTAATGATTGTTGTTGCAATCCTTGGTCTTTTGGCTGCTATTGTTGTTGGTGGTAGCGGCGGTTGTAGTGTCAGTGATGGAACAAGAACAGGCACCATTTCAAAATTCAGTAACAAAGGCATCTTTGTCAAATCGCATGAGGGTGAATTGATTTTGGGCGGTGTTATTCAAGGTAAGTCAGCATCGGCTAACGTTTGGGAATTCAGTTGCTTAAATCAGTCATTGGTCCCTGCTCTTGAGTCTGCGGTGGATAATGGTAACATGGTTTCTTTGAAATATCATCAAACACTTTTGTATAATCCATTCCGAAGAAACACAAGTTATTTGATTACCAGTGTCACGGTGGTAACAAACAGGTAAAATTTTATTCCCTTGTCTGATAGGGTTATTGAAAGACCGGACTTTCACAATTTTTTGCCGATACTAAAGATTGAAGATTAGTTATGCCAGATAATTTCATAAGAAACCGCGAAGGTAAAATCATTGGTCGCCAAGATGGCAATTGGCTTCGTGATGGTAGTGGAAAGCTTGTTGCTAGACATGATAAGGGTGATAATCGAACCAGAACGCGTGAAGGTAAAATTGTAGGTTCTGGTGACCAGAGATTGAGGGAATTAGGAAAATCAGAGGCTTGACATTTTTTGGTTCTTTGATACTATTTATTCGTTGTCCAGTGGTAAAAGTCGCCGGTGAGCGATGTTCCCATTGGAATTAGCCAAAGCTGGGAGATGACTAGAACGTGACAGTAAAGCGTTCTTAGCTTAAATAAAAGCGCCGGGAACAAATACCGAAACACCGGAGACAGTTGAAACCCAATTGTTAGGAAAAGAGAGTAAGAAGATTACTCGTGGCCGCTAAGCGACCCGAAGGTTGAGACTACAACGTATCGGCGTAATGCTGATGGTAATGTGGAAAGAAATGAATGCTCCGAAAGGGGCCGTCTGGAGTCGGCTAAGTAAGAAACTTGGTCCATGCCGGTCTAAGTTTCTGAGGATGACCAGATGAAATTGTAGAGGCTGTATTGCCGATTGGCTGAAAGCGGCAACTTTCATAACCAATCATCCAGCCCATGAATTTTTTGTTGGCATATAGGTTCCTGAATAAGGACATTTAGGTTGGCTCAAACCCTTAAAGATTCCTACCTGCTACCGTGAACCACCAACAAAGCTTGATAATCTATTAAGTTGTGATAAGATAATTTTTTGTTGGTGAAAACAGTAAGCTGCTGCGAGGGTAATGCAAGACGATATTGTTTCCTCTAAAACTCTCCATCAATAAAAGACGTTCTTTGAATAATTTTGTGTTCCGTGACTGAGTAACTGCTACCGTTAGCAGTAAAGTAACATGAAGGTGAAGAATCTTTATGGATACGAAAGTAGCCGGAGTAAGTAAGGTAAAGGATGACTAAGTAGGCCAACTGAAAAATCCTTTGTAATCACGCTAATAAGCCATAACGGCGTGGTTTAGGAATCGACGGGTTCCAACTGACTGAATAACTGAAAGGTAAGAATAGTCGAAGGTAACAAGCGAATCCTTCCGGAACGCATTTGAATAGCGGGGTGGAGCAGCTCGGTAGCTCGTCACGCTCATAACGTGAAGGTCGCTGGTTCAAATCCAGCCCCCGCAACCAATTTTGTCGGTGATAGGTAGAAGCAGCAGTCGGTGTTAGTTATTTGCGCTCCCTATCACCGGCGCCCTTTTTATGGGATTATTCGGAAAATTATTAAAAACCGGCTTCGATGTGGTAACAGCGCCCATTGAAGTTGCGAAAGATGCAGTAACTCTTGGTGGGTTGTGCACCGATGAAGAAGAGACTTATACGAGTCAACGATTGAAACGTCTTCAAAAGGATAGCGAAGAAATTCGAGAAGAAATTGACGAGCTGTAACTCATTAAAATTTTTGTAGTTTTCATCTTCCGGGGACTACTTATTCATGTGCGGACTTGGTGTTCTGGAGCACGGCAGGCTTCCAGCTTGCAGGGAAAGGTTCGATTCCTTTAGTTCGCTCCACAATGGCCCTATATAGACTAATTGGATAGGTCGCAAGCCCTTCAAGCTTGAGAACGTGGGTTCAAATCCCCGTGGGGCTACCACCCTATACTACGGGTGCCCCACATTAATTTTGTTTTAGGCTGGTGGGTTGTAAGATTCAAGTTGAATTGCTCCTGAACTGGAGATGCGATTGCGTAGGAATTTCTTGAATTGATAACTATACTTACCGTTATCTTCTTCAGTCCGCTCCAATCCAACCAGATATTTTTCATTCAATGAAATAACTTGAACAATACGGAACTTGTCCCAATCTCCACGGTGAGGATAACGAAATGATACAATTACAATTGGTTTTTTTGTTGCATCGGGTTTGGTAGTGATTACTGCTCTTGAAACTGATTGCTTCGTATGGCGTCTGCGGAAGAAAATATAATTAGTATAATGGCGGACTGGTTTTCCAATGGAGTTATGAGTCTTCGCGATTATTGAAGGATTGATTATGTTTTGATAAATGTCACCTTCACGAATTATTTCATCCGATTTAAGTTTTCGATAGTTATCTGGAATTTTCATATTTTTGTTATTTTACCGAAATTTTTACAAAAGTCAAGCCTTTATATGGTAGAGGGTAGTACTACCACCCCTTAGTCTCCCCAAGTCTTGAGATTAAGAGCCTTCTGTTTTGCTTCCAAATCTTTGTAAAGAATGCGTTTACGATTTTCACCCTTGGCAAAACGGCGCTGGACTTTCTTGATAATCTGATTGGCGACTTCGGGAATATTGACGCCTCCAATGAATGGCGCAACGGCAACTAAAATTTCACAACCCGATACGTGAATTAATTCCGAAGGCCCGGTAAAATCATTATCACGCGTTTTTATAACATTTGGAGTGTCCGCAATAGCATCCATTAACTCACAGACTTTTGGAGATGCTTTTTCCCGAAGAATTCCACTTCGGTAAACACTGTTGCCGGAAAGAACACGGTCAAAAACCAGTTTAACATAGTGAGCGCTGCCACCACCCTGAATTTCATAACGGTATGTGTAATTCATCATAAATTTATTTTAACAAAATTTTTATAAATGTCAAGCCTTATACGGTGGGGAGTAGTACTCCCCGAGCACTTACGAAAAGTAGCCAGTCTTGACACTTACAGTTTTGGACCCCATTCGAATAATTTTCTGTTTACCATAACCGCCCATGCCTATATCTATAAGTTTTTTCCACGCTTTGGCAAAGAAACTGCCTTCCGGCTGTGTTCCGTGAAGTAACAGTGCGAAGTTGCCACCGTTACCGTAAGCGTGGCTATCGTCATGGTCTATTGGTAAACGAAGTTTTTTTGCTTCTTCTAATGAAGAAACGACTACCGAATAGCGAAGCTTATATTTTTTGATTAAATCATCATGCGTGCCACCATAAGAAGCTGTTAATTTGAAATTTTTCGGTATGGTTTTGAGTCGTTTAATCCAAAATGGCAACGCCTTTGTGTAAGCGTAGAATAAACGATTTGGATGGCGTCTTGCAATTTCCATCCATGCATCAAAATAAGTTTGATTGAAAAAATCTCCCGCAACGTGTGCGCGGGTTGGTCTGCCCCATTTTGCCGGTGGTAACGATGCTTCTATTAATCTAACCACTGCGGACTTACTTTTTCGGCACGCAGCCAAAAGTAAAAAGAAGTTATGCCACCGTGCAAGTCTGACGTTAGGCCGCAACACTTCATCGATGGCGGTGAAACAACGGTATTTCGTTTCCGGACCGTCTTGAATAATGTATTTGCGTCTGTCGCCAACATCGTGACGTTTTCGGGGATTATGAATGGCGCAACTCCGGCAATCTTTTGCAAAGGGACAACTATGACCTGCCGGAAGTGAAAGAGTGATAACGTCATCCAGTTTTAGATTGCGTTCGCCGAATTTCAGTGTATCTTTGTCTGCATTGAAACCGTTGCGGTTTAATACTGACTCCATAAATGATTTCATTGATTCAATCATTGTGGATGATAACTTAACAGAATTTTTATAGAAGTCAAGCGCTGGAAAGTTGACTATTGAGTTTTGCAACCAAAGTTCGCTTACGTTTGAATTCTACAAGAATTTGTGACCGAGTGACTTGATAATCTTCCAGTTCACATTTTATTCTCCAGTTAAGTAGAAATTCCTTTGAAGTAACATACATGCCATTAAATTTAGTCCAGATGCCATAATCTCCATCCTTCAATTCACCGTCATAAATTGAGGAAGTTACATTATCATTTTCATCAAAATGATAAATAATTTTACCTGACATGCGGATAATTTATCAAAGAAATTGGATTTGTCAAGCGTTGATAATTTTATAACGATAAAGTAATTTAAAGATCCTCCGGTCCCCCACTCTCCGGCGTTTTTCAGCCACATCTTTACTATGGGGAAATATTACCATTGTTTTAAGAAATGTCAAGCGTTGCTTCTTGACTTTGGTGGAGTGCGGTGCTGGATAATCTGATATGCTTGTTTGCAACGCCACGCAAGAGCTGGGTAATTTATATCTTTGCCCCTATTGCAACGAAAATTATCAGCAAGACAAACAAACATTTGTTCCAGTTGGTCTGGTTTAAGTTTGAAAATTTTGCTTAAGAATTCGGAAAATTCTTTTTCATCCATATACAGTTTTTATATTATCAGAAGGTTTTAGTTTGGCAAGCACTTCACGAACGGTGGATAATGGTTTAATAATCTTCGGTTTACCACGGGGAGATAAGGAAAATCCCTGACTTCGTTTTAAGATTTCAGCACGAGATAAAGAAAGGGTTTCTCTTACAGACCTGTTATGATTACACTCAAAACATGCCAACACTTTGCGTTTTTGACTTCTCTTTTTTTTCTTTACCCATCGATGGACATTATAACGGGAAACCACATGGTCAATTGTTGCCATGAGTGGGTCAGGCTGCCCCTTTATTGTAGGTTCACATATAAGTTTTGTGACTCTTCTGCACCAATGACAACGGGGGTCTTTTTTGTGTAATTCCTCTTTGAGTGTTCGATTACTCACTGATTTTGGAAATCGGTTAATTCTTTAACCAAAGTTGATGGGTCAATCCGTTCGATGAAAATTGCTTTTCTTCCTTTATGAGCAACAATACTGAAATTATGAATTCTAACTCTGCGGAGAAATGATATAGTATCATCAATTGAGCAATAACGAGTGTAAACTTCTGCTGATTTATTCAGAACCAAAATTTCCAATCTGTTCATGATAATAATTATATCGGATGTTTAGATTTTGTCAAGCTTTATTGGATAAAACCTTCTCTTAATGCTTTGTAGAAGAAACTGGAAACTTGATAAGGTTTGGGTGCTTTACAAGTGTTGATTAAATTAAGACGAAATTTAACCCATATTCTTTTCAGTATTTTTGGATTTAATTTAATCATACTGTGGTATCTTTCTTTTTGAAAAGAATTTCCATTTTTTCGTCCCAATCTATTGACCGTTGAGCAACAGGACGGGGAAGGCAAAGGTGCCCTCTTTCGTCTTGATATATTCCGTTGAAGTGATAACCGTCAAGAATGGGAACATGAACAACGTGAACAATGTTTTTTAGAACTTTTGTGACGATACAATTTGCGTAACCATCTGCAACTTGGAATTTGATATGGCGTCCGGGGTTTAGACCGGGACGGTTTGCCATATCTAAAGTTGCCAGTCGATTTTCCAGTAATGTCAATTCTTCACGCCATTTAATTCCATCACCATAAGAAAGTTTACCGTGAGTTTCAGCATCGGCCACAATTTGTTTAATGGCTTTATCAATTGTTTGTTTTAAACTCATAACGGTAATTTACTAAAATTTTGTAGAAAGTCAAGCGTTCTCAAAGGTAAAACCGAATTCAGACATCATTCCCGTAATCATGTAGATTTTCACATCGCGGGGAAGTTTTGTGTCTCGAAGAGCCTGAATTGCGTATTTTTCACCTTCTCGTAATTGATTTGTTCGGTCAACTACTTGCCAAGGGCGAAGGTCACGGCGAAGATTATTGAGAATGTTGGAAACTTTTCGCCACAAAATCTTATCATCCTTGACTCTAAGGATTAAAAGTTTGTAATGACGAATAGAGCCAAAAGATTCCAAGTTGGTCATACAACTCTATTTTAGTGTTCAAAAGTAATACCATCAATTATGGTAGCCACAAGAATTACAACAACTAACGGCCCAACCCATAATGGAAATGTAATACAAAGAAATACAAATCCAACTAATTTTAGAATGTTCATGGTATTCTTATACCACACTTTTTATAGAAGTCAAGCCTTAGTCCCGGCCCCAAGGAATATCATCGGTTCCAAAAGTATCAGGATTTCGTTTTTTTCCACCAACTTTGAGGCTGGTTACTTGAACATTGATAGAATTAGGTGAAGTCTCATTTTTATCACCAACGATAGTCAGACCATCAAATCTCTCAGCTATGGTTTCCATTCCTTGATTGATCAATCCTTTAATTGAATTTTCGTCCAGAAATCCGCTTTTTTCATCGGAATGAACTATAACTTTTAGAGTGACTTCAAAGGTGTTTATCATGGCGGTAATTTATCAAAGATTTTATAGAAGTCAAGCCTTTCTACGAACCACCTTCAAAATTAGGATACTGTCGGGGGTCATCATCAACAAAAGGTTGAAGTTTCAATTTGTTTGATTTACGAGACTTTTGCTGTTTGGCTTTGCGCCAACGTTCATTCTTACTGTCATGTCTGTAACTTTTACCCATAAATTGGTGGCCAGTCTGGGTCTTCTCCAGTTACCAACGCCTCTTGGTCAATCGTAGTCAAATCCAAGCACTCCCTACGATTTAGTCAGCATCCGCCTTTTACGGCTCTGGCCATTAAATTGACGGGGTTCCTACTACACGAAGCTTATGGGCCTTCGCCGCCACTCAAACTTTATACTGTTCGGTTACCCCGTTTAAAATCTTATGACCTGCTTGGCCGCTTTGTTTTAGCAGCTCTTACCACTTCGGACTTTGATGTCCGCCTTGGTGACGTTTCTTTTTCAGTCACCGTTGCTACTGGTGCTTGAGCAGGTTGCTTTTCCTTCAATTGTATAAGCCGAGCAAGTTCTCGTTGACTTCCACCACGGTTGGTAACAAGAGTAATTTTGTCTGCTCGTGATAGTCTGTTATATTTGAGTTGCCGAGTTTCGGCTTCTTCCCGTTTCCGAGCCTTGCGAACATCGGCCTTTTTGTGTGAGTAACCTTTTTCTTTTCTTGCCATAATGATGATATTTTATATCTTTTTATAGAATTGTCAAGCGTTAGTTGGTTCTATATGAAAATCTGAAAAATTCAATAGGGGGATAACCGGGTCCAATAGGTGCGTTTACACTTGCAAGTGGAGTATTATTATGATTACTTGCATAAATAGACCATAATGGATTACCAAGATTGGTTGAAGCCCACAATGTCCACGATGTTGCATTTGTTGGTATCCACGGTAATGAAATAGTTAAATTAGTTATTGGATAATTTGTCCATGTATATCCTACTGGTATGTAAAATATATTAGTTCTATGTAAAACAGGACTATAATTAGTTTGCCAGTAGCCTACTAAATTTGTTGTTATATTAACTCGAAGATTTGGTGTAGATAACAATTGAAAATCTGTTGAATAATGTATTGTTGGTGAAAATGAACCTTCAAGTTTATTTATATCATAAGAACTGATTACAAAATAATAAACTGTTTTTGGTAATAAATTAGAAATTGTTTGGTTTGTTATACTTGCGTTACTATTAGTGATAACACTTGTATAAATTCCTAAAATAGTACCGTAATAAACTTTATAACCAGCTACAGCTGGATTTACACTTTTGTTCCATCCTACGGTAAGAGTAGCACTTTCAGTGGTTGAAGTTAGAACTATTACTAATGATAGAAGAGTTCCTAAAAATTTTGATAAATGTTTCATGTTGAATGATATTTTACACGTTTTTATAAAATTGTCAAATGTTTTGAATCACTTCAAATGAAGTTTTTGGAACATCCAATAAAACAGAATCGTTTTCCAGCCAAATGTCAACGAAACTTCGTCCCTGAGTTTCTTCTATGGAATAAACGTCAATGGTATCATTCGGGTAAAAGGTTTTTTCACCCGGCATATCGTTACCTTCATCATAGTCAACCGTGGTCAACTTTAAAAATTTCACTTTTTTCATATCATCCATAACTATAGAAGGATATGAAAAAAAGTCAAGCGCTTATTGATGACTTAATTAGGCTGAAGTTCGTTGAATGGCAACCCTTTAGCTTGTTCCTTGAAATAATCTGGGTTATCTGTAATATTCACGAAAAGTTTCGGGTCAATATTTGATGCGGTTGCTAACCGTTCACCCGTTTTAGGGTCAATAAGAATTAGCACTTTTGGATTCAATGGTAACGGTGTCATATTTTATATCTTACTGTGGAATTAGAAAAAGTCAAGCCTTTTGACGAAGAATAAGAATTATGACTACAATACCAAATCCAGCTAAAACAACGGTATAAGGTTCCATATTTTATGTATCACCGTATGTTAATGATTCATCATTGCGTTCACGAAGGAATTCTCGATAAGCAGGTAATTTGTTAAGTTCTTCTAATACTTCTACAGAATCAGGAAGTCGTTCCTCTTCTATGTCAATTTCTTCTGAATCTGATTTCATTATTTATTCCAATAAATTAACTTGGTCAGGGTCACAATCAAAACAATCTCCCTTTTGGTCCTCAACTGTGATTAAAAGGCCATCGTGACGGATTATTTTCACCGTTCCCAAAAACTCATGCCAATCATCTTCGGCTTTTGGAGTAACCATAACTGCTTCACCAACTTCAAAACGATTTTTAATCATGGCGTTACGTTATCACGATTCTATAAAATGTCAAGCGTTTGGATGCTTGACATTTAAAAAATCTATGGTAAATTGATATTGTGAATGTAGAATTAATGGAACATGAGTTGAATTTACTCAATGGTAAAACCATTGTTATTGTTCGGGATGGATTTGGAACGCAAAGTGATTCATGGGTTGGTCAGTTAACGGTATTGCCTGAAAAATATCCTCTTGGTTTTCATTTTCAAAGTACAGATTTTGCAATATATTTCACCGCAGATGATGTTCTTAAACTTGATGACTCAATTGACAAAATAACTGCAAAAATTATTCGTCTAAAAGGACCAAACGATTATGCCCAAGTCTATCAAATCTCACATTGACCGCCATACCCAAGCTGCATCAGTAGTAGCTTCTCACAGTTATTTTGTCATTGCTGAGATTTCTAGTAATGAGAACCCCGGTTTACTGGTGGGAACAGAAGTAAGGAAATATAAAGACCCCGAAGCCGCTCCCAGTCGATTTTGGAATGGATTATATTGGACATCTTTTGTTCTTTGCCCGAATGGTGAAATACGAAAAGTTTGTTGTGATGTTCTGAAACCAAGGAATACTGATACATACTTTAAACGTCAACAAAAGATTTTTCCTCAAATCGCCGCTTGACATTTTCTAAAAGTTTCGTATATTTAAGCCATTATGAACAATATGGCATTGGAACGAGCCCAGAAATGGTTTACGGAACTTGAAGTCCGAACCGAAGCTCGCCAGAATTGTCTTTTGGTCAATCGTGACGATATCGATAAACTATTCGGTATTGGTGTTATTTATGATACTGTTTTGGTGGAACTTAAAACTGGGTTGAATTACAGTCGTTACTATTGGACAAAGAAAGACCGTGAATGGCTTTATCTTGAAACACTTTAATTTTGTGAAAATGGTATTAAAGAAACCTACAAGACCATTCAGAGTAGTATTGAAGTATTGGTTTCCAAGAAGACTTACACTAGCTTGTAATCCAAGAATTCATGCTTGGCTTTGGTGGAATTTTTAACTCCATTAACCCTATAGTGGGCGGGATAGTACCCCCAGCGGAAAATAAAATTAAGGACCCCCCGCGCTATTTTTCTGCGTTTTGGTGCCGCAAAAGATATTTATGGGGTATGAGGAAAGAGTTAAAAGAAAAACTGAAACAAGACTCAAAACGGTATAAACACTACAAACAGAAGCGTAAAGAAGCATATAAACGAAAAATAAAAAGAATTAGGAATGACCCTATTCGTTATGAAAAATTAAGAAAAAAATGGAAGCGCTACTATGAAAAAATTACAGTAATATCAAGAGAAAAGAAAATGGAGAGGCGCAGTAAATCTCCCTATTGGCAAAAGAAGATGGGTTATCAAAGATATAAATGTCATACATTTCAACTAATGGCTAGACATACTAACCGATTATGTAAGATTGGTAAGATAACTGCTTTAGACTTATGGAGCCTCGCAAAAAAACAGGGACTGCGCTGCCCAATTTCTGGAGAAAAATTAACCATTGAAAACATTTCGGTTGACCACATTATACCACGAAGCAAGGGCGGCACCAATATATTAGAAAATCTAAGATTGGTGACAAGAGCCGTTAATACAGCAAAACACACTATGTCCGATGCTGAATTTTTCTCATTCTGTCAAAATATAGTCAATCATCATATCGCATAATATCACCTATTTTTGAGCACACTACTTTACGCTTACCACGAATTTAACATAAAATTCAATTATTGTCAAGCGTGACCATTAACGTTAAAGGAATCATCGCAGGCTCCGGTCCCCTACCCTTCGCTTTCTTCGCTAGTCTGGCTTTCGGTGTCGCCGCCAACCCATTCCCAATTTCTGAAAACATTTTACCATTGTTTTAAGAAATGTCAAGCGCCACCGCAACGCTTGACTTTCTAAAAGAAATTGATAAAGTGGTATCACAATATGAGCAACATTTCAACAAGTTATCTGGATGTCGCATTGGACCCGAAAAAGTCTCACGCGACAATTGACGGAGTAATCAAATTAATTGAATTGTCTAAAATTGAATTTGATACTATTGTTTTTCGGGGAATGTCGGGTGCTCTTATGGCTCCGATAGTTGCTCATCAACTTGAAAAATTTGTCACCATTTGCAGAAAACCTTCTGATGATTCTCACGCCGGTTGCGGCCGTCTCGAAGGCCATGTTGGAATGAAAAAATATATCATTTTTGATGATTTTATTTCTTCCGGCAAAACGATTCAATCAATACTGGATACTATTAAAGACCATTATGAATTTGAGAATGAAACCGAACCAAACTGTGTTGGTATATTTCTTTACAGGTCGGAACGGTCTATGCCTTTTTCTGGCAAAAATAATAGAGACGATATACCTGTTTTTTCACATACCCTTGGCATGGGAAATAAACCAATATTCACTGGCGTTAAAGAGGCTTGACAGTTTCAACTTTTTTGGTAAATTATTGTTATGAAAAATCTTTGTGGTAAGACGCGACCAAAGGACAAACCTTACGAAGTATGGCGTTCATTTGATGGAACATGGACGTGGAATGTTCTGAAAAAATGGCAGGCAGACGATAACAAACCTTATGCACGGTGGTTTTGTAATGTTGTCACTCCCATTTGTCCCAATGGTGAAATGGGCGACGTTTATGTTGCTGAAATCAAAGCCAATGCCGTGAAAGTGGCTTGACATTTTATAAACATTGTATAAACTTCAATCACAATATGAAAACACACTTTAAGCTTCCGATAACGAAAATGTGTATTGTTGTGTGGTATCGCAACAATGTAAAACACGAGCAACTGATTGCTACTCCTGCTAACAATGACCGGCTTGTGAATACTATGCTAATGGACCACAAGGTTGGTTATTCCGAAATTCGTGCTGTTAAACCCGTTGAAGCACAAGGTTTAATTGGTCAACGTTTCTAATAACAATTAACGTTATGAAAATTGAAATTCCTGACAAATTGATTGAACGCATTCAACGTCAAGTTGGAATCAGTGGTTACGATGAACCTACTACGGAAAAAGAATTAACAGATTTTATTGTTTCTTCCGTGGAAGAAAATTTGACAAGGGATTTTGGCCGTGATGAGTGAAGCTTGACATTTCTCAAAACAAATGTAAACTGATTTTACAATATGAAAAAAGTTTACGTTGTAGCATGGGAAAGCAGGGACGGTAACGGGGTTGAATGGTATCATACACCCGAAGCTGCTGACAAAGCTTTTCACGAAGAAAAGAAAAATTGTGAAATTTTCCGCAGTCGTAATTGGGCAGCTTATCGTTTTGATTTTCCAACAATAATGTCATGTCGCCGGATGATTTCCCATGATGTTGAATGTAACTATCTTAACCATTTGATGTTACCGACAACGATTAAATACCCCTAACAAAGCTTGACATTTGTTAAAACAATTGTATCATGTCATCACAATATGACAAACACAATTGAATTAAACAAAAATTTCTTCTTCGGTGGTAACGCAACTTTCACTGTTGAATCAGACGTGACTCACGCGTGGCGAACGTATAAAATTCGCCGCTTCAAGAAAACCGAACGGTTTCATAATCCTTCTTATGGTGTCTTTTTGTTGGCCGGTCCTGACAACGAAAATAGTTACGCGTATATCGGAATGGTTGACAAGGCCACCGGTTTCTTCCGCCTGACATCCAAAAGCAAACGAAATGAAAATTCCTCCGATGTCATTATCTTTAAGTGGGTTATGCAAGGTGTATTTAACGGAATGACGTTAAAAAATGGAACGATTCACCATGAAGGGAAATGTGGCTGCTGTGGCCGCACTCTAACAGTCCCGGAATCAATTCGCCGTGGTATCGGACCAGAATGTTGGTCAAGGATTTACGGGGCTTGACAGAAACAATTTTTTTGGTAAATTGATATTAAATAAAATTATGGGTAAAATCATTGTTACAAATCCGTTTAATCAAATTGACGAAATGTTTAAGGATTATGTTCGCCCAGCGGAATATAATCAGCCGTTTGATTACTTAATGGCTGTTTGTGGTCGTATTGATTCACCCGGTCCACGGGATGAACGGTGGGAATACATTCGTGACGCAGGAATGGGATTGATTGAAAGAGTGTTGAAACGTCAACCGATTGGTGCAGGACCACATTATTTTGTTTTTCCTGACCGTTGGATGGTACCCGGAGAAGCAATGGAGTTTGAATGTGCATTGCAGGAAAATCCCGACGCGAAAAAGTTCAAACGTGTTTATGTTGTGACGCATCAACCTTATCTTGTTAGTGGATGTTTACGAGAACAATGTCGAATTGTTCGGAAGGCTTGACATTTCTAAAAAGAAATATAAACTACCATCACAATATGATTAACGTCACTCTTGAAACGCCCGAATTCAAATCATGGATGCAGGGCATCATCGATAAAAACAGGGCCTACATGGCCGCAAGTTTTCCATCATTGGATGTGCCCACAATAACGGCTACCGAAGGCAGTCGATATATTCGTGTCATGCGAGACAATTCCGCTCATGCTTTCATTGACCGCACCAACGGCGACGTGCTTAAACCGGCATCATGGAAAGCACCCGCCAAACACGCAAGAGGCAACATTTTTGATACTTTTAACGGATTGGGCAGCATGGGACCTTATGGACCGGCGTATCTTCGTTGAAAGACGAAGGCTTGACATTTCTTAAAACAATGGTAAAATTTTCTTACAATAAAGTTTGAGGCCGACTGAAAAGCGCCAAGAGTAAGGGACCAGAGAGTGCGTTGATTACTTTATCGTTAAAAAGTGACGCTTGACATTTTCTAAAACTAATATAAATTGTTACTACAATATGAAAAAACACAAATATTTTGTTCTCGTTGAGGAATCTGAGTCAATTCCTTCTCCCAAAATTTACGAAATTACAAGCAACGTTCCTCTTATAGAAGAACAAATTGAAAACGTCTTAGTTGATAACAACATTTCTTTTGTTGACAGCACTTTTCAAATTGTTGACGCCCCAATAAAAATTGAGGCTTGACATTTCTTAAAAGTAATATAAACTACCGGCACGATATGACAAAAACATATATTCACGAAAACGTTACCTACGGAGCCGCAGGGCGCCGCTGGAAATTCACCGCACCAAATTACGAATACGTTACGCCGCTTATGCCCGGTGGTCGGGCAACGGCTGACAAAGTGGCACGCATCATCAATGGTGCTGTGAAACGGTCTGGCACGATGGATAATCTTGGCCGAGTCAATATGCACAAAGTATTTCACGATGCTGCCAAAGTTCAATCTCGCATCGTCAATCACCTTGACGATTGACGCTTGACAAATTCTAAAACAAGTATAAAATACCATTATGATTTGCCACTACTGTCAAACTGAATACGACGAAAACGAACGTTGTTGCCCTATGTGTCACCGCACTCCGAGTGACAAAACCGGCGCCGGTAACGGATTGAAACCGAAACCTGTGACTGTCAGAATTTCCGGTTTTCCTTTGAAAACCAATGTTTCGCCTAATCCCCCGAATCCGCAACATCGGTTCCACAAGGCTTGACAATTTTTAAAACAAATATAAACTGTTTTTGTTGGTTGAAACAAACATAAACAAAAACACAAAATATGACAAACTTAGTCGCAGAAATTACAAAGGCTCTGACGGCCATTAAAGGAAACCAGTTTGTTTCCATTACCTACTTGGCAAAGAAAAGTGGGGAATTGGCCCGTCACACTATCAATGTCGGGTTTTCCTACCACCGAGCGGTTGAAAAATCCGTTACTGAACTGGAAATTCTCACGGCGGAAAACTCCGCAACGTGGAATGAATTAACCAAACAGGCAGCCGCAAATGTCATGGCCAGCCTCAAAAAGACTCTGGAGGCACACGCCCGCGGGGAACAAAACGAAGATTACACGAAAAGGGGCCAATACATTCCGATTGGTAACGGCGTGAACTTGAACACCGCCGACAATACAATTCAACTTTTCGGATTGTCTCACGCAAAAACGGTATTGGTTGAAGGGATTTACCCGACAGTGAACAGCCGGCCGCTGACGATTGAACAAAACAAAATCCGCAATATGCTAACCGTCAGCAAGTTCCGCGAGTTCGCTCTTGACTCGTCACAAATCGCACAAGTCAAAGTGAACGGCGACACTTTGGAATTGGTAAGTCGGTAAGTTGGTCATATTGTGGGAGTTAGGTGGGCTTCGGCTCACCTGACTCTTGCGGTTGTTTTCAGATAACGTTAAAGGAATCACCGCAGACTCCAGTCCCCTACTCTCCGGCATCTTTCAGCCACATCGTTTATTATGAGAAAATAATAACATAACTTTAAAAATTGTCAAGCGTTGACAGTGAGGCTTGACAAATTGAATTTTTCATATAAACTACAATCACAATATGAAAATACTTTACAATTACTGGCGACAATCATTTAAACATCCATCCCTTACAAGGGAACAACTCCGAAACATTGCGAGGATTGCTAATGTTTCAAGGGGCCGGAACACCAAGGACACAATCGCAAATCTCAAAGTAGCCAGTATCATTGTGTGACGCTTGACATTTGCTAAAAGAAATGTAAACTTCCATCACAATATGAAAAGAAAATCTGTTATTTGTAAATCTGGTTTGATGGGATGGCAAGGGAAACTACAAGACCAGTATAAAGACTTTACTGAATTTGAATCCTTTTGTCGCATTTACAATAATCACATACAGCTTGGTTACAAGACGCCGGCTTCGGCTTGGCGTGCCAATCCAACCATTCAAGGTTCAACAAATCCGTCTGACTATCGGAAAGTCGAAAAGACATATCACTGTCAAAACGAAGAGTGTGGTGAACAAGTTTCAAAAACAACGTGGTATAAATATCAGGGATTATGTCCGGAGTGTTTCAGTTTCACTGACTGACACGCTTGACATTTCTTGAATGTTTGATAAATTCAACTCACAATGACAATACGATTTTACATTGAACGAAGTACCAACATGGTTCGCATGTCAGTGCGGTTCTACAAACGAAAGTAATGTTATGGAAAACTACACTTTTATTGCTTTGGACCAAGAACCTGTAAAATGTAACTCCTTCAAGGAAGCTTTTACCGCTATGTTCAATTGGGTTCAAAAACACTTAAACGGTGAAGGTTTATCATATCAAGTGTTGGAAACTGCTATTTGGATTGAAATAAACGGTCGACCACTTTACTTTTACGATGCCCGTGATAGAGCCATTGACGAGAATATTCTCAAAGATGGAAAACTTATAGAAACTTGACAACCCTACAAAAGTCAAGTAAATTTGGTCCTATGAAGGTAAAAATCATAGGGCCTAATCAATCGGAATTGGTAATGGGCAATAAAACTGTTCTTTTTTCTTACTCAATTCCAGTTGCTGCAAAGGTTGGTAACAAATTTTATAGAACTAACAAATTTCACAGCAAAACTATCAATCATCATATCAATCAATGGCTAAAAGGTTGCGCTGAACACCGTTCTCAATCATGGTTCAATCAGTTAGTGGAATAAAACAGTGACGCTTGACAAAGTTCTATTGTGGTATAAATTACAAATACTATGAATCCTTTTTTAATTGGAGCTACCATTCTTGTTTGGTGTTTATTCTTATTCGCCTATCTGTTGTCGGCGATAACAAATGGAAAAAATAATTACATTTGTGACGCATTCATTTTTCTTGTCATTGGTATTTTTTTGACAATTGCTTGTGGTGCTTCGTGGCAACATTTGCATGACACGCCACAACTACCTGCTATTGAACAACATAAGTAACGAGGCTTGACGGATTTTTAATGTGGTGTAAACTTTACGCCACAATATGAAAGATTTTACTACTGCCATTGACGAATTACTCCAATTTCTCACTGAAAATCCCACACTTTCACACCAACGGCGTGCTCTCGGGACCAATGGAAAATTGGCCGATGTTGAAACGGTGGATAACTGGATTGGAGAAAAACTTTCCGAAGCTAGTTCAACTTTACTTGACCAAATTCATCAAGAAATTTTTGAGTCTTTACCACAAGAAAGAAAAGACGCAATCATATCTGAAACCAAAGAATCAATCCCCGTGGATACAAGTGGCAAACCTGAATTGACGCCTGCTTATCTCCGTTCAATAGGTCGCTTAGACTTACTTGAATGGGGAACAGATTAAGAACGCTTGACATTTCTTAAAATAATGGTAGGTTAATACCATGAAAAAAATCCGATATATTTATTGGGTATCACTTAGCGAGATACTTTGCCGTGAGTCGGAAAATCCTAAACTATTCCAGTACTTCAGTGGTTCAGCGTGGTATAATTCAATCGCTAACTATCGAATACATCCTGATAGTTTCACCCGTATTTCCAGAAAAGAAGCAATGAAAAGATACACTGATGCTTTCTCTGCTATAGTTCGTTCACAACGTCATTTAGAGAACGCTTGACTTTCTATAAACATTTGGTAAGTTAAAGATATGAAATTTTTCACTATTACCAACGTAGATTTTGCTCAAATTCTTCGAGATTTCCGCAACTACGGAACACCGCATAGCAATCTCCTTCATTCCTTTGGAAATTTTCATTTGGCCATATCCAATGACCGTGAAGTGTATCATTTGTTTTTCCATTGTGCTGAATTTTATTTCATCATGGAATACATTTACAAAATGGAACTGGTACAAGTCGAAGGTGATGTTGAACAATTCAGTTTACAGATGAGCAGACATTTCCCATCGGTTCACATAACACCGTCGAAGGCTTGACCTTCAATAAAACTTTGGTAAATTGATTATATGATTATTCCACTCACTTTGAATGAAGAGAAATTCAGTGGAAGGCTATGGTCAAAAGGATTTCTAGCATTTTGTGATTCCGTTCTCTCCAAGCTCGGCGCAAGGGGTAGAAGTTGCCGGTTGATAGTTCGCCTCAAAAATCCAAAAAATAAAGGGTTCACCAAAGTTCGTTTACAGCGTTCCACATCTGGAGATTATTGGAAGTGGTTCATTGACTCCGAACCATTCGCGTCACTTTTTCCATGTCATTCCTGTATTCATTATTTTCATGGCAGAGTCGTGGACAAACTTATCAATGAAACTTGTCCCAGCGCTATTGAAAATACGGTATGGGTACGAATTGAGAACGCTTGACATTTCTTAAATAAACGGTAAACTACTTTTATGAACAGATTATTTCCTAACAACGATGATTTTGATAAGTCATTCAACCGCGCCAGAAACTTCATCATCGCCATTTGGATAATCGGTGTCATCGGTTCACTGCCTCTTGTTGGTGCTGGTATCTATGTTGCTATTCACTTTCTTAGTAAAGTGTGGTAAACCTTATGGCAAGAATAGTTCTGACAGCAAAATCCCGTCAAACACTCAAAGAACTTGGATTTGAAGAAGTTCATTCAGGTTCAGCAATGGGTGGATGGTTTGGTGACGTTTACATACTTGTTTGGGAAAACGGAACATCATACGTTACTATTCGTGGCGGTAAGCAGGTTAAATTTGAGCTAACCGAATATTGGATTCCTTCGGTAAAGTATATGGCTTATCACGCCTTACGTCAAGAAATTGGCAGAATGCGTGAAGAAATTGACCGTGTTGAAACATTGTCAGACAGGTTTTTCAAGAAAACCATATTAAACTTAAAGGCTTGACTTTCTATAAATATTCGATAAACTGTCTTTGTTAGTTAAAACAAACAATAACACAATATGGCAAAGACATACACCAGCAAACTTACAGCCGGTAAAGATACCATAACGACTACCGTTCGCAAAACCAAGACGTTCATTTATATCCAAAATGAATTGAACGGAAGACGGTTAGGAGAACAAGGTATCCGATTGGAAAACTTTCGTAAAGAACCTTGGAGATTTGGTTCACCTTCTTCCACCAAGTAATAACACCATAAGCCCTAGCCTACGCGGGCTGGGCTTATTAGGTTGACTTAACCACCCCATTACCCCACCCTAGCAGGTGTGGGGTGCCCTTCTGATCATGGGGATCAAAAGGGGGCTGCTACCCCGCGCATGTTAGTCTGCGACGGGAACTCCATTTTTTCTTAAGAAATAAAATACGTATTTACATGCGCTTTATATTCTCATGTGCTTTACACACAACAAAACTCTTAACACAATTTTAGCTCTTATAATGTCGGAAAGCACAAAAGAACTTGACAATTTAAGCATTTTCCTGTATCATATAAAAATATGAACTGTCTTTGTTATATGTTAAAATTGTGTATATTCCTTATAATTGCTTGTTGCTTAGTTCCTTTAGCATTAGGCATATTCCTCTTCTTTGGTGTTCTGGGAATAATTCTTTGCTTTACTCCATTATTACCACTTGGTATTTTGTCAATTTTCTTGGCTTATTCGATGGTAATAGGAATATGGGCTATTTTAGCCAACTTGTTTTTTTACTTATTTAAACTTAACACAACATAAATTTATTATTATTATTATTATTATTATTATTATTATTATTACACACAAATGGCATTTATAAAAAAAGAATTTTATGATTATGACTTTCCTTTGTGGATTGGCAAAAACCAGAGTTGTAATAATAAGATAATGGAATGTATATGTCATGCATGGCATAATAAAAATAGGAAAGATGACCTGACAAAAGTTCTTGATGGTTTTGATATATTTTGTAGGCTTCATTTAAATCATGATGATAAATTTTTTATTAGAGGAAATGATGTGTCTTCACACACATATTATCTTCAATTGATTCATTTTGGTATTTTTCCAAGAGATGGCGGGCGAATTATAAGTTCTCCGTTACTTGTAAGATTGAAAATTATCTCAACTATTCCAGAGATATACCATCAGATAAACAATGATGGTTTCTTTTATGTTACCGGCGATGCAGAGCTTGAGAATGTGTCCAATAATAATACTACTGTTGTATTTTTGGAAAATAATCATATAACTGATTTCAGGGTTGATTCCCTTTGTTATATAAATGACACAATTGTATCAAATCAGGAACAAGTTCTTTTGTCCAATAAGTAAATTTTATGAAAGTATCACCATCCGCAAAATTTTACAAATATTATCAGGTTATGTCACTAAAAAATGATGCAGATAAAGCTTTTTTTGATGATTTTGATGATGATTATAAAGATTTGTCCGTATCTCGTCCTTCAAGTTGGCCTTACCGTAGTTTGATTTCACAGTCAGTAGCAAAAGCAGCAAAGGATGAAGCAGCAGTTGTCGGGGCAACTCAACCACAACCAAAGGTTCAAAAACCGAATGTAATTCCTATAATGTTTGATGTAATCATTGGAAGTCCCAAACAAAACAATAACAACAATAAAAATTTTGTTGTCAATTCTTCTGATAAACTCCTTTATTTGTCATTTAACCGTTATGTGATTCAAACAGCAATTAAGACATTTAATGATAATATTAAAAAGTATTATAACCAAACACTTCCCCGATTCATTATTAAGAGTGGTTGTGTTTCTTTGAATACCGGAAAAGATATTGAATTGTTATTTTATGGTTTAATATTTGATGATATTAAAATAACCGCTTCATTTATCTATTACGATGATGCCTATGATGAATTTAATACTATAGAAAGTCTTAACATTTTGAATGAAATCAACCGAACTTGTGAATTTTTCATCTTGGGTGAATATGAATTGGATGAAACAGAAGAGCACATAACCGACATGAAAATCGAATCTTTTGGTTATGTCAACCGAATTAGGAATATAAGGGAACAATTATATAAACAAAATGAATGGTAAATTTTTAACCACTATAACCGAAGTCCGGATTGGTAACAATGGACAACCGAACTTTTACATAACCGGAAAAAATGAAGCAATCGTAAAGCAAGCTTTAAAAGAGTTTACCGACAAAATGTTTGACACGCCTTGTGTTCATTATTATGTAAAAATTGACCAAACGGATTGTATCTTGGATTCTGTGGAATTGGCAGGATGTGTAATATGGGCAAGTCTGCGATATTATACCATTGAAAAAGACAGTGAGGATGACAAATCTCTTGAAGAATCATTATTTGAAGAATCTTTGAGGCGTGGTGCATTGTTTTTAGGATGTGAATATGAATTTGACAGTGGAGAATATGTCAGTCCTCAATATTTGGGATTACCCAATGAGGATATGGAACGCATGTGTATAAGCGATCAGTTAAATTTCATAAAATTCCATATGTTGTATTATTACAGTTATCCCACTTCACTTAATATTTCTGGTTATAGAAAAACAATTTATAGGATTCCTGAATTCAAGAGTTAAACTATTTTAATATTTACCTTCTTTTTCCTGCTCTTCTTTCATTACAAATTTGGCAAAGGACTGATATTCTATTATTGTAACGTTTGATTACATACAAGCCATATGTCATACACTTTGGACATTTACCTGCAAGAATCGCTTTACTTCTTTTTGGTTCGTATCTTGTTTCAATGCAATGCTTGCAAATGAGAGATTTCATTTTATTTGGATATTCATATGCATCATTTTCATCATGAATACATTTACCTCGATTTATATGGTCTTTTCTAATCAATGAGTTTTTTATTCTATCTTTTATTCGAGTGGTCATTCTTGCTTGAATTGTGCTCATTTGTTTGACTTTATTAAGACTTTTTGCAAAATCTTCTCTGGATATTTCATCAATAGATTCCATTTTATCCCAATCAATAATATTTTTTGCTGGAATGGATCCAAAATAAATCAATGAATCTTTTACCCTTGAGTCAACTTTGAATTTTTTTGGGTCTAATCCTTGTGTGCTTATAGTAATGACAATTACATCTTCCCTGCCACCTATACCAAATGGCATAGCTCTCTTACTTTTTCCACTCTTATCTTCGGGAGGATAATTTCCAGAGGCACCAAAATACTTTGCTGTGGATGGATTTGTTGTAAGATATATACCTTTTTGTGCCCAAGCATAATTTTTATTATGCATTGGGTCCAACCCATACTTCCAAGCTCGATTAGCTCTACTTTCAATGGTGCCATGATACATTTTTAGTGGTATTCTTGTTGGAGTGGCAGTTTCCTTAATTATGTGAGATTGACCTATTGCTTTAGCAATTATATACTCTTTAATTAACTTTTTTACTTTAACCGCATTCATGTTTTGATTTCTTCAAATGATTCCACATAATAAATAGAAACAGAAGTTCCTTTATCTCTCCATACTAACGGGTCAAGACAGGCTTTTTCTGACAACCGATTCAAGAATTCAACTTTATCGGGAAGTTGTTTCCATACTTGCGGTAAAAATGTAGCATTGTGAGAATCAATTTTTAATATTACGCCATCCTTGTAAGGTTGTAATTTATTTAATAAATCTTCTGGTGAATTGAAATTTAATGGTTTTGGTTCGGTCAATATGCTGATTTCAATTTTGATTTTATCCAGTTCATTAGATTGGACCGGCAAAAAACGCCAATCACGAATGGCTGCATGTTGTGTATTATTTATAACTGATTGATAAAGTGGTTCTCTTGGAATAATATTACCAATACAACCTCTTAAAATGTCATTCTTTGTTAGTGTTACAAAACATGCTTTTATATCAGTTAATCTTGGTGGAATATCCTTGAGGTCCATATTTGATATATTGCTATTTATTATATTTATCAATGTCATTCTAGATAAATCCAGTAAAAATTGCCTTTCTTGTATTGAAAAATTCACCGGTTCATCAATAGAAGGTATGTGGAATTCCTGTTTATTGAAACTCATATAAGCGTATAAATAGTTATGCTTTGGTATAAATTAAACTATATTTATTTAGCATATATGAACATATACGAACTCAAAATATTGATTAAAGAAGTCATCCGCGAAACAAAAAAAATATTAGCTGAAGCGGTAGAAGAGCAAGAAGAACCCAAAGCTCCTGATATAGGCATGAAACATTCTCTAGGTCATGAAAGGGAATATGGAACATTAAGTGACACCATTGTTAGATTAAAACTTGGTGGTGTAAATAAAAATGCTATTCATATAATAAAAGATTTTATTGCACAAGCTGCATATGAAGCTAAAATGAATGATTTGAAAGTTATCAATGCAGATATACAAAAGCAAGGAAAGTCGGTATTAGCTATCGATGAACCAGAATTAAGAAGAATTACACCAACTGAAGCAGATATAGACAGAGAATTAGCAGCAGAACCAAAAGACCCAGATGAAATGACACCAGAAGAAAGATTAGCACTAATAAAACCGGGTGAAAAAGCAGCTGAATGGAAAGCAATGGAAAAGCAGGAAAGAGAAGAAAATAGAAAAAAAGCTGAATTGAAAAAAGCAAAAATAGCTGCAGGAACTTATGACCCCAATGATACAAGTTTGTGGACAGATAGGGATTGGGATATTTGGAATAGGGAACATCCGGAAGAAACACCATCAGGTAAAGGATACAGGCCAAGCTATAAAAAGAGTAAAACTGGTCAAGTTATGCCAAGATTGGGTCTTGGAACATTGAAGCATTAAATTTTTTAATTAACTATTATTCTTATCTATAAAATTAGAATACTTATAAATAATAAGGTTAAGTTGATTGACTGATATAAGCATTTGAAGACGTAGCTATAATGTTATATAAACTTTCCGTCACCGCTAATGAAGCTGTATAACTACCTGTGGTATAACTATGAGTAAACGGATTATTGGTTGTATATGCCGAAGAAGTTGCATCACCAAATGTCCAAAGTCCTGATAGAGTTCCAATACTATTATAAGTTACTGACCCCGTAAATGAAGCTGTGAATTTATGAGCTGTATTTGCGGAACTGCTAATAACGGTAAAAGCTGCTGTCAATGTTGGTGCGTTCACAGTAATTGTTTTAGAAATTGATGAAGATGCACCTGTTGAACTTGTTTCTTGTAATGCTACTGTATAACTTCCTGTTTGTGTATAAGTAACTGCTGGTGGATTTATAGCTGTACTTGTCAATGAGCCACTGCCTAAATTCCAGTAGAATGTATCATTTTCTGGTGTAAAGGTTAAATTCAAGAAAGTTACTGTTAAAGGACCTACACCAGATGAAGGTGTTGTAGAGAATGAAGCCGTTTCTGATTGTTCCTCTTGATAGATAAGTACATCGACAGGTACTACGCCACCAGCACCAGAATTTGCGCCAAATTGCCCATCTTGAACTTGTTGTGAAGGTGGTTGAGGTACTTGGGAAAGTAATGCTAAATTTTGACTTTGTTTAAGAGCACTCTGTTCTTTAAGCAACATTTGTTCTCTTGCTAATTGGTCTATTGCTATTTGGTGATAAAGTGCCTCTTCTTCAGCAATTTCCATCCAGTGTTTCTTTTTGGGTGGTTTCTGATAAGCATTATATGGTTCTATCAAATAATTCATGTTTATAAATATTTTTATTAAATTCAATCGCTTGACATTTTTTGTAAATGTGGTATATTTATTTTTACTTGATGTGGGCGTGTAATGGTATCGATTTATCATAACAGTCATACAGAGCATGTAGAGGATTGGTCATCTGTGGCCTCTTAAAAAACGAAGACTAAACTAAATGCTAATCTAAATCGATTGGTAAATGCTGACTTTGCTTTTGAGGTTAATACCTTTGAGGAAGTCGCTGTAGCGGCCTAGTTTCCGCTCCGTCATGTTGAGTGATTCTCACTAATTCAATAATGGCGTAAAACCGTGAGAAAACTGCTTGTGGTTAAAATTACAGGACTGGTTAGATTGGGCAGTTCTCAATCTAGGTTTGATAATTTTCTCAAATTTTGATATTAAACCGAAGTTTAAAGTTGATAAACATGTAGTGCTGGATGGGTGTAATGGTAAAAACACGGGTTCAATTCCCGTCACGTCCACCATTTTTTGTACCTTCTTCTATCATTTCTTTCTCTATTTATAATACACATGGAAGATTATACCAGATTATTATTGGAAGAAACACAAACACAATTAATAGAACTGCACAGTGTTATTGGTCAGCGGTTGTTGGACGTGCCGAATTATAGCTTTCAAGCGTCGGGGATGAGCCTGCCGGGTGCGGATTATATAATACAAATTGAAGTTGCAGTTCAATTTGTTTACAAAGCATTGAAAACAGAAGATAGATTGGATATTTTTAAAGCTTTACAAAAAGCTTATGATACCTTGAAACTTAGATTTGGACATGGGGATGCAGATTATGATTTGTTGGTTGAAAAACTTAAACAAGCTTTGGAGAGATTACAAGAAGAAGTATTTGTAAATAAGTCTGTATTAAAACCACTCATAAAATTTGTTATTAAAGAGATACAAGAAGAAGTGGAAGAACATTCATCGTTTGTTAATATAAGTGAAGGTCATAAACACTCTCATGAGGTATTAATAGCTATGATAAATGATATAAAATTGATGGTAGAGGCATATTTGAAAAAAAATAAATTAGTAGTCAACGGTGCAAGTGATTTATTTTTAAATCATCGTGAATCATTACTCCAATTTTTAGATTATTGGGCTCAAAAAATTTATGAAAAAGCGCCTGAAAGAAAAGATGATGTGGAAAGAGTAATGAATGAACTTCGTGGTCATTTTAAAGAAATTTCTAGGCAAGGAAATAATGCAATTACTAATATTAGAGATTATGAAAATTATATCAATGCTTTAAATGAACTTGAACATTTGAATGAAATTTTTGATGTAACCAGAGAATCAGTTGATGAATTATTTAAAATAGGTCTTGATTCTGGATTTGGTAAGAAAGAAATATAATATGAAAAAATTTGAAGTAAAAAAAATTATAACTGAATCCGTTATTGGATTTTTAAATGGTATTAAACTTGTTGATGATTTTGACATTTCTGATGAAGATAAAAAAAGGATTGAAGAAGTTGTCAAGAATACTTTGAATAGAAAAGGTTTATTAGCATTTACATATAGAACTGATGCAGAATCAGGAAAAACTTCTGTCGGTGCTAGAATTGACCCTACAGCAAAAGGTGACTGGGTTCTTTCCAAGGAAGAATTACTTTATGAAATGCCTATCAAATACAATTATAAACTTCATGAATTTGTAAAGAATTTAAGAAAACAAATAGAAAATAAAAAATAAACTTTCTCTTTCGTGTTAATATATATTGTTGGAATTCAAAAGAATTCTACAACAACACACACAGAAAGGTTTACGTTATGAATAAAAGCGAATCAAACTACAAGGATTCAGATTCAACTCCCATCATCATTCTAAAAAAAGGTAAAGTAGAACTTAAAATTAAAAATGCAGCTGCAATAATTAAAAAAATAGATGAATGGTATCCGAGTGATGGCTCGGATAGTGGATGGAATATTAATTGGAATAGAAGAAATAGAGAATTAAGTAATATTGAAAAAGATAAACAGATACGTTGGATAGAAGCTGCTAAAAATTGGTTTAAACAAGAAATATTTGGAGGATTGGAAGATTTTGAAGTAATTGTGAATGAAAATACATCCACTGAATCAAAGAATTGTTTTGGTGGTGTCAATAAAGAATCTTCTGATATAAAAAATGGTACAGAAAAGAATATTCTTACTAATGTATTAACTTCTGAGGAAATGGAATATTTACCTACCAATACCAAAAAAATTATACCTTCATCGGAAGTAAAATCAGTTAACAAAAATGCTTATGAAATCCGTGCCGATATTCTTGGACAATCATTAGCATGGATTCAATATAAACGAAGTTTTGAAAATATTAATTCTCCTGTTCCCACAGAAGAAGATGTTTTGTTAGTTGCTAATAAATTCTACAAGTTTGTTGAAAATAAAAAATAATCATACGCTTGACTTTTTCTAAACTTGTGGTATCATAAAATGATATGAAAAAAAATGTTCTGAATTGGCCAACATTGGAAGGTAGGTTAAACAATCCTTTAACAACAGAAAAGGAAGCTTTGTTACAATTACAGAAAACAATGCCTCTGACGAAATATGCTCTTAAGAAATTGGAAAGGTTGATTAAAAATAACTATGTTAAATCTACCTAGTAAAGTAGAGGGTGCTAACGTTCTGCTGTGTGGTATGGGTGGTGGTTTTGATATTTACGGAACATTACCTATTTATTACACGTTAACAAGAATGGGCATGAATTGTTTCTTTCATAGTCATCAATTTTCCCATTTAGTTTCTTCAATAGTTGATGAGAATGAACATGATAGTTCATCTTTTTTGCCTGAAATTCCACTTGCCAAATTTATAAAGAAACCTATTTATATTGATGGTAGAGTTGGTCCTTCTATTCTCCGAAAAAGTTATGAAAAGATAATTGAAAAACATAATATTGACCATGTTATTATGGTTGATTGTGGTGTGGATTCTTTAATGCATGGTGATGAAGAGTTTAAAGGAACTGTAGGAGAAGATTTTGTGGCTCTTGCAGCTTTTAAAAACATTCCAATAAAAAAGTGGTTGGTTGTTTTTGGATTTGGTTGTGAAGTTGAAGAACAAATTTCTCATTATCATGCGTTGGAAAATATGGCAGAATTGATAAAAGATGATGCATTTCTTGGTTCTTGTTCTCTTACTAAAAATATGTCATCATTTCAATTTTACAAATCTGCCTATGAAAACATAGCAAATCTTCCAAATTATAGAAAAAGTCATATTCATCCAAGAATAATACCTTCCATAGAAGGATTGGTTGGAGAAAAATGGTATCAAAATGAGTCATCTATATATCCTGAAGTTTTAGTATTCTTATCCCCATTAATGGGTATCATGTGGTTTTTTGATGGAGATGTTGTTATTAAAAAGAATAATATTATTCCTCTATTGGAGAATCATTTTACTTTTGCGGAGTCAATATCGACTATTGAGGAAATGTCAATTCCTACAAGAATGTCTCAATCAATACCGTATTAAATATGGGAATCAAAATTGTAGCTGGAATATAATGATATTATGAATAATATAGAATTAATGGTAAAATCCCTCAAAGGTTTGTGGGTTGGTGATTGTATTGGAAATGTTGGACAGTTTTATTACGCTCAAGACATATTAAAAGCGTTGGATGAAGGAATTGCTAAATTTGGGATAGATAACATAGACCCTATGGGAAAATCATTCCAATATTCCGATGACACGGAAGAGGCAATCGTTTTGGTAAATCACTTGTTTAACAACAAGAAAATTTTACAAGATAAGTTAGCGATGGAATGGGCAACTAGATATTATACCCGTGACCCTGATGGTGAAATTTATGGTTACGGATTGATGACTAGGAAAGTGTTAAAAGATATTTATGAGGGTAAACCTTGGAGAGAAGCAAATTTAACATTTCAGAGAGGCGAAAGTCCATCAAACATTGATGTGTTAATAGGTGATATTGCGCATGGTAAATCTGTCAAAGATGCTTTATCGGAATTAAGAAAAGATGGTAGTCAAAAATTTCTTCCACAAAAAGTTGGTTCGTGTGGTAATGGGTCTGCTATGAGAATTCCTCCATTGGGTGCGTATTTTTATCTTTCTCCAATTGAAGAAGTTGTTAAACAAGCAACGTTATCAGCAGAACCAACTCATTGTCATCCGGAAGGGATTGCTGGTGCTATTGCTATTGCATCATTAGCAAAGTGTATTTCGTTGTCTGAATGGGTATATAAATCGGAAAAGGTGTTGAATACAAATTATGTCACAGATATGGATACCAAGAAAATCTATGATTACATCTTGGAATTTATTCCTGATAGCCAAGTAAAAAAAGGTATTCTTAAAGCAAAGGAACTTCCATTGGACATACCTTTGATGAAACTGATTGAAATTTTAGGAAATGGAACATATGTTACTTGTCAAGATACAGTTCCATTATGTGTATTTTTAACAATACAGGCATTATCCTTATATCCATTAGATGAAATGTATGAAAAGGTTTTAATTGATACTTGTAAATGTTTTGGTGATGTTGATACAAATTGTGCTATTGTTGGTGGTATGATTGGAATTATCAGTTCTCCACCTGAAAAATGGATAAGATATTGTCAACCAATGGAAGGAGTAATGGGTGACCCGTTGCCTGAAATTACAACACAAAGAAAAAGAACAGAATACAATGTTAATAAAGATGCTATAAAAGACATACTGAACAATATAAAAGAAAAATAATTTATGATTGGAGCAATTATAGGAGATATAGTCGGTTCACCCTACGAAGGTGCTGGTCTTAATTTTGTAGATGATAGAAATTTTTCTTTGTTTGATGGAAGAAATTCACGTTTTACGGATGATACCGTTCTTACTTGCGCTACTGCTGATGCAATTTTACAAACATTTACTATTAATGATTCGCCTATAGGTTATCCTCCATTTGCAGAATTATACAAAAAGTGGGCGTCAAAATATCCAAATAAAGGATATGGAAGTGGATTTTATGAATGGGTTAGTGAAGGCGGAATTACAGTAAAGAATAGTTATGCAAATGGATGTATGATGCGTTGTAGTCCTATTGGTTTATACTATGACGATTTTAATATAGCAAAATCTGTAGCATTAGAAAGTATCAGAATGACACATAATTCTCCAGAATCGGCTCGTGGAATTCAATCAATTGTTTCTGCCATTTATATGGCATTGCATGGAAAGTCAAAATTACAAATTAAATCATATGTGGAAAAGAGTTTTGGTCATATGTTGAATATGACTGTTGAAGAACTACGATTGTTACCAAAAACTACTATCAGATGTGATGTAACCGCTCCTCAAGCATTAATATGCTTTATGGAATCCACGGATTATGAGTCAGCCATTCGTAATGCAGTTTATACCAAGGGTGATACTGATACTATTGCAGCCATTGCAGGTTCCATTGCCGAAGCATTTTATGGTGTTCGTTCTATTCCTCAATCCACAATTGATAAAGCAAAACAAAGGTTGACGCCTGAAATAATTGAGTTAATAAACAAATTTTATTATACTATTGGAGAATATCATGAATCTTATAAGGATTTTATAATCTGAAAAGAAATTCGTTGACTTTTTTGATAGATTTGTTATAGTATAATCTAATGTTAGAAAATAATTATAGAAATTTTATTGATTGAAAATAGCTTTTGAAGAATAGTTATTAATCATTAAAACGGTTATAATGAAAATGTAAAAAATAAAAAAGGAAAAATCATGAAATATATTAAAACATTAGTTGGTGCGTTATTTGCTATAGCATTATTGTTATCAGTAACCGCAGTTTCTGCTGTTGACTTATCAACCAACGCAGCTGCTGTAGGTCCGTGGACATTTGCTCTAAGCGGTGGTGGTTCATCGGCAATTAATAACGATAAATTAAATAATTCTACTGTCGGTCTTAATCTTGAACTTGGTCATACTGGTAAGTTGCTTCTCCCTATTGAGGGCGGTATTCGCCAAGGTATAAGTTATTCAGATGTTACCGATAGTAGTTGGGCATTATCTACAAAAGCATACTTGGATCCAAGATTGTTTAGAATAGGTAATTTGCAATCTGATGCAGGTGTTAACATTGGTGCTGCTTATGGTGATCAACCGTTAAAATGGACTGCTGCTCCTGAGGCTGACCTTAGATTTTATTTGAAGAAAGATGTCAACCTTTTTGGTCGTATTGAAGCTCCATTTGACCTTAATGCTGCTAATGATACATTTGGTAGATTTGAAAATAAACTTAGCTATACAATTGGTCTTCAAGTTCTGTTCTAAGAGTTACTTAAAAACTCAGGTTACAAGTTATAGAAAAAATCCGCTGAATTAAAACTCCAGCGGGTTTTTTATGCGAAAATAAAAAGGCTTGACACTTTCCAAAAGTTTGATATACTTATAACCAGAATGAAGAACATCTTTACATAGATTTCGGAAAATGACAAAATCATTAATTCATTCATTCTATCTTCAAATATTCACATTTTCGCTTCATTAGTTCAATGGCAAGAACAGGCGCCCCTAAACCGCCTTATAAGGGTTCAAGTCCCTTATGAAGCGCCATTTTGGTCAAGTAATTTAAAAGCAGAACATCCTTTACGGGAAAGTAGTGCGTTCAAACCCACTCTTGACCACCACGGGCGGGATGGCGGTTTTGCCGTCTCACAACGTTCAAGTCGTTGCCCGCCCGCCATTTACGCAAAATATTAAAGAGGCTTGACGTTTTCCAAAAATCTGATATAGTTATTGCTGATTATGGGCAGTTAGTTTATCGGCAGAATAATACCTCGACACGGTATAGAGATAAGTTCAATTCTTATATTGCCCACCAATTTAAGATACACACAGCAATAAAAAATTGTCTAGTTGTAGGAAACAACATAAAAAGGTCCCTCAGAAAAGAGTAAATCGGTATCTTGAAATCAGAATGTAGCTTAGTTTGGGAAAGCGCAAGCTTCGGGAGCTTGAGAGCGTGAGTTCGAATCTCACCATTCTGACCAATTTAGTCAAGGCTATCTTCAACAAGATGCCGAAACATCGGAGAGAGGCTTGACAAAAAGTGTGGATATGATAAAATGTATTCACGATTGAATTCGGAACGCTTTCGAATGAAATCATAATGGTTTGTGTTCATACGGTACGAAACGCCGAAAGGTAGTAGTTGTTCAGTCAACCGTATCATGTGTGCCGATGTAATGACGGCGTAAGTAAACAACACTATAGTTGTTCACACTATGAATATTTGTTCTTTGTCAGTAGATTTAACGGGGAGTATCGTCTCCGTTGGAGTTGCCGCAAGGTGACTTCATAAAGATAAACCGTAGCAATACGGCCAAAGGGATGGCCCCTAACGGCCACTCACCAATCGCAAGGTTGGACACCGATACAACGAGCGAAATCTGTAAATATCATCCAAAAGATGGTGTTACACTTAAAGCTGGGATGGAAAATGGTATCTGAGGGTAACACTGTAAGATATCTACTAACGATGCCGTCGAGCACTACCATCTGCCAAGCGCAACAGTGAGAGTTAAGATTTAAGCAAAGTAGTGAGGTTTGAGGCCAGCAACCAAAAGCTTCACTACAATCTGATAGAAACCGGCCAAGGCTCATACTGAGGACGGAATCTTGAAAGATGAATGAGTATCCGCAAGAGAAAGTTAGGACTTGTGTGGCATTTTGTATCTCCAAAAGGTATGAATCCACAGGCACCGCACAAGTTTGTTAGGTTGATATAGCTCAAAGTAGAGCAACTGTATTCAGCACAGTAGGCTGCCGGAGTCAAATCTGGCTATCTATTAAAAAACGCAAAGCCGGTGCCCGCGATGACTGAAAAAGTCTTAATTCTGGAGCCGCAAGGTAATTCAGACAACCGTAGCTCGCAAGGTGAAAGTTGTTCGTGTTGAAGGTAACGGAGAGGTTAGCCCCTCTTACTGCCCGCAAGGCAGACGTTAAATGAGACGCGGAATAGGTTGTCGTCAGGTTGGAAATGCCACCAACTAAATCAGGCAGACTTACCGGATAAACCATACGTTGTCCCGCAACGGTGGATTTGGATGAAGAGGAAGACTATCCGCAAGGTAGTGATAATCTTAGAAGGCCGGTACACAATGAGGTATTCTCACTCAAAGTAAATCACAAAATTGTCGAGATAGACCTTCGGGGAACGTTTCGTGATAATCCTTGACATTTTTTGTGAACTTTAATGATAATTTATAAAATATGCCTAAATGTTTAGGCGTATTTTTTTTCGAAATGTTGACTAAAAATTGCAATATGATATAAATTGACAATTAGTATTTATACTATATAATATTACTATGGTAGAAAAAACTATTACAATTTATGAAGGTGATTGTCTTAAAATTATGCCGGAAAAAGTATTTGATGAATCTGTGAATATGATTTTAGTTGATTTACCCTATGGGATTACACAGAATAAGTGGGATATTATAATACCATTCGATAAATTGTGGGAACAATATCATAGAATTATTAAACCCAATGGTGCCATGGTATTTACAGCAACTCAGCCATTTGCTAGCCGACTTGTTATGAGTAATCTTAAATTTTTTAGATATGATATAGTTTGGGAAAAAACTATTTCATCGGGACAAATGAATATAAATAATCAACCACTTCGAAGCCATGAATTGATTTTGGTCTTCTATAAAAAACTTCCAACTTATAACGAACAACGGACAAAGGGTACTCCTTATGAAATTAATCGTACAGGAAAATATAAAGCGGGAAGTTATAATCCTCAAAGACCGTCATCTAAAAAAAATGACGGGTTTAGGCATGCTCGAAGTGTGATTAAGATTCCAAATCCAAGAATGAAAGATGGACATCCGACTCAAAAGCCAATAAAATTATTGGAGTATTTGATAAAAACTTATACAAACGTAGGAGATGTTGTGATGGACAATTGTATGGGTGCAGGAACAACAGGTATAGCATGTCGAAATCTAAATCGAAAATTCATTGGAATTGAGATTGATAAGACATATTTTCAGAAAGCCAAGAAAGCATTAGACGAAGAAATATATAACCGTTTTTTTTCTTGACCTTTTATATTTAATTTACGATAATAATTATTATTGATGTAAATTAAAATATACTAAATATGAAATGAAACATACAAGAACATCAGCAGATCCAATAAAGGTGATAGAATTACTAAATGAACTAAGTACCCCCGACCCCCGCTATATAGAACTGCGTGATATTATATATAATAGAAGAAATGAGAAGATGTTATTAGAACTTCCAATAATTAGTTTTTTTCAATCTTTGTACTTTATGACTTCGCAGAAATATGGTTTTCTAATTCAAAAGAGAATAATAAAAGATATGGGTTATGGTCCCCCAAGAAACAAGGATGCTGGGGATGCTTTTGGAAATGATAAGGATCAGGAAATAAAAGTTTCATTAATTACTTTGACTAACCCAAGTATTAATATAAGGCAGGTTCGTATGTGGCAAGGATGTGACTACAATATTTTAGGTGTAGATATGAGAGTTGCGGCTAATCCAACTATCTATTTTTTTAAACTTACACATTCTGATATGGAACGTGAATTGGTTCTTTGTAAGGCAGGAAAAAGCCACACCCACGGAGAAGAAATGTCCCTTACTATTAACGTTGATAAAAGTGATGAACATTTTAATCGTTGGTGTAAAGATTACAGAATACCGTCTCCTTGGGATGATGAGTTAAATAAAAGATTTGTTCATTTTGCAAAAACGTTGCCCACGGTAACTGAGAATACCTTAATTCTAGAACCGCAAAATATATGAAAGCCGATATTAAAATTAGGATCGAGAAGTAAAAGGCTTGACTTTTTTTCAAAGTTGTGTATAGTTATAGTCGATATTGCTGGTGTGGCGGAACTAGGCAGACGCGCAAGACTTAGGATCTTGTGGAGTAATCCGTGAAGGTTCGATTCCTTTTACCAGCACCAATTTTATTTGTTCGTGGTTGGGTTCGGGTAACCATATTCCACCAACGTATTTTTAAGTGGTAACATGAACAAATTATATGGGGTCTTAGCTCATTTGGGAGAGCGGCTGATTTGCACTCAGCAGGTGACGGGTTCGAATCCCGTAGGCTCCACCAATTTATGATAACTGGAATAATCATCGGCCTTGTGGTCGGAATAATTATAGCAACTCTTTTTTGGAAAAAAAATAAGAATTTGCTATAATAAATTTTGTTAGTTTGTTAAAATTAACTGGCACCCACAACTATTGGGGCCGTTTCTTAATTCGTAAAATTAAGTGGTGGAGGCGTCGGCTCGAAAGAAATTTTCTTTAAGCTACTCAGCCCTAGTTTGCCGGTGTCAAATAACCGGCATTTTTTGCTACTCTGATGCAATTGGAAGTCATCCAAAGCTCAGAACTTTGGTTTTTACAGGTTCGAGTCCTGTGAGTAGCACCAATTTGGAGTAAGTGAATATGACAATGCTAAACGCCAGCAAATCAGACATCGTAGAATAATAAAGCATTATATAGGCTTTATTGATAGACGATGGTATCCTGATTTTCAGTCAACCGAAGAAGTTGAAAAAATATTCAGAGATTACCAATCTTACGGTAAAAAAAATCTTACATCCGAACAACTTAAAAAAATTGAACCGTTGCTAAATGGTCAAATAAATTATGAACTTACTATTCGCATGATTGTTGAAGAAATGTGTGATTGGTGGTCTAATAATTGGGGTTGGTATTATCCTTTACAATCTACTATAGATAGTATTAAAAATGATAGAATATTTAAATTATCATTGCTTAAAATAAAGAAAAGATGTATGGAAGAACACGGATTGAGATTTGTTGATTTCATAAACTCTTTTACAGGCATATCACAAGAACAAAAGGATAAATACTTTATACGCAAATTTGGTTGATATTTATAGTAGATATGGAAGATAAGAAAAAAGTATTGGTAAAAATTTGTAGTTATTGTGAAGTAGAATTTCATGAAGTTGGTGCTGCTATGAGACATGTTATGAGACAACATGGTATAGAAGGGAAAGTTACATTTTCTCACGGATTTTGTCCTCGTCATTATATAAAAATGATGAAAGAATATGGTTATAATAATGAAGAGATTAGAATTAAATTTAATTCTGCAAAAATGAATAATAATCTTGCTCCTGATTTGGAAAAACATCCTGAATTGGTTGACATCTATTCCAAAGGAATTTTTACTCAAGAACAATATCAGCAATATATTCTGTCCTTACAACAAGAAAATCAACAAGTTACCGAAAGATTTAAAACTCTTGCCGGAATTCATTCTTGACTTTTCTAATTAGTTATTGTATTATTTGCCAATTATGGCAGCAGAAATGAACAAATGTGAATTTTGTGGATTACCATCTTTAACCCGTGGTCATCATGTAATTCCAAAAAGTAAAGGTGGTGATACTATTGTTCTTACCTGCGAGACATGTGAATCATTTATTCATAAAACTTGGACTCATAATGAACTCCGTGATGTATATAACACAATAGAATCCATTCTTCAAACAGAACAATTTCAAAGATTTTTAAAATGGAGATTGAAACAACCACCGACAGTTTTGTTTAAATCTGAACGTGGTAAGTTTAGAGATAAAAATAAATATCATTAATATGAAATATGTAGTAGAAAGAAAAAGTAGATTACTTAGCATAGAAAACGGAAAGCCTCTTGGTAATGTAAAAGTATATTTAGAAGATAAACGTTCCAAAAATATTCCAAAGTTGACACCTATACTGAAAAATGCAGAAATTTTAACGGAAAATGAGGCATATGAATGGTTTGGAAGATTGAAGTCTCAATTTCCAGAAGATAATTCAATAACAATAGTTAAAATAAATCCTAAAACTATGAAGTTAGATTATACAGAATTATATTAAACATGGAAAAATCATACACATATATTGTTCAATGTAATGATAGTACATTTTATACAGGTTGGACGTTAGATTTAGAGAGAAGAATACAAGAACATAATGATGGTAGTAGTAAAACAAGATACACTAGAACTCGCAGACCTGTGAAGCTGGTATATGTTGAAGAATTTGATACACGGGCAAAAGCTGCTCAAAAAGAATCTCAAATAAAAAGAATGGGTCGTAAAGAGAAAATAAAACTCATTCAATCTATTCATCCAAATTTTAAGGCTTGACTTTTTATATTTCTATGGTAATATTACCATATTATGAAAGTTACATTCACACAAAGAGAATTTGATAAATTTCGAACCTTTCAAGATAGAATGGCAAAGGAGTTTGGTAAAACTGCATATATTGGAACTAATTATGCAACAGTATTAGTAGAATATTCTCCACAATTGGTTGAAATGTTAAGACCTTTTGCTAAGGTAAATCAGTTTGAATATGAATTGTCTCAATTGACTTGTGAAGATTGTAAGGAAAACAGAATGTTTTTTTGTGTTCCCGGAGAAACTAAATTTCTTTGTGAAGATTGTGCTTATGAGAGACAATTAAAGAGTCGACAATTATCTAAATAAAATCTGATATTCTTTTGTGATTGGCATATATTTATTATGCGAAACATATGCCAATTAATATACCTAATCCAATACAAAACGTAGGAAGTACTGACATTGCTGATTATCCGCCAATTCCATATGGTACTCTTAATGGTGCGGTTATACAACAGCAAGGATTTGGATTTATAACTACGCTTATCAATCCATTTTTTATATCATTTTCTTATCCCGTAACAAGTTCGGTTGGTTCTTTTCTTTATTATGGAACTACAACGACTACAACATCGTCAGTAGATGTATCTGATTATAATAATCATACATTTCAAGCGTTTGTAACAGCATCAGTAGGTGGTACGGGTAGTATTTATGTGTCTTCTTCAATTGATGGTTTAAATTTTGTTGGAGAATTTTCGTTTGTTTCAACATCATCGGTAAGTTCAAGTTTAATGAGAATAACAGGTTCAAGTAGGAGAAGATATTTTGTGGCATCTTATTCGGGGTCAAAAGGTTCAACCGGAAGCCTTTATCTTCTTAGTGGGCAATAATTTGTAGTTACGCTTGACATTTTTATTTTTTCTGATATAGTTATTTAGTATTAATGGCAGTATCGTCTAACGGTAAGACAGGACTCTCATAAGGTCTTGATAGTGGTTCGACCCCGCTTATTGCCACCAAATGCTCTGCTAGTGAAATGGATATCACGTCGCTCTACGGAAGCGAAAGTCGGGGTTCGACTCCCCGGTGGAGTACCAGATTTTATGAAATATTGCACAAATTGTGGAAGTCCAATTCCTGATGGACAAAAAGTTTGTTCCATGTGTTACGGTGATATGGATTACGGTAAAGATGGTTATTATCGTCAATGGGCAGAAGAGCAAGAACGTTTAGCAGAAGAAAAACGACAAGAAGAACAACAATTTAGCGATGATTTTTGAAATGCACCCGTGGTGATAATGGAATCATTCTACGCTTCGAACGTAGAGAACAGCAGGTTCGATTCCTGCCGGGTGTACCAATTTACGGGACTTATTTCCATAGCCCGTTAAATGGAAGGTTAAGGAAAATAAATCCTTCCATAATGCCTCTGTAATGATAACGGCAGCATACGTCTTTGGTAAAGACGAAGAGATGGTTCGACTCCATCCTGAGGCTCCAATTTTGGTTTGGGATTCGTTTCAATCCCATTTGGGTGTGGAGATGGGGAATGACCTTGATACGCACCACGATTTGCCTGTTTGGTGATAATGGCAGCACGATGCTTTCGTAAAGCAAAGGCGTCAGTTCGATTCTGACAACAGGCTCCATCTTATGATTAAGATGAATATATTTATTCTATTATGGCAAATATCCGTCTTAAATCATTAATAAATGAAATTTCTTTTGCTGGCCAAATCATCGGTCCAATATGGATACATTCTGATGGTAAAGTAATTTCAGTAAAACCCAAAAACGGAAAAGATTTTTCTTTGGAAGAATTATATGAATTCACAAATGGTGGGCCAATTGAAATTGTTTATCTTAGAGATGGTAGATTAATGATACTTAATGAAGAAGGTAAATTAAAAAGATTGCCTGTGAATTTAAGAGCAACGCAATTGTATGGTAATGATACTATTGTCGGTGATGTTTTAGTTTGTAGTAAAGAATATATACAGTAAATTATTTGTTGCCATTTCTTGTTTTTATGATATATTATATTTAGAGATTCAGTAGTTTAGTGGTAGAACAGTCAAATGACAAACGCTGGCTCTAATCCAGTCTGAATCTTAATGGCGTGGTGGTAGAATGGCTCATACGTTCGTCTGCAAAACGAAAGAACAGGGTTCGATTCCCTGACATGCCTCCATAATAATTGAATTATAAACACAAAACAAGAATATGAATGAAACAATAGTTACAATGTTTGACGATGAACTTAAAAATACAGTTGCTGAAATAAGCGATTTAATAACTATATCAGACGAAATTATACCAGATGAAATTAATGGAGAAAAATATTTTGAGAATCCAAATGGTGTAGAATTTGGACATTGGGTTGCCAATGAATATGTAGAAAAAGTTTTTGAAGGTATTGTGTGTGGCGAAAATCCACATTATGACAAGAAGTGTGATGATAACAAACTTGAAATTAAAGTTATTCGAGCATCATCAAAAAAGGTAAGACCAACGAATTGTGTAATAAGCTCTCCTACAAAGAACACATTCAATAGTCGTGCATTGAGGTCAATAGATGATGATTTTAGTCATGGACTTGATAAAAATGGTAAATGTCAATCTTTAAGTAATACGTCATTTCAGCAAACGAACCCATCGGAATTTGATATTTTTATAGGGTTTGTATTTTTCTTGGACAAAGTCAGAGTGTATGTTATTCCATCTGAGAATATTGCACATACCATTGGTGAAGTTAGTGATAGGATAAATCTTGTGCCGCAACATAGGAATCCGAAGGAAGGACACCTTTTGTTAAGAAATATTCACGCTAAGCCAGAAAAATTTATTATGTTCGAATTAATTCATAATAATAATATCTCTCTTAGAAATTTGGGAGATTATTTACAATGAATGTAGTTGATAAAGACATATCTTCTAAAAAGAAAAGATTAGGACAATTCTTAACACCACCCAATTTAGTAAATTTTTGTTTGGACAAAATTCAAATAAATACCAACTTAATAATAGAACCTAGTTGTGGAAATGGTGCATTTTTAAATGCTATAAGATGTGCAACGTCTGATAATCATCAAATTATAGGGATAGAATTAGACGCAGAATTAGCAAAACAATATACAGGTAAAGAAACAATTTTAGTAAAAAATTTTTATGATTATGATTATGAGTATGATTTTTCCACACCAAGAGATGTTACGTTTATTGGAAATCCCCCGTTTAGAAGTCCTGCCGCCTCTCTAAAAACACATCGCTCACGCATTCAACAATTGATGGAAATATATTCTATCAAAGGTATAAAAGAAGAATCTGTGTTTTTTCTAATAAACACGATTCATTTAATTCTTACACATAGGGTTAAAGGATTTATTCATTATATTTTGCCAAAATCCATATTTCAGAATAATTCTACAAGGTGTGAATCTTTTATATTATTTTTGAAAAAATATGTCAAGTTATTACAGGTTTGGGATATAAATAAATTTCCAGATGTGAATCAAAAACTTGTTTTCGTATCAATGGAAATTGACAATAACCGTTCTAATAATAATTCATTTAAATATAATGGAGAAATCAAATTGGTTGATGAGTTTTATGGTAATAATACACAGTATATAACTTTTCAAAATATATTCAAGAAAACATATTTGGGGTCGGTACCATGTGAAAGTCTATTTTTGTCTATTTCAGATGAATCAAAAATACAATTTAAAAATAGACTGATCAAAATATTTCATCCAGATACAGTTATTACTTGCGAAACATTGAAAGATTTGCTCACATTTGATGGAAATCAACATATTAGAAGTGTAAAAAGGGGTAGCGCAAACAAAATAAAAAAATTGATTGAATATATACATGAAATAAAAAAATTAAACGGATTCGATTATCATTTATTTGAAGATTTAGAAAATTATAAACCAATTCAACATAGAAATGAAAAAAGATTTTATTTTAGACATGAATTTTTGAAAAAGTCTTCTTTCGTTTACATATTGAATAGTAATCCATGCCCTTCTTTTTATTTTCCGGGTAATCCCAGTTCCAATTCAACGGATTATTTTGGATTTTGTGATTATGATGTAAATAGAAATAGTGGTCCGGGAGCCAACAGATGTGTGCCAGTAGTTGGAATTGAGGATAATTTGTGTGATGACTTTAAGAAGTATTGGGATAAGAATACAAACGGGCTTCCATATGGTAAGGTTTTTTCATATATCATATTTATTTCAAAATCGGAATGGTATAAAAATTTAAAAAATATATATCATAGATTTTACTTTGGAATTCCAGAAGTGTTTGATACATCATTTTTAAAAAATGTTGACATATCTTCTTAATGGTGTATAATTATAGTTGTATTTATAAAAACATGAATGAACATCATTGTTTTAAGTGCGGTAAAATCATTAAAGAATGTATGGGGTTTGTTTTAGCTAGGGATTTTTTAAATGACAGTAAAAATCCTAGAGAGCTTTGTGGAAAATGTATTTTATTAATTATCGATGATAGTTCTGTGATAAATTTGTTAAAAAATTCATATGAATGATATAATCAAACAAGATGATGAAAAATTGTGTGAGATGATAGTAAAACAATATCCTGATGGATATCCTATTTTCGAAACTGACAATGCTATAGAAAATGACGATTTAAAAATCGAAGAATTATTAGACCTTCAATCGGTATCTGAATTGCCACCAGAACCTTCTTCTATAGAAGATAAATATGAGGAAGAGCTTTTATTTAAACAAATTGCTGAGGATATAGTTAGAAGGTTGAATGAAGAACCTATGATTATAGAATATGATGATGAAGGAGATATGGAAGGATAAAATATCTATGTTAAATAAAGATGATATATATTTTTATGAATTGCTTTGTAAACAAGTAATTCATAAGAAAAGAAAAAATGCTGTTGCTAAAATGCCCGAAAGAATATATGATAATTTTGATAAAAAGAAAAAATTGCCTGAAAATATAGAAGATAAGTATGAGAAGGAATTATTTAGGGTGCATGAAGAAAATTTAATGGAAGAAGCTTTTAGGTCAGATGAATAACATATTAATACCTGAACAATTGAAGAAAGTTGTTGGTGGACAAAAAGTTTTAACATTGGAATTGACAAGCATATCTGATTTGATTGAACAGCTTTCATCCTTATATCCACAGGCAAAAGAGCGTTTAATCAATGAAAAAGGAGAATTTAACAGGTTTATCAATGTGTATGTGAATGGTGAGGATATACGGTTTCTAAATTCAATAAACACGAAGATTAATAATGGGGATGAAATTAGCATAATTCCAGCTATTGCTGGCGGATAAAACCCTTGTAAAATCAACAAAATAAAGAAAAATCGATGAACGCTTGACAGTTTTTAAAAGTCTGATATACTTATAACATGATGAGAACAGTATCAACATCGAAAAAAGAGATTTGCCCATTGGCAATTAAAGGACAATGTGTCCTTTCTGTAAAGCCCGTGTGGTATGAATCATATAATCATCAATTTGATAGCATTAATGAAAGGAGCGGCGGATAAGCTCAAGCTAACAAAAAAGATACTTTGAAAACCGCCGCTAAATAAAACGGCGGTTTTTTATTGTTAAAATATGAGCAATGAAGTATGGAAAGACATAAAGGGATATGATGGAACATTTCAAATTTCATCGTTGGGTAATGTCAAGCGTGTAAAATCGCCATCTGGAAAATATTTGGTTTGCAAATTATTGAAAGTTTGTAAACATAAAAATGGATATTCAGGAATATCATTGTGGAAAAATGGAGTTAGAACAAGATGTAGGATTAATAGGTTAGTAGCAGAAACGTTTATCGAGAAATCGGATGATAACAAAAAAATAGTTCATCATAAAAATTATAATAGGTCTGATAATAGAGTAGAAAATTTAGAATGGGTTACACACCTTTATAATTTACAAAATAAAATGCCTAAATATGTCAAAAAGAAAAAGTTACTAATGGATTTATTAAAAATCTTGAATGAAATGGGGTTATTAAAAGAAAATATTGATGAAACAGAGATATTAAAAAAGATTGAAAGAAGTTGTCGGTTTTAGTTTATGAAAACATTGGAAGAAAAGAAAAAAGAGAAATTACAAAAACGAGCTCTTACAAAAGAGTTGGAAGAACATTTGAATTCCAAAGAAATGCAAGACTTGTTAAAAGAATTGGAGAAAATGGAAAAATATGTGAAAAAGACACAAAAGGTGTCGGTATAAAATGGTGTTATGAAAAACGATTTGATTGAATTGGTAGGTATAATAGTTAAAATAAATGGTAAAAAAAGAATTTTTAAAACAGATAACTTTGGATTGCAGGGATGGGCATGGGAAGATGAAACCATAATGGAAAGTGATAGTGGAATAACATTAAATCTTAAAGATGGAAAAAAGGTATAGAAAACGGAAATTGGTGATAGTTGGATATAAAATTTTTGAATAGGCTTAGAACTCAAACAGTGAGCCTCCGTAAATCGGTGTCAAATAGTTGAAAAGCTAGAAAAAATCACTTATCGGTCATGGGGTGTTATGAGTAAAATCAGAACCCGGTCTCTGAGATAGATGCAGAGATAATATGGCGAATGGAATGGTTTTAATTTTTAGGCGTCTGGTGTAATGGTAGCCTGATTCTCTCCAAAAGAATTGGTGTGGGTTCGATTCCTACGGCGCCTGCCAATTTTAATAGTTAATGCTTCGGAAGCTTAAGTCTGGATAAGCATCAGACTTTTAATCTGATGACAGTGGGTTCGAATCCCACCCGGAGCACCATTCTTCTAGGAGAAGTCCTATGATATAAATCAGTGATGGTTTAATCACAAACCACTAATCCTATTGGAAGTAATTAATCCGATAGGTAACAATTTTTTACCGTCACGTAGCTTAAAGGCAAAGCAATCGCTCGATAAGCGATAGAGTGGGATTTCGAGATTCTCCGTGACGACCAATTTTTGGGTTCGAAACTTTGATGGTGAAGCTCACTCTCTTAAAGTGCTGGAACTGAGTTCAAGTCTCAGCGAACCCACCAATTTTGTTAACAAAGAAAACTCTATCAATAAATGTTATGCGTTGATATGATTAAAGAAAGGGGTAAGAGTCCCAAGTATGATATATGGTAGGGTGGTCCGAACGGTTGATGGCGTAAGTCTGTAAAACTTATACCCTTGTTGGTAAACATTGTGAGTTCAAATCTCACCCCTACCACCAAAATTTTAATTGGAGTGTCGATCAATGGTAGGTCCTTCGGTTGTTACCCGAATGATGAGGGTTCAATTCCTTCTGCTCCAGCCAATTTTGGGTAAGATTGATACAATGTATTTACCAACTTTTTATATTTATATTATATGAAAAGAAAAATTAAAAATACAACGATGATATCAGGTATAGTTTTACTATTCTTGATAGGAATTTCTACATCATTTATTATTGGTAGTAGTAGAAGCCATAAAGTAATAATAAATCCATCATCAAATTCAACATATATTGTGGTTTCAAACAATGTAGTAATACCCTCAAATGTAGTACCTTCAACTAATGTAGTGATATGTTATTCAAATAATATTTTGAGTGATAGTGATATGATTGAGATTATGGATACTGGAGCAATACCCAATTTTGACAGAGTGACCAATAATATTTACCGAGGAAGTCAACCAACCGAAGTAGGATGGCGATATTTACATAATGTTCTTGGTGTGACTAACGTTGTAAAACTTAATACCGAAAAAGAAGGTTCTGATGAATATGCTATATCATTGGGAATGAAGGTTAATTATTTTCCAATTTCATTTGAGGAACAAATGATGGGTCCATCAAGTCAAAAAATAAATTCTATTTTAGCATCAATTACGGATAAAACATTTATTCATTGTGGTAGTGATTTAAGAACAAAATCAGGAATAGATAAAACATTAGACCGTCAAGGGGGACAAGATAGGACTGGTTTGGTTGTTGCTGAATATCGTTATCTTGTGGATGGTTGGTCAAAGCAAGATGCAAGACAAGAAATGTTACAGCATGGATTTCACACAAGTCTTGTTGGACTTGATTGGTATTGGAGAGAAAAAACAATAAGACAATAAAATAATTTGAGATACGAACAGCAACTAAAAAAATTCATATGCTAAATGAAAAATAAGTATCTCGTAATTTAAGCGCTAGTAGGAAAGTAAATACCTCTATTGTAGGTATGTCTAGGAGATAACCTCTGCTCAGACCATCAGTAAAATGAATGGGCGGCTTTCTACAGTATTCGTGGTCGTATGTTGTAGTGGTAGCAGTGGTTGTTTGTCAAACAACGGGCAGGAGTTCGATTCTCCTTATGACCGCCAATTTTAACGGGGAGTTAGCCAAGAGGAAAGGCAGGAATCTGCAAAATTCTTATTCGTTGGTTCGAGTCCAACACTTCCCTCCAATTTTTGTCAGAGTGTAGGAAGGTAACTTGGAAGCCACCCTCGCTTGGAACGAGGCGTCTTTATGACCCTGTGAGTTCGAATCTCACCACTCTGACCAATTTATGCCAGAGTAATATATCTAGTTTCTTTCAGATATTTACAGCAAACCATTAGGAAATATTGGTTCAAATCCGATCTCTGGCGCCAATTTCTAGTTCCTTCTGTGGCGGAATGTATCGTAGATGTTACAACGCACGCTATCAGACGCCTTGGGCGGTCTTGTGACACAGGAAGGGTAAAGCAAAGTCAGCGAGCCCCGGTTTCGGAAAGGTGGCGCACCGAGACAGACTCGTTTGAGGGCTGGCTACCAATCTATCCCTCATTATAGGTAAAATCCTATTGCGGTGTTGAGAGTAAGTAGCTCTTACTTGAGCCGTATGGCTGAAATAACCACAACACTTGTGAAGCAACTATACACTTGGTATGTGTATCAGTTGGGACTAGAAAATTTTTAGATGCCCACAGCAACACCCAAAAGGTAAAATCAATGCACTATAAAGCAATGACAAGATGGTTCAAACCCATCAAAACGCCGAAAGGCGTCTGGCATCTAGCTTTCCCCGTTTAGCAAATCTGGTGATTGCCTTCGGCTGAAGACCGAATGAGCTCGGTTCGAATCCGGGTACGGGGACCATTTTAATAGTAGAGCGCTAAAATAAAATTAAGCGCTTTACTAATTTCATCATATTTATTTAATATGAGAGAAATTACTACAAACGAAGAATTGTCAGAAATAGTTAAAAATTCTATTTCTTGGAGTGACGTAATTAGAGCATGTGGTGCTCCTATAGGTGGGGCAGCATATCAACATTACCAATCAAGAGTAAAAAAGTTAAATTTTAATACAAGTCATTTTCTAGGAAAAGCAGCGCATGCAGGTCCAAGAGGAACTGGTAAGGCCAAAAGAAAACACTGGTCTGAAATTCTAATTTTTAGAAAAACTAACGATAGAGAAAGGTCAAATAAATTCAGAAGAGCATATAAAGAATATTGTGAAGAAAAAAATATTCCTATACAATGTGTTGACTGTAAAAATGGTGGTGAATGGTATGGAAAGAAACTTAAACTTGAAATCAATCATAAAGATGATTGTAGATGGAATAATATTCCAGAAAATTTGGAATGGCTGTGCCCAAACTGTCATTCAATTAAAACAATTTATTAAATTCAATAAATATCAGAGACATGCTTTAGAATTGATTAAGAAACATGGATTAGAATTAAAGCCATCTCTTGGGACGGTGAAATGGATAACTGATTGGAATTTATCATCAAATTATAATGGTAATTGTGTTGTGGTCCCAATTGTTAATTATCACAATATTATTTGCCCTAATATTTTAAATTATAGAGAGTATTCTATTTTTCTACATGAATCTAGTCATAGATTAAATGGTGATGATAATAGTAAAGCATATTTTGACCCGCCTTTTAATACTCAACTTACTCCGATTGGATGGATTTATGAAAAGAGTGCTTGGAAAGAAGCAAAATCAATAGCTAAGTGGTGGGTACCACAAATGACACGGTTTTGTAAGGAAGCATTAGTTTCTTATCAAAAAGGAAAAGCAAAACGCCTTAATATTTCTGATAAAGAAATAGAAGACTTTATAAATGACAATTTTGGGTAAGATTGATACAGTGAAGGTTGGCCCGTCATTTTCTTTTAATATTAAATGACAAGTTCAGTGAATGCTGATAACAAACAGGTTAGCCTGTATGGGTTTGATTCCCATATTATCCACCAATTTAGAGGGACTGAAATGATTTGTAATCATTAAGCGGGACGCAACAACGTCTGAACAGTCTGAACGGCATCCGCCGTGGTAAGACCCTCTAAAATTAATTTAGACACTAACATTATAATATTGTTGACAAAAACTGAATGATTGTTTATAATTATTGATGGATAGTTTATGAAAAAGATTTTAATTTCCTGTTATGTGTTTTTTTTGATGTTATTCATGTCTTATTCGGCTATGGTGAGTATTTATTTCAACTTACCTAATGGAGTTGGTGTCCCATATATCTCCTATGTCCATGTGTATTATGGACCGCAATTTCAAACATATACAAATCAATTTTTATGGCCGGTTGGCTCATCCACTAATCTTGCAGTGGCATTTGATGCGGAAAACTGTCGGATTATGTCTATAGGAAATGCCATTAAGGTTCCAGTATATGGATTACAATTAGGCCAACAATTTTATTGCAAATATAATTTTGTGTATTCTGATGGTTCAGAATCTTTACCTATTTTTGAATCACAATGCGGATTTACTGTAACAAATTCCGCAGATTTACTTCTTCCTCCAATTGATTTGAGGGTAGTAGAATAAATTATTTTAATTTAGATACTAACATCATAATATTGTTGACAAAATTGAATGATGGTTCATAATTATTGGTAGATAATTTATGAAAAAGATTTTAATGTTCTGTTGTATATTTTTTTTAACGTTATCCATGTCAACAGGTATTCCAACTACTTCTATTAATGAATCTAGTCAAGTTGGTGCAGCTATGGTAAATATCTACCTTAGTCAGCCTAATGGATTCGGCATCCCGCACATTTCTTATGTTCATCTGTATTATGGTTCTCAATTAAAGACTTATACAAATCAATTTTTATGGCCGGTTGGTCCTTCCACCAATTATCCGGGGGTGGCATTTGATGCATACAACTGCCAGATTGAAGCCATAGGAAATGCTATTAATATTCCAGTATATGGATTACAATTAGGTCAACAATTTTATTATGCTTATGATATGGTATATGATGATGGTTCAGAATCTTTATTCTATTTTGAATCGCAATGTGGATTTATTGTAACAAATTCCGTAAATTTACTTCTTCCTCCAATTGATTTGAGGGTAGTAGAATAAATTATTTTAACTTTTATATTACATTTTAATGGCGCTGTAGTTTAATTGGCTTAGAACAACTCGTTTTCAGCGAGTACGATGAGGGTTCGACTCCCTTCGGCGCTGCCAATTTTTCAGGCTGTGGCTCAGCTTGGTAGAGCGCTTGCTTGGGGTGCAAGAGGTCGTGAGTTCAAATCTCGCCAGCCTGACCAATTTGGCCCTATCGTCTAATAGGAAAGGATTCTGGCTTCTCAAGTCGGGGAACTCAGTTCGACTCTGAGTAGGGCTACCAATTTTATTAAAATCTATTTCATATTTATTTATATGAAGAAATCTCAATTGAAATGGCTAATCAAGGAAATTGTTAAAGAGGTTTTATCCAAAGAAGATAAAAATGATAAAACAATAATTATAGTCCACGGATGGTCGGGGTCTCCTGAAGATAATTGGATACCCTATACTAAATCATCACTTAAAAAGTTAGGATATAATGTTATTTGTCCAACTATGCCTCACTCTGATAATCCAACCATAAAAGATTGGATACCTTTTCTATCAAATATTGTAGGCGAACCCAATAAAAATACTTATTTCATAGGACATAGTATAGGATGCCAAACTATAATGAGATATTTAGAAACTATTGATACAAAAGTTGGTGGTGTTGTTTTTGTTGCTGGTTTTTTTGACCTTAAGAATTTGGGTGATGAAGAAAAAAAGATTGCTAAACAATGGATTGAGACACCAATAGACATAGAGAAAGTTAAAAATAATATAGGATTTTCTATTGTTTTTCTAAGTAATGACGACACTGATGTTCCATATCAAAAAACTAAAGAAAAATTTGAAAAACTCTTTGGGTCAACAATTATTACAGTTGATGATGCTGGTCATTTTACTACTGATGATGGTTACGATTCTTTTCCAAAATTAGTCTCAGTAATTGATAAAAAAATATCAAATAAAAAAATTGTTAATGAAGTTTTATCAGGTCAAGATAAAAATGCTAAAACCGAACATTTTTGGGTAAAATTTGGAGAACCTGATATAGTAAAGGGCGCAGGTAAGATATTTTTAGGAAATGAATGGTTTGCCAATGCTGTTCAAATGGCTGCAGATTGGAATCCAAAATATGCTGGAAAGTGGGTTGTAAATCGCCATACTGGAGCATTTAGATTAAAACTTCCCCCATCTAAAGGGGGATATTATTCCACGATTCAAGAATTACTTAATGATTTAGAAACGTGGTATATTAAAAATCATTTAAATAAATAATTTCATAATGCGAGTATAGTTTAATGGTAGAACGTTGGTTTGTGGAACCAAATATACAGGTTCGATTCCTGTCACTCGTACCAATTTAAAATTGACAATCCAAAGGATTGTGTTATAATAAAGGAAAGATTTCCCGTAGGTGGGTGCAATGCCCATGACGGTAGGTAAAGAAATTGATTCCAATCTTTTTCTTAATAATCTACAGTCTCACTGGTCACCCTTTCGGGTGTTCGCTTGGCTACGGGATTTAATTTTTATGAGATTGAAAAGAGTAAAACCGTGCTCGTGATATAGACAGACTAGGCCGGCCAAATAAAATTTGGTTGAACACATGAGAAACAAGGGTAAGGAGTCTTAGCGGGAGCCTTTACGAAAGTAAAATCACAGAACTATCACATAAATCTCATTATGCTCAGGTACGATAATGGTAGTCCCTTCGCTTGATGAGCGGATTGTGTCGGTTCAACTCCGGCTCTGAGCACCATTTAAGAAAAATTATGAATGAAGACAGATTGTTAAAAGAAGTTTTTGGTGGTAAAAAGTGGAAAGACAAATATTTTGTTGAGTGGTGTGATCTTTGTGATACAGCAATTATTATTTGTCTGGACCCTAATTGTGGTGGTAGTTCCTGTAATGGTCATAGTTGTGAAAAGTGTCATGATGATATTACTGAATTTGACTTATGTAAGACTAAAGTACAAGATTACCTCTCCAAAGATGAAATTAGAATTTATGAAAAGTCTTTGAGAATAAAGAAACATATTCTTGAAACTCTTGCTAAGGGAGAAAAAGAAATTAATTGGAAAAAATTACAATCTAATGGTGAATTATCAGCTTGGGAAGAACAACTTTTTAAAGAAGAATTAACAAAAGGAAAACAAAATGAATGAGTCACACAAACTTGGTAAATTGAAAAATCGTTTGAATCGTTGTAAGAAACGATTGACGGTAAAAGAATTAACATCAGAGCAAAGACTCAGAATCTCTCAAAGATTAGCTGAATTGGAAGCTCAATTAAACAAAAAATAACAACAGTATATGAAAAAAGTAAAATTACAATTCATGGTGGTCCCGGAATTACTTGCCTCAATGGCATATGTTCCTAAAGCTGTGCGGTGTAAAGTCATAGACCCGGAAGCTATATTTCTGACCGGTATCCTTGGTGAATCTGGTCGAAAATTAGTTAAAGCTGGAATTGAATTTTACTTCACTGATATTCCAGAACCGGGAGAAAAACTATCATTAGCACAGAAGTTAATTGAGAAAAAAATTGCTGTAGAGGTCAATGGTTGTAAATGCTCTGATGTTCTAAAAGAACATTTACTGAAAACATTGAATGATTTAAGCAAACAGCAAACAAAAAGGCTTAAAAAAGCCAAGTTAATTTAAGATACAATAATATGATATCAATTGCCTAATAAACATTCTTGGTGATTGACTCTTTTTAGATGACCACATTCCGAAAGGAATTCCCGAAAGGGATTGCTAAAAAGACTTTGAAAGATGAATGTGAATTTTCAGAGGTTATTGTATCATGATTTAATTCCAGAGTAGCTCAATCGGTAGATGCGTGCGGCTGTTAACCGCAAGGTTGTAGGTTCGATGCCTACCTCTGGAGCCAATTTTTATGGGCAGGTAACAGAGCGGTTTCATGTCATGAGTTAATGGCGTTGTTGGTTTATTTTTAGTTACATACTCTAACAACAAAACTCTAAGTTACGTTGGTTCGAATCCAACCCTGCCTGCCAAATTTATAAAGTAATATGTTTCCGTAAAAACGGAATGAAGCGATAACGTCAGACGGCCCATGAGTCCCATGAAATCGAAAGAAAGTAAGCAAAAAGTGGGCAACGGTTCGCTAGTAAACTTGACCGTGTTACTTTATCAGGTGCGTGGTGTATTCGAATAGCATCACAGACTGTGAATCTGTCGGAAAGAGTTCGAACCTCTTCCACCTGACCAATTTAAGATACCAACAGCAATTCTAATACAATCCGCTAATCAAGCAGACTAAAAAGATGGTATCTTGTTTGCATCCGTAAGTCAACTGGATAGACTGCTAGCCTTTTAAGCTAGCGGTCTCGGTTCGAGTCCGAGCGGATGCACCAATTTTCAAGTTTATTCATATATTTATTAAATGTGATTAAATTAGTCAATATATTGAAAGAAATAGAAAGTAAAGAGCAACTTAAAAAACTTGCATATTCTTGGCAAAAACCTGATGGAACTTTTATTCCTGTAAAACGCGAACATGGTTTGGATGCTTTAAAACATGTTGGTGGTGACCCGAAAGATGATAATGTTGTTATATTGTGGAAAAGAGGATGGCAAAGAATATTTTATTATGGTACTGACCTTAATGTTCATAATGAATTTTATCAACCAAATGATAAACAGAAAGTTAGATTAATTGAATTAGCAATACAACTTGGTTTTGAGAAAGTGGAATGGGATGGTGGTGATAAAGGTGATAAAATTCTTTGGTCGGTTCATGATGTTTTGGAAGAATCTATTCAAAATTTATCCAGAACAAAGCGTTTAATTCCTTTAATAAAACTTGCCAGACAATATAATACATTTGAGAATTTTTATAACGATTATCAATTTAAAAATTATCATGGAATTTATTGGCATTTAACCAATAATCCAAATTTTCGAATAGACCCCAAGCATTCTCCATCAGACCTTTCTTCATTGGCTATTGGTGGTTCTGGAGAACCCGGATTAACGCTGAGTACAGATTTGGGCAATTGGTATTCTATTTTTAAGAAATCCAGAAAATATGCTGCTCAAATAGATTTATCAGATTTAAAACCGAATGTGGATTATAGGGATACTACACGGCAATTCGGTCACGAAATATATGTTTTTAAACCAGAAAAAGTAAGAGTGGTAAAAGTATATCCTATAAAGAATGCCATGGCCATAAATTTAAGAGACTACAAAAAAGTTTTACCACAATCTATAGATGAATTAAAAAAGTTGTATTATTTAGCTAAACAGGGATAGACATTCCTTGGTTATGTTGGTGTAATCCGGTAGCACGCCCGTTTAGGGAGGTTACGTTCAAATCGTAAGTGTTATGATGAGCTCTTGCTCGAATGGAATCGGCTCGACGGAGCATTAGTGAAATCCCCTGATAGAAATAGAGAGATAGACGAAAATCCGAAGATGGAGGTTCAATTCCTCCCTGCCCCTCTGGGGCGGTGGTGCAAATGGTTAGCATGTTGGACGCCCGGAACGACTGTGAAATCCTCTTTAATTTCTTAATTGACATAAATGCTTTAATGGTGTATAATATCAATATGAAAGTTATATTGCCGGTTAAAGAAATACCTGTTGGTTCTGTTGTAACAAAATTGAATGGGCAAAAGAAATATCAAGTAAGAGATAGAATTACTATTTATGATGAAGTGAAAAATTCATCAAGAGATATAACATTGGAAATGAATACAAGAGTTTTATGGTCTGTGGATTTGCCTATGTCGGTCAATATAATTTCAGGAGATACTGAAATGATATGGGATGCAGATTATAATGCTCTTCAATCATATCTTTATGAAAAATATGAATTAGACCAAAAATAATATTAGGGGGTGGTAGCTTAGCCGGATAAAGCGTCTGCCTGTCACGCAGAAGACCGGGGGTTCGAGTCCCCTTCATCCCGCCAATTTAATTCCCGCATGGTGTAGTGGTTTGCACGGTGGTCTTTGGAACCATAAGTGACGGCTCGAAACCGTAGGCGGGAGCCATTTTATGATAAGAATATTAAAAGTAAAATTGTTTTTGGGTTCGACCTTGGAAGAAATAGAAACAAAAATTTCTGATTGGTTATCCAAAGAAAAAATTTGTGTTGGAAATTATATGGATATTAAATTATCTAAATTGAGTGATGTTTATCAATTAATTCTTGTTTATGCTGAATTAATACAGGAGTAAAGTTATGATGCAAGTAATAAGATGTGAAACTTGTGGTGGCGATACAATACCTTTGGGCGGTATTAGTGTTGATTTAACCCTAAATAAAAGTGAGTTTTGTAATCACTGTTACCGAACTAAAACAGACAAACAAGAACATTTCTTTTGTTCATTGCTTTGTTTTCATGAATATATGTTGAAGCTTGTTAATGGTGAAACAGAATTGAAATGGAAAGAGAGATTTCCACCCATTGCTATAGAAGTTAAAACTTAATTTATTGATGCGTGGTGTAATGTAGCGCCCCTGCCCTTGAAGCAGAAAGGTGTAAGTTCAAGTCTTACCGCATCAGCCAATCTACATGAAATACGAAATACATACAAATATATTGTGGTTAGATGGAGTTCCAGCATTTCTTTTTTTACCTAATGGAGAAAAAGACCCAATGACGCCGACAGGATGGAATTGGTATTGTAGTCATAAAGAAGAAATTGATAAATGGATTGAAAAACATTTCAAAAAATTGCCAAAATAATGATATGTGTGAACAAATTAAAGATAATTTTAACAAATTAAAATCACAATTTGTAAAATATCATCCATTTATGGAAATTGTTTCTGCTGAAGATATGATTGGACTAATTGGAAAATCTGAACAATTTGTGATAGAACAAATGAATAGATGGAAAATGACATATTATGGATGCTATGAAATTTAAGTGTAAATGTCCAAATTGTGGAACATTACGTGACCTTGAAGATTATTTGGTGAAACTTATACAAAGAAAGTATGTTAAAGGACCAACCAGAATTGGATTAGATTGTTGGTATTGCAATTTTTCATTTTGGGTAGCAGAGAAAGATTTAATAAAATCAGTATGATATGAAGTAAAAACCACATGGCCAACATTAAAAGGTAGATTAAGTCAACCATTAACAACGGAAGAAGAAGCATTACTTCAGTTAGAACAAATCGGTGGAGTAACTTTTTCAGAAAAGGCCATTAAGAAATTAAAGAAAATTAAAGAACGTCGATGTGATAAATTAAGAAATGCCAGCATGATGTAACGGTAGCCTGCCAAGCCTGTACCTTGGACGTGAGGGTTCGATTCCTTCTGCTGGCTCCAAAAAAATTTATGAAAAATATTTTAGTTTTTTGTTTAATGTTTTTAACAGCTATATCAATAGCTTGTTCATCTACTCTTACTATATACTATGGTGGTATGCCATCAACCAATATGATAGATAGTATTAAAGTTTATTATGGCTCACAATTAAAGTCTTATACAAATTCTATTTCATTTCCAGTAAATACTTTAATATACATTACTAATGCTCCATTTAATGGATATAATCCAATATACTGCCGGGGTGAATATATGCCTTTTTATACTAAATTGCCAATCTCTGGCTTGATAAGTGGACAACCATTTTATTATAAAATGAGTTATATATGGAAAGGTGGAAGTGAAGTATTAATGTGGGAATCGATGTGTGCATCTACAGTCCCAACTAATGATGTAGTACTTTTTCCACCAACCAATTTGCGAATAGTTGATTAAATAGTTTATGAAAAAAATATTGATTACTTGTCTAATATGTCTATCAACATTGTTGGTTAATTCAGCAATGGTAACTATTCATTTTATGACGGGATATAGTTTATCGCCCGTTAACCTTAAAATTTATTATGGTTCACAATTACAGACATATACAAATTATATTATAGCATCTTTAAGTGCTAATAATATTGTTACTACAACTTATGCAGCCTATGATCAGGTGCAATGCAAAAGCGGAATCTGGAGTGCTCCTCATGTGGATATTCCTATAGATGGTTTGATTTTAGGTCAACAATTTTTTGATGGCATTACTTTAATAAATTCTAATAGCGTTGAGTCTCCATTTTTATCTCAAGCGGTTTGCGGATTTACTGTTACTAATAATATAGACCAACCTCTTTCTCCAAATGGTTTGCGAATATCAAATTAGTTTGTTGCCATTTTAACTGTTTTTGATATATTTATAGATAGTTTATGGAAGTCAGGTAGATGTTGGTTTGCTGCGCCAGTCTTGAAAACTGGACCGGAATAAAATCCGGCAGGGGTTCGATTCCCTTGGCTTCCGCCATTTTGGAAGTGTGGCCGAGAGGCTGATGGCGCAAGTTTGCTAAACTTGTGACCCTCTAACGGGGGTCCGTGGGTTCGAATCCCACCGCTTCCGCCAATTTATGAAAAATAAAAAGAAGCAAAAAAAACAGAAGCCGGTGGTAAAAGAACTTACAGTAAAAGGAACATTAGCTGCTTTTAAAGTGATTGTGGATAATTTTACGCCAGCAGGTTATACGAGGATTTCTTGATTATGAAAAATATAAAAAAATTATGGATTGAAAATATCAAAAAAGTGGCTCGTAAAAAATATAAGTTTTTAGAATCGGGTATTAATAATACCGATTGGGATATTTTTTGGGAAAGTTATGGTATTGATGGACTTTCACCGGAAGAAGCATTGAAAGAAGATTTTTCTAATACTTAATATACGATAGCTTAATTTATTGGAAAAAGAAAGATGGTAAAATAAATTATCATTAAAAAATGAAAGAAAAATTATGAATATGATATTGACACCAATACTTGGTAGTACTATCTATATAGGAAGTGGAGTAGGTTTGGTTCTTTTGATAGTGGTTTTAATTTTAGTATTTAGACGTTAAGATATGGTCGCTTAGTTTATTGGTGGAAAAAGTTGCCATCAATTTTATGAATGATAAAACAAAAAAATTATCTGAAGATGTAAATGTTGTAAAAAATAATATTTCATTGGATTATTTTGAAAAACTTAGTAAAATTAAAAATTTATTACTAACATATTTTTACGGAGATATATCCATTTTTGAAGAAAAATAAGGTCGCTTAGTTTATTGGTAGAATAAAATCCTCACACGATTAAGAGATAGGTTCGATTCCTGTAGTGACCACCAATTTATGCCAGATAGCCCTGCAGGCAAATTCGTTTCATGAGCGAATTGTTCTGGCACCAGTTTAAGTTTGTTAGAAAGTAGTGTACAGATACGATAAATAAATTGCACAGTTTAGTAGTAGCAACTATAAGGGTCTAATATGTTAAAGTTTTAGACACGAATTAAAACAAGAGATGGTGGAGAATCGGGATTCCGTCAGTTTCTAACAAATAATGATTTGAGATACACGCAGCAATAAAACTTTGTCGGGCAACCGACTCCACGTTGTAGAGAACAACATTAAAAGGTTCCTCAGAAAAGAGTGTAAATCGGTATCTCGTTAATTTAATCGGAGTGTCGCCTAGTGGCTATGGCGCTTGCTTTGGGAGCAAGATATCGGGCGTTCGAGTCGCCCCACTCCGACCATTTATTGTATTTAATATGGATGGAGAATAAAACAATTTTAATGTGAGTATGGCACCAGCGGCAACGGCGCTTCCCTTACACGGAAGTTTTTATCGCAGGTTCGAGTCCTGCTACTCACACCAATTTTATGAAAAATAGGATGTTAACATTATATAATTTTATTGATGAATTATCAAAAAAGGTTGAAAATAAAATCAAGAAAAATAAAATGTTAGGAGAAATATTATATTACAAATATGATAATAAACTTCTCATTTATATTTTGATTAGTAGTATAGTGATTTCTGTTATTTTAACATTTTTGTCATGATTACTAAGTTTGAATGTAAAGATAAAAAACGCTTTTCTACAAAGGAACAGGCAAATGAACATATTTATACATTAGTGATGGAATCTCTTGGTGGTGTAATTGAACTAAGGCCATATAAATGCAAGCATTGCAAGGGGTACCACTTAACCAGTAAAGTAAAATGAATACTGAAACAGGACAATTAATAAATTTTGACGATCTTAAAAAATTACCACTTGAAGAACAAGTAAAATACACCGAAATTAAACGTGATTTGACCAAATTGGAAGAATTTAACAAACAAATCAGAATGTATTCCCCGTGCGGTTGTGGAAGTGGTAAAAAATTCAAATTTTGTTGTTACAAAAAACCAGTAAGATAAAATGATTTATATTTGTTCACAATGCATAGAACAGCAAAAATTAGGACCTTATACTATTAAGGCTCAAGCAGCAGGTGTTCAATTTAAACAAGGATTGTGTTTGCGTCATTATGTGAAAGCTGCACTTGATAGAGGTAGAAGTAAAAAGCAAATTGAAATAGGTATAAGGGCAAATGCCTCAACCGGGTTTAAACCACCTGTAGATTTGAAAAAATATCCAAGTTTGATTAAACAATATAAACAAGGAATATTTAAAGAACCAGAAGTGTAATTTGCTACCATGCTGGAATTGGCATACAGACCAGCCTGAGAAGTTGGGGTCCGTAATTGGACTTGTGGGTTCGAATCCCTCTGGTAGCACCAATTTTATATAGTGAATTGTGTCAATAAAATTTTGTTATTGACACGATTTTTGTTTTAAGGCTTGACATTTTTATGTATTTGATTTATATTTATAGATAAAGAGTTCTTTGAAATTTTTTTGTGACATAAGTGACCTTACGCTAACCTAAATGTGTTAGAGGAAGTTCGCGGCATCACAGCAGATGATTGGGAGAATCAGTAAATGTTGCAACCGAGCCGTAGCCAGAGAAAAACTGGTAGTGAGCCTTGAAAGGGGTTAATCGGTATGATTCGTTAATACCACAAATTAGATGCAAGTGCAAATAGGGACAAGAGTAGTGCTGCTCGTTATAAAGTCTGGGTAATAGCACGCTTAGAGAAATGTAAGGATAAAACAGAACCGCGGCTATGTCTGTGTCATAAATTTTATTGGGGTCTTAGCTCAATTGGTAGAGCGTCTCAATGGCATTGAGAAGGTCAGGGGTTCGAATCCCCTAGGCTCCACCAGTTTTAGATGTGGTAACAGCAATTAAATATTGTTAAAACAAAAAACCCCAAAAGGGAATAAATCCTGCGAAACAGGTCGTAGCGGTGGCTACGCTAAAAACGCTCAACAGGGGTAAGTTGTAAAAAGAGCTTCGGAGATAACCGTAAATTCCGCATCTAGTATATTCTTTCTCTTCGTGAGAAAGATGAAGTTTTCCTCTCGGAAGGGAAACTTTATGGGGTCATCGTTCAACGGGAGGACATCTCATTCGCAATGAGAAAATCCGGGTTCGATTCCCAGTGGCTCCACCAATTTAGAGTATTACAAAATATTGATTACTGATGTAATGGTAGCATGACGCTCTCTGAAAGCGTTCGTCCATGTTCGAGTCATGGGTAATCAGCCAATTTTAACAACGGATACCTACAGTTAAATCCTGACGTATTTGATACTCAGGACAATCACGGGTAATAAGTAGGTAATTAAAGTTTACCGAAGACCGTGTTAGGAGGCCACAATCGAAAGCAGTGGCTTTGCCGTTGGACGAGATTCCAACAGGTTATTAAATCCGTTGTTTTAGGATGTGTGGCAGAGTGGCTTATAGCGCTTGCTTGGAGAGCAAGAGGTCGGTGAAAATCGGCCCGGAGGTTCAAATCCTTCCACATCCGCCAATTTATTTGAAATTATAAATAAAATGTTTTTAAAATGGGTAAAATTTTTATTTGCTAAAAAATCAAAAAACCCTGAAAAGGTAGTAATTGGTTTTGTATTACCAGATGGCAAAAAATTTAATATCGAAGCAATAAAACCATCAACAAATCCATTTGCTTGTAAAATTCATCCAGATTATATTCCTGTAAGTCCGCCAACAAATAATTGTAATAGTTGTTGGGAATATTATAGTAAAGGCCGTAGTAAATGGTAATATGAATCAGAGTTATTATGACGATGATTACCCTGAAACAAATAGGGATAAGACTTTAGTGCCACGAAAAGTTTCTCTTTGGTGTGGTTGTGATAGAGTCTTAATAAGACCGTGGAAAAAGTGCCCCATTTGTGGCAGACGAAATGGCAGAAAACGATTTAAACGGTAAGTTGGCCGAGTGGACTAAGGCGCCAGTTTCGAAAACTGGAGGTCGGCAAAAATGCTGACCCGTAGGTTCAAATCCTACACTTACCGCCAATTTTATATTCTTCTTGACTTTTCTTTCTTTTTTTGATATCTTTATCTTTATGAATTTTCAACCACCAATCATATATGGAATTTATAATCTAACTTTGAATAAATGGGTTCAAGATGCAGATTCAGATGTTGGTGCAGATGTTAAATGTTATAGTCTATCTAAAGCAGAAAAATTATTGGAAAGAGTAAATGATTTGAAAATGCTTAATCCAAATAATAGAAACATGCAATTTGAAATAAGGCCTTATAAGGATTTATGAAACTTAAAATTATAGGTGATGGGGCGTTTGGTTCTTTTCTTAAAGAATTACTTGCTCCTCATTTTGAAATTTGTGATGATGCAGAAAGTGTTATTCTTGCTATTCCTATATCTGCATACCCATCTTGGGGAGCACAATTGTCTGATAAACATCTAATAAATGTATGTTCGGTTCAAAAACCATCAACTGATATACTTCTTTCGTCAACAGACAGAGTTACAAGTATTCATCCTTTATTTGGAAGGCGAACACCCGAAGATAAACGGAATTCAATTTTGACATATATAGGAACAAACAATGATACATGGGATTCAGGATTAGATTGTCAATTTGAATTCATAAAAATATTTGGAAAAGTTTCTAAAATAATAGATACTGATCAAGAGGGTAAAAAGTTTACACCTGAATCGCATGACCAGCTTATGGCTAAAACCCATGTAGCTGCCGTTATGGCAGCTAAACAATTAAAGGTATTTGTTGACAGAGTTAAAGATGTTCCTGATGAATTGATTCCTCATAGTTTTCGTATGATGCGAGAGTTTGTAAAAACTCTTGATGATATGCCGAAAGGAACTATTGAAAGTATTATGGCAAATCCATATTTTTAATAAAACCATTAAATAAAATAAGTTGATTATAAAAACCCATTGTTGTATCATTTAGATATGACAATGGGTGTTTTTATTTTAGTTGTTATAGCAATGACATTTTATGGATTTGGTGAATATTTTTCAAAATTATTTGCTAATATAGGTGGTTCAAAATTTGCTCTTCTAGCTCTTCTTTTCTATATTTTAACTTCTATCTGTTTTTTACCAGCCTTAAAAAAGCTTAATTCACTTTCTATTTTAGGAACTATTTGGAATGTAGGCTATATGATAATTACATTGGGAATAGGTATTTTAATATTTCATGAAACTCTTACCATACTTCAAATTATAGGTATAATATTTGGTTTTATTGCTATAATTTTATTGTCAATATAATAAATTGATTTTCTCTTAATCTGTGTTAGTATGCTTCACAGAAGGAAAAATATATGATTGACAAAACTAATTTGACTGATGCTGAAATTCAAGAAAATTACCAAGAATTTTTGAAATTTGTTGGTGATACTTTCATTGGTAAAAGAAAAGATAAACTTCTAAAAATGTATTCTGATGAAGAAGATTCGTTGGGATTACCTTTAGCAACTGCACCTGCATCAATGTGTGAACATTTTCATCTGTGTTATCCGGGTGGATATTTGCAACATGTTATGCATGTAATCAGATTATCTTTTGCAGGAAAGAAATTATTTGAAATTGCTGGAGCAAATATTGATTTTACAGATGAACAAATGGTATTTGCAGCTATGCATCACGATTTAGGAAAACTTGGTGACCCTGAATTTGGTGAATATTATGCTCCACAAGACCAAGATTGGAAGTATAAGAAGGGTGAATTTTACAAAATGAATCCTAATCTTCCTTACATGGAAGTTACTGATAGAGCTATATTTCTACTTCAAAAGTATGGTGTAGTTTATGATTGGAAGGAATACCTTGGTATTAAATTATCAGATGGTTTGTTCAATGATTCCAATGAAAAATATCTAAAACAATATAATCCTGAAATGTATTTATCAACTAATTTACCACGCATAATTCATACTGCTGATTATACAGCATGTAGGTCAGAATATGACAGGTGGCATTATGTTAAAGCTGAAGAAAAGCTCTAATAATTCCATGAATAAAAAACATTCCCCGTCTGAAATATTCAGATGGGAGAATTTTTTTGTGCAATAGAAGACTGCTAACGCGGATTAAACATCCGACATGAAATTTCATATTGTCGAAACAAGTATATCCACTATTATTTTTCACTATTATAAGTATCATTGCTACAAATGAAATAGTGTTGACTTTTAACAGACCTGTGATATGATATAATTATGCCTGTAATAAAGGATGATAAAATATTGCTGATTCGTTGTAAATGCCATGGGCATATTCTGGAAATTACTTACGATGATTATTGGATTGAAGAAGGTGTAGAACCTGATTTTTATGTTTCCGTATGGAATCAATCTCCATGTCCACTTTCTTTTTCTTACCGCCTTAAACTTGTTTGGGACTTAATTCGTGGAAAAGACCTTAGTGGTGATGATGTAATAATAGAAAAAGCAGATGCACAATCGATTGTAAATTTCTTAAACAAACAAATAAGAGCAAATTATGTCAAACAAAAAAAGAACAAAGGAAATGCAATCAGATGAAATCCTTACTTTAGAAGTACCCATAGCCGAAATAATGAAACAAGAGGAAATTATTTGGTCGCCGGGAGATACAGCGCCACGTTATGTTATTGTTCGTGGTGGATTAAGAGTATCTGACAAAGATTATCCAGAACGGGATGACCCAAGGGCAATTTCTGAAATGAATTTTTGGAACAGAGTAATCAGTCGTTGGCCTGATGGAACGAAAATTGAAATCGTTCAATATGATAAAAAGAAGCATCGCATTTGGTAAAAAAATAAAAATATTTATCTAAATTTATACGTAACGTGGTAGAGAAATCTACCACGTTTTTTCTTTTTGTACGTCTTTGCCGATATTTATTCAATGAAGATATGGTAGAAAAAAATAATAAAAATATACCAACTCTATATGTTATACCATCTGATAATAAGGAATTGCAATTTTTTTCCAAAAAGTTTAAGTTTGACATGATGGAGCAAGTCATAAACATGATTGCGTTTGCTATTGAACATAATTTACCTCTTGTTGAAGTATTTCAGTTTAAAAATTCTGACTTTGTTATAACATTATCAGAGAGAGATTATTTGACTAACCTTAACAATATTTATTCTTACTATGTAGAAAAAGAAGCTTACGAATATTGTCCAAAGGTAGTCAAGTTACAGAAAATTCTAAAGGAAAAGTCCGTAATAAATACTGATGAAAACCAAACGAATCGACACTAATGAAGTTAAGGACATAAGCCCTATTATCCCACAACGAAATAAGATTAAAAATCTTCTATCAATTTATCAAAGAAATCTTAATGAAAAGCAAAAAAATTTTTTGGAAATTGCCATGGACAAGAATACAAAAATTGTATTCGTATATGGGCCTGCTGGCACGTCCAAAACGTATATGGCAATATATGCTGCACTTACACTGGTCAATCAAAGAAAAGTAAGTGATTTAATCTACATTCGTTCAGCAGTAGAATCATCAGAAGCTAAACTTGGATTCTTACCCGGAGAAGCTGACGAAAAAATGGCACCATATTTAGCTCCTTTAACGGATAAATTAGTAGAATTATTACCAAAAAATGATATAGATATTTTAAAAAAAGAAAATAGAATTTCATCTATCCCAGTTGGATTTCTTAGAGGGTTAAATTGGAATGCTAGAGTAATAATTTCTGATGAAGCGCAGAACATGACTTTTAAAGAATTATTTACATTGATTACTAGGGTAGGAGAATTTAGTAAAATGTTTATTTTGGGTGACCCTGAACAATCGGACCTCAACGGTAAAACCGGATTTCTTAAAATGATATCTTATTTTGATGATGAAGAATCGAGAGCTAATGGAATTCAAGTGTTTAGATTTACCGATAATGATATTGTAAGAAGTGGATTGGTTCAATTCATTGTCAAAAAAGTTAAAAAAACGATTTGAGAGTCTATTTATAGGTTATATTATGTCTGATAATGAAAAAGTATCTTCCTTACTGGAATTAGATGCACCAGAAATACAACCAAATGATGTTTTTCTAGTCACAGATATGAGTCAACGGGAGTCTAAACAACTTCCAGTAGGACAATTATTACTATTTATTGAAAGTAGTGGAAGTTTTTTGGCTTATGATTCTGCTCATGCAGATACGGCCTCTTATATTTTGGCTAGTGGTATTGATGGTATTATACCTCTTGCTACTAATGCGTCACAATCTATATCATCAAGTTGGGCGAGTCTTGCTGATACAAGTTCTTATGCTATTACAGCATCATCTTCTTCATATTCTGCATTTTGTTCAATTACATCAGATATTGCTAATACTGCTTCATTTTTGTCATATACTGGAACACCTAATGGTACAGCTTCGTATGCTATAACTTCCCTTACATCAAATACTGCTCAAAATGCCGCGTTTTTAATTTATTCCAGTGGAAGTAATAATGGAACATCATCGTATTCTGTAACGTCGCTCACTACTATTTCAGCATCGTATTCCAATACATCATCATATTCCAATACGTCATTATATTCTGATACTTCAAGTATAGCAATATCATGTAATACCGCACAGACAGCAAGTTTTTACAATGGCCCAAGATTTGCTCCTACTTTTATAGCACCCGTTACTATTTTTTCTGGTACAGGACAATCTGCATTTACAACATTTGATTGTAGTCCTTATATTCCGGTTGGAACCAGCGTGGTTATTTTAGATGCATGGTCTGTAAATGGTAATACAAATACTACCGGATTTGTTTATATAAGACCAGATTCCTTTTTTACTGCTTCAAATTATGTATTGATAGCATTTCGTTCAGCAGGCAGTGGTGATAATGTAGCAGTTGGTGCACAAGGAAGTTTTCCTCTTTCTTCAATTAGTCCTTTAACATTTCAATTCAGTGTGACACAAACAGCAGATGGTGGAACAACGATTCGTTTAATAGGATATTACTAATAATAACAATTTTATGCCAAATATAGGAAATCAATTATTAACACAGTTAGTGGAACTTACAGCACCTGAAGTTCAACCAAATGATATATTTCTTATTGTAGATATAAGTGCTAATGAATCAAAAAAAATTCAAGCATATGATTTGGCATTGTGGTTGAATGCAAGTGGAAGTCTTTATGCAATTTATGCAGTAAATGCTGATACAGCTTCATATATTTTGGGGAGTGAAGTACATGGAACGGTAATTTCATCAAGTTATTCAAATAAATCTTCATTATCAGATACCGCTTCTTTTGCTCTGCTTGCAAATAGTTCTTCATATGCTTTGACTGCTTCATTTGCTATGAGTGGGTCAGGAGGAGCAACTTCCATTACTGCTTCGTATTTACTTTATTCAGGTGTGCCCAATGGAACGGCATCATATGCTATAACTTCTTTCACATCAAATACTGCTCAAAATGCTATCTTTTTACTTTATAATAGTGGAAGTAATAATGGAACGGCATCGTATGCTATAACCACTCAAAATGTACAGCATTCGACTACATCTGATACTGCGTCTTATGTTGCTGGAGGACCAACAGCTACAGCTTCATATGCTCTTTATGCTCAACAATCGGCTCCGGGGTCGTCTAGTTATTTGATATTTTCTTCAACTAATGGAACATCATCTTATGCTATGGCTGCACAAGTCATAGCTAATATAATGGCTAATTATGGTATCTTTTTAGCATATACTCAATCAGTTAATATGGCACAACTTGATGATGTAGATATATTGTGGTCCACAGCAGCAGAGGCCATAACACCCATTGAAGCTATGGGAACTGTAATTGTTCCTTTTACATCATCAGTTCCTACAAATGGAATTGTATATCTTTCCGCAATGGATAGAAATACAGGATTCCAGACTTTGTTGGATTCAACTCCAATATCAGTGAATGTCCCTATTATATATACTTGGGATAATCAATATGCTAGTGGAACTATAGAAACTCCGTTTTCCTTAATGGGGCAATCAAGTTTTTATGGTTCTTATATGTTATTTGTGAGTTCATCAAATAATATTAAAATTGAACCAACGAGAACTGTTCGATTTAAAATTTCCAGTCAAAGTGACACGGTAAATTCTTATGTAAATGTTCCATTAAGTTTAAGTGTGTTTCCATCTAGTTCTGTTGTATTCACATTTACATCCACAGATGGTGGTCCTTTTACGGATTATATTACAGGTTTATTTTACACAATGTCTTTTAATAAACAAATATTTACATTAGATGCCATTAACCAAGGTTTGACATCAATGTATTATTATTGGACATTGAATAGCGTCACAGAATCAAATTTTTCAAATAATCCATTATCAATATTGAGTGGTGTACCTAATTCTTTAACTTCTCTATCATGTTCAAATTGCTCTTTGGCATCGTTTTACACATTCCAATCTTCATCGTTAAGTACTCTAAGTTGTGATGGTAATTTCTTAACATCATTACCAAATTTTCCAACATCCATGTCGTATATAAATTGCTCAAATAACAATTTGACATCTTTAAATTTACCATTAACATTATCATATTTGAATTGTTCTTTAAATCAACTGACTTCACTACCAAGTGTTCTTCCATCAGGGTCATATACATTTTTGGCTGATAATAATCAGATACAAGTTTTACCATCTGCCCTTCCAGATACCATAGTTACTATGTCAATGAATAATAATACTTCATTATTAAACTTTTCACTAACACCTTTACCTGCTCAATTGGGTTATCTTTCTTTCAATAATTGTCCAAATATAGGTAGTTTACCGAGCATACCGACAGGAGTTTTATATTTATCTTTACAAAGTTGTAGTCTTAATTCGACAGTTTTGGAGAATATTACAGCTAATTTAGCATCTAGTAGCTTATCTGCTAGTATGATTAGCGGAACAGTTGATATAAGAGGAAATGGCGCACCCGATAGTACAGCATTAAACAATTTACAGACGTTAATAAATAATGGATGGGTGGCATTATACGATATGTAATACTTATACTTAAAAGGAATATAAAAATATGTCATTACAAAGCATACCAATCAGTGGTTTAAATCCGGATAGTGTAGTTGTATCAAGTGATTTTATACCAATAGTTCAAAGTTCTTCTTTAACAACTTTTAGAGTACCATTGTCAGTGTTAGCGAATTGGATATCTTCGTCTGTTGATGCTAGTTCTTCATTTTCATCTGTATCAGCATCATATGCCTACTCAGGCAGTTGGGCTTTTATGAGTATTAGCTCCAGTTATTTAATTTATCCTAATTTATCTACTGCTTCATATGCAATAAGTTCAAGTTATGCAATAAGTTCAAGTTATACAATAAGTGCTTCGTGGGCATCATCGCCTGCTAGTTCTTCGTGGGCTTCTCGGTCTATTTGGTCGTTATCATCATCGTTTGCTTCTCGGTCTATTTGGTCGTTATCATCATCGTGGGCTTCACAGTCAATAAGTTCATCGTGGAGTCCATTTATTCCATCAGTTAGTGCCTCATATGCTTTTAACTCATTGAGTTCAAGTTATTCAGCAACAGCAAGTTATACACCACCATCTGCTAATATGATACGTGCTTTTGGTACGATATTAATGGCGCAAGCAAACAAATATGATACTATACTTATTTCATCAGCTTCATATAACATAAAATCTGCTGTATATTTAGGTAATAATAATGCAAGTAATATTCTACCAGATAATAATTGGTCTTCACCATTAGGTGTAAATACATTACACACTCATTTACCCGGAAATGCCATTTGTATTACGTTTAATAATCCTATGCCAACAAAATATTATACGGTTGTAAATACCTATAATGGATACGAACCTTATGGGTATGAGGGTATTAATACATATATCAGTCCAGTAGGTCAAACTATTAATGGATATACTATGTCATTTTCTGGTGGTGATAATAGTAGTACTGAAGGAAAATTCTTAACTAATTTCATGGTTTTACATCCGTAAAATAGTTATAATATATTACTACTGATGAATTCATAATGAAAGACAAAAACTTACTAAAGTCTAAATTTTCATGGATATTAGGATGTTCAGCACTTTTTATAGCATTGTGTGCAGCATTTTTTAGTGTTTATGGTATTTCAACCCTTTTTGCAGGAGCATTTATTTCCGCTGTAATTATGGCGTCATCTCTTGAAATAGGTAAATTGGTTGGAGTTACATTTCTATATCGTTATTGGACAAAATGTAGGGGATTTTTAAAAGCATATTTAATAAGTGCTATTTTGGTATTAATGCTTATAACGTCATTAGGTATTTTTGGTTATTTATCGGCTGCTTATCAAAAATCTTCCTCAGAATTTAATGTGGCACAAGAAAAGATATCAAATGTACAGGACCAAAAAACCTATTACAAAGATAAAATAGATGTGGCTAAAAAGCGTATTGATGACCTTACTAAACTTCGGGCTTCTCAAGAAACTACAATAAATAACGTGATAGAAAAGAAAGGTCTTTTTTCTTCAAAGTGGAATCAATCATCACAACAACAAACGGTGGATTTAATCTCTGATACTGATAAGAGTATAAAAGAAGAAAATCAAAAAATACAAGAATCTATTGATACTATTCGTGGTATTGACAATCAAATTAATCAGTTAAAATCAACAATAGTAGCAAGAAAAGATATTCAGACTTTTAAATTTGTTGCCGATGCATTAAAATTACCATTGGATACTGTAGCTAGATGGTTTATTTTATGTTTAATTTTTGTATTTGACCCATTGGCAATTTCTTTAGTTTTAGCATACAATGTAGCTGTTTATAGAAAAGAAGATGAATCCGTATATGATAGAAATACAAATAATATTCCAGTATTGTTGAAAAGCGAACCAGAACCTTTGCCACCACCCATATCTCAACCAAAAATTGATTCAGAACCTTTGCCTACTGTCAAAGAGGAACCAAAAGTAGAGAAAATAGAAGAAAAGAAACCTAAATATAATATGCCATTGTGGTATAAACAAATGTTTAAACTTTAATACTTGCCAAAATGAATAACATATATTAAACTCAATTATATTAAAAATTTTGATATTTAATTAGTTATTCAACTATATATGACGCTGATAATCCTTATGTAATTAATGATGAATCAATCTGATATAAATTGTATAGTAGAACTATTAAGTAAAGCCATAAAACAAAATGATTGGGATGCCGTGGCAGAAGCTCTTGAATATATTCAAGAATTTCAAGATGACCCCCAATATGAAGAAGAATAACATATGTTAATTTCTTTAGTTATATTGTTGTTAATATTATTAATAGTATCTGTTGTTTTCAACTTTCTCCTTTTAAAAGCAGGTGAACGACAACTTGTAATAAATGAATTGTATATAAGCTGGATATCTGAATGGAGAATACAAGTTCTAAAGACTTGGGCACATATGAAAATGCTTGATGATAAGCAAATGTTTGAAAAAGACGATGAAGTTGGCATTGTATTTCAAGATATGAAAGACCTTATACAGAATCTTAATAATAGAACTGAAGAAACCATAGAAGAAGAAGGAGAATAAAATTTTCTATGAAGAAGAAAAAAACCCTGAAGCATAGTCATGTCCATAAATTCAATAAGAAGAATAGAAAACTAAGAAAAAAAACTATTCATCGAAAAAAAAGAGTTGTTCGTCATTATAGAAGAAAGGTGATGCGCCGATATCATAAGAAAAGAGTTATAAAAAATCCTATAATATCATCTGTATCTCCCATTGTAGTAATTACACCACCAAAACGAGGTAAAAGAAGTAGTAACACCTCCATTAGTAAGATGTATTTTACTAAAGATACTGAGGATTCTATTATTAAATATAATAACACAACTGATTCTCAAATTAGAGAAGATATTTACAATACTAAAATTAAACATCCGTTTGAAAAATTAGTTGAGAATATTTTTAATACATTTAAATTTAGTTATTTTGAAATTGGTCCTTTGGATGTTCAAAAAGAAACTGTCGCTCATTTAGTATCAAACATACATAAATTTGAAGCTGGAAAGGGTAAAGCTTTTTCTTATTTTTCAATTATAGCAAAACATTATTTAATTGCGTTAAATAACTCAACTTATAAAAGACGTAACCAACATGTCGAAATAAGTGAAGAGCATGATGAAAATACAGTTCAGCTTCAAACCGAAGATAAACATTATAAAGATGCAGAAATGCATGAATTCATGGAGTTGATGATAAAATTTTGGGAAAATAATGTAGGAAAAATTTTTACCAAACAAAGGGATTTAGATATAGCTAATGCGGTTATTGAATTGTTTAGAAGTTCTGACCGAATAGATGCATTCAATAAAAAAGCTTTATATCTCTATATCCGAGAAATTTCGTCTTGTAAAACCCAGCAAATTACTAAAGTAATCAACAAGATGAAACAATATCAAAATAACATATCCCGTTCTTATCTTAACCAAGGTTCTATAAATACCGAAAATTACATAAAGGTTTAATAAAATACCATACGCCTCTATTTATAGGGTATGGAAACTGATTTTGAATTATTTGAAGGAAAATCCTTCAGGGATTTATGTAGAGATATTGTTACTAATCAAACTCATCGCAAAGAACAAATCGAAATTTTTATTGGAGATTTGCGTCCAATGATTAAAACGGTTAACGATGCTATGCAAGTTGTTCCTCTTATAAAACAATATATTGATGCAGGCATTTCTAATGACGAACATCTTGTAAAATTGGCTCAAATTTGCCAAAGAATTATGGCTATTCAAGCTAATGTTGAAGCCGGTGGTGGTTCTTTTGGTCTTAGTGAAGAAGAAAAAAAAGAATTGATGACTACTATTGATGAGATTAAGAAATCAGATTCGGTTATTGTTAAAACTATTTCTCAAAAGGAATAAGTTATGTCATATTGGAATAGACCTTTTAGTAACTTTGCTCCTTCGTTAGATACAGTATCTCTTTCTGCTGGTATGCGAAAGGGTAAGACTACTGCTGATGAATTTTATGAAATAGAACCTGCTATAGTCTTAGATATAATATTAGACATAAATCATCCTTATTTTAAAGAAAAAAATTATAAATTGATTCCTGACCAATGGCCTGTCTGTATAAATGGAAAACCGCCTCTAAATACCGACCAAGATTATACTTGGGTAGGTAGAGCGCAAGTCAGGCTTCTTTATAGTCAACGTAATGTAGCTAAAGAAGATTTGATATGGGCAATACCTTTGGAATCCAATATATCAGAATATCCTGTATTAAATGAAATTGTTGGTGTAGTATTTTATTTGGGTCAATATTATTATACAAGAAAAATTAACATCTTTAATACTCCTAACGCTGATGCTAATTTTAATATGGAATTAGCGTATGGTGGATTTAGAGATAATCCTCAATCTATAATTCAAGGAAATAGAGAATTATTGGTTAATTCTACAGACCCAAAAATTCCGTATATTGGACCACCCTCTAAGTTAAACTCTTTAGGTAGTGTTGGATATGTAGGTGCATTAGGAAGATATTTTTTTTATAATAATAGAATACGATGCCTTAAGAGAAGAGAAGGAGATTTGATTTTTGAAAGTCGTTTTGGGCAGTCTATTCGATTTGCTTCTTATGATGACAACAGAAATAATGATAAAGGTTATAATTCTGATTTCAGTGGATATGCTGATTATAAAGGTAGTGGTATAACCAATCCATATTCTAAAACAGAAGCAGGTGGCGGCAATCCTATGCTTCTTATTCGCAATCGTCAACGACCATTAAATTCAACAAGTGATGATGAGAAAAATGTTGGTGGTTACATGCTAGAAGATATTAATAATGATGGTTCTTCTATACATCTTACATCAGGTGTTACTTTAAGTGCATTTCAAACAACATGCTTAAAGAAAATGTGGGGAATGGGAGAAGAACAATCTAAATTTAACGGTAATACTTTATTTGTATTTCCTAAATTATTAGGTGACCAGATAGTAATAAACAGTGATAGAATTGTTATTTCAGCTAAAAGAAACGAAATGTTTCAATATTCAAAAAAACGAATGGCATTTGTTACGGATGATGAATTTACAGTTGATGCTCAAAATCAAATAGTTATTAACACAAACAATAAAACGGTATTAAATTCCCCGGCTATTTATTTAGGAGAATATAATCAGACTAATGAACCTGTTTTGCTTGGGCAAACATCGGTCAATTGGCTGTATAATTTGTGTAATTGGTTATTGGAACATACCCATTGGTATAAACACAATCATCCGGATGCACAGGGTGGAACAGTGGGTGGCCCAAATCCGGTTCAAACACAAGCATCGGTTCAGATAGCATCTTTGATTGTATTAAGAGATACTTTAAATTTATTAATGAGTAGAAGAGTATTTGTAGTGGGTGGCGGGCTAGCACCGGGTGTGAATGGTGGGACTATTCCAAACGGTGCATCACCTGTAACAATAACCACACCTTCTGGGACTGGAGTTCCGGGCGGATGGGGCGGGTCTAATTATAAAACATAATACATAATATGAAAATAGATGAATTAAGAAAAGCTATTCGACACTTGGTAAGACAAGAAGTTAAAAAAACGGTAGCAGAAGAGGTCAGTAAAGCTATGGGTAAGGTGTTGGTGGAAATGGTAAAGGAAATTAAATCCAATAATCCTTCTAAGATAATTGAAGATGTTGAAGAAGTGCCAGAATCTACTGCTGCTATCATACAAACAAAAAATCCAAAACTTAATTCTGTTTTGGCTGAAACTGCTCGTAATTTCAAACCATTACAGAAAACAACTGATGCATCTTTGATAGAATTGATTGGTGGCGGAATGGCAAAAATAGGTCAAGAGGAAAATATGGAATCAGAACAACCTGCTACTAAAATAGATTTCCTGAAACAAATAGTAGGACAGCCATCAGAAGTAAGTCAACCATCTGCTTTAGATGGCGGAGCTGAAGTTCCTGCTGCTTTAAAGAAGGTTTTCAAAAAGGACTTTAGAGCTATTATGAAAAGGATAGATGAACAGAAAAAGGGAACAGCTAGTGGAGGATATATTGATACTACAAAACTTTTATCTGGATAATTATGGCAACTATAGTCACAAATCCTATATCAGCAGTTCCAATTGGATTAACTTTACCAATTCAAGATGGTAATAGTGGATATTTTGCACAATCGTTTGATACTTTAACACAAGTTAAAACCAATATTACTAATCTTTTAAATACTCGTCAGGGAGAAAAAAGATTTCAACCAACATTTGGAACAAGATTATGGAATTTGGTTTTTGAACAAAACGTAGATACGTTGAAAGACCAAGCAATTAATATAGTGAGTGAAGATATATCATCATGGATACCAAATGTGACGGTTACTAATGTAACTGCTAATTTATTAACAAGTAATCAAATAATAGCAGAAACAGATATTTATATGTTGGAAATTGCTGTGACTTTCATGGTAAATTTAACAAAACAAATTGACACGGTAATAGTAACAATTAATAATGCCTTACAGTAATTTATGGCAACAACAACACAAAAAAGCTTTCAGCCAAATAGTAAAGAAGTAAGATATCTCAATAAGGATTTTTCTCAATTTCGCCAAAATCTTATTAATTTTGCCAAGTATTATTTTCCAAACACTTATGCTGATTTTAATGATGCAGCTCCGGGTATGATGTTTATTGAAATGGCATCTTATGTTGGAGATGTTTTATCTTATTATACTGACTATGCTTTCAAAGAGGGTCTTCTTTATAATACAACAGAGAGAAAAAATATTATCGCTCTAGCAAAATATCTTGGTTATACAACTTCGCCGGCAAAAGGTGCCACCGGACAGATAAATGTATCTCAAATTTGTCCTACTACAGTTGATGAGAATGGAAATTATGTTCCTGATAATAATTATGCATTAAGTATTCAGGAAAATATGCAAGTGTCTAATAATGCTGGTGCATATTTTTTGACTTCTGAAACCATAGATTTCACAGTTAATACCAACTTATCTCCGTTGACTTCATCAGTTTATCAAAGAGATAATACAGGAGTTCCCACATTTTTCTTATTGCAAAAAACTTCTAATATTCGTTCAGGACAAATTGTAACTAAAACTTTTACAATTAGTGCAATGCAACCATTTATAAATCTTTATCTTGATGAGGATAATGTTTTGGAAATCATAAGCGTGGTTGATTCTGATAATAATCAATGGCATCAAGTTGATTTCTTAGCTCAAGAAATGGTTCTTACTGATGTTCCAAATAATGAAGCATTTGAAGGAACGCTTTCCACTTATCAAGGTACTGTTCCTTATATTCTTGATTACTTGAAAACATCACGAAGATTTACAGTTAATGTAGATGAAAATAATAAAACATATTTGCAATTTGGAGCTGGAACGAGTGGATTTGCTGATGAAATTATTAATTTAAGTTCACAACAAATTGGAGTTGGATTATCTAACATAAGTAATCTTAATTTACCAATAGACCCTTCTAATTTTCTTAATAATGACACTTACGGATTAGCACCACAAAATACTACATTGACTGTAACATATACAATTGGTGGTGGTTTTGAGTCAAATTCACCATCAAATTCCATTATCAATGTCGATTCAGTTACTATAAACAATTCAACAGATGGACTTACACCTGAACAAACGTCACTTCTCAATACCGTTCAAAGTTCTTTAAAAGTTAACAACCCAGATGCTACCGTGGGCGGTGCTGGACCTGAAAGTAATGACAATATTCGGCAAAATGCTATTGCTGCTTTTGCAGCTCAGAATAGAGTAGTTACACAAAATGATTATTTGGCAAGAGTATATGCATTACCCCCAAAATATGGTTCAATTGCTAAAGCGCAGGTTATAACTTATAATAGTTTGGATGTATATCAAAATCAAATTTTAACAGGAACAGTTAGTCAAGACAATATTGCTATTGTTAATAATGCCAATACCCAAACTTATTTTAGGAATGTTGCTTTTGATAGAAGCAATCCTTTTGCTGTTAACCTTTATATTTTGTCATTTGATGAAAATGGAAATCTTACTCAATCAAATGAAGCGTTGGTAACTAATTTGTTGACTTATTTGAGACGTTATAGAATGTTGACTGATGGCATTAATGTTATTGATGGTTATATAATCAATATAGGAGTCCAATTTACAATCAGTGTTTTCAAAGGTTATAATAAGAAAGATGTATTAACAAATGCTATTGCTGCTGTTCAAGCTTTTTTTGATATAGATAAATGGGAATTCTCACAACCTATTAATTTAAGTAGCTTAAGATTGGAAATTGCTAAAGTTGAAGGTGTTCAGACGGTTGTATCGTTAAATATTATCAATCTTACACCATTAACAACCAATGGTGGAAATTATTCTCCCGTAGCATACGATATTTCAGCTGCTACTAAAAATGACATAATTTATCCTTCTTTGGACCCATCCATTTTTGAAGTAAAATATCCAAACAGTGATATACAAGGAACCACAATGTAAATTAGGTAAGATTAAACAATATGCATCATTTCATTTATCCATCACAAGACACATTCATAACCAACACTGTAGGACTTGAAGACCTAAATTTTGGATTGGATGAAATTTTGCGTGTAGGTACTGAAACGATTACTGTTAAAAGCACATCACCAACTACAACTATTCCTATCTTTGGAACGGTATTAAATTTATGTGTGTCAGGATTTTCAGGTTCTATTGTTAATTCTTCCATTTATGGGACAGCATCATTTGCATCGGGAGTGATTACAAGTAGTATTGATGCAAATGTAACTGCTTCTAATTTTAATGGAATATTGACAGGTAGTTATCTTTCATCTTCTTTATTGAGTGGTTCAGCTTTTACAGGTTCATTGACAAATTTCAGTGGTAGTTTTACAGGTATTTTTAGTGGAAGTGTTTCTGGTTATCTTTGGACTGATTATTTACAGTACTTTAACGGTAATGTGATTGGGTTTACTGGTCAAATTATTTCAGGAAGTGTTAATGGAGCTGACATTTTACCACAACAAAATACAACCATTTCTGATATAATTTATGATAATAGAGCATTAGTTCAATTTGACATAACTGCTATTTCTCAGTCCATTGCTAGTAGGGATATTGTTAATCCAGAATTTAGACTAAAATTAAAGGTAGCAAGGGAATTTGAATTACCTATACAATATCATATTTATGCTTTTCCAATTTCTGAAAGTTGGGTAATGGGTAATGGATATGTATCTGATAACGGTTCATCACAGGGGGCTAACTGGATATATAGAGATTATGATGGAGGCACACCTTGGGCTACTACAGGTTCATCTTATATTTCATCTTTATCTGTTACTCAGTCTTTTAATTATCAGGTTGGTGACATCAATGTGGATGTTACACCCATTGTCAATGCATGGGTAAGTGGAACAGTTCCTAATAATGGAATTGTTTTAATCAGCGGTGATGAATTTGCACCAACAAGTTCAGGTATGAGTTTGTATTTCTTTAGTAAGGATACTAACACTATTTATGAACCTATTTTGGATGTTGGATGGAGTGATTTTTCTTGGTCAACGGGTAGTATAATCACTTCTAGTGCGAATATTTCTACAATTCCTGCAGGTATTTCTGGAAGTGTTAGTGATAGTGGTTCTATAAGTGGTTTCCTATTTGGTTGTTTCACAGGATTTGGTAATATGTCCTTTTCTTCTAGTATTGACCCTATTAGTGGCTCTAGTGGTTCTTTTATCACAAATTCTTATGCGAGTGGGATAATTCAAGCAACTGGACTTTCTGGGTTGATAACAAGTATGTCTATCAATGGGGATTTTGTTGGTATGGTTAGTAGTTCTACAGTTTGTTTAATTTCTACTTGTAGTTCATGCATACCAAACTTTTATTCCAGAACTGGTGATAGTTGGGTTATTGATGGTCAATTTCCGTCAATGTATTCTCCATATCCTAATGTGCCGGGGTTTGTACAGGAAGGTCTAGCATATCTTAATCAAGGTCAAAATCAATCACAATACGAAGGTCATGACATATATGGTTGGGGTGATAAGTTTAATGAATTTAACCAATATGACTGGACGAGTGACCACGTTTTTCAGGAGGAATTTGGACCGGGTTCCATACCGTTTTTTGTAAATAAAGGATGTAATTGCAATCCTACTCAACAAGGAGCGATAGCATATTCCTATTCTAGTAGTCTATATAACTGTGCAACTGGCGATCCATGTATTCAATCTGCAATTGATAATACAACATGTCTTGGTCCATGTAATCCTTCTTTATCTATTACAATATCATTAATTATGGGAACTTTTACAGATGGAATTTTTAGTGGAAGTGTTTTTACTTCAAGTTTCTGTGATGGATATCTTTTGGGTAGAGGGTTTTTGATTGGTAATTGGAATGAATCAATGATAGATGGTACTATCATAAGTTCATCATATCCATCATCATTTCCTTCTGGAATTGTAGTAACTTTTGATGGTAATTATTTCAGTGGGTCAGCATTTGGGTCTGTAACGGAACTTCCATTGACTAATAGTTATTCCACTTCTAGTTATGGTATATTTAGTGGTGTATTTATTAATGGTCTTCTTGCCGGCTATAAGATTTATGCGCCGTTTTCTGGAAGTATAATGAGCTCTAGTTACAGTTACACAAGTAGCCTCAATACAACTTCATCGGTTATCAATCCTGTTAATGTTAAAAGTTCATTTGCTACAGTAATTCAGAATGTTCCATCATCTGTAACTGCTGGTGATATAATTAAGGTAAATGTTTTTGCTAGACCAGAGTTTCCACTTAAAAATTTTGACAGACAAACCCAATTTACTCAATTTCTTATTCCACAATATTTGCCTACGTCATCATATTATGCAATTAAAGATAATGAAACCGAAGAAATGATACTTGATTTTGACCAATATACACAATTAAGTTGTAATCTTAATGGTAATTATTTTATGCTAGATACCACAAGTTTTCCACAGGAAAGATATTTCAAAATCTTAGTAAGAGTAGAACAAAGTGGAAGTGTTTATACTCTTGACCATAATAATATTTTTAAAATTGTTAGATAATATGACGGATTTCAGTCAACAAATAGCAAGTTTCATAAATTACGGGACATATAATTATCGATTTGATAGTATAGGTAACGAAATTTTAAATCAGTCTTCGTCTATTTTTCAACAAGTTTATTTTAATCTTCCTCTGGGAAATTTTGTTTATAACAATTCTAAAGTATTATCTTTTTATAATCCAACATTTACGGAATTTGTTCCAGCTTCGCCAACAAGTTCAACATCTGCATCATTGTCATCATCATTTCCACAAGCTGCTATTGACCAAATTAATGCAATTACATATCAAAATACTCAATTACAAAGCCAATTAAATTCTGTGGTTGCTAGTAGCTCAATAAATACAAGTTCTGCTGATATACAATCTATAGAAAATACGATTATTAATCTTAGAATTCAATTAGGGCAAGGTTCTGTTCCAAATGATTTCCAAGATATATATCCATATCTTCCGATTCCACCAGAACAAAAAAATCCACCATCACAATAAATATGTCATTACCATATACAATTTTAGGTGAATTCACAGGCAGTATTGAATCTGCTTCGGTTTTGAGTGTACAAGATACATCATTACTTTATGTTTCTCAAAGCTCAGATATTTGGTTCGGTCTTTCTACTAATGATGCAATTGAAATAGGTGCATATTCTACAGACGATCAAACTCTTATAGCATGGGGAACTATTGGTCAAGATAAGACATTTCAAACAATTACATTAACATATTTGAATAATCTTAACATGCCTGTAAGTTATTCATACAGCCAACTTATTAATCCATTTACACTTTATAAAAATAATTCAATATTATTTCAACCACCATTTGATTTAAATGGAATAGGAATTACTAGTGGAAGTTATACTGTGTCTTATAATTTTGTAAGAGAAGTGGCAGGTAATTTATCATCATCTCTTACAATCAAGGATATTTCTCCATCAAGAACTGAAATAAAACTTATACCATCCAATACATTTGATATTGAATATAGTTCTTTCTGTATTAAAAAGTTTCCAATTAGAGATGTGGCTCCTGTTTTGTTGTCAATTATTAAAAATTTTCCTTATGATACAATTTATGAGGAAATGAGTTCTTTAAGTCAATATCAAGATGGTATTTCTTTTTTGAAATTTGTTTTTTTTCTTACTGATGACGGTTCTGTTATAAATTTGTTAAAAAATTTATACGAAGATTACATAAAATATACTTTTGTAACTCCAACAACAAATACTTTACAACAACCTGTAACTATAAAGAGAATTCAGGGTATAAGAACATATTATAGTAATTATTTATTACAAAGTTATAGACATATTGCTGATTTTAATGATATTAGACAACAGTATATCAATTTTGTAAATGCTCGATTAGATGAAAAATTCAGCCAACTTTTAAATTCACAAGACCAAGGATATAAAGATGCTAGACAGTTTTGTTATGATTTCTTTGTGACATATTTTTATGACAATGCTGTTAGTCCATTACAATCCAGTTACGAAGACAAATATTTTGGATATTTAAAAAACGTACTAAATTTTGGAAATAATAAATATTTCTCAATATTAGATATAGGATATCTTGATGAAAGGACAATTCCTACAGACCCTCTGACTCTTATTGTAAAATTATCATCGGCACTTTCTTCTGATATTTCAATAAAGGATACGTGCTGGGTATCTAATTTTGGTATGGTGCCTTATGTGTTTACTGCTATTTTACAAGCACCGGTACAATATCAAACTATAACAATTTCTTCCCCAAATTTTGGACCACCGCAAAATCTTATTAATGTAGGGAATTCTAACATTTTATATTCAGCAGATGACCTTTCTTATCCATCTACTATAGAAAATAGTATTAGAATTAACAAAAATATTGCTAAATTGAATACGGATTATACTGATTATAATAATTTTGTGGTATTCTCGTCTGCACAAAACAGGCTTAATATTTTTAAGAATAAGATGATTCAATGGACAGTTTTGAGTGCTTCGATAGTGGAACTTAATAATAGATATAATAGTTCATTATCATCTTCAATACCTTATCAATATTATTTTAATGAATTATCTAGTTTTAGTACACAAAGTAACCAAATAGTTGATTCATTCGATGGATTTGAGTCCTATTTATTTAATTCTGGTTTCTACCAATATAATTTGCAGTCTGGTTCATTTTATAGTGCGAGTTATATAAGTGATGCAGACTTTAGTGCAAGTCTATATGACACAAATAATAGAGATAGTCTTTCATCAAATGTACCCCAATATATTATTGATGACGACAACTATTCAGAGTATTTGACCTTTTTGAATATGATAGGTCATCATTTTGATGATATTTACACATATATTTCTGCTATGCCTATTGAAAGGCAGGTAAAAAATGAATTTACTTCTAGCCTTCCAACCAATACATTAAAAGAAATGTTGTATTCTTTTGGATGGGATGTCGATGATATTATTGGGTCGCTAGACCTTGACGAAGTATATCTGAACAGTATGAATTCAGCATCTTATAATGCTTTATCTTCCCAACAGAGACTTCAAATTATATGGAATCGCATTCTCATTAGTTTACCGGGCATCTATAAGACCAAGGGTACAGAACAATGTGTGGATTATTTGTTGTCATGTTATGGTTTACCTTCATCGATGCTTACGATAAGAGAATATGGTGGGACAGATTATGCTAGCGATATATCTCCTACATATGAACTAGATGAAAAAATGTATATGCTCCAATTCTCAGGCGTGAGTGATTACATTGAAGGACCAATACCATATTCAGTTATGACAACAGAATTCAAATTTTCCATTGGTTCTGACCCTAACAATACTTATTACCCAAATTTTAAATTTTTCCCATTATTTACAAGTATTCCATATCCATATTCAAGTTCTTATAATTTTAATTGGGCTTTAGGATTCTATAGAGTTCCGGGTCAATATACTGGAAAAGTTGTGTTTCAAATGGGTTCTGGTTCTTCAGGTATTAATATAACAAGTAGTGTATTGCCTATTTTCAATGGTGATATTTTTAGTGTGATGTTGAGAAGAAATTATCCAAATTCTTTATTTGACCCATCTACAGATTTAAATGATATTCCTACTGAATATGATTTAACCGTTCAAAGGAATGAAAATGGAAGAAAAATTTTTTATTCTACATCCGATGCAATTTTTTATAATAATGACAATGATGTATTTTCTCAATTTGGTAAATTTAGATTAAGTGATGGAACATTTAAAGGGGCATTGGATAAATTATTAATTTGGGATGTTCCTATTGATGATAACGATTTTGAAGAACACGTTGATGATTTAAATTCATATGGTTTTAGTGGTTCTGTTCCTTATCAACATTTATGGGTAAGATTAAATTGGGATTATCCACAAAACATGTATTATTATAGTGGTTCTGTGTGGGTTGATAATGAATCTCCATACTATGCTATTCCAAACTATTACACAGACCAAACTCTTACTACTGTTAATCCTACTTTATATTCTGCATCTTTGAGTATTATTGAACAAAATTGGCAATCTTATTATCCGACAGGTTCAGTTGAAATTATTGCTCATAACTTTCCAGAAGCAATTGGAAATGCTTTTTCTGCTTCTTGGGTTGGTTATCCTACATGTCAATGGTTTTCTCAATCAGTTTATCCATATCAATTTCAAGAATTGACATACCAACAGAATATTGATGCATCTAAATTTGGACCTAATAAATATAAAAATGTTAAAATCCGAACATTATCTTATAATCTCGATACTAGACTTGACCCATTTGACAGGTCAACCATTAATCCTGATATAACAGTTTCAGGTGAGTCTAATCAACTTGGATTTTTTATTGACCCACAGGATTCTAAAAATAAAGATATTTTGAGATATGTTGGTAAAAGCGGCATTATGGGGCTTATTGGTAATACATCTGACCTTTACAATGACAAATATGCAAATTTAGTTAATAAAAATTATGAATATAATACAAATGGTAATAAAAGAACATATTTTAATGAATTATTGACAGTATATAAATTTTATTTTGATAAATCTATTTTTCAAGCTATACGAAATATTATACCAGCTAGAGCTAATTCTTATACAGGTGTGGTAATTGAGCCAACACTTCTTGAAAGACCAAAATATCAAAATAGGCCAATAACAGCTAGTCTTGACATTTCATATAAAACTCCAACTGTAATAAAAAATATTTATAATTTTGATGAATGTCTTTTTTGGACAGATTTTAATACTGACTGGACATTGGTAAACGGTGGTTTTCCACAATTACAACAGTCTATGGCAAACTCTATGCCTCCAAGTTATAGTGATATAATAGACTTAACATACATAGATGACCCTACAGAAGTAAAGCCTTCTAATATTGGAAGTGGATATTATACTGATTTCATGGATAAAATTCAACATTCCTTCTATCCTGATTTTGAATTATTGCCTAGATTGTGGGAAACATCTTCATCAGGACCATTATCATCTAATTACACCATTCCTATTTATGGTTCGGTAACTTCTCAAGATGAAGGTGGTAGATTTATAATTGGACCTGACCACGGTGTTAATTATCCAAATAAATTCTTTTCAGGTTCTAATCAAGGAAATCATCCAATTCTATACTATATGGTAAAAGTGTGGGATAAATATTATTATTATGCCAAAACAGGGGAATATATTCGTTCTGATAATCCATTAGATAACACATATTCATCCTCGTCGCTATATCTTTATAGATACGTTATGCTTGATGAACATTATATGAGAAATCTAATATATTTTACGGATTTAGTATCATTGCCTGTATATGACTCATCAAGCTATTCTTATACATATGATTTTGTTGCAAATGCATATCTTCATAGAACTAACACGTTTCTTGGAACACCAGATCAAAAAGTAAGTAATATAAGTGCTTCTGCAAATATATTTACACCTATTACCAAAACCAACTTTAATTTAAATATAAGTCCTTTATCACAATATTTTGAATTGGTTTCTGGTTATCCAAGAAATCATTATTCTCATAAATTACAACAATTCTCAAAAATAAAATATGGAACCTATGGTAATAGAATTTTTATTAAAGGACAAGAAACATCAGATTCAACGATTAATAGTAATGGTATTAACGATGGAAGTTCTCCTGTTCAATCAACTAACGTCAGTAATGTTACTGTAATAAATGCTAGTAATGTTATTCAAACTGTTCCTTCTTCAACTACTGGTCAAATAGTTTTATCTGGTGGAGGTTCGGCTGGGCCAACCAGACGACCTAGTAAGGGTCCTCCCAGTAGGGGCGGTCCTCCCGGTAGTAGGGGCGGCTCCAGTTAAAATATGGAAAGATGGAAAAAAACACATTTAAGAGAATACTTATAAGAGAAAAGAGAAATTCATATGGGATATATTGACAATCAAACAATAACTGTAGATGCTATTCTTACTAAAAAAGGACGCCAGCTTCTGGCGCAGAATGGAAATCTGAATATTACATCATTTGCTTTGGCAGACGATGAAATTGACTATACACTTTATCAACCAAATCATCCAAATGGTAGTGCTTTTTATGATATTGCTATAAGAAATACACCTGTTTTTGAACCTGTTTCCGATGAAACTCAGGTCATGAAATATAAATTGGTAAGTCTTAATCAAGGCGTTACTTCTATTCCTGTTATCAGTATTGCACAGGATAAAATTTCGGTTGCTAGTAATTATACTGGTCAGATTACCATTGCTCCTTCAACCAATCCACCTTATAATCTTACTCTTGGTTATACAGCAATTCTTGGAAATAAGAATGTTGGTGTTTTGATTGTTTCTCAAGCTAATTCAATTAATTCTGTTTCTAGTACAATACCAGCATTTGCTGGTGATATCAATACATCCAGTTCACAGGTTGTTGTAGGACAAACTTTTATCTTTCTTCCGAATAGTAGTTTAGGTCAAACAACTTCTACGACATTGACAATTATTGGTAATGAATCTGGAGGTAGTTTGAGTATTGAAGTTACAGTAACAGTCCCACTGACGACTACTAATATAACAACATAAATATAATTATATGATATTCAATCAATTTGACCCCACTGATATAGTAGCTGGTAGAACGAGTACCGTTACAAGTGGATTTTGGCCCGAAGGAGTTACCTTCCTAACTCAAAGTTCTTTTCTTGATGACTTTTTTGCACTAACCCAATCAGCAACTACACCATCACCTTCGTTCGGAGCATCAATTTATGATATTCGTAGAACCATGTATTATATTAATATATTTCCAGATACCACAACTTATGGTAATAATGACCCATATTTTTCAGTAGCTTATGGTAATTATTATGGTGAATTTGGAAGTGGTTCTTTTGATTTAGATACTGGAAGTATTTTAGCGTTTGCACCCAAAGCTATTTATACGCAATATCAAAATTTATTGTTGGGAGAAGGAGAAACTGGATTGTTTCAATTTTTATCTGGAAGTTCTGCTAATCCTCAAATGATTACTGGATATGATATATTTGTTATAAATTTTTCCTCTTATAAAATGAAAGACAAAGTTGATGAGGGTCTTTTTGAAATTACATTAACGGGGTCTAATGGTTCTATAACTTTACGAGATGATTCACCATTCTTTTCTCAAGCTTCATCAGTTTATAATTTGATAATAGGGTCTATTAATGGTTCAACGACCACTTTGCCTTCATATCAGGGTATTGGATTATTCTATCCAGAAGATGGTGTAGTTGTATTTAATGCTAAAATTATTGATCAACTCATAGGATTGAGTAATCTTTCAGGAACAGTTGGGCCGCCTAGTCCTAGTGGTGCTGGAACAGTATGTATGTCAAATTATAGTACTGGAAGTATTTCTGGTATACCTATTCTCGGCCAATTATCATTAGTCCCAACTACTGTAAATCATAAAGTATTCTTTTGGGCAATTCAGAATGCAAATAATACAATGAAAGTTCGTAAAACTGAATATGTTCCATCTCAGCATTATTTTGTGAGAGTTAAAAATCTTGATTTTAATTATTCTAATAATCCGACATATGTTTATGATGGTACAGACGGTATTCATGCTGCCGGAACTATATACAATTCTGATTTTATTACAAATCCAACAACATATATTACTACGATTGGTTTGTATGATGCTAGCAATGAACTGGTAGCAGTTGGTAAATTAAGTAGACCTGCTATAAAAACCTTTGACAATGAGCTTTTAATTAAGGTCAGATTGGATTTTTAAAATAATGAAATGCTTAAATCACTTTATAAAGATGATACGCAAACCACACCTTTTGTTGCTACACAAAATTGGGAAGTATCCAATGTAATAAATGAGGATTTAATTCTCATGGAACATAGTGGAAGTGCTGGTCTACCTGTTGCTCTGGAGTATATTGATAATGAACTTTCTGGTCCTATAACTGCTAGTGCTTGTAATATTGCATTGGAACAACAAGAACTTGACTTAGCTTTGTTTAAAGATGGACTAAAAGTTACGGGAATTTTTTATCCTAACTCCGACCCTCAAAATCCAGATGGAACTTATCAACGGTGTGTTTATACACAAATTGCTGGTATGTTTTATAACAATTATCGTGACCCTACAAAAATTTGGGGATTGGAAAACATTGATTTTGAAAATTCCAAAACAAAAAGATTTATAACTGATAAATTCAAAATGTTTGAAATTCCTCAAGCAGTTTTTGGAGAAAAAATGTTACCTAATACTATTGTGATGTATGATACTACAACAGATAATAATTATACTATTGTAGATGATGGTAATGGAAATTTGTTTGCTGGAACTAATTTATTTTCCCGTCAGCAAGAACTTGGTACATATCCAAATAATTTTGTAACTGCTAGTGATAGAGGTTGTGATTGGTATTGGGAATCATTAACACCGAAGCCTTCCCTTTCTTTTATATTTGTTCCCCAAGATTGTATAGGAGCATATGGGTTTCGCTGTATAATAGATGTAAATGGTACACTCTATGGTACCGATGGTAGCAATTTCTTTTCTTCGCCTGATGGATACTATTGGACTTTTATAGGTGATGTCAATGATACAATTGTTAGTTTTATTTATGTAAATTCTTTGTTTGTTGGTGTAGGGAATGATGGTGTAATATATACATCCTCAGATGCCATTGTCTGGTATCAACAAGTATCGCCCACACTATCCAATTTACAATCAATAATTTATGCAAATGGACAATACGTTGCTGTAGGAACCGGCGGTACTACAATTCTTTCATTGAATGGAACTTTATGGACAAAACATGATTCTCCCGTAGGAAACGACCTGTATAGCGTAATTTACGCTCAAGGACAGTATGTCGCAGTTGGACGTGGTGGAATTGTTATCACGTCAACAAACGCTACTTTGTGGTCAGTCCAAATTTCTGGAGTAAGCAGTGAACTTCACCAAGTTATTTATGACGGCAATAACTTTGTTGCTGCAGGTTTTGGGGGTACTATTATAGTATCATCGAATGGAACTCTATGGAATATTCGAAGCAGCGATATCACAAATGACTTATATACTGTTCTATTTGATAATGGTGTGTATTACGTAGCAGGTTTAAATAATACTTTTTACCAGTCAACCGATACTATTGTATGGACGCCAGTTGTCCATGAACATTTTTCACCGGAAGTACGGGGACTTCTGGCCTATGGAAGTTCCATTATAATTGGAAGACAATATACTACTGATTAAATATGATAAAATCACTTAAAAAGTATCAAGTTCAATCTACACCTTTTAGTGCAATAAAAGCATGGTCAGTTAACAACACTGATAATTCCGACTTGCTTTTACTGCCTATGGGTACGCAATCAGTTGTTACTCTTGCATTACAATTTCTTGATTATGGTAATGGAAGTTCTTCTCCAGTTTTAAATATTTCGTGTAGTTTAGCATTAAATCCGGCACCATATGATTTAGCTACAATAGAACAAGGTTTAAATGTTACAGGTTCATTTTATCCTGATTCTGACCCTGTGAATTTGGATGGAACATATCAGAGGTCCATTTATTATCAAGTTAAAACAGCGTTTTATAATACTTACTATGACCCAAGTAAAATGTGGGGTATTGAAAATATTGATTTTGAACTTTCTAAAACCAAACGATTTTTATCAAATGGATTTTGGCTGATTGATATTCCAAGATATTTATATGGAGATAAAATCTTACCGAATACAATTACGATGTATATTGATACTTATGATAATCCATACACTGTAATGGATGACGGTAATGGAAATTTGTTTGCTGGAACTAATTTATTTTCTCACCAACAGGAAATAGGTTATTTTTCAAATACATTTAATGCAAATGCCAGTTCATCTGGATGTAATTGGTATTGGGGAGTATAATTTGAAAATTATTTTTTATATGGATAGTTATAGTTATGATTGCAAATATTTATAACCAAAATTTTGGATGGTCTGTAGCATGCGATGGATATTGGGCAGCAGTGGGAAATCCTAGTTTATTTCGTTATGACCCAATGACAAGTAGCCTTACCAGAACAGGTTCCGTAGAAGTTTATAAATATAATATAAATTCAGATATTCATGATTATAAAACAACTCTTTTTCGCCCTTTAACTCCATCCGAATTGATTTTGTTAACAACAGAATATAATAATCCTTTTCCAACAGGTCCAACCGATTATATACAAACAGAATATACAGGTTCCATCCCTTATACTGCAGACTTGGATTTGTCTGTTGATACGGGATTATATTATACAGCTTCGGAAGATGGATATGGATTATCATTAGATTTACGTAATACTTTATTAGCAATAGGAAATCCATACTTTACAAGTACATTTACATTTATAACGGAGTCTTTTGTTTTTACAGGGTCGGGATATGTTGACCTTTTTGATGTTTCAGTATTAGATATAGACCCTTATGCTAAGAGAATACCACCTACAATTACCAGTTATTTCTCTTCATCACTAAATGGGCCTGTGACTGTTCAAGCAAATGTTCCATCAGTACAAAATTATTCATTTGTATTACTTCAATCATTGGATTTATTGACTCCGGGAGCTAATTGGATAAACGTGTCAATAGCATCAACATCAAATAGTGGTGGTAATGTAAACATACAAACATTTTATACAAATACAGACCTTGTAAATTTAAGTCTAAGAACAGTTGGAATAGTTGGAACAAATCCATACTTAACGACAATATATAATCCAAATCCTGTCATAACATCTTCCTTTGGGTATTCTGTTTCATTAAATGATGAATGGTTGGCTGTAGGTTCACCTCTTGAATCAGGAAGTATGGGAGCAGTATTCATGTTTAGAAAATTGGATGAAAATAATCTGAGTTGGTCGTTTTTTCAAACGTTACCACTACCTTCCGATATTGATGTAGATGATGATTTTGGTGCTAGTATTGGAATGAATAAAGCATCATCCTCTTTTAGTTGGAGTATGGTTGTTGGAAGTTTGAAATCAAGTGAATCTAGAGCTTATATTTATGAATTTGATGGAACTGAATGGAATAATACGTTTACTTTGTATCCTGATAGTGGTTCTATTTATCCACTTCCATTTTATCCTACTTTTCCTATAGTTTTAAATTATCCGAATGTTAATGATTCTTTTGGTCATTCTGTTTCGATGTATGGTAATACAGTAATGGTAGGAGCACCAACTGACAGAACTATACAAGAATATGAAAATGACAGTTTATCATATACACAAGGTTCTGTTTATTTCTTTGAAAGATGTGCTAATGCAAACTATGGATATTATTTGGCTAGAAAATCATATGGTAATGAAAAGATTATCAACAATAATATGTTAGGTTGGTCGGTGAGTGTTTATGATCAATATGCTGTAGCAGGAGTTCCAAAAATAAATGCTTTATCTTCTTCAATTTGTTATCTTCGAGGTTCTTTATTCCAAAAATGGTTTTGTGGAGATAGTCCTGATGCTCTTTTAAATGGGCAATTTATTTTATATAACAAAAACACAGGTTCTATACCCGACACAACTAATATTGATTGGGATATATCCAATATTTATCAAGTTAAAAAACAGTTTTTGTCACCATATCGTGTGTATGGGTGGGATGCAAATATTAGTAATCAATTCATCATAATAGGTTCTCCTATGTTGATATCAGGGTCAAACACTATCATGGATTTGAGTCCTTTTACGGGAAGCTTTACTGGTAGTGTGGATGTTATTGGCGACCTTAGTGGAAAATCTTACATTTATAATCTTAAAAATCTTCGCCCAAATTTTTATGTTGGTAATGTTTTTTATAGAAACGGTAAAATGGTTATTATGACTTCTGGTTCAAATTTTGAGGGATTACAACTCAGTAATACTGTTAATGAATATGATTATGATATAGAATTCACATCTTCTCAGACCATATTTGAAAAACAAGTTGTTTGTCCTGTTGATATAGGAGAATTTAACGTTAGTACCAATCCAACAGCAATTATATTTCCAAATGCCGAATTTGATATAAATCAAAATGGCAAATTTGATTTTCAAGATGCAGATGTATTACTTAGGTATATGGCCTACAAGAATACTGAAGTAACAGGACAACCAAATACTGATTGGAGTTCTTCAATTGTTGATACTACTACAAATGAAGAACCAGCTGTGTTTAAGATGTATTCATCTTTTTGGGTTGGAACAGATAATTTATTTGCCTCAAGTTATTCCACCATAAATAATACTATGTATGGAGATTTGGATTTTAACAATGATAATAAAATTGATAATAATGACATGTATATTTTGTGGAAATACTTTATTTACAGATTAACACAGAAAAATTATAATCTTTATATTACTCCAAATTCACAGAACAAATTTTTGGCTAATATTCTTGATTATATGAATAGTAAAACTCTTCGTGGTCAACCACCGATGATTAATCCTACCTTTTTAGAATATGAAAGTTTAGTCAAGCAGGACCCAACGGGTTCATATTTGGCACCTACAGTAACTTCAATTGGATTATATGATGGATGTGATTTAGTAGCCATAGCAAAATTGGGTTCGCCAATCAAAATTACCCCAGATTTTCCTATTAATTTTGTGGTGAAAATAGATTTCTAACTATATTTATAAACAACGGAGACATATTATATGCCAACACCAATTACAAGACCATCATTAACAACAACCCTAGCAGAGAGATATGAAACTCAACCTGTTGGTGGAGCATTTGATGCTAGAGATATTATTGAAAGCGGAGTAGATGCATTATTTGCAAGTATGCAGGGTGCAGAATTTCAAGTAAAAAATGGATTTTTAACCAAAGAACAATTGGAAGTTTCTGATTTTATAAATGATGGAAATGGATTATCCATATATGTTCAGGGATTGGATACTAAAAAATACGATTCAGCTATTGGTTAAATTTAATTAAAAGTTTTATAAAATCCTATATATTATTGTTATATAGGATTTTATTATGTCCAATATTGTTTTAGGTCTTGATGCATCAACATCCATAGTTGGGTGGGGATTTGCACAAAGTGGTTCAGTAATGGATGCTGGTTTCCTTAATGTTTCAAAATTTGAAACTAACAAGGAAAAAGGAAAATTTGTTATAGATTTTTTGTTAAAACATTCTTTAATCACTTCAGTTGACCATATTAATCTCGAAGCTGCATTGTCAGGATTTGGTGGTGGCCTTACTTCTCAACAAACTATTATTACTCTTTCAAGATGGAATTCTGTGTTTGAATATATGTTGTCTGAATATTTCAAATTTCCAATTGCTCTTTGTAATGTTAATACTATGAGAAAAAAAGTATTTGGTAAAGCAAGGATAAAAGGAATCAAACCCAAAGATTATGTTAAACAACAAATCCCTTTGATAGTACCTAATATATCCAAGTTTGAGAAATTAAATAAACGGGGTAAGTGGGATGCGCATAATAGTGATATGTATGATGCTATAGTTTGTGCTTTATTTGGCTAATCAATATATTTATAAACTATATGCCAAATTACGACAAATACACTTTAGCAGGCAAACAACCTTGGCAAACATGGACCCAACTCGTTGAGTATGTTACAGAATCTTCGTCTTTTACGGATGGTTCGGGAAATGTATTGACTCAAAGTATAAATTTAACTGCAAGTAATGCAATTAGTTCTAGTTATACCATTACTTCTTCATTTGATTTTATATCAGTAATGTCAATTACTTCTTCATTTGCTACTCAGTCTATTAGCGCAAGTTATTTAAGTGGTTCTGCTACTGGTTCATTTACAGGGTCATATACTGGTTCATTTTATGGAACTGCTTCGTGGGTAATTAATGCTATTTCTTCAAGTTATTTGAGTGGTTCATCAACAGGCTCATTTATGGGGTCATTTACAGGTTCATGCGTTGGGACTTCTAGTTGGGCAAATAATGCAATCACAGCATCTCAAGGTGCTTTTGCTTGGGCAAGTATGGTAACTTCTTTAACTTCATCTGCGATAAGCAAATCATATAATTGCTATCTTTCTCGTTCAAGTACTGGAATGTATTGTATTGGTTTTAACAATCCAGCAGCAAGTATTTATTATGCAGCAATCTTTAATGGATGGAGTGGTAGTAGTTCTTCATCTGTAACTGCTTCGTTTGGAGTTCCTTTTAATATGAATCCGGAAGGATTTACAATGTCAACAGTTTTACTTACCGCTTCAAATGCTATAGCTGATTTTGTTTCTGGAAGTTTAGTAGTGTTTAGTTATTAAAAATATTTGACTCTCAACTTTTTATAATTTAGCATTTCTTAGATGCTAAAGGAATCACAATTATTTTCTCTTCTTGATAAGGTATTGAACCAAATTTCTTATATCCGGAAGGGTGAAGAAGCAGTTTATTTCTGTCCATTTTGTTCACACTATAAAAGAAAATTGGAAGTCAATGTTAGAACTCAAGAATGGCATTGTTGGGTTTGTAACTCTTGTGGCAGGTCCATTAGTTCGCTTTTTTATAAACTTAAAGTCAAAGAAGCTTATTTTGATGAATTGTATAAAATTGTAGGGAAATCGTGGAAGCGAATTATAACAGAAGTAGAGCGACCAAAAAATTTATCTTTACCAAACGAATTTATACCTCTTTGGAAACCATCAAAATCGTTTGATTATGGACATGCTATAGAATATCTTGGAGATAGAAGAGTTACAATGGATGATATTCTTCGTTATAATATTGGTTATTGTGAAGAGGGTATCTATAAACAAAGAATTCTAGTTCCATCCTATGATAAAGATGGTAATGTAAACTTTTTTGCAGCTAGAGCTTACCATGAAGGAAATTGGTATAAATATATGTTACCACCTTGGTCCAAAGATATTATTGGATTTGAGTTATTTGTGAATTGGCATGAACCCATAACATTAGTGGAAGGCACGTTTGATGCAATGTCAGTTAGAAATAATGCAATACCTCTGTTCGGAACTACATTACCATTTTCCTTAAAACTGGCAGTTGTATCTAATAAAGTTAAGAGGGTTAATATTGTTTTGGATAATGATGCATTAAAACAAGCAGTGGATATTTTTGACAGAATTGAGGATTTACAAGTTAATCAAATTGATATTCATTTAATCAGATTGGGAGAAAAAGACCCATCTATTCTTGGATTTGAAGCAGTAAATGAATTGATTGAGAAGTCAAAAGCTTTTGATTTTTCGGACATAATTAAAGCAAGACTTGATAGATAAAGATTATAGAAAATGTTATAAAATTTATTGATAACAATTTGGTTAAACCGTATATTGAAATGAGAATGAATGGGAAATCGTGTAAAGAATTTAGTGAATATATTATGTCTGCTATGAATAAATTTAGTGTAAAAGAACAAGAAACATTACAACTTTTATTTATGCTTAGAATTGCTCTTCTTACAATAAAATCATTGAAATGATGAAAAGTTTAGAACTAAATTGGATTCGTAGAAAGGTAGATAAAACCATCCCTTTCCCAGAAGTGTTGTTTTTTCCATTTACTAGTGGTAGAGCTGGTAGTTATTACAATCCATCCCCGAAGAATGAAATATATGATATTGATGGAAAGCCCCATTCTCTAAAATATGGTGCAATTGTTGTTAGCAGTAAATATGACAATAAAGTACAGAAAAATATTATTGCACATGAATGGCGTCACCATTGGCAATACTTCAAAGGTATAGAAAAAGAAACGCCAAAATGTAAAGCTACCCAAATAACAAAAGAAAATTATAATGATATAGCAAGATTGTATTTTACCACATCAAAAACTGAATTAGATGCTCTTCGATTCTCATATATTCATGCAGGGTTTCTTAGCAACTATGAACCTTGGGAAGAATTATTTTACGATTTAATAAAGGATTTAAGAGTAAAACCTATTATAACTTATGGCAATCAAGCACTTAATAACAAATAAAAAATTCAGCCATATAGTTCATTTATCGGACATTCATATTCGGCTCACAAAAAGACATGAAGAATATAAAGAAGTATTTTCAAGACTGTTTGATAAAATATTAAAAACGCCATTAACAACTGCAATCTTTGTTATTGGTGATGTAGTTAATAGTAAAATTGATTTGAGTCCTGAATGTGTGGATTTAGCTGCTGATTTTTTGTTTGAGTTGGCCTCACTACGACCTACTGTTCTTGTTGCAGGTAATCATGATACAAATCTGACAAATCGCAATAGAATGGATAGTTTAACTCCTATTGTGGATGCATTAAATCATCCATCTCTTTTCTATCTCAAGAAATCAGGTCTTTATGGATTAGGTAATATTTGTATAAATAACTATAGTGTATTCGATTCACCTGACAAATACATGGAGAAACGGTATATACCTGATATTTATAAAAACCAATATGAATATTTCATTGTTACATATCACGGACAAGTTGATGGAGCTAAAACAGACCTTGGGTTCACTCTAACCAATCCTTTAATTACTACTCATACATTTGATGGTCATGATATCGTTTTATTGGGTGATATTCACAAAGAACAAACTCTTCAAATATATGACGAAGAAGAATCCAAACCTGCTATAAGATATGTGGGGTCACTTATTCAACAAAAACACGATGAACCCATAAAGGGCCACGGTTATTCGTTTTGGAATTTAGGGCAAAGAGATTATATTCATTCAGACATTCCAAATGATTATGGGTTTTTAAGTGTTCTTCTTAATAATGGCGTCATTTCTACCTCTTTGAATAACCTTCCTAAGAAGGCTAGAGTTCGTTTTCAGCTAAAAAATACAATGCCTACCGAAGTCAAGGAAGCTCTGACTCACGTTAGGCAACTGACGGAAGTTGTTGAATCATGTTATCAAAAGTTGGATTCAGGAATTTCTTTAGCGAAGATTTCAACAGCTAATGGCAATGTGATTTTGGGTAATATTAACGATAAAAACTATCAAGTTGACCTTCTAAAAGAATTTCTGAAAACTAAACTTAAAATTATCGACCAATCCTTTATTGATGGAATCATCAAGATAAATGATGAAATGAATGATTTGGTAAAGAAAGATGATTTTGCCAGAAATATTCGTTGGATTCCAATCAAATTTGAATGGGAAAACATGTTTTCTTACGGTGAAAAGAATATTATTGATTTTACAAAAATGAGGGACCTTGTAGGTTTATTTGCAGCAAATACTTCTGGAAAGTCCAGTATATTTTCTGCAATGACATTTTGTTTATTTGATAAATGTGAAAGAGAATTTAAAGCAGCCAACATAATGAATGTTCATAAAACCAGTTTTAATTGTAAATTTGAATTTGAAATTGACGGTAAAAGATACTTCATTAAACGAGAAGGTAAAACTGATAAAAAAGATAAAGTCAAAGTTGATGTTCGTTTTTGGAAAATTAAAAATGGCCAAGAAGTGGATTTGAATGGTGAACAAAGAAAAGATACAAATGAAATTATTAGAGAATATTTGGGGTCTTATGATGATTTTGTATTAACTTCCTTGAGTGTTCAGAGTGGTAAAAACAATGCTTCCATTATTGATATGGGTGATACAGACCGCAAAGATTTGTTTGCTCAGTTTATGGGATTAACAATATTTGATAGACTTTACACAGAAGCTAATCAAAAGCTAAAAGAACAAATTGTAACTCTCAAAGCCTATAGAAATGATGATTATACGCAAAAATTGGTGAATTATACCAATCTTCTTGGACAGGCTGAAGGTTTATATCATGATGAAACTGAAGTATTGGCTGAACTTGGAAAGATTAAGGAAAGAATTCAACAGAATATTTTAGACGAAACCCGAAAATTGATTAAAATTGATTATGAAATACCTCTTTTGTCAGCAAGTCAGTCCCATTTGGATAAAGCTAAATTGAATATAACCATTAAAAAATCGGACATTGTCGGTGTTGAAAAGAAAGTGGAAAAGTTGTCGGGACAACTGATAACAGTTGAAAATGAAATAAAGATATTGGAATTAAAAAAGATAGATATCGTGTATGTAACTTATCAAAAACTTGTAGCTAGAAGACAAGACGTTGAGAACGCACGAGCAAGAATAAAATTGAATTATGAACATGACATTCAAATTTGTAAAAATGCTGAAATGCTTGAATATGACTCTGCTTGCTCATACTGTGTTAAAAATGCAGGTAAAGTAGCAACCGAAGCTGAAGAAGCTAAAAAACGAATTGTTAAACTTAAAGAAGATGCAACCAATTTAAAAAAGGAAAATGAACTTATTGATGTACAAATTGGTGAATCTTCATGGGCTCATGGAGCTAATCTAAAACATATGGGCCTTCTCAAAAAACGAAATGACTTAAAAGATACAAAGTTACAATTTACTAATCAACTTAATTTATTACATCAATCTTTGGCAAAAATTGAAGAAGAAGTTAAGCTTCATGAAAAAAATATAGAATTATACAATAAAAGTAGTGAATCAATATTGATTAATGAAAAAATTAACAAACAAATCAATGATTACAAACGAGTTTTAGAAGAAACAGAATATTCTTACAAAGAAAAAAATAAAAGTGTCATGGATATCAATAGTAAAATTTCTGTATGTAAGAATCAAATTTCAGAAATCAATCGTAAAATTGACCAAATTAAAATTGTAGAACAAAAATATAAACTTTATGAAGTGTATTGTCAAGCTGTCAGTAGAGATGGAATTCCGTTCGGTGTAATCACAGCCACCGTTCCAGAAATTCAAAATGAAGTTAATAATATTTTGAGTCAAGTTACTGATTTTACATCGATATTTGAAACTGATGGCAAAAATGTAGTTCCCTATATTGTTTATAATGACAAAAAATGGTTGATGAGTTTAACTAGTGGGTTTGAAAAATTTGCTTTATCTTTAGCCATCCGCATAGCTTTGATAAATATTTCAAATTTACCAAGACCCAATTTTCTTATTATAGATGAAGGTTTTGGGGTATTGGATGCAGAGAATTTGGCCTCAATGCAAACGTTATTTTCTTATTTGAAGACTAATTTTGATTTTATCATAATAGTTTCGCATTTAGAATCTCTTCGTGATATAGTGGATAAACACATTGAAATAATTAAAGATAAGGGGTTTTCTAAAGTCAATTTCATTTAATGAGCCTATTTATAGGCATGGCATTAAATTTGTTAAATAGTTTTGGGGTTGGGGGAACGGATTATGGTCTATATACAATGCAGGCAGATGTGATTGATACACAATATCTTTCACAGTTTTTTGTTATTTCTGAATTTAATCCACAATTTACCGCTGGTAAAAATTCTTTTTCTTTTAATGGATCTACTTATCTTAAATCCGGTAGTCAAATTCTTATAGAATGTTTGGATTCTCAAGGCAATGCCCTTCATATTGAATTGGCACAATCTTCTAATGTTTCTTCTATAACTTATGCTTATAAGGAAGGAACATCCTATATTTTTTCTATATATGTTTTCGGTGATACATCAGATGGTGTTGGTAAAATAATTTTATATGGAACATTAATTGATGGAAGAACGGTAAAATGGATACAAAATATTACCATCAATAAAACTTTAAAAAATATTTCAAGAGTAAGATTTTATCGAACACCTGTGTTAGAAGTTGCGTCTGCTGAAGTTCCTGTTTTAAATTCTAGTATATCTACGGGGTTGGTGAGTAATGAACTGTTTACAGGAACAGTTCAGGGTTTAGCAATAAGTCCTCCAAAAGATACTAATTTATCTACAATTAATAAACGCAATACGAATATAGATTATAGATTGACATTGTTATCTCCTATTGTTACGGATACTACTCCTGACCCGAATGCTTTTAATTCGCAAATGGTGGGTGCTACCATCAATCTCAATATCAATACTATACAATCACCGTTATCTCAAACTAATATTCCCGTTTCTGCTACAGCATCTTACACTATTACCAGTGTTATAAACAATAGCACCATCCAAATTTCTACACCTTATTATTATAGTGACCAATATGGTAATAGTACGATAACTAATATAGTAAATGCAAACTTTTCAATTCAATATCCATTTATAGCATATAATAATGCTACATCCAGTTATCAAACAACAATTATAGGTGGAATTCCATACATTGTTCAGCAATCATATGCTGATATAACTTATAGAAATATTAGGACATTTTCAGGTTATGTGGCTCGTCATAAAGTGTATAGAAAAAGTTTATTATCTACTGCGGACTTTTCAATAGTTGCAGATGAACCTATTATTGCAAATGAATTACTAGAAGATGATATAACTCAAAATGCGTTTTATGATTTATTGGGTAAATTTTATAATGATGAACATATAGCTCGTTATTGGTTTACGAGTTCCAATAATATATCATTGATTCATTCTCCAAGTTTTGCTATTGATTCTATGTTTATATCTTCTCCATCATATACCAGTTTGTCAGGGAGCGATTATTTCATGGTTAAAAGTGATTCTGTAACAACGGATAAAAATGCTATTTATGTTCCCTTTGATATGAATCAGTTTTTGGAGGAATCGGGGTCTTCTTATGATTCAAATTTTATAGCTCTAAAAGCTAATGTTCAATATATTATAGAAGTTTCTGCAGTTGTAATAAAAAACCCATCAGAAACAACGGCTGGATTATCATTTTATTTTACCAGTTCAATTCCTACAGCTCAACAAGAACCTACTTATAATAATACTTTTGGTATCAATATTGCCAATTTAGTGGCTAATATTACTTCTTCACAAGTCAATTTTGACAATGTAATTGCTTTTTATACACCTCAAAATGATTTATTTGGGACATTGGTGATTGTACCAAGACTTTGCCAATCATATATTAAAAATATTTCATTTAGGGTTTATGGTGATGATGGATTTTCACCTGATGTGTTTGTTACACAGATTCCTTGGCCTATTTCTGTAGCTAATGAATGCTTTGATATTAAAGCTGAACTATTTGATATCAATAATAGTTTAGTTTATTCAGATTTGGAGACATTGCAAAGTTTTGACCCATCAGGTAGCACATTGATACCATATATACCGGGGGGAGGGGGTTATCAAAATTTAGTTGTTACAGGAAGTTTGTTTGTACCAAACTTACCAGCAAGACCCGGTGGTTCTGCTATAAGCCAAAGTAGAGTGTTATCGGTTAGAGCTGATGGTGCTATTGTTTTTGACCCGATTGTTGATATTACTTATGATAATACATATTTGTATTTAACTTTAGATAATTCATCTAATAGACTGGATACATTACACATTTCTACAAAAAGGTCATTGGTTTCTGAATATGATTCATTAGCAGGGAGAAAAATTTATTGGTCAGGTAGTACTAAAATAATTGAAACCAGTCCATAAAGACTTTATTTATAAATATTATGAAAATTTTTTGTAAACTATGTAATATAAAAGGAATATATTATGGCTAGACGAAAATGGAATTATGAAACTATACAGCAAGTATTAGATGGTGAAAATCCATTTATTCAGGTTGGTTATGAACCAAATATTTCTCAAAGAAAAGAAGGCGAGATATGGAAAGACTCCAGAGGAAATAAATGGCAAAAAAAGAATGGATATAAAGTTCAATTAAGTTCAACTGACACCCCAATACTTGACAAACTTAACGAATTATCTCGATGTTCTATTTGTGGCACAAATGTTAGAGCATATGGAGATAGGCTAGACCAGAAAGTATTTCCAAGAACAGGCAAATGTTATGATTGTCTTCAAATAGAAGAAATGGATTATCGTATCAATGGACAGTGGAAAAATTATGAAAAGATGAAATTGCTTAAGAATAAACAAGGTGTGTTAGAAGATTTTAAAGAAAAAGTTATAGACTCAATCAACTTTCTTAAAAATGATTCAGGTAAAATGGGTGATGTTTTATCTAATGGTGAAATAATGACTTGGACAGGTAAATGTAATCCACAATGGTTGAAAGCCGCAGAGGAAGACTTGATAAAAGTCAACGGAGAATTAGAAAAAATGGAAAAAGAAATAACTACACTTGAATCTGAATTGAAAAAATAATATGGTAAATCAACCTACATTAAGAGATATAATAAAAGAAGAGACAAAGAAGTGCATGGAAGACCCTGCATATTTCATGCGAAAATATGTAAAAATACAGCATCCAACGAGAGGAACTATACTTTTTGATTTATATCCATTTCAAGAAGACACACTTAAGGAGTTTGATTTACACCGATATATTCTTATACTTAAATCAAGACAATTGGGTATCACCACTTTAATTGCAGCATATTCTTTATGGATGTCCATTTTTAATAGTGATAAAAATATTTTAATTATTTCAATAAAACAGGAAGTTTCAAAGGAAATTATCACCAAAGTTCGTTTTGCTAATGAGCATTTGCCATCGTGGTTAAAAGTAAAGGAAACCACAAATAATTATATGTCTCTTAGATTTGCAAATGGTTCTCAGGTTGCAGCTACGTCATCAGCTAAGGATGCTGGTCGTTCAAAAGCATTGTCTCTTTTGATTATTGATGAAGCAGCTTTTATTGAAGAGAGTGAAACTATATGGGCATCATCTTATAATACCTTATCAACCGGTGGTAAAGCTATTGTTCTTTCAACCCCGAATGGTGTTGGTAATTGGTTTCATAAAATGTGGGTGGATGCCGAAAGGAAGAAAAACGATTTTAAAACATTGAGACTTTCGTGGAATCTTCACCCAGAACGTGACCAAAAATGGAGAGATGAGCAAACCAAACAACTTGGTGCTAAACTTGCTAGTCAGGAATGTGATGGAGATTTTCTATCATCAGGAGCAAACGTTGTAGATTTAATAACACTTAAATGGTACGAAGAAAATCCAGAAATGGTAAGAGATAGGAAAGAAGCAAGAAGTGGAGAAGCTTTATGGATATTTGAAGAACCAATGCAAGGCAAAGATTATCTTGTATGTGCTGACGTAGCTCGTGGTGATGGGTCTGATTTTTCTGCAGCTCATGTGTTTGATATAGAAACCTTGGAACAAGTTGTAGAATTTCAAGACCAAATAGGTACAAGAGAATTTGGCAATATGTTAGTGTATCTAGCTACCGAATATAATGATGCACTTCTGATTGTTGAACGTGAAAATATTGGTTGGGCCGTTCTTCAACAAATTATTGACCGCCAATATAAAAATACATTTTATTCTAATACTAATGACCCGAAGATAGCAGATGTCTATCATAATATGTCAAATAGATATAATCGTGATGAAGCTAAATTACTTCCGGGATTTTCTACAACAATTAAAACAAGACCATTATTAGTTTCAAAGATAGAGGAATATTTTAGAGAAAAGTTGGTTATTATTCATTCTATCAGATTGATTAATGAATTAAAAACTTTTATTTGGGAAAATGGAAAGGCACAAGCAGCTCAAAATTATAATGATGATTTAGTTTTGGCATTGGGTATGGGATTGTGGGTAAGAGATACAGCTTTAAGACTTAGAAATGAAAAAATGGTTTTAACAAAAAATATGTTAGATAAAATACACATCAATAAAAATGAAGATAGAACTCCCATTTATACTGCTAAAGTCCAATCAACAGGTCGTGACCAATGGCAAATGAAATTTGGTAAAAGACCGGGTGATGTTGAATCCTTAACTTGGTTATTACGATAAATTGAACATATTTATGTATTATGACAAAAGATAACACGTTAGTATTGATAAGCCCATATTCTAAATCTAAAATCACTTTAGAATGTTTGGAAGATATTGAGAAATTTCACGGTAAAGATGCATTAAAAGATTCTTTATATGAATTATATCAATCTGTGATAAATCCTGAAAAATTTGGGATGACTTTAGAAGTTAAAAAAGAATTAAAAATTACATTGAAATAATAAAAGGATAATATGCCTGATTCACCTCTAAGACCAGAAGTAAGAGTAGATAATGACGAAGTTGACATAAAGCAAAAGTCTTTATTTGCGCGTTTAAAGAAGTTGTTTTCTTCAGGCGTTGTAGTTCGTAACGTTGGTGGTAAAAAACTTAAAGTAAAGGATACCAGCGATTTGATGTACGCAACTGATAGAAACAGTTTGCGTGACCGTTTTAATCGTGTTCGTTCTACAGCTTATAATGCTTACACTAGAGATTTTTCTCTAGCTTACCAAGCAGCTCGTATTGACCTTTTTAGAGATTATGATACGATGGATATGGACCCTATTATCGCATCAGCTTTGGATATTTACGCAGATGAATCGTTAACTGTTAATGAATTGGGAAAAATTTTAGTTGTTCATGCTGAAGATGAAAATATAAAGGGTATTCTTACTAATCTTTTTTATGATGTTCTAAATATTGAACATAATCTTTGGTCTTGGACAAGGAATATGGCTAAATATGGTGATTTTTACATGCGCTTATATATTTCGCCTGAATATGGTGTTTATCAGATTGAACCAATTTCTTCCTATAATGTTGAACGGCTTGAAAATACAGACCCACTTAATAAAAATTATGTAAAGTTTCAAATAAGACCAACCGATACGTCACAAGTTGAAACATTGGAATTTTTTGAGTGTGCTCATTTTAGATTACTTTCTGATTCAAACTTCCTTCCTTATGGTAAAGCTATGATTGAAGGAGCACGCCGTGTTTGGAAGCAATTATCTTTAATGGAAGACGCTATGTTGATTAATCGTATTATGCGTGCTCCAGAAAGACGTATTTTCAAGTTGGATGTAGGTAACATTCCTCCACAAGATATTGATTCTTTTATAGAAAAGCAGGTAACTAAGTTAAAGAGAGTTCCATATGTTGACCCTCAAACAGGAGATTATAATCTCAGATTTAATCTTCAAAATATGACGGAAGACTATATTTTGCCTGTTCGTGGTAGTGATAGTGGAACTTCTATTGAAACTTTGAGTGGTATAGAATGGACGGGTATTGATGATATTCAATATTTACGTAACAAATTAATGGCAGCATTAAAGATTCCTAAAGCTTTCTTAGGTTATGAAGAAGAACTTTCAGGTAAAGCTACATTAGCATCAGAAGATGTAAGATTTGCTAGAACTATTCAACGTATTCAAAGAGTTCTTATATCAGAACTTGAAAAAATTGCTATTGTTCATTTGTATTCACAAGGATATCGTGATGAAAGTTTGGTAAATTTTAAACTTGAACTTACTAATCCATCAACGATTTTTGAGAAGGAAAAGATTGAAGTTTGGGGAAATAAAACGGAATTGGCTAAAAATATGATGGAAGCTAAATTATTTTCTAAGCAATGGATTTACAAAAACGTCTTTAATTTGTCCAAAGATGATTCAGAAGAATTACTTGACCAGATTGTTGAGGATTCCAAACAGGTGTGGAGATTTAAATCCATTGAAGAAGAGGGTAATGACCCTGCTAAACCATTTCAGAAAATTAATCCAAAAGCTGAAGGTCTTCCACCGGGTGGTGGAGGATTGCCTGAATTGGGCGGCGGCGGATTACCTGAACTAGGCGGAGCTGGTGTCGGTGGATTACCTGAACTGGGACCTCCAGTAGGAGGCGGTGGAGCTGGCGTATTACCACCGTTACAAGAAGCAAAGATTAAAGGAGATACTAATTATGCTAAATGGAATCAAATGGCTATCAATAATACTGGAAGTATAGAAGAGGAACATGGTGAACATGCTGAAGATTATGAAAGGCCGTCGCAAGAAGGGGAACATGATGCTCGCAAACAACACCGTTTTGGAGAAGACCCCCTCGGTGATTTGGAAAATAAAAGAAAACCGAGAAAAAGTAGTAATTCTCTGACACCAAAATGGGCAAAGAATTCTCCATTCAGTCTTGAAACACTTCAAAGAAGTAGTTTGATTAAGAATCTTAACTCTTATTTGGATAAATCAAAAAGAGAAAAAAAGGAATTAATTAAGGAAGCAACGACAACAGGAAGCAAGTCAATGCTTGATGAAGATAACATAATTGATGAATAATGAAATAATACATTTTCATATGTTCACATCATATTTATAAATAAGTGTAAAGGTTGAATATATGCCTAAGAAAATGCGCCACTCAAAGTTTAGAAATACAGGTATTTTGTTTGAATTGTTGACACGACAAGTGACAGCAGATATTATTGCTGGTAAAGATGAGTCGGAAGCTAAAGATTTACTTTTTAAATACTTTAAAGAAAACACCGAATTGGGCCGAGAATGGCGTCTTTATAATTTTCTTTTGTCTGAAAAAATCAAGGATGAGCACCATGCGGATAGATTTTTGTCGGTTATTGTAGAACAACGAAAAAAACTTAGTAACGCTAAATTAGCGAGGGAAAAATACGAATTAATTAAGGAAATTAAGGAACTTTATCCAATTAACGATTTTTTAAAAGCAAATATTAAAAATTATAGGACTTTAGCTTCCATATTCAAACTATTTGAAGATGATTCTTCCAAAGATTTGAAATTTGATGCAAAAGAAGTTTATCAAGCAAAAACGTGTATTATTGAAAACATTGTTGATAGACCGAAGAAATCTGGTGAAGAGGATATTCTTAAGTTTTATGCACAACAAAATGAAGATGTTCGTCTTTTATCTTATCGTATATTGGTCGAAGGTATGAATAAGAAATATAAAGATTTAGATGAAAATCAAAAGAATGTTCTTCGTGAATATATTAACAATATTTCCAATACTAATTCGCTTGGTGAATATATTGTAAAAGAAGTGGATAATGTAAAGAAACAATTGTGTGAATTATCATCAAAAATTAAGGATAATGATGTAATAAGAATAAAAATCAACGAAGTTGTTCGTCAACTGAATAAAGTAAAACCATTACCAAATAAAATAGTAAAGGATAATCAAGTTATGGTTGTTTTACTTTCTTATGAACTTTTGAAAGAAATTAAAAATCAACTTTAAAAAAAGTGAAAAAATCTCAATTCCAATCATTGATTAAAAATGTGGTTGAAGAACAATTAGGACGATGGGTTTCTCCTAGTGAGTTAAATAAACAAACACCACAACAGAAGGGAGTTGTGCAATATTTGGAAAAACTTAATTATCGTGTTACATCCACAATGCCTGCAGATACAACAGGTAAAACTGTAATAGTTATTATGGATAAATCGGGTGGAAAATATGGCCATGAAGAAGCATTAGTAAATCCTAATGGTTCTGTGACTGGAAAGGCTGCATCTGATATTCCTATGAGCCTTACGGGTGGAGGTTTAGATTTTTCTATTGTTGAAAAAAAATTACATCTTAAATTTCGGATTAAAAATATGGTAGAAAAAGCTATATTGAATGAGATACTTGGTGTTGGTCCAGATATTCATCAAGCTACAATAACTCAGAAACGAGCTATTAACACATTGAAAAAAATAGGATTTATTCTTAGAAATACTTATCCAACATCAGATGGCGTAGGTATAATTCTCATAAGACATAAAGGGAAGCTTGGTAGTCCAGTAACAAGAGTTGCAAATATAAAACCAGATGGAAGTATTAATGAGCCACATATAAATCTTAGTAAATATCTTAGTTTTGTTGGTGGTGGCGCTGGAGGTTCTGAACGTGGAGTTTCTTTACATGAATTGAGTAAACAAACATCATCACAAACAAGAGCAGTTAATCATTTTGAAAGGAGAGGGTATCATATAAAATCTACGTCGCCTATAAGTGACAGAACTATAAATGTTATTATGACTAAATCGGGTGGTAGATTTGCCAGTGATGAAGTAATAATTGGACCAGATGGTTCTGTAAATGGAAAAGTATCTGCTACTCCTATTATTCATGAAAAAATGACTACGAGAGCCGACTTAGCAGCTGATGTGGGTCTTGGTGGCACAATGAAAGCTGTGAACGTTGCAGAAGAAAATGAGGAAAGAACATGCGACTGTGGTAGTGGATTACCTAGTAAATGGGAACGTGATGGTCAGGGTATTCCTTTGGTAAGAGCGTGTGATAAATGTAGAAAGCAGAAACTATCAAAATATCGTCCAGAAATTCTTAGACCATATACTCAAGCAGATGTGGATGAACCGATTGAACCAGAAGATTATGAGGAACAAATGGGTGCAGTTGGTGGATATGCTACTCCATATGTGTTTAAAAAGAAAATAAGAGAAAAAATCGGTCCTGATGGAAAGTATCAAGATGATATGGAAAGTGGTGTTAGGTCAAAAAGAATTTCTGGTCTTTCTGAAATTGGTGTAGGTTTGACTACGGCTGCCGCAGTAGGGGGTATTGCTTTTATTTATATGTTATTAAACCGTATAATTAACCGTGGTTCTAACATTTACGCTGGTGGTGGTGAGTGGGAGAAAATAGAGATAACACAAGATAACATAAATATGATGCTTGATTTGATAAAAGCACATAATCCAAGACTAAAAGATGCAGATATTGAATTTGTTAAAAATCAAATTATGAATGAAATAAAGGGTGGTACAGTAAAAACCGTGGGAGATTTAAAAAAATATTTAAAAGCAAGAGAATTGGAATCGAGAAAAAAATTAGAAGAAATACATAGGTCAGGACTCCATAGGTTAGGAATGGATTATTCTATAATTAAAAAAGTAAGAAATGCAGCTTCTAGATTTTTTAAGGTCCCTGTAGGAAATATTGAAAATATTAAAGTATTATATAAAATTACTCCTACTGATATTGTGTTTGAAATTATTTTGGGGCCACCAAGATGGGAAAGAAAATTTATAAGATTTCATGGTATAAATAATCCTTTTGAAGTATGGGATGAAGAGCAAGAGAAATTTGTACCAACTCTTAAAACAGTTAGAAATTTTCCTCCAGAGGAAGAAGAAAATATTCAGGAAATGACAGCAACGGGTGCTATAGCTGGATATGCTACACCATTTGCATTTTCTAAAAAGAAAAGTGGTAGTCAAAGAGCATTAGATGTAACTAAAAAGTTAGGATTTAAAGTAGTAGAAAGTATTTTAGAGAAGGTGAAGTAATATGAGTAAGAAAATTAAATTAAGAAATTTGTTGAATTTAACTGAACAGGCTCCACAGCCACCAATGGCAAGCCCGGCTACTCCTGTGCCTGCTCCTGTTCTTCCCGCAGGTATGAGCGCAGGCGGTGCTGCGGCAGAAGAGGTACCACCAACCCCTCCACCTGCAGAAACATCACCTGAACCGGAAGACCCATCGGAATATGATTTCACTCGTGATTTTAGGGCATTTGAGGATAAAAAGAACAAGGCTGAATCTGATGCTAAGAAGGTTCTTTTGGATAAAATGAACAAAAGACTTTTGAACAAAACTGTTGTTGCTAATGCTTCACGCGGTTATGGACAACCAAAAACCGATTACACTATAGAAAATATTAAGAAAATTAGTGTAGAATTTTGGTATAAGGATTATGTGGTGATAGCAACCGACCAAAATGATAAGAAATACTTTTTAACTCCGGGTATAAATATTAAAATTGAAAGTGAAGGTTCTCAACCTGCTCCGGGTGCAGAAGAAAAACCAATAGCAGGTCCAGAAGTTCCACCACAAGAACAACCAGCGGAACAACCACCAAAAGCTGGTGATGAAGAAGAACCAAATGTAGCATCTCCATCAGCACCCTCACCAGAAGAACAACCACCACAGGCTGTTCCAATGGTTCCTACTCAAGAGCCAGCACCAATGGCTCCACAACAAACGGTGCCAAAACAAGCACCAGCTCCAGCAGAGCCATCGCTGGCAGAACCAGAACCGGAGATTCCACATCGTAAAAAGAAAAAGAAACTTCCACCTGTAGCTGAATGGATTCAAAAAGATTTAAATATATTTCTTGTAGAATTTATGTCTGATAGTATAAAAGATGAAAATGGAAAAGTTAATTTTCTTCCTTATATAAAGAAAACATCAAAAATATTAGCTGAAAATGTAAATACTACCAAAATCAAGTACCAGTTATTGATTCCTGAAAATCATATGATAAATAATATAGATAACAGAGATATAAAATTGGCTGCAATTGATGCTATGAGACGACAAACGTATTATGGCCAATATTCGAAAGGTTCGGTTGATATAGTTAAAAATGGTAGATATTATCTCTTGGAATATGTTAAAGAGATAGGATGGAACGTTTAATATGAATACTAAACAATTATTAGTTGATTGTATAACCTTTGAATTTATCAAAGATAATCTCTTTGAAGAAGCTATTCGTACTGATGGAAGACGATTGGTTGTCAAGGGTATTTTACAACGAGCAAATATAAAAAATCAAAACGGTAGGCTATATAAGAAAGATGTACTTTTTCGTGAATCAAAAAAATATGAGGAAAACTTTGTAAAAGAAAGAAGAGCATTGGGAGAACTTGACCATCCAGAAAGCTCAGTTGTAAACTTACAAAATGTGTCTCATAATGTTGTAGAATTACATTGGGAAGGTGATGACCTTATGGGAACTGTTGAAGTTTTACCTACTCCAAATGGAAATATTTTAAAGGAATTATTTAAAGCCAATATTCGACTTGGAATTTCCAGTCGTGGATTGGGAACAGTCAATAAAAGTATAAATGAAGATGCAGATGTGGTTCAAGATGATTTTGAACTTATAGCGTTTGATTTTGTATCAAATCCTAGTACAAGGGGCGCCTTCATGTTTCCATCGGGTACTCTTCAGGAAGGTGTTAAAACCACTATTCAAAATCCAATTACCCAAAAATGGGAAAGGGTTGAGAATATTGTAAGAGATATTTTAACTGAAATTGAATAATTATATGAAAAATAAAATACATGAAATAATAGCAAAACCAACTAAGTCTAGTACTTCAGCGCCATTAGGATTTAAATCCACTGTTTCAGTACCGGGGAGAGCTAAAGAAACTATTCAAACTATTTTGGATAACATTGGCTATAATCCACGAACATTGTCACATCAAGATGCTATACGGTTGCTTGAAAAGATTAAAGTTATTTTACAAGACCTTATAACTACAAAAAACGTTGAAGAAGAATCAAAATATCCTATATTTGAAAATGTTAGTGGAAATACTTTCAAATTAAAGTAATAATAGATGAAGAAATCACAATTAAAATTGATAATTTCAGAAATTATAAAGCAGGCAAAATTACTTGAAAATGGGTTATCTCGTAATTGTACTGCTAATGATATTACATGGAAAGGAAAAAAAGGATATCAATGTTTAAATTGTGGTGCATGGGCTGAACATTCTTGGGATATTAAACATAAAAAACAAAATCCATTAGAAAAACCAAAATTTTTTGAAAATGATTTGAATGAAGCAATATCTCCAAAAAGTGTTGCTACAATTGAAAAATGGCGAAAAGAAGTCGGAGATAGACAAACTGGTGTAAAATTAATAGATACCGTTTTAGAAAGAAGACTTGGATTATTATCAGCAGATTTAGCTGATACTGCTATATTTGCAAATGGATTGGATGCAATAGAAGAAGTGTTAAAGGAGAATAATTATGAAGCTGCTATTCGTCAAGCTATAGAAACTGCTAGGGAAATGATAGAGGATGAAGGTGGGGCAGGAATATGGGAAGAATACAGAAAATTACAAGAAGCTCAAGGATGGGCAGGTGCAGATGATAGATGGATTTCACACCCTATAACAAAAAAGGAACCAAAATATTATAAAGAATATGGTGTAACATATTGTCATATTGACCTAAAAAAAGAAAAGTGTCCTCCGGGTATGAAAATTTTCCCCTACACAGAAGAACATGTTCCTACAAAGAAAAAATTTCCAAGACAAATATGTTGTTATAATGAAAATGATTTTCGCAAATTATTAGGGCATTGGAATACAGCAGTGTGGAAATACGAACCAACTAGTTCAATGTTACAAGAGAAAGTAAATAGGTCAGAATTAAAATTTATTATTAAAGAAATTGTCAGAGAAATTTATTCTGAACAATTTCGACAAGATGAAATTAGTAATAAATGGAAAGCATTAGCAAGCGCCGCTTTGGTTGGATATGCTGGATTGCATACTCCTTTTGGAACAAAAACCGCTCAACATTGGAGTCAAACACCTGCTGGACAACAAATTGTAATGACGGCTAGACAAATGTGGAATCAAGTACCACCAGCTCAACGAACAGCAGAAAAGGCTAAACAAATATGGGGTCAAATAATAAAACCGGGTCATATTGATATGCCCAATCCAAACGAACCATTACCATCAGAAAAAGGTATGAGTCCTTGGGATTTAGCTGGTAAATATACTGCAAGAAATGTGGACCTTACTCAAAAATTACAACCGTTTGTTAAACGTTATCTACCTCCTGTTAGTTCAAAGAATCCTTCTTAATATATTCAAAATATTCAGTTTAACATTAATTGCCGTTAAATGGATAAGATTTATCTTTTCATTGACAATCCGCGAATTTTGTGGTATTATATTTTTATTATGAAAATTGAATTCTATAGAATAGCAGAACCTTATGGAGATTTTTCCAATTTTTCAAGACATCCAATTGTTTTGAAAGGTAAAGTGTGGCCTACTACAGAGCATTATTTCCAATCACAGAAATTCGCTGGAACTGAACACGAAGAAGATGTAAGGCTTGCCAAAGGCCCGCGAGCGGCTGCTGAAATAGGACGTGACAGGAATCGTCCTTTAAGAGTTGATTGGGAACAAGTCAAAGAAAGCATTATGAAAGATGCTTTATTAGCTAAAATTGCACAATATCCTAAAATTAAGGAGCTTTTACTTTCTACTGGAGATGCAGAAATTGTTGAACATAGTTTCAAGGATAGATATTGGGCTGATGGTGGTGATGGTTCTGGAAAAAACAGATTGGGTATTCTTTGGATGGAAATAAGAAAAGAGTTACAAGATGAAAAGAACCGAACGGCTCCGCAAGGAAGCTGAAAAAACGATGGAAAAAATTCGCCTAATTGCGAGACATATTCGCAATGTGGAAGATAATTGCGTAATATTAGCAGAAAAATTATTGGCTTTGGGTGAAGTGGAATTAGCTAGAAATTTGGTTGCTAATGGAATGGTACACGATGCATCTAAATTTTTTGGTATAGAGTGGGAATATCTTTCTCTTGGAAATCCTGTAGAAGATGTTGCTAAATTGAAAATGAAATTGGCAATTCATCATCATAATTCTACAAATAAACATCACCCCGAAGCTTGGCCGGGTGGCATTAAAGAAATGCCTGATGTATATTTGGCAGAATTTTGCTGTGATATTAAAGCAAGAAGTGAGGAATTTGGAACCGACTTACGAAATTGGATTGATGAAGTTGCAACCAAAAAATATTGCTTTACTAAAGAGGATGAAGTTTATAAAAAGGTAATGAAATTTGTTGATATGTTGTGTCCGCCGCCGTTTAAAGAAATTAAATAATTGACTTTTGTAATAAAGTGTGATATTTTCTTTATAATTATGACACCAAAATCAATAAACATAGCAGTGGCAGAACAAATTGAAAAATTCGGTTCTGATAAAGTAGTTAATACAGTTGTGGAGAAATTAGTTAATGCTGAAGTAATTAAACGAGCTGATGCTCTTGCTGCAGCCATTAAGTTATCGGAAGAAACTCTCCGTGAAGCTCGCAAGGCTTCTAAACCAGACCAAGTAGCTATAAACGCTGATGGTAGTAGAAATGAAACATTTTCTCCAAAAGCATTTGAAGCCAAGAAGAAATTGGATGAAAAACTAACCAAGATTGAAAACACAGTAGTAAATGCTACTGAAAAAGGTGAATGGGGTAAATTGTATGAATTGGTAAAGGGCGGCGCTCAGCCAACAGCAGAAACCAAACCTGATGACGCCTCAACAAATAATTAATAGAATTCAAAAAGAAGCAGACGCTCGATTGGGTGATACCATCGAGCGTTTGTTTTTAATTTTACGAAATCGCCATACACACCAATGCTGGCGGAAGGAATGTGATTGTGAATATTGTCGGTTTATCAATGGTAAATATGTTCATGAAAAACTTGTATTACATGCATTGAAAAGACGAATTAGAGAACTTGATGATTATTGGAATGCATCTGATTATGAATTACAGTTATTATGGCAATTACAAGCAGACCAATGGAAACAGAAAGCGAAAATTCGTTTATTGAAAAATCATAAAAAGGAATTACACGAAAATATTGTCTAATGGAAAAATATAATAAAATTTTTAAGAGAATGTTAAAATATCATTTTCATAGAGGATTGTGTTATCCATTGGATATAAACTGGTATGGAAATGATGGTCATTATTTAAAAATAATTTTTTACATAGAACTCTTGGACAATCTTAGGGAAGTGATTCTTAAGAACGCTTGACATTTATGCTTTCTCTGATAAACTATCTATATGAATTTGAATTGGCTTGTTCCAAATACTATTTACATAACTCTCCACGGTTCACAGGCTTATGGCTTGAATAATGAATTGTCCGATGTTGATGTAAAAGGTATTGTAATTCCGCCTAAAGAAATAGAAAATAATCTATTTCATCGCTTTGAGCAGGCAGAAAATGATAAATCTATTGAATCATTTTTGGAGCATTTGAAAAATCCAAAAAATCCAAAATTTGAGTCCACTCTTTACTCTTTGAAAAAGTTCATGATTTTGGCTGCTAATGTAAATCCCAATATTATTGAACTATTGTGGACCGACCCCAGTAACCATTTTGTTTTTAAATCACCAATGGATGAATTGATGGATAGTAGAGATTTATTCTTGTCATCCAAAGCTAAATTTACATTTTCGGGATATGCATATAGTCAATTAGCGAAAATTGAACGACACCGCAAATGGATTGTTCGTGGTGAATTGACAGAACCAAAAAGAAAAGATTTTGGTTTGCCCGAAGAACGCCCAAGACAAATGAGTGAAATCTTTGGTTTAATCAAATCCGAAGTTGAACGATGGAATCTATCACAGTTTCCATTAAGTGAAATGGAACGCGACGAATTAAAGTCAACCATTTGGGAATTAATTCTTAATGTTTCAGAAGTGGACGTTAATGAAGGTAATTGGCCTCAAATGTATGAGGCTGGTGTCATTGAACGTTTGTCCAAGGAATACAACTTGAAGGAAGAAGTAATTGATATTTTACAGAGAGAACGACTTTACAAAAAGGAAATAGAAGCCTACAATTCTTGGCTTAATTGGAGAAAGAATCGTAATCCAGCAAGACATGAACTTGAAGTTAAATCGGGTTACGATACCAAACATGCTTCACATCTTGTTAGGTTAATGCGAATGGGTTTGGAAATCTTGAATGACCGCAAGGTTATTGTCAAACGTCCTGACCGTGAGGAAATCTTAGCTATTAAAAATGGTTCATGGTCTTATGAACAGGTTATTGAATTTGCAAATTCCATGCAAGTAAAATTAGATGAAGCTTATAAAACTACAACTCTTCCAAAGACTGTGAATTATGAAAAGATTAATGAACTTTATCATAAATTGTATGAGGGGTATCATAATAAAAATTCAAATGTTATTTTTGTTCAACCTTCCTGTAATCCTGAACCTATCGGTGTAGGCAGGATATCAGATGGACAACCTCTTGAAAATAAATTTTACATGTGATTATGAAAATTACACCAAAACAAAGATTTACATTTCAAATAGCAGCTGAAAAAATTATTATAGATATAACTTCTAAGAACGAACCTTGGTCGTCAAGAGTTTTAGCCGATGAAATTGTTAATATGGTTTTGAATACTTTGGAAAGAAAAAGAAAATCACCAAAAGGTAAAGAACTAAAACCTTGGTTAGCTTTTGGGTTTAAGTCAAAGTAATTATTAAAGTATGGCAATTCCACTTAAAAAATTGATTGAAAATCCACACATATTGGATGAATTTTATGAAAAACATAGGGATTATTGTGCGTATTGCAAAGTTCCATTACAAGGTTTTATCACCGGTAGAAACAAATGCCCAAAGGGTGTTTGTTGTGATGATTGCTATTATGAAAAACTGGGAGAAGTTATAGAGCGCTACCCAATTTGTTCACCAAGAATTCGACGTGGATAAACTATGACAAATAAGCGACTTGTATTACAGTGGGAAAATTTATCCATCAAATTTAAATCTGATAATTCCATGCGACCTTTAAAGGATATGTTTCTTGTCTGCTTGGGAGAACGTGAATGTAATATTAATGACAGGGGAAAAAAGGAGAGACTTGTGATTTTTGATGAAGGCGGTGGATGTGATGAAGGTGCCCCTATATTTTTTTGTAAATCAGATAATAAAGATAATTGTTGGATATTTGCATGGAATAGTAAAGAAGAAATTTTTATAAAAAGTAATATAGGAAAGTTTATAAAAAATGAATGATAGATTAAAATTAAGTCATCATTATCCGGGTGCTTATCATTTACCGAATGATTTGTGGACACCGGAAGAAATTGAAGAAGCGGGGTTTATTTTTGTAGAATATCCAACATTTATTCATCAATTTGATGACCCCACCCATCCTATAATGAAATCGTATATTGATGGAACTGTTCCTAATGTATTACCAATGATTTGTAAAACAGCCAGATATTGTGGTGTAGGATACACAAAAACTTATGACCTTGATGCCGGCAGGTGGAGAGGTATTGAAAGTGTGTTTGATTATTTTAGTAAAAAAGATATTTTTAAACCTATGATTTTAAAATGGATGAAAGATCAGAAATATCATTACGTTCATAGAATATCATTGGAAGATTCTCCGTTTATTTGGAAAGGAACCTTTGGAAGTTCAGAAATGTATTACCACAGACATGCCGTACATGTTAGAGGAACTAAATTGCCTATAAATCACAATTATGAAAAATGTTAAATATGTTGATCCCAAAACAGTAAAACTTATTGATTTGGTGAGAGATAATAAGGTTGTAAGATTTGTTTATTTCAGGGATAATGAATTTTGGTATCAACACCAAGATGGATTTTTATTTCCAATTTCTCTTCAAGAAGCCACTACAGGTCGTGCTACATTCCTTGCCGAAGATAAAGCAATCTATTTTATGCGTTGGATGAAACGTTATATTGAAGTGTGTAAAACTGAGGATGTAAATAATACTACAAATTAAGTAGATATTATCCTTCTTTTGGTTTTTTAACAACCCAAGGTTTTATTATCTTGCTTAGAGGAACTGTTGGAACAGGTGCAATTGGTGTAGGGCCTTGGCTAAGTTTAGATACATTATATTCATATTTGTAAGCGTTAAAAATTCTGTATGTAAGACTTTCAGTATAACGCTGAAGTAATATAAGTTTTTCTTGAGCTGTAAACAGGTCGTCTCCTATTTTATGGGGGTCTGTGGATTTTAATCTCCTTCTTTTTAAATCTACATTATTAAATTCCAAGTAATCACCAAAAGTATAATCGTGTATGTTATCAGCGATATCTTTTACTGATTTAACAACTTTCATTTTATCTCTAAAATCATTATAATAGTATGATGGAAGAAATTTTCCTTGAGGACCACTAACATTACTAATTGTTTTTGATACTGATACGAATGGAATTCCTCTTAAATGTCTAAAATTTGAGTCAAGATACATTGCGTAATTTTCCTTATTGCCATCTACGAAAACAATAACTGAGGGGGTGGGTAAACTTTCCAACAAATCTACAATATGATTGACATCTAATGGAGTTCTGCCGCTTCTTGTCGTTTCTCCAACTTCATTTAATTTTTTTTTAAGTGTTGTTCGGTAAGACTTTCTTCTTCATCCGATACTTCACCTATTCTTGGAGCAGGTGCTGAAATTTCTTGTTGTGGAATTGCAGAAGCAATTTCGTCCAAGGATTGTATTTCAAAATATCTTTCCATTTTTCTACCCATATCTTCGTAAAGAGCATTTAATTGCTGAAGACCACCGTAACATTCTTTGGCTCGTTTTGAAAAATCTTTGGTAATCTTTTTTACTTCATTAAAATCTCTTTTGACAACTTCGGCTTGAAAATAATCACCAGATTCGGTCATAGCGTAAGATTCTGCCATTTGACCAATTTCAGAAAGATTTTTTGCCATTTCCATTAAAGCCGTTTCACATCGTAAAACTTTTCCATATTCGTTGAATTTGCTAACCTTCTCCATCAATTCTTTTTTTTGTTGTGGGGAAAGTTTTTTAACTTCATCACCAAATCTAGCACCACCATCTCTGGGAATATTGGATAAATTTTCAACAATTTTCTTTAGACTAAACTCTTGTACTTCTAAATTTTCTTTCATAAGATTTTCGGTTTCTTCTTCTTTCCCAAACATTTTATCTTGACAGTTTTGGCAAAGACCACTAATTCTAAATTCTTTTCTACTTTGTTCATCACGAAATTTATTCACATCTACAGGTTTATGACAGAAAGGACAAATTTTATCGATAATAGCTTTTTTTCTGTCAATGCCCGTTAATCTCTTGATATCAGTATCAAGTTGTGGATCTTTTTCAGCTGGGCTCCAATCGCCATTCATATGTCTTATAAATAGGGCCGGTTTTCCCATTTTTGCTTATAATTAGCAAAATATTCTTCAAGGTCTTTAAATTTTAGGAATGTTCGTTTTTCTTTTTTTGTTCTATCTTCAATAATAAAACCTGTGCCTTTTTTATGGCTTAATCTCATTTCTGGTCTTTTAAGAGCATAATAAAACATACCATCATTTTTAAAACCCATATCTTCAAGATACATAGCATCGGTTGCTTTCCAATTATCAACCGGAGTTAATCCTTTATCACGTTCGTCGCTAACAATATGTTTTAATAATTCTGTAAGTTTAATCATATTATAGGTCTAATTTTTTTAGAAATTCTACAAGAATAGCCGCGCCTTTAATATCATCTTTAAATAAAATAGATTTGGTAACGATGATATCTTCTTTTTCTTCTTCTTTTTCTTGTTGTTCAGGTTCAGCGGCTGGTGGAATTGGAGAACCCGGAGGAACTGCACCTTGAGGAAATGTTGGTGGTCCACCAAGACCGCCTGCGCTACCTAATCCAGCTTCAGTACCGCCAAGACCAGTAGCCATTTGTTTCTCTTGTTCTTTTTTCTTTTTTTCTTCGTCAGATATTGGTCTGTCATGTTTTTGAAAAGCTGTAAAAGAAAATTGACCACTATCTTTCATTTTCTTAATAACGGTAACATGACTGGTTCCAAATGGGTCTGTAGTTTTATACCATATTTCGGTTCTAGCAGTAGTGGTTGGTTTCTTTTCTTTGAAATTGTCCAATGCAGCTAATTCTCTTGGTGAAAAGGGTTGACCGATGTAAGGTTTTATATATGTTGCCCATTCTTCTTTTACATGAAATGTGGTTGATACTGGGTCAATTGAAGTAGATTCTTCACCTACTTCATCAAGATACATCGGTTCACGAATATCTTTAAGAATTGACAATACTGCTTTTTTGGTTTTTAATTCAGCTAAAGAATTAGCAAAATCATCAATATCAGAGTCACTCATTGAATTTGCTACTTTTCTAACATATGCACTTCCATAATCAGGGTCATGTTTTGCATGTCTTACTTTTTTAAAAAATTCTTGTTGGTTTAATGATTTGCTGGGCATACATAAATAAATATTACATAATTTTAGTTAAATATCAGTTTCTTTAAGGTAAGATATAGTTTCATTTCATAATAGAATTTTATTATTTAATAAAATTTTTTGTATTTTAGAAAATATAATACTATTTATATTACAGAAATGCAGTAATTTCTATTTGCTGCCACGTATTCAAAAACGTAAACTTCATTGGAGTTCAAATAACTTCAGAAAACAAAGAAAACAATTTTATGATTAATAGTGAACTATTGAAAGAAGCGATTGCTGATGCTAAGGCAGTAAGAGCCACTGCTCTCGCCAATGCTAAAGCCGCTCTTGAAGAAGCCTTCGCTCCCCGTTTTGAGGCAATGTTTGCCGACAAATTAAAAGAGGAATCCGAAGAAGAAGAAGACCAAGAAGAGGGACTACAGGAAGTAGAAGCTCCAAATCAGGTTCATGGAAGTGGTGGAGAAGCTAAGGGACCAGCAACCAAAGCCGTTTCTAAAGGTAATCCCAAAACACCAAAAGGTGGCGCCGGTGATGTGGATTTTAAAGCCGTTCAAGCTGGATTAGGCCCAACAGGCGTTCCTAAACTCGGTAAGAAAGTTAATGAAACTGCCGAAGAAGAAGAAGAGGAAGATGAAGGTAGGAAGAAAATGGATGAAACTGCCGAAGAGGAAGATGAAGGTAGAAGGGAAGAAGAGGGCGAGGAGGAAGATGAGGGTAGGGTTGAAGAAGCTGGTCTAACTTCGGAAGATTTAGATGAAATTATTGCAGAGTTGGAAAATGAAGTAGCAGAGGAAGAAGAAGGTAGAACGGAAGAAGAACCTGCTGCTCCAGAACTAACACCAGCACCAGAAGATAGTGGTGGAGTGTCATCGCCTGTTACTGGTGATGAAAGAGAACCCGTTACTGGTGACGAAGAACCTGCTGCCAATATTGAAGCAGAACCGGGTAGTGAAGTTGATATTAATCTTGAACCGGAACCAGAAGCTGAACCGGGAGCTGATACAGTCCCCCCAACAGCTATGGATGCTGGTGGAGCAAGTAGGCGACCAGTTAGAGAACCTGCTGAAGAACCGGTTGAAGAACCTGTTGGAGCTGCAGAAGATGAAGAAAATATCAATCTAGATGAATTACTCGCCGCTCTTAATGAAGAAGGCGAAGAAGAAGAGGAAGAAGAAGGGTATGAAGAAATGGATGAAGCCTTACAAAATCAAGGTCTTCCAACCAAAGAACTTGCTGGTCAGGACAAAACCGGTGGTGTAAAGGGTTATCCACCCGGTCCAGATGCTAGTAAGAGACAGCTACCGGGTAAAAATCATAATATTCAAGGTAAAGGCAACATTGGTAGTGGGTCTGAAACAGGTAAACCAATGGCAGAAGCATCTCAATACAGGGTTGCTTTGAAAGAAGCCTATAAAACCATTGAATTCCTCCGTGGACAAATTAATGAGGTCAATCTGTTGAATGCTAAACTACTTTACACGAACAAGTTGTTTAAAGAATTCGCAGGTGTTTTGGACGATTCATATCGTATGAAAATCGTTGAATCATTTGACCTAACAAAAAGTGTTCGTGAAGTCAAGCTGGCCTACGCCCTATTGGCGGAGTCCTTGAATTTCGGTACGCAAATGACAAAAACCCACTCTGTAAAATCGGTTGTAAAACCGGTTTCGCAAAAGGGACAAGTTAAGCAAATTACCGAAGGATTCGCATCAAAGCCGGTGTCATCAACAAAACCTTCCAAGTTAATTACTGAAGGTAATGAGATGGCTCTTAGATTCAAGAAGCTCGCTGGAATCAAAGATACACCGAAGACTACTACTCCTGAAAAGAAGTAATAATCTAGTGAGCAAAAAATAAAAATAGAGAAAAAACAATATATGGAAAATATTAAATCATTGTTAACAAACACTCTCAATCCTCAAGCTCGTTTGATGCAGGAAACCCGTGGTCTTGTGACCAAGTGGGATAAAACCGGTCTTCTTGATGGTATTAAGAGTGATATTGAGAAGTCCAATATGTCGGTCTTGCTCGAAAATCAGGCTAAACAACTGATTGAAGAAGCAACTGCTACTGGTACTTCCGCAAACTCTGAACAGTGGGCTGGCGTAGCTCTCCCGTTGGTCAGACGTGTATTTGCTGAATTTGCTGCGAAGGAATTCGTATCCGTTCAGCCTATGAACCTCCCATCTGGTCTTGTGTTCTACTTGGATTTCAAGTATGGCTCACCTCACGGTGGTAATCCTGCCGATACATCAGGTTCATATTATCAATCATTGTTCGGTGGTACTGGTGCTAAACTAGGTTCTACTGATACATTCGGCGGTGGTCTATACGGCGCAGGCCGATATGGTTACACCATTAATCAAAAAGCTGCAACTGCAGTAACATTTAGTGCAGCTACATCAACATTGGAAGATATTGACTGGTTGGCTAATTATTATACTCAATATGCCTCATCTGGTTCAGTACAAGGAATTTTGAATAGTATTTCAGCATCGTTTAATAACAATCAGCTTATTACTTTTAAAACTTCAAATTTTTATAGTACTACGACTAGTCAAGGTAATCCGTTTGACCCATTAGCTGTTCGTTCATTCATGCCATATAGCATTGTTACTGGATCTACAGCAGGGCTAACTGCTTCATTTCAATCAGGTAGTGCTGCCGGCTCCGGTCCTATGTATTTCCCACCATTTACAAAATTTGTAGTGGGTACTGGTATCGATGCTGGTGGTGCTCAGGTTGGTGAAATCCAGTTTGTCTTATCAGCTTCGGCTGGTGCTACTGGTTCCTTCACTGGTAATATTTATTACACAGTTCAACCAAGCCCACAAGACCGTGGTGACTTCGAAGATAATCCAAACAATGCTAATGCTACTGGTACTGATACGGGATTTGTTTATGGAACAGGTAAGTCAACTACTGATACTGGTCTTAACAAGGATATCGGTATTCCAGAAGTAAACTTGCAACTTAACTCCGAACCAATCGTAGCTAAGACACGTAAGTTGAAAGCTGTCTGGACTCCTGAACTTGCTCAAGACTTGAATGCTTATCATAGCATTGACGCAGAAGCAGAATTGACTGCTCTGTTGTCTGAATATGTTTCAATGGAAATTGACCTTGAAATTCTTGATATGTTGATTAACGCAGTATTACCTATCAATATTGAACGTTGGAGTGCAAGGCTTAATACGGAAATAGTTCCTACTGGAACTGGTACTTACCAATTCGTTCAAACAACAACGGCAGGTACTGGTGGTTACTACACCAAGGCAACATGGTACCAAACTCTTGGTAACAAGATTCAAAAGGTATCCAACAGGATTCACCAATTGACGCTTCGTGGTGGTGCTAACTTCATGGTTATCTCCCCAACAGTGGCAACTGTTCTTGAATCTATTCCGGGATTCGTAGTGAATACCGATGGCGACCAAGCAAAGTTTGCTATGGGCGTTTCAAGGGTTGGTTCATTTGCTTCAAGGTTCCAAGTTTACAAGAACCCATATATGACTGATAATATCATTCTAATGGGCTTCCGTGGTAATAACTTCTTGGAAACTGGTGCAGTATATGCTCCATACATTCCATTGGTTCAGACACCGTTAGTGTATGACCCTGTGAACTTCACGCCAAGACGTGGTGTAATGACCCGTTACGCGAAGAAGATTGTTCGTCCTGAATTCTATGGCAAGATTTACATTGCCGATTTGGACACGGTATAATCTTAACAGATAATCAATTAAACAAAAAAGGAGCCGTAGAAATACGGCTCTTTTCTTTTGCATTTATTTAATTTTATTTCATTCTTGTTTAGATTTTATTGTAGAATTTTGATATCTATGGAATATAAATCAAAAATTATGAAAATAGCGAATGTACATGGTGTAGAATGGAAAATGGACGATAATATTTATGAATGGCATAGACGGTATAAGTGTATTGAAGTGGGACCAGAATCTATCTGGAATTCAAACCCAGAAATAGTTTCTGAAATGACAGCTTTTAAATTATATTGTATAGAAAATTCTCCGAGTGTTTTTATTGATATTGGAACATATTGTGGAATAGTTTCTTCGGTATATTGTTCTTTAGTAAAAGACCATCGATGTTATTCAATAGAACCTATTCGTTCTCATTGTGAGAGATTACAAAATACTGCTAAATTAAATAATTGGAATTTAAGTACACATCCAATTGGGTTAAATAATTATGTTGGAAAATGTTATTATCACAATACTAATATGGCACGATTTACAAACGACCCAAACTTTAAAGTGTCTGATGCTGAGATTAATAGTAATCCTGAAAATGCTAAAATACATGAAGTTAATATTGATACCTTAGATAATTTTGTTAAATCAAATAATATAAAACCAAATTTAATAAAAATAGATGTAGAGGGATACGAAGTACCAATACTTGAAAAAGCTCAAGAAACATTATCAAACGATGCTGTAGATTTATTTATTGAAACACATAGAAATGAATGTATAGAACTTGGTTGGAATATAGAAAAATTATGTGATTATATACCTCAAAAGGATTATATTTTTTATACTACAGGTCTTTTGTATGACCAAAATTCTCTTCCAAGTTATATTTTTAGGCAAAGAATTTTTACTGATTTAAAAGATTATATACTTAATCATAAAAGTACTATGAGATTTGTGGCTATAAATAAAAAAAATTTAGGTTAAAATAAAGAAAGAAATTTGAAATAATATTTTATTTTTAGATATTTATAGTGCAATAAAGTTATATTTAACAGTTAAAATATTATGACAAATCTATCTATCCATTTATGTGATACTTCAGCATCTTTAGTTTTAACATCTGCTTCATTTGCAGATCAATCAATTAGTTCAAGCTATGCTATAAGCTCATCTTGGACGTTATTAACACAACAACAGATTTCATGTTCTTGGGCAAGTTCATCTATGTCATCATCTTGGGCACCACCAACCTCTGTTTTGAGATATACAACTACTGCGTCATTTGCAAGTGGACCATATATGTACAATATTTCGTTACCGTTTATTCCTTTTAGAACAGGAGTAGGAATCTTGTGTATTAATAATGATGGGACTAGTGGTTATCAATCAGGGTCATTGTTAGATATTAGCACTATTAATGGCGCAGCAACCGTGGGTGGTGCCAGTACTGGTCAAATCTTTTGGAATATTAATGAAAATATTGTTACTGTTAGGACTACTAATCGTACTGTTGGTTATGAAGCTAGTTGGGCACTTTGGAAAGCTACTACTTATGGTGATAATCCTATAGGTGGGTTATCATCATGGAATAATTTTGTAATTCAAGTGAATGCAGAATAATTTTAATATTTGAATACAAAGGAGCCGAATTTCTTCGGCTCTTTTCTTTTGCATTTATTCAATAAAAATTGAATATTTATATTAGAATATGAAGCAAAGTCAACTTAAACAACTTATTAAAGAGATTGTATATTGTATTTTTAAAGAACAGTTTGGTGAACCAACTCCACAAAAGTTAATACCTGATGATGAAGAAGAACTATGGAAAATAGTACAGAGTTTACCTATTGATTATTCAATTCAATTTTCAATTTTTCATCCAATATCAAAAGGGTTGTTGATTATACTTCATAGTAGTAAGGGAAATGTATTTGCAGCTACCAGTCTTGGTGGGTTAAAACATGCTGGTCCACCTGATGGAAAATGGCATGTACCGGGTGAGAAAATTTTAAGAATTTTAGTAAAGGATGTATATGATTATGGTGAAAATAATGATGTATATTATTCCATAGTTAAAACTACTCCAACTAACCTTTAAAATTTTTATATTTATATCAATATGACCGATTTTATTTTTAAGGAATCATATCATGATAATATGTCAGATGCTGAAAAAGAAGCATTGGCTCTCTCTTATTGGTCAATAGGACAGTCAGATGAAGATGGTGAAGATATTTCGTGGAAAAATTGGTGTTGGATTTATAAAAATGACATATTGCGCTACAAAAAAGGACAAACGCATGGTATCAACTTTGGTATTGATAGAGAAAATTATTTTAGAGGTTGGTATGATGCTAAAAAGAATACAATATCTGTGGTTTTTCCTGCACATGAACTTAGAAAATTTGGTAATAGAAGGCCATCAGAAGATGACATACCACAATTACTTTATCAAAAACTAATTAATACATTTGGCGCTGGGCGTCCAAAATTCATTGTATTTGAGAATGCTACACTGATAAAAAGAAGTGAATTAAAATTGCTTCTAAAAGAAATTGTTCAACAAATTCTTCTAAACGAAAGAGAAGAGAATGAATATTATTGGTTAGAACCAAATTTACAGTTTCAAAGAGTTCCGTGGGAAGGACATGCAAATTGGGCAAGAAATTATTTAGAGAATATGGGAAAAAAATTATCTTATGGTGATTATGATGATGTGGGTGTTTATAATAGAATGTATGAATTGGGATTTGTTAGAGTTGTCAAAGTTGGTTATTTTGATGGTGATATTCTGACATATAATTATAAAAAAGGATTTCCGCCTTCTCCACAAAAAATAAAAGCAATGAAGAATTTTGCAATAGAAAAGAATTGTGACACAATTAGAGATGATACGAGTGGAAGAATTGAAAATTTGTTACAGGAAGGAATATTTCTTAAAGAAACAATGACTTATAAAGAACTTTTAGCTTTAACAACTCCTGAAAGAAAAGAACGTGCAGCAAATGTAAGAGTTCGCTCTATTCCTGTTAGTATTGAAGAGGGATTAGAACAATGGAATTTCAGATATAAATCCAGTCCACAAACCACTGTAACTGATGAACCATTTGAAGGTCATATTACATTCTTAAAAGGTAGAGTAGAACGAAGTGATGATGCTATGAATTTAGAGTGTAAAGTTGATTGTAGTTGTCCTGATTTCATGTATAGATTTGCTTATAATGATACTCAAAAAGGTGCAAGTGATATTGGACCTGACAGTTTAAGCGGTTGTATTAATAGAAAACCAAAACCAGCTTATGATTATGGTGAAGGCTTATGTAAACACTTGGCAGCATTGCGTAGATATTTACAAACAAAAATATTAGCGACTAGAAGAAGTAATTTATTTGAAGCAATCGGTGATGTGGCAAAACAAGGACCATTTAATATAACCTATTATGATTAAACTTAAATCATTATTAACTGAATTTCAAGGTGAAAATTTAAAAGTGGGAGATTTTGTTCTTACAACTGGGAAGGGTCCATTAACAGGACCTAATTCTCCATTGGGGTTTGATAATCTTCCAGCAATAATTGTAGGTAAACGACAAAATAAGTATCTTATTATGTTTAGAGGGTCAATCAGTCCATTAGAAGCCACAGATGAACAAATAATAAAAGTATCAAAACCTCATAGATTTCCTCTATCACCTTGGGTCAAAAAGTATCTTGGAAAATAATATCTAATTTTAATGTATGATTAACGGATAATATATTTATAATATGAGCCAGATTTGTTATATATGGGGATTTACAGACGTTTTATGGAAAAACGCCAATTGGGAATGGTCAGAATGTTTGTTGGTAGCTGAAATTTTAGCTGGCAATCCACTGGGAGTAGATGCAGCTACATTGGTTCAGCCGTGGCTTGAAGAACCTTGGAGTCCGTATAGAGCTGGTGAAGACCAAGAAAAGCAAAATAAAAGAAGGCGGTTGATAAAACTTATTTGTAAAGTAAAAGGAGTTGAGTATAACGAAGAAAAAATGAAGAAAGATTTTAAGGTGACAGCTAATGATATTAAATTGGTTGTAAAAGCTGTTTCTGATATTGATATTAAATTAAAGGAATAAAAAATGTCATATAAATTATACACTGATAAAAATGAGAACTTTGAGTGTGAGATAGATGTTAAAAATGCCTCATTAAAAAATTCTATAACACGATTGATTGTGGAATCAACTACTGGACCAAACTTGATATTCAATGGTCAATTAAATGGTGATAAATGTATTATCCCTATTAAACGGTTAAAAGGAATATTAGATGAAAATACCCGTGGTAATATGCATCTTGAAGTGATTGTGGAAGATACTTATTTCAAGCCTTGGGAATCGGATTTTATAGTTGAAGAACACACATCTGTAAAAGTTAAGGTCAATGAACAAAAACAATCTTTTAAACCTCTTGTTAAACTTAAAACACATCCAATTTTAAATTATGTAAAGGGAACCCCATCTGATATTATCTCACCATCAAAAAGAAAAGGCATTAATGTTTTTATTCCAAAAAAAGAAATAGCAATAATTTGTGAACAGTTTGGTATAAAAAAGAGAAATTTCCAAAAAAAGCAAAAAGAATTTATTCAAATCTTAAAGGAATATTTCAAGGCTAATCCAGAATATAATTATCATGCTAGGGTGATTTTAAAGGGAATAGATAACTTCTTAAGATAATTATAGGTTATATATGCAATTTCCTAGTCGTGATTTTACCAATCAGTATATTTCTAAATCTTACCAAGATGTAGTCCAACGATATGCTGATACAGGTTCTACCACTTATTTTTTAGATGGTCTTGGATATGTTATTGCGGGGATTCCGACATCTTCAATTGGTAATATCATTGTTACTCAAGATCAAACTGCTTCTTATTCTTTCTTTGCAATAACAGCTTCATACGCTGCTACTTCCTCAGTGACATATGTTACTTCTTCAATAACTTCTTCAGTAACGTCAGCTATATCTGCATCATGGGCATCATCTTCGATTAGTGCGAGTTATTTTAGTGGTTCAATCGTATCAGCTTCTTTTATTAGTACTCCAAATATAGATTCAAGTAACAGTTATCTTTATAGCAGTGGTAAATTTGTAGCAACCATAGAGGGTTCTCATACCGCAGTTTATAGCTTAAATGGTATTAACTGGAACGTTGTTACAATGCCCGGTGATTTTGGTTGGGATGGTTTAATTTATGGAAATGGTAAATATGTAGCCGTTGCATATTATAATACCAATGGTAGTGCATCAGCTTATAGTTATGACGGTATTCATTGGTCATCATCTATCATGCCCGGTGGCTCTTCACTTTATTGGGCTAGTGTAGCTTATGGAAATGGTAAATATGTAGCTGTTGCAGATAATTTTGTTAATACTGCATCTTATAGTTCAGATGGAATAAATTGGTCAGCCTCTGTAATGCCTGATTCTCTTGAATGGTATTCTGTGTGTTATGGAAATGATAAATTTGTGGCAGTTACGTATGATGGGTCCAATACATCGAGTTATAGTTATGACGGAATTCATTGGACGGCTTCTGTAATGCCGGGAGTTCCACCCATTTATTGGACTAATGTATGTTATGGAAATGGAAAATTTGTAGTAGTTCCAAACACTTCTAATACAGGAGCTTATAGTTATGACGGAATTCATTGGACGGCTTCTGTAATGCCCGGAATATATTGTTGGAATAGTGTAATTTATGGGAATGGCAAATTTGTGACAGTTGAAGATAGTGGTGATATTGCAGCATATAGTTATGATGGAATTACTTGGTACTCTACTCCAATGCCTTTGTCTGGTTCTGGACTTTTCTGGATTGGTGTAGCTTATGGAAATGGAAAATTTGTAGCAATTGCAGATACACCAGATACAGCTTATAGTTATGATGGTGTCAATTGGACTGCCTCCGTGATGCCTGTTAATTTGTCTGGTTGGTTTAATGTAGTTTATGGAAATAATGATGGTAATAACAATAGTAACAATATTTCTATTGATTGGCAAAATCAAATATTATCAGATGGTCTTTGGAAGGGTACAATTTTCAATGCTATATCTTCCTCTTATGCAAATATTTCATCATTATCATTAGTTTCTGATGTAGCTTTGATAGCTGATACTGCTTCTTTTGCTGGTTTTACTACTGAACCTGTTATACATCTCTATGCATATCCACAGCCAATGTATTGTGTAGATATGAATGGAACTAGCAGTGGTTTCAAAATTTTTTCCGGTAGTGATTGTTCACCAATGATTCAAGCCGCTATTAATGACCCTATTAATTTTGCTAATATGGATTTGTTGAGTGGTAGTGTTCCAGTTGGGAGTAAATTAGTATTTGCTCCCGGTACATATAATTGTAATAGCCCCATTTCTTTCTCTGTTCCAAATATTACTTTGCCAAATAGCACTAGAGGACCGGGTTATCCTGTTAATTACGTCATTGAAGGTGCTGGAAAATTTAATACTCAAATAATTTATACAGGTACAAATGCAATTAGTTCTAGTAATCCTAATACTGCTTCTGCTTTTATCACTATTGGAACTACGGGTCAAAATGATAATGCGTGGGTAAATTTTAGTGCATATGATATCGGATTCTGGTGTTGGGAACAACAATGTGCAGTTGTTTATGCTATTGGTTTTAATCAATGTGAATTTAATAATTGTGCATTTGGTAATTCTTATTCTTTACAAAATGGTCGTGTAGCTGGTTCTTCTATACAATTGGGTGTACCTGCTAATATTCCACCTTCTTTAATTTGTTTGTGGGCGGATGCAGGTGGAGATAATGCACTTATTGTGGAAAATCATTGTATTTTTTCAGGAGGTGCAATAGGATTATATTTGAATTGTGACCATGCTAGAATTGTTAATAGTGATTTTGGTGGATTTGGACAGTATAATACTGGTAGTGGTGGTGATATAGTTGGAACTTCATATTCACCATCAAGCAGTGTATTCAGTTTGGGTTCAGCAATATTGGATGCAGTTCGTCAAGAAATAGTTATTGAGGGATGCCATATGGTTAGTTGCGCAGGAGGTATTTATGCAATTGCAAATCCTCAACGACCATATTATCAAGTTCCCTACCATCAATATTCATATAATTATAATGAATTTTGTAGTGGTTTTGATATTGGTATTCAAAATGATTGGTTCTTATCAAGTGTAAAAAAAGCTCAGTTTAATGCTGAGCAAAATATGTTTTATAATCAAAATTATGGTTCCATATCTTCGGGGTCTGGATATTGGACTGGTAGTAGTATTTTTCCGAGTTATCTTTCTTTACAATTTACTCAAGTAACCAATGCTGGAAATGGTCCTTCTGCATCTTTAAATCTTTGGGGTCTTACTAATATACAAAATGGTGTTATAATAGGTTCTTTGACTGGAACTTCAAGTTGGTCAAACAATTCAACTTCAAGTAGTTATGCTATAACTGCTTCTTGGGCACCAACACCAACAAATGTAACAAGTTGTAGTTATATATCTTCTTCAACTATAGATTCTGGTAATGGTTTACTTTGTTTAGCCACTAGTCAATCGATGTTTGTATCAGTTACAAATAGTACTTTTACATCTTCATATAGTTATGACGGTATAAATTGGACTGCTTCTATAATGCCCGCTCCGCTTATTTGGTCATATGCTGCATATGGAAACAAAAAATTTGTAGCTGTATCAAATAGCAGCTCTACATCTTCATATAGTTATGACGGTATAAATTGGACTGCTTCTGCTATGCCTGCTTCTCTTCAATGGGATGGAATTACTTATGGAAATGGAACATTCGTAGCAGTTGCGTATAATTCTAATGTAGGAGCTTATAGTTATGATGGAATTAACTGGATATCTTCTTCAATGCCTGCTACTCTTAATTGGCAGAGTGTGGCTTACGGAAATGGAGTATTTGTAACAGTCGCTGTAGGTTCTAATACGGGGTCTTATAGTTCTGATGGTATAAATTGGACTGCTTCTGCTATGCCTGCTTCTCTTAATTGGCAAAATATAACGTATGGAAATGGGAAATTTGTTATAGTTGCATACAATTCTATTTCAGGAGCTTACAGTTATGACGGTATCAATTGGACATCTTCTACAATGCCTCTTTCACGTCTCTGGGAAAGTGTTACTTATGGTAATGGAACTTATGTAGCTGTTGCAAGAAATTCTCTAACTGCCTCTTATAGTTCCGATGGTATTAATTGGACATCTTCCAGAATGCCTGCTTCACTGTTTTGGAGTAGTGTTACCTATGGAAATGGAAAATTTGTAGCTGTCACAATCAATACTGCAACCTCATCATATAGCTCAGATGGTATCAATTGGACATCTTCTAAATTGCCGGCTTCACTTCAATGGATAAATGTAACGAATGGATTTGGTAAAACTTTCTATGTTCCATCAATAGATTGGCAAAATAATATGTTAGCAGATGGAATTTGGACTGGTAATATCACCAATGCAAATCTAGCTACTTCATCAATTTCAAGTTTATTCGCTTCCCAATCTTTAAGTGCATCGTGGGCATCTTCATCTATTTCGTCAAGTTATGCAATAACTGCTTCTTGGGCTCCGATGCCCGATGTAAGTAATTCGTCATCTTGGGCTTCTTCTTCTATTAGTTCAAGTTATGCTATAACTGCTTCTTATGCTCCATTTACAGATAATCCAAATGCAACATCATCAAGTTGGGCAAGTTCATCTATTAGTTCATCTTGGTCAAATATATCAATTTCCTCAAGTTACGCTCTAAGTGCTTCGTGGGCTCCGGGTGGTGGTTCATCTGTAAGTGCTTCTTGGGCATCAAGTTCATTGGGAGATGTTCCTGTTGGTTGTGTAGTGGCTTGGTTGCAAAATTTGAGTGGAACACCTGCTTTACCAAGTAATTTTGTTCAATGTAATGGTCAAACAATTACCGACCCACAAAGTCCTTATAGTGGATCAACAATATCAAACTTAAATGGTTCTGGTGCTCAAACCCAAAGATTTTTAAGAGGTTCAACAACTTCGGGTGGAACGGGTGGAAGTGATACCAATACACACTATCATAATATAACATTTAATCAGAATGCCGCAGGGTCAAGTCCTTGCAGTGCAAACGGTTCAACAGATAATACAACCATAAGCATACTTCCATCTTATTATGAAGTTGTCTGGATAATTCGTATAAAATAAAAGGAAATAAATTTATGGCTATAACATTAGATTGGCAAAAAAGAATTTTATCGGGGTCTTGGACAGGTTCAATATCCAATGCAATTTCTGCGAGCTATGCAAGTTCATCAATTTCTTCAAGCTATGCTTTGACTTCAAGCTATTGGTCAAGTTCTATTCAGATTTCTAGTTCTTG